GCTCTTCAACGTCGGTGACGCCTACGCGGCCCCGTCCTTGGAGGCTCTGGTCGAAGAGATCGAAAAGTGCGAGCTGGTCTGCTCGAACTGCCACAAGATCCGGGAGTTCGAGCGGCGCCGGCCGAAGACCTGAGCCTCGTTCGTCTACTGGCTAGGATGGCCCCCTTTCAAGGGGCTGAAGGGGGATCGAAACCCCCACGAGGCGCTGCGGAGTGGAGCAATGGTAGCTTGTCGGGCTCATAACCCGAAGGTTGCAGGTTCAAGTCCTGCCTCCGCGCCTGGCTCGAATGCAAGAGGGACTCCACCTGTTAGGGTACCTGGGGTAACGCCTAGGCCAAGGTCTCTCACCTTCATTGTCGAGCCCTACCTCAGGTTCGTGGTAGCTTTGGGGGATGCCTGGTTGGGTAGAGTCTTCTTGGCCGTTCGCTCTGGCGTTCGCGGTGGCAATCGTGGTCGATGCGGCCTGGGCCGCGTACATCATCGCCACCGCCGAGAAGAAGGCCGTACGGGCCTCGCTCATCTCGTCGGGCATCGTGCTCCTCGCGGGCACGAACATGCTCCTCGTCATGCACGACAAGAGGACCCTTCTGGCAGCCGCCGTGGGCGGCTTCCTCGGGACGTACGCCAGCATCAAGTTCGAGAAGCAGAAGTCATAACTTTTACGGCAGAACACAGGGTGTAACGGAGCCTCCAAAACTCCGGAAGGTCTAGGGTTCGATTCCCCCCTGCCGTGCCACGAGCGTCCGAATACACGTTTGGACTACACGCCCCCACCTGAACCGGCGAGCAAACCTTCCTCCCTGCTCGATGGTTCAGGTGGGGGTGTCCCCTTCGTCCGGGGTGAAAGCCGGGTTCGTGGGGGTCATGTGTCTGGGCACCCCCCTTGTTGGACGCTTGTAACGGGTCGTGAGCTGGTCTGGTGATCTTAGCGTCGGTCTGAAAAGCCGAAGAACCCGGTTCGATCCCGGGACGACCCACCGTAGCGAATGCCTGATGGGACTCCACCATTTCAAGGACGAAGCCCGGGTTCGACTCCCGGCCCCGCAACCTGACGCGGGGTGTGGTAACGGTAGCCAGCGTAAAAACGGTCTTGTCGCCCCTTGTCGCTACGAATCTACGGCTAGGTAGCTCATTCTGGTAGAGCACTGGATTGAAAATCCGGGTGTAGCCGGTTCGATTCCGGCCCTAGCCACCGATCGGTGTAGAAGGCGCCCATGGCGCTCATCGACACCGTGATCCGCACCCTCTCCGAGCAGGCCCACAAGGCGTACTCGGGCCGGAAGTTCCGCTTTGGCGTCTCCTTCGTCGCGAAGGACAGCGTCTTTCTCGTCACGATGCGCCCCGAGGAGGGCGACGTGGGGGCGGTCTTCTACTGCCAGGGAGAGGGGCCCGATCTGGAGGAGGCCGCGAGGGGGCTTGCCGCCTCGTTCATCACCCAGACCGAACGTGACCTCGCCAAGACCCGCGCGACGGCCGAGAAGTCGAAGGCGTACTTCGAGAAGGCGGTCTGCGACATCGACGAGGCCCGCATCGCCCTTCTCGGGCTTGCGCAGAAGCCGTGACCGTCTCGGCCCTTCGGGGCCACCATCAGCCTGTAGCGCATCGGTAGCGCGCTTCGTTGGGGACGAAGAGGCAGCGGGTTCGATTCCCGCCAGGCTGACCGAGACTGTTTCTATCGCGCCTTACCAGGTACCATGCCGAGCAAGGTCGCGAAAGAGCAAGCTACCCTCGTCCGTCAGAGCTACGTCATCGCCGCGAGGCACCGTCTCGCCAGCGTCCGCGTCGCTGAGGCGGCTTCGATCGGGTTCGGCGCCCAGATGGACAAGATCGAGGAGGCCAGGGCGGTCTACTCGGAGTTCTGGAAGAAGCACTTCGGCCGGACCGACAAGCCCATCCTGACGAAGGAAGCCGCGAAGGACCTCGCCGAGCCCATCAAGGCGGCCGAGGACGTGCAAGGGATCTCGACCCTCGCCCATGTCAACGACAGCCTGGCGAAGGCGCTCAAGTTCATGAAGGACCTGCACGAGGACCTCCAGAAGATGAACGCCGGGTCGATCTCCTACTCGCGAAGCGGCGACAACCACTCCTGGACCTTCTACTCGCAGCTCGCCCAGGTACCGACGAGCCACTACCTCGCCGCCCTTGGGAGCATCCAGCGGGCCCCGAAGAACCTCGACCCGGACTTCGTCGACAAGACGCCCTACGAGCTGCTCGAAAAGAAGACCACGCGCCTCGTCGACATGTCCGAGGATCTCTGGGCCGAGGCCCACGACGCCGAAGGCGCCGTCAAGCGGGAGATCCGCAAGCTCGGTGGGCACATCAAGGACCTCGGCGCCGACCTCACCTCGATCGGGCTCGCGGCCCCGAAGGCCCGGCTCACGCGCGTCTCGAACCTCTACAAGACCGTTCTGACGACGCCTCCCCTCGACCTCATCGGTCACGGGAAGAACCCTTTCGGCGAGCTGCACGAGACGGTGATTTCGGTCCTGCGGGGCTTCCTGAAGACCAGGGACAAGGAGATCGCGGCGAAGCTGAAGGAGAAGTTCGCCTCGCTCATCAAGGACTTCGGCGACGCCAACACGACCCTGAGGGACCTTGCGACGAGCGGCATGGGCGTGTCGAGCAAGACGGTCTACCAGCTCACGAGCGAGATCGGCGGCTTCGCCAACCTCTACAAGCACTCGCCCATCGCCGACGAGGTCCGGCAGCAGGCCGAGCGTCTCTACAACCTCTCGATCCACCTCTCGTCCTCGGTGGTGCAGGTCGGCCGGATGCAGATGGTCACCCAGTTCGTCCAGCACGCGAGCGAGCTTCAGGCGCTCGTCGAGGACAAGATGAAGGCCGGCTGAGCCTTCGGCGGTGTATCGTACGGTATGTCCGCTCTTCTCCGCCTCCTTCTCCGGACTGCGGTTACCGTCGTACGAGAGACCGTCTTCCCGCCACCTGCCGTGCAGGTCGAGCGGGCCATTCGCCGGGCCGAGCAGCAGGGTGCTTACCGTACCCGGCCGCCGGCCGGGTGGAACTAGCAATCACGCTCAGGTGATGGAATTTGGCAGACAACGCCGTCTCAGAAGCGGCGGCCCTTTGTGGCGTGCGGGTTCGAGTCCCGCCCTGAGCACAAGCGATCTGAATGCAGTGAGGAGTCCATCTCTTGCCCAGACGTGGCCCAGGTTCGATTCCTGGCTCCGGCTCTCTATGCCGGGGTGGTGTAGAGGCAGCACACGAAAAGCTCTTTGCGTTCTTTGTCAGATCGTGATTACTTCGGCCGTCTCTTCGGCCTAGCGGGCCCCTTCGGGGCCCGTCAACATCTGGGTGTGGCTCAACCTGGTAGAGCGCCGCGTTCGGGACGCGGAGGTTGGGCGTTCGAGTCGCCCCACCCAGACTGCCCCCCGCAAGGGGGGTGCCTCGAATGATCGTGAGGAGTACACATCCATAACGGCCCCAAGGTAGCGATGTTCCCGTGAGGGACTAGCGACGGCACCAGCATCCCAAGCGGTAACACGCCGGGTCAGAGACTCCTTGACTCAGGGCAACCTGAGGATCTGCTCTCCTCCCTGGTGGGGGATAGGGTAGTGAGTCGAAGGTGCGGGGCGAGCGGTGGGTATCCCCGAAAGGGGACCCACAATGCGCAGGCGGCTCGAAAGAGCCTTCTCTTCACACCCTTTGTCGAGGTAGGTAGTACGCGCAGGTGGCGAAAAGGCAACCGCACTAGCTTGAGGTGCTAGCGCCCGAAAGGGCTTGGGGGTTCAAGTCCCCCCTTGCGCACTCGTTTCTCAGGAATGCTCGAAGGACTACATTCGCAAAACCGGCGCCCGAAAGGGCTTGAGGGTTCGAGTCCCTCCTCCTCTCGCGAGAGAGGTGTGGCGGAACTGGCAGACGCACCGGAGCCCGCAAGGGCATGATGTCTTTCACCCCCTTTGTCCTGAGGGATGAACTTGCGTCAGGTTGTGGTTGCGGTACAATCGCAACCTATGCCGTACAGAAATGTCAAGGCGTGGAGGAAGCGGGTCAAGCAACTCTTGACCCAGTCTTTTGGGGGCCGATGCGGCTGTTGCTCCTACGACTCGTGCATCGAGGCGTTGGAGTTCCACCACCTCGACCCGAAAGAGAAGGACCTCGGGGTTTCGTCTTGGGCCACTACGGCTTCTTTTGAGAAGCTGGCAGCCGAGGTCGAGAAATGCGTTCTGCTCTGTTGCCGTTGCCACCGTGAAGTTCATGCGGGGTATCGGCAGCTTCCCCAGGACATCCCGCGCTTCGATCCGGCCCTGTTCTCCACCCTGAGAGAGCAGGCTCTAGCTCCCCAAAAAGCGGCTGCGACCTTGGCGCGTAAGCGCCTCTCGACGCACCGAGGGAGCTGGGATGGGGTCGACGTTCTTGCTCTTCGCAAGGACGGGGTCTCGTGGGCGACGATCGCCAAGGCGGCTGGGGTCTCCCCCGCTGCCGTTCAGGGCAGATACAAGAAGCTCTTGGGTACGTAGTTCAACGGTAAGAACTCATCTCTGATAAGGATGGGATGGCAGTTCGACTCTGCCCGTACCTACCAAAGCCCCCCGTGATAGCCCCCGCAAGGGGGTTGGGCGCAGCATCCTCGGTCTTCGGGCCGGGCGTGGTTCTTCGAGGGCCTACCTAGCTTCGCTAGCTCTGGGACCTCGGGGCTTGCTGTATATCGCCCAGAGGCGGCCGTGCGGACTCTCTCACGAGGGCCCTCGGTCGCCTCACCTCAGGGAGAAGGTCTAAGGTAGGCCGCCTGGTTTGGAACCAGGACCTAGCGGGTTCGATTCCCGCCTCCCTGACCGAGGTTCCTTCTGTGCCGGCGCCCTGGGTATGACCCACAAGGAGCTGGTCGCGAGGGCCGTCCGCTGGCTCCTGAAGAGCGAGCGATGCTACGTGGCCTTGGGCGAGCCCTACAGCACCATGGTCTACGAGCTGCCCGACGCGATCGGGTGGAAGAGGGGCTGGTCGATCCTCGTCGAGTGCAAGGTGAGCCGCTCGGATTTTCTCCGGGACAAGCACAAGCTCGCGAGGCACCGGGTGGGCATGGGCCAGTCGCGCTACTTCATGACCCCGAAGGGCATCATCAAGCCCGAGGAGCTGCCCCAGGGGTGGGGCCTTCTCGAAGTCTGCGGAAGGGTCGTCCGGCACGTCGTGGCCGCCAAGCGGGCCAAGCCCTACGATAGCGACCGGGCCCGGCAAGAGCTGTACTTGCTCCTGCCGCTCCTCTGGAAGATGCAGAACCCCGGCCTTGACGAAGGGCCGGAGGACATCGAAGAATCAGGCGCGCAACTCAGCTTGCCGTTCTAGATCATGGGGCCGAGTGAGAGGCACGGGTCCTTGAAGGAGGCACCCCATGATCACGATCTACGTCAAGCAAGGTTGCGGCTGCTGTACGACCGAGATGCAGTTTCAGAGCGTCGAGGCAGCACAGCAGGCGTTCGCGGCGGTTGGCCTCACAAGCAGTGGGGTCATCGTCGATGACGCGGGCGAGAGGCACGAGGGCGTTGACACGTTCTACGGCTTCTCGACCAGCGAGGACGAGCAGGACGGCCGGAGTCTCGGCTACCTGGTCGACCGTCTGACGGGTTCGCGCGAGTGAGCCCTTCGCCCCGTAAGGGGCACATGGAAGACGAACTCCGCAGGGCGGGGTCTGGCCTCGAAAACCAAGAGCACTCGCAAGGGTGTGAGTTTCGATTACTCCGTCTTCCGCTATGGAAACCCAACCAAAACCCATCTTCGTTTTCGGCCGCTGCCCTGTCCAAGGGGAGGGGGAGATCGAGGGGCTCCCGTGGTACTTCCGCGCCCGCTGGCAACGATGGTCGCTCGAAGTCGAGACGCCGAACGGGCTTTGGAGCATCGAGAGCACCTACGGGGATAGCCCGGCGGCGGCCAGTCACATGCCCCACGACGAGGCCGAGCAGCTCATCCGGCAAGGTCTGGAACGGTTCCGTAAAGAGGTACTTGGAAACTGAGGTCGCGGCGGCGCGACACCCGATTGCTACTCGGGCTGCCCCTCACGGGGTGAGGTTCGACTCCTCCTGTTTCCGCCGGGTTCGTGGGGAACGTTGACGCCCTGCGAGTCCTACATGGTGAGCGTAGCCATCTGGTGAAGGCACGAGGCTGTGACCCTCGGAAGGACGGGTTCGATTCCCGCCGCCCACCCCATGTTCAGAGACCCGCCGCCTGGCAGACGTAGGGCGGCACGAGGCCGGCTTGGACGAGCCGCTCTTGCTCTGATCGGGGGAGCCACAGAAAGCCCGTGACGACCCTGCGGCAGCCCGCCGATCCGCATCGGCAGTCGAGCCGCCACTGGTCCGGGGGCTCCAGGCTCGTTAGGGAGTAGTCGAACGTCACCTCCTCGCCGTCCTCGATGGTTCGGATCGCGACGAGCGAGACCCGGCCGGGGGTGATGAGCACGGCGCAGTTGGGGTCGCAGGCGTGGTTGACGAGGTCGTCGATTCCGCCCGAGGGCCCGAGGTAGCTGTCGGGGCCGAACTGCAAGAAGTGGTCGTCCTCGGGCGGCAGAGGGTCGGGGATCTCGCTCCGGCGAACGACCTGCCCCTCGAACTGAAGCACCTCCAGGCCCTTGCCGTAGGCTTGCCCCGCGTACACCCCCCGGCCCTTGCCGGGCGCCGTCCTGACTTCGAGAAGGCCCATCATGCCGGGCGTTCTTCAACAAAACAACCGGGTCGTTCCCTTCTAGTCTCTTTATTATAGGCCCCCTATAGGAGACGTAGATGAACGAGCATACGACTTTCAAGGTTTCCGAGCGGCCCCTCATGCAAGCCCTGGCGAAGGAGCTGGTGAAGCTCAAGCGGGCCACGGCGAGGCCGGTTTCTTCGATGCTCTCGGCGAGCCCCCACCTCGGCTGGAACCCGCCCGAGGCGGTGAAGAACGGCCAGACCTGGTGGTGAGCCCGGCGGGGGCGGTGTAGATCCCTTCGATGCCGCCCCCTTCCGAAGCCACTCGGGCCGCCTTGCTGAGGTTTTTCCGGGAGGCTGCCGACAGGTACCTCCACGAGCAGTTCGGTCTCCCCCGGCCGGAGACCCTCACAGTCATCGGGGCCGATCGGCCGGTCGAGCGCGCTCCCGTTCAGCACATCCGGTCGGTCGGGTCCGAAGAGGTCGTCGAGACCCTTCGGGGGCGGTCCGAGCCCAACCAGAACGGCGATGTGTTCCCGGTCATCGACCGTATCTTCAACGAGGCGGTTTCGGCCATCTCCAGTCCCGTTGTGGCCCCCGGGACAGTGTACCTTACGGGGAACCCAGAGCGCGTGGGGTCGATGCCTGTCCGCCAGGACATTCCGGCTCGGGCTAGCATCGCCTCGATCTGGTCCGACCAGGTCATCGTGAGCAAGATCGACCCGCCCAAGCCGAAGCCCGAGGCCCCGCCGCCTCCGAGCCGCTTCGACCGGGAAGACCCTCTCTGACTGCCCTCGTGGCCGAACGGACAAGGCAACGCTCTCCTAAAGCGTTTTTCAGCAGGTTCGACTCCTGCCGGGGGCACAAATTTCTTTTATCGGACGGTAGAGGCACGACCATGGACAAGATCCTCAAGCGTGCCTCGGACCTTGCCGAGACCAACCCTTCGGCGGCCTATGACCTGGTCGACCAGTACCAAGCGAAGCAGGCGTCGAAGAACACCGACGCCCTCGAAGAGGCGCTCCAGCAGCTCCACTACGTGACTTCGATCCTGGGGGACGTGCCCGGTCTCGTCACCGAGGCGATTGTCCACCTCCCCAAGCACGAGGGGGCGGGGCCGAACATCTCCAAGAACCAGCTCGACGAGATGAGCAAGAAGCTCGGCAAGGCGATGCCGGCCCTCAAGCAGCTTCGCACAATGCTCGCCCGGGTCTACGAGTCGCTCGAAGATCAGGATCTCTGAGGTCCCGGCCCCGGTGTAGGAGGGCCCATGCTCTCCGAGGAAGACCGGGTCTGGCTGCAAAACCTGAATGAGTCGCTCTGGCCGGCGAACCACAAGGCCAAGGACTCGCCTGTGTCGGTCAAGGCGTACCGGCTCCTCACCCACGAGGAGCTGGACCAGCTCACAGCCATCCTCGACAAGGAGGTGACCGTCAACGAGATGGTCTGCACGAACATGTTCGGGGGCTACGGCATGATCGTCCACGCCCACGAGCTGTACCCGGGCACGGGGGCCGAGGAGCTTCTCTATCTCACCGAGGGCAACCTGCCCCCTCCGAGCCGCTTCGAGCGGGACGTGGAAGCGTTCCGGGAGAAGGACAGGGTCTCGGGTTCTGGCTCGACGCGGGCGTGGAACTACTTCTCGAAGTACACCCACAGCAAGAAGAACCGCGCCTGGCTGAAGGGCTACAAGCTGCCGGCCCCGCAGTCTCGGGGGCACTACGACTACTGAAACTTGCAGCGTTAGGGGAGTCTGGCCGTCCCCGTCACCCTGTCACGGTGAAGACCACGGGTTCAAATCCCGTACGCTGCGCCATTGGTGTATAGCTTGAGGATGGACAGCATCTTCAAGATCCGAGACACCAAGACCGGCTTGTTTTCCACGGGTGGGTACTGCCCCTCGTGGACGAAGACCGGCAAGGCTTGGACCTCGAAGCAGCAGATCGATGCCCATCTGAAGCTCTACTGCCGGGGTCAGTACCCCGGCGAGGCGAAGAAGATCCCCGCCACCTGGGAGATCGTCGAGCTGCGTATGGTCGAGGTGTCGACCACGAAGGCTCGCATCAAGTAGTTTGCCCCCGTACGCATCTGGTGAGGCGAGCGGATTGTCGATCCGTCGAGGAGGGTTCGATTCCCTTCGGGGGCGCCACAACGGTCTGGACAGCCAGGCCGGCGCCGTGTATCTTTGTGAAGTTCTTGGGGTGTCGCCTAATGGTAGGGCAACGGTTTCTGATGCCGTCCAAGTCTAGGTTCGAGTCCTAGCACCCCAACCACGGACCTATAGCTCAACAGCGTAGAGCAGCCGGTTCTTACCCGGTCGATCGGGGTTCAAATCCCCGTGGGTCCACCATGCCTCGTTACTTCGCCATCGATGAGTACCCCACCGAGGACGACCTCGCTGCGATGTGGGAGCAGATCGACGCGGAGATGGCGGACGAGGCTTTCTGGAGCAGCCCTTTTGCCGTGGGCCTCGCAGAGAACCAAGAAGTTGCCAGGGCAGAGCTTCGCGGGTGTATGATCCCCCACGGCGATGACCAGTCGCAAGTGGAGCCACGTCGGGAAGATGAAAGGGATCGAGGACGACCTAGCCTTTCTGGGGGAAGTGCGGGCTGCGACGGTCTCGACCATCGAGTCCCTGGCGAAGCGCTTCCACCACAAGGGGGCCCCTTCCTGGAAGAAGGTGGCGATAGCTCGGGCCCAGAAGCGGCTCGGCCTGATCCACGATGAGGGTCAGTACGCTCGGGTCGAGCGGCAGTACAAGACACTTCTTGCCACCGGGCACAAGCCCGAAATGCGCAAGGTCGCCGTGGCCACCATGGCCCGGCTCCGCAGATTCACTGGGGTGTAGTCCAACTGGCAGGGCACCTGGCTTTGATCCAGGCTGATGCAGGTTCGATCCCTGCCACCCCATCCACAAGCACTTATACGTCACCTTTCGGTGATGGACCCGCTCGCTCTCAAGATCGCCCGCAGGTTTCTCAGGGCATACAACGACAAGCCCTACATCGTTCGGCGCAAGGGCGACGCGGTTGTGCTCTACGGGCCCTTCCCGAACGAGGACGAGGCCCGGATGGCTTCGTATTTCAACCTGCCCGAGATGCAAGACAGGCATCCGAGCACGTACCCGTACGGGCTGGAAGCCTACGACGATGCCGAGATCGCGGCCATCTCGGAGAGCCCGGACGAGTACAACTACACGAGCTTCAAGGTGCTCCCTCCCTCGAAGCTCTCGGTTCACCCGTTCTGGAAGAAGCTCTTGCAGGGGATCGACCCTCACGACTGGTGGCAGCACTGGTACTACGGCAAGGGCGATCTCAATGGCAAGACCAAGCGAGAGGCTCGCAAGCTCCTCGACGCCTGGAAGGCAGCCGAGGCCAAGCCGAAGCTCGCGCCCGTCTCGGTCATCCAGAAGGTCTACAAGGTGATCGAGCGGTATGACTACGCCGAGGCGGCCCGGGGGCTTCTGATGGACGCCATCGGCGCCGACGCCAAGGACGAGCGACTCTTCTACATGGGGCAGGTCGAGGCGCAGCTCACCAAAGACGGTCTTCTCTGATCCCGGGGCTATAGCTCAACCGGGAGAGCGCTACCCTCGCACGGTAGAGACGCCGGTTCGACCCCGGCTAGCTCCACGACGCGGTGTACGGTACCCGCACGATGCAATACCTCGAAAAGACCTTCAACGTGGCCGTGGGCTCGAAGCCCTACCGAGACAACTGGGACGCCATCTTCGGCAAGAAGGACAAGGCCGCCGAGGCCGAAGCCCAGCCGGAAGCCCCCACGCCGAAGACCTCCGACCCGCAGGCTCGGCAGAAGCTCTACGCCGAGGTCGAGGCCGAGCGTCTTGCCCAGGACGAGAAGTGGGGCGGCCCGTCTCACGACGACGAGCACACGGTGGGCGAGTGGGTCCACTACATCGAGCAGAAGAACGGGTCGCTCTTCTGTGCTGAGACCGATCCGGCGAAGCAGCGAAAGCTTCTCGTCCAGATCGCCGCCCTCGCCGTCGCGGCGGCCGAATCGATCGAACGCAAGACCCGTCAGGGCTGAGCCCTAGGCGGCGTCTGTCGCCGGCATGAACGTCGACCCCGCGCCCTCGTAAGCCTCCTTTCCTTGAAGAAAGGAGGTGGTCGAGATGTGCAAGTTCTGCCAGCTCGCCAGCGCCTTGCTCGGACGGGGCTACATGTGCCGTCCCTGCTGGCGTCGGGTTTACCGAAACCGCAAGGGGTTAGAAACGCCGCGAGGGGGCCAAGAGAGGCCCCCTCGCTTCTCATCACGGGGCTGTAGCTCAACTGGGAGAGCAACGCGCTGGCAGTGCGTAGACAGGGGTTCGACTCCCCTCAGCTCCACGAGGGTGTGCGCAGGTGCGAATCCTGCTCGGGGCCGAAAGGCCCCGATCGTCTAGGAGGAGGACGCGCCCGTTATCTTGGAAAAAAGCCCTACCCTCGCCCGTCTTGGGGGCATGGAACGCAAGCTGACCAGCAAGACGACGATGGGCGAGGTCCGAGATTCCATCCTCGCGGAGGGCACGGGGGCCGAGGGCACGATCTGGATCTGGCGAGACTGCGAGATCCAGTTCGAGCTGTACGAGTACAGCGAGGAGGGGGATGAGGGCGGGGTGGTCATCTCGCTCTTCCCCTCGAAGGGCGGCAAGTCGCTCTGGAGCGGGTCGACCAACTACAGCCGCAAGGATCGGGCCCTCGATACGATGCGGGCGGCGCGCGAGAACGCCGAGCTTCAGAAGTCCGAGGAGAAGCGCTGATGACCACCGACATGCGCAAGAGGCTGGCCGAGGCCGGGGGCTTCCAGATGACGGACCTCGGCGACGGCGCCTGGCTCGCCTTCCACCCGTTCTGGGTGCGGGCCCGGGGCCTCGGCGTCACGGTCGACAGCCTCCGGGACGGGATGGCCTGGGACCAGGTACCCATCCGGATCATGGGCCGGGAGATCATGCAGCCGCGTCTCACGGCGTGGTACGGCGACCCGGGCAAGACCTACCGGTACTCGGGCCGCTCGTTCACCCCGCTCGCGTGGGCCCCGGCGCTCCTGCCAATCTTGGGCCAGCTCCGCGAGGAGACGGGTCACCCGTGGAATAGCTGCCTCGGGAACCTCTACCGCGACGGCCGCGACTCGATCGGCCTGCACGCCGACGACGAGCGGGAGCTGGGCCCGATGCCCCAGATCGCTTCGCTTTCGCTCGGGTCCACCCGGCGCTTCGTTCTCCGGCACGCCCGGGAGAAGGGCCGCAAGGTAGCCATCGACCTCACCGATGGGGGCCTGCTCCTCATGGGCGGCAGCACCCAGGCACATTGGTTGCACGAGGTTCCCAAAACCAAGGCGCCCGTGGGCGCGAGGGTCAACCTCACGTTTCGTCAGATTTTTTCATGAAGTATGCCCCCGTCTGGCCGGATGCCAGCGCAGGTCTACGAAACCTGTCGTGCGTAGGTTCGACTCCTCGCGGGGGCGCTAGATTCTTCGTGTGGACCCAGGCAACTTGCTTGCCTGTCGGACGCCGGGGGAGGTCTCTTCGAGATCCCCCGAGGGTCACGCCCCGTAAGGGGCCAGCTACCGGGCCACGTACACGCCTTGTAGCCGTGGGAGGGGCAAAGGTCCTTCTCGGCTGACCTGATCGAAGATCGAAGCGGCCTTGTGCCGCTATATCGGGGGTATGTCGCGGGCGACGGCCTTGCTTTGCAAGCAGGTGCAGAAGGGTTCGACTCCCTTTACCTCCACCACAAGACTCGAAATTCTGCTATCGTCGGGCTTCCGATGGAGCAGGCTGTATTTCGGTGCGTCGAGTCCGATTGCCTGGATTTTCTGCGGTCTCTGCCCCGCCACTCCGTCCACCTGATCTGTACCGACCCTCCTTACTTCCGGGTGAAGGACGAGCCCTGGGACCAGCAGTGGGATGACCCCACGTCGTTCCTTGCTTGGCTGTCGACGGTCGCCGACGAGTGGCGCAGGGTACTTGTCCCGAACGGGTCGCTCTACTGCTTCGCCTCTCCCCGTATGGCAGGGCGGGTAGAGCTGATGTTGAGCGAGCGCTTTCACGTCCTCAACCATATCGTGTGGTGCAAGACGAGCCCGCCCGGGTTCGATGGGTGGAAGAAAAAATGCTCCAAGGCTTCGCTACGTAGCTGGTACGACGACACCGAGAGGCTGATCTTCGCGGAGCAAAGCTCCGGCTTTGCCAGCTTGCTGAAGGTCGCTCGCGCCGAGTCGGGCCTCTCGGCCAAGGACTTGACCGAACGTATCGGGGCCTACGGCAAGGTGAACCACGGCGGGGCGGTGTCGAACTGGGAAGCCGGTCTCAACACCCCTACCAGGGAGCAATACGAGCGGCTGCGCGAGGTCTTGAGGCTGCCCCCGTGGGAAGAGGGCATCCGACCTTTTCAGGCGCCCGAGGGCGGCTTTACGGATGCCTGGTCTTTCGAGACCGTTCGACCCTACCGAGGCAAGCACCCGTGCGAGAAGCCGAAGAGCCTTCTGAGCCGTATCATCGAAGCCTCTAGCCGGCCTGGGGACGTAGTTCTGGACTGCTTCATGGGCGGGGGCTCGACCGGAGAAGCGGCCCTTCAACTGGGTCGGGCATTCTGGGGCTGTGACATGTCCCCCCACTGGGCCCGTTACAGCCAAGATCGTCTCGAAGCCTTGCAGGCCCCTTCCCTCGGGGATCTTCTGGAATCTTTGGTTTCTGAGTGATAGGGGTTGGACATGACGCCCGACCAGGTTCGCTCCGCTCTCACGTCCTACGCCGACCGTCTTCGGAAGTACGGGGTCGAGCCCGTACGCATCAGCCCCGAAACGGTCTGCCCGACGAGCGGCGCCGCTCTCGCCCACACCCTCTTCATGTGCGAGGAGGCGCTCAAGCTGCTCGAAGCCGGCAAGTGGGACAAGGTCCAGCGGTGGCTCGGCTTCATCCAGGCTTCGCTCTGGATGAGCGGGATCTACTCGATCGCCGAGCTGAAGGACCACAACCGCTAAGCGGAGGTCGCAGTCGTAGAGGCCCGGCGTGGTTTGGTGCTGAAGGTCGCACTCGACCGCGTGGACGGCCGGGGCGCTCGCGGAGGGGGCCGGAGGGGCGGAGGGGGCCGGAGCGTTGAGCGTCGGCACGAGGTCCGTCGGGAAGGGCTCGACGCCTCCATCCGAAGGGCCGAGGTACTTGCCCTTGCCGTTCCAGCGCAACATGCCGAGGCCGATGGCGATGATCGTGGCGGCGATGAGCGCCAGGCCAAGCTTGCTGGCGAGATCCTTGTTCATGCCAAGGCTCGGGCATAGGAGGATCTGCCGGTGTAAATCGGGCGCATGGTTCTCACGCGCTTCGATCGGATCGGGCAGCACTCGCAAGAGGATACGATCGACGAGCTAGAGGCCCTCGTGGCCAGGCGGCGTCAGATCAGCGAGCAGCAACGGTCCCTGCACGACGAGGACAAGGTCCTCGTCGAGAGGCTAGCTACCCTTCGGAAGAGCTGCACGCATCGGCACAAGGATGGTCGGAGCGCCTGGGGTCACCTCGGCATGTTCGGCAGCATGTGCTCGATCTGTGGCGAGGATGACCTCTGAGTCTCAGTGGTAATCGAAGCGAACGCCGAGCGTGTCCCAGAGCTTGCGGAAGTCCTGGATGGTCATCTTCTGGACCTCGGCCCGGTTGGCCTTGAGCCAGTTGTAGAAGACGGCCGCGTCCTTCTTGCTCTTCGGGTAGTAGAGCGTGTCCTGGCCTCGGTAGGACTTGCCGGCGCTGTCGTTGGCGGGCCGGTCGGGGTCCTCGGGGTCTGGGATGTCGTAGGAGAAGACCAGACCGAAGTTGTCGGGCAGGGCGTTGATCTCGATGCCGTTCGGCGTCTTGATCGAGATGCGCTCGGAGCCGCCGGGGTTCACGTCCACGCCCCGGGTCTCGTATTCGTTGATGCTGATCTCCCCCGGGAAGTCGGCGAGCATGTCCTTGATGAAGCCCTTCACCTGATCGTAGGACCGGTAGTCCGACATGGCGTCGCCGACCCGGTCCATCCACCCGCTCTTGTCGCCCTTGTAAGCGTACGTCGGCGAGATGTTCATCAGCCGGACCTTCTTGCCCCGCTTGCCAGCGAAGGTCAGGTCGGTGACCTGGAAGTGATCGGCGTAGCGGTGGATACGAACGGACCCGAACTCCACGGTTTCGCCCAGGGGGATGCCGGCGGCGAGGACGTAGCGGGCGACAACGCGCATGACAGAGGGGGTCATGCTCGTGAAACCCCATAAAATCATTTGCGGGCCTGGCCGATCGGTTAGGCTACAGGCTTCCACCCTGTCCAGGCGGGTTCGACTCCCGCGGCCCGCTCCAGCGTAGCGAATGAAGCATGGTCTACCCTAGATGGGTCGCCTAAGTGCAAGGCGCCGGGGCTGAACCTCCGGAGATGTCGGACTCGCGCCCGACCCCACCTGCCAAACCTGGACTGTGCAACCCCTTGTCGCCGCGCCTCTTTTCGTCGGTGTACGATCCGTACATGACGCCTGCGGAATGGGACCGCCTGAAGGACCTGGAGTTTCTCCGGCACGTCCGGCAGGCGACCCTCACCGAGCTTTATATCATCTGGCACGAGCTGTACCGTGACAGCTCCGAGCCCGAGGACTGGAAGGTCATCGCCCTTCAGCGGGCCTTTGCCCGGCACGGTTGTGTGTAGTTTTCTGTCGAGGTACCCAAATGGCAAAGGGGCCAGCTTGCAACCCTGGTATTCGTGGGTTCGATTCCCACCCTCGACTCTCAGATCGGGTCTTCGCGCCCGAACCTCGTCCCCTCGCTCGGGTGCGGCCTGGGTGGCGTACGGTCCGGTGAGCCGAGCTTCGCCTCCTCCGACAGGATCTCGGGGGCTTCGAGGTAGAGCACCCTCGGGTGGTTGAACGGCCGCATGGCCAGGCGCATCGTATCGTACCGGCGCGGGTCGAACTGCCACTCCGAGAAGAGCAGCACGAAGACCGGTAGGCCGTGGGTCCAGGTCTTTGCGACGGTCCGGACGGCGTGGTTGACGTACTCGGTCCAGATCGTCGGCAGGTCTCCGACGCTCCTTGCGATGAACTCGGCCTCGTCGGCGCGGGCGAAGGGCGACCCTTCCGAGGGCTCCATCGTGGTCATCGCGCAGGCGGTCGAGAACCGCTTCCACTTCTGCTGGACCTCGGGGTCGTGGGTACCGCGGCTGCTGACCTTGCTCTCGACGGCGACTTGGATGGTCTGGCCAAGAAAGAGCGGCCAGACGGGCTCGCGCCGGCCGATCATGAAGGGCCGGATGACGTTCGTGATCACGATCGCGGGCGAGTAGGCGTGGAAGTCTTCGAGGGAGTTCGCGAGCGGTCCCGAAAGCTCCTTCCACGACGAGACCGTCCGGTTCCGGAGGTCGGGAAGAAAGCTCGGCCCCGTCCGGTCTGTCAGGCGGCTGTGGAGGGCATCGTCGATCAGATCGCAAACGGCAGAAGAGAGCGCCATGCTCTCGTTACACCGAAATTTTGCTGGCTGACCCACTCTCGCAAGTACACCCCCAACTTCGAGAGGGGGGCGGTCTCTACGGTTACTGCCTCAAAGGCCGCAGATAGCCTTGATGTTGTTGTAGACCCCCGTGCGACTAGCACCGAGTGCATAGTTGTAAATCACCATCATCGCGAGCCACCCGTCCATGAACTGAAAGCCCGAGGAGTTACCTCCGATACGCCCGGCGCTCACGAGATTTCGGAAGTCCCCCGCAGCTTGGTAGAGCTGCACTCCGTCCATGCGTGCGGTCCAAGCGGTGGCCGATACCTCTACTTCGTAGATGTGGAAGGCGTTCCATGAGAAGCCCGGGATCGAGCTGCCAGGGTTGCCGATGACATGACGCGAGATGGAGCATGTGCCGTCGTAGATGTTGCCGTCGGCGTAGGGGAAGTGCGTGGCGCTGATGGCCGGGTCGGATAGATCGAACTGACCGACCCAGGCATTGGGTGCGCTCGGCTGCTTGGAGACGAGGAAGAGGTGGAGTCCCGTTCCCGTTGCGCCGATGTTGAACATGAGCGCCTTGCCCTGCCCACCTCGCGCCGTGGGGTCGATGCGACAAGCACCACGCCCATTGAGGACGTTGGTGATGTACTCGAACCGGTTGGGGTCTCCCACCGCTGTGGCGTTGTGCCCGCTGCCGCTCTTGTCGTTCATCTGCCGGACCAGGTCGCCGGAGCCGGTGACGAGCGTAGTACCCAGGTCGCTATACAACTGGGATTCATCGCCCGCATCGAGGTACAGTGCGGGACTCGCTGCCATGACCGCTGCGTCTGGGGCTGGGGTCTCCGGTGCGTCGGTGCTGAGCGTGTACCCCTGGGCGGTGACGTAGTTGAGCAAACGCTCCAGCTCTGTGTCCGTCAGCCAGATGTTCCCAAAATAATCGAGCAGGTATTTGCCCGGGGCGATGTCGTACGTCGCGTCGCCCAGGTAGTGCCCCATGTTGGCATCGACGATCGAGGGATCATCCGTCAACAAACCAGCACTCTTAGAGACCGGGCTCAAGTTCAGGCGCAGCTCTTCGCTTGTGCGCGTCCCCCGATACTGGTGGACGATGCTCTGCGTCTTCGTTTCGCTTACGTAGTAGTCGGGTACGTCGGCGTTCCACTGCGATCCCACACTGCCGTCGGAGTAGTACGTCGAGTAGGGCACCACACCGCCGAGATAGCCGTAGCCGCCCTCGGTGCTGATGAGGGTGCCAGTGCCGGTCCACCGGGCAATCACCACGCGGCACATCTCAGAACGGGTGACGGTCGGGGTGGCCAGGTAGGCGATGCCGCCTGGGGTGGAGAAGCAGGGCTTGCCGGCGAGACCGGCTGCTTCGTAGGTGAAGCCCGTGCCTGTGGCTCTCGAAGACGGGCCAGCCTGGAGGCCGTAGCCGATGACCGAAGCCACATCCTCACCGTCCGAGATGGGGTCCCCAGAGGCATTGAAGATGCGCGACGAGTCGATGGCAGTCAGACAGTATTGGCACCCTGGGAGCTGTCCCGGCGTGAACGGGAGGCCGTACATCGCGCGGAGCTTCGTCATCATCAGCGACGCGAGAATGAGGTCGCCGTTGAAATTCAAATGGACCCACGCGCCACCGTCCGGGGCGAAGTACCGCACGTCTTCGTTGTTGGCGAGGCGTGGGTCCTGGATCGGGTCCACGATGCCGTCGGCGTATGATCTCCAACCGGTTCGGATGAGCGCGTTTGCGTCGTCGATTACTGTGTTGATGCCGACAGGGCCGTTGTCCCTGTGGCACCCCAGGACGACGACGGCCTTGAAACCGTAGCTGCGAGCGAGGCCGCACCACTCTTCGACGTGGGCGGCACATGCTGCGGCGTCGCCTGACCCCGCATCGTTGATGATTTCGATCAAAAACGCTACGTTGGCGTCAGCGTCGGGGTTGTAGAGCGGCTGAAGGTCCGTCGGAGCGGCTGCGATGCGATCGGTTGTCGCCTGGCCAGCTACCGCGATGGTGCTCACGGTAGGGACGCAGGCCGTCTCGCCGACCATGATGCCAAGGAGGGTACCGGGCGGAAAACCGCTCACCCCAGCCCCAATGGAGTTACCGTCCACGACGATGTTAAGGGTGGCGGGGGGTGCCTTGAAGGAGCCCAACCCTGTCGCCAAACCTACGCCAAGACCAAGAGAAAGACCCATCGACACCCGCCTTTCACAAGTAGAACCGCGGGTCACTTCCTCAGCCTCAGGTTGACGTAGGCCGAAGATCCCATATAAATTTTGCTGGCTGAGCCATCATGGTGAGGGCCCCCGCGTGGTAAGCGGGTTAGGCGGGTTCGATCCCCGCAGCCAGCTCCGGTCCCTTCGGGGACCTAGTAGGACCGCCCCCGGATGCGTTGCTGCGCTCCCCGTAGGGCACTTGGGTTTGGTACTATGGCCCGCCTACGAAGCGTTCGGGGATTCCTCCGCGGAAGGGCTCCGGGCGTAAAAGTACCCCAATGCGGGTGTAGCTCGAAGGTCGAGCATCGCGTTGCCAACGCGAAGGAGGGGGTTCGATTCCCCTCACCCGCTCTCGTTCTTTTTATGAGCCCGCTTGGGGCATGGACCCTCTCGTGCCCCGCGTCGTGCGGGCTTACAAGCTCGCCGCCACCTCGGTCCCCGATCGCATCCGGGCTATTCCGGGGTATGAGCGGAGCAACTTCCTTCAGTCGATCTTGCAGCAGGCCGAGCGGGGCCGGACTCTCTCTCCGAAGCAGCTCGCCGTGCTCGACGACATCGAGCGCAAGAGCGGCGGGCCTCGGCACGCTCCCGAGCCCACGGTACCCTCTCGTCCGACTCCGGGCGCCCTCGTGTTGCCCCGGTCGTACGGGTCGAAGGTGCTCGACATGCTCGCCGATGCCTTCCGCAAGAACCAGGTGGTTCAGGTCTCCGACCCGGGCGGGCTGCTCGCGAACGGCGCCCTCTACAGCGCCATCGTTCGTGAGCTTCGGATGGACTTCGATTCGATGCGCGAGCGGGCCGACGAGTACCTCGCGGACGAAGATGACGCCCACGCCCGGGCCAAGCTTCGGGCTGAATCGGACGCGGCGTCCGATGCTTCGGACGCCATGGCCCGGGCCAAGATCGACGCGAAGGGCCAGGGCGGCTCGCTCACCCTGACGATGAGCGTCTCCTACCCGGCTCTCGTCCGAAAGATCCGCTTACGCCCCCGTGGCTCGATCGGAGTAGGCGGCCGGCTTCTACCCGGCATCAGGCGGGTTCGACTCCTGCCGGGGGCGCCCTTGTCGGCTCGTCGGTGAAGACGGCCTCGTCGGCGTCGTCGAAAAAGAACCGCAGCACCTCTCGAAGCCTCGCGTGGGCCTCGTCCTTCGAGGCGACCTCGACGTGGCAGCCGGGCACGGCGTAGATGCTGGCGAGCCAGCCCTCTTCCTCTCGGCGGTACGACACCCGGAACTGCATGGGGCGGTCCTTTCGGCAGGTACCCACCCCCCCTCGATAAGAGGACCAGCTCCGTACCGGTGTCTAGGGAGACATGCGCAGCTTCCGGGTCGACTTCTCTACCCGCAACGAGAACGACAGCATCGCGGCCCCTGCCGAGCTTCTCGACCTCCTCCAAGAGAGGCAGTTGCTCATCGGTAACCGGGTACCGCTTTTCGACGACGACCTGACCGTCTGGGCGCTCATCACCCGGAGCCGATCGGGCATCACCTGCCAGATCGAGTGGAGCACGGTCCAGTTCCATGGGCGGTTTGGACCGCCCAGACAAGACACGAGCCCCCGTAGCTCAGTCGGATAGAGCGCCGGTCTTCGGAACCGGGTCTAGCGGTGGTTCGAGTCCACCCGGGGGTGCCCGAATGCCTTCCTCGTGCAGGAGAGAAAGGGGCTCACGAGGGCCGTAAGGGCCAGCACGATGGGCATGAGAAGCAGGAACTCGCGAACGGGTTTGAGGCGTGCCTTCAGGGGGCGCATGGCTCTTAGCCGATACGGTTTCATAAACGATTTTTTCAATGCCCCCGTCCGGCCGGATGCCGGAGCAGCCCTCCGAAGGCTGCGCGCCAAGTTCGACTCTTGGCGGGGGCGCCGGGAGCGGGGGCCGTAGTTTCACGTCTTGCGCCGTGGAGCCCCCGTGACACAGAGGAAATGGGGCCGCCTCCCCGATGGCCCCCCCAACCGCTGTGACTCAAGGCGAGAGGCGGTCCTCATAAGACCGGCCGCGAGGGTTCGAGTCCCTCCACAGCGACCGTCCCGGTGTAGAGCCGGGGTATGGCCGATACGATCAAGGTACCGCTCACGGGCGAAGTAGGTGGGGGTTGGGAGCTGTCGGGGGCTACCTACCGAAAAGACAGCGTCTTGCCCTTGCTCCTGCTCACGCTCCGACACCCCTACACGGGCCGCACCTCGGGCGTGCGGATCGACCTCGGCAAGCGGATCATCCTCGACCGCCCTGAGTCGGTGACGGACGAGACGTGGGACGCGCTGCGGGACATGGCCGGGGACATCACCGACAAGATCCTTGCCGCCTTGCCGACTCTTCCGCCAGAGTAGCTGAGGGAGAAGACCGATGCCCGAGTACGTCTACTTCACGGTCGTCAAAGCCGATCTCGAAGCCCTCGGGCTCGCCTCCCCTTCGTTCCAGGTCTACGTCTCGGATGAGACCGGCGAGCAGGGGTACCTGCTCCGGTTTCAGCAAGCCGAGAGCCACGCGGCCAAGATGGTCCAAGAGCTGACCCTTGCGCAGGCCACGATCCCCGAGGCCAAGCAGAAGATCGCTGACGAGGTCCGCAAGCTCCCGAAGGGGGGCACGGTCATCGTCGTCGAACCCCGGGAGGAGATCCGGCCGATGCTCCGCGGTTACGTAGTCTCCGACGTTCACATGCTGCCGTTCGATGACGGTACGAAGTTCAACGCGGCCCGTAAGCGCCGTAACGACTGGTGCCCTTCGGCGGCCGATTGGGCGCCGGAGAAGCCCCCGACGAGCCGGTTCGACCGGCTCGACAAGGATACGATCTGAAAGGGCCCCTTCGGGGGCCCTCACGCGAGGTCCCCCGTCTGGTGATGGGCGCGGTCCTACAAACCGTTGCAGGAGAGTTCGATCCTCTCACCTCGTACTAGAAGTAGCGCGCCTTCAGGACGGGTCCCTCTTCGCTGAGAAGCGAGCAAAGGGCCTTGTCGGCGAGCACGTCGGTCACGGCGACCTCGGCCCCGTCGAGGAGCATGGTCTTCGAGATCAGCCGGATGCCGTGGGCGTAGTCGGCGTAGGTGTCCTCGTGGGCCTTCGCTTGCACGCCGGGGCCCTGGATGGCCTTGCCGTCGAGCTGGTGCCAGCCGTAGATGGCCACGCGGGTCGGGTTGTTCGCGAGCACGTTCGTGATGACCACGTCCTTCTTGTGCCCGGCGACGAGGTTGCCGATGCCATAGCCGGCCTTGTCCCACTGGGCCTCGACCCGATCGTTGTGGGCGATGTAGCGCTCGGTGCTCATCATCGACGAGTCGTAGGGCGGGCCCCAGGGCTGGGGGGCGAGCTTGACCGTGGCGTTCTTCCAGATGAGGTCGACCATCTTCTTCGTGGGCAGAAGGCAGTCGAAGGCGTCGGCGATGGCCTGGGCCGAGTGGGGGTCGAGCGGCGTCCGGACGAAGTCCGTGTCGCTGCCGATCGAGAGGTAGTCGGGGCAGACGAAGAGCGTGGCCTCGTGGCCACTTTCGTTGAAGGTCACCTCCGCGAGCCGGGTGTGGAGCGGGGGCACGTTTCCCGAGAGGATCTCGGCGGTGAACGCCTTCTCTCGCTCGGCCCTCGGTGTGTGAAGGTGGCGGTTCATGAACTCGTGACCGCCCGGTGCGTCGGCCGGACGGGTGATGGGCAAAGTCCTCATACCCGGGAGATCCGGATAACTTCGCTAGTGGTCTTCGAGAGTACCTAGTCCTTTTTAGTTTGGACTATGGTGGACCCCTAACCGCGGAGACTTCATGTCTTTTCGCTCCTCTCGGGCCAGTAAGAAACAACCCCCGCCTCGCGAGCCGCTCAAGCCGAAGAAGAAGACGCTCGCCGATGCCTGCCAAGACCTGCTCTCCCGGTCGTCTGCCCCGACCGCACGCAAGCAGGTCCCTTACGAGACGCGCAAGCCGGACCCCATCGACCCTGAGCTGATGGCCTGCACCTACGGGCCGAACTGGCGCGAGGTCCTGCGGTCCGAGATGGCCGAGGAGGATGCGAAGATCGAGGCGGCGCTCGGGCGTGACCCCTTCGCCGAGAGCAACAGCGACGAAGACGAAGGGGAGAACGTCATCCCCATCCCCCGTTCGAGCGAGGTCCGCCTGAAGAGGCAGGCTAGCTGAACGGCCGAAGGCCCGGCCCCCTTATCTGGGGAGCCGGGCCTTCTTTCGCGGGACTCGCTCTCTGGTGAGAGCACCAGTGTGACACGCTGGTTTAGCAGGGTTCGATCCCCTGGTCCCGCACCTACAGTGTCAGCGTTGTCTTGACCGACACGGTGGTCTCGAACGTGGGTACGCCGACGTAGTCTGCGAACCCGTGCGAGACAGCCTGCTTAGGCAGGATGTACCAGTCGGTCCGCGCCCGATCCTGGCTCATGTTCCACAGAGCGCCCTTCTCCTTGCCCGTGTTCTTCTCCAGGATGCGCCAGAGCTTTTTGTTGAGCCGCCCGATCTCCCGGGCGCTCATCTTCAGCTCTTCGCTCTTGGTCCGGCTGCTGCCTCCGGTCACGTCATGGATCATGAGCGTGGCGTTGGGGCCGATGTACCGGTAGCCCGGGGTTCCGCAGGTGAGAAGGACCGCCCCGCAGCTCATGGCCTTGCCCTCGGCGATCGTAGCCACTGGCAGCTTGGCCGCCTCGATCGTGTCGATCATCGAGAGGAGCGAGTAGACGGTGCCGCCGTAGGAGTCGATGACCACGGGGATGATGTTCTGCCCGGTCTGGTGAGCGAGGCTCATCTCCTTGGCGAACGCTTTGCAAGCCTCTTCGTTGAAGCTCCGGACGCGCAAGACCCTCGGGAGCATCAGAAGCTCACTCGGGTCGCGGACCTTGATCTGGGGATCGATCGTGATGCTCTCGATCATGGGTCGTGGTCCTCTCATCGGCTCAGCGGCGGTTGATGCGCTTCTTGGGCTCTTGACGCTGGGGGATGCGGATCTCCTCGCGGGGCTCGTCGCCGACGACGTACGGGCGCTCCTCCTCGAAGTAGCTGCGCTTCTCGACCGCGAAGCTCCTCATCGTTCCGTCGCGGGTGAGGTCCCACGAGAGGATGAGCCCTCCGATGGCCGGCGCTCCGCCGAGCGACTTCGAGAACGCCGATCCGCCGCCCTGGAAGGTGGGGCAGGCGATGCCGTGAACGGCTCGCTCTTCGACCTGGCAGAAGATGTGCCAGTGGCCGACGAGGAGGATGTTCGGCTTCTCTCCCGAGCTGTACTTCTCGATGTTTTTCTGCATCGCGTACGACTTGGCGAAACCCGTGTTCTTCTTCGGGTGCCAGAGATGCACGACGGCGCCGCGGACCTTCAGAAAGGCCGATCGGTTGCCGTAGAAGTGGAGATCGTTCCGGCCCCTCTCGCGGAAGTAGTTGGTGAGGTAGGGGCCGATCTGAAGGCCGCTGTGCTCGGTGAACGTGAAGTCGTGGTTGCCGGTGATCCCGTGGTAGGTGAGGCCGGGGAGCTGGGGCAGGGTGTCGAAGAGGTCTTGGGCTTGGTCGTCTACGCTGACGTGGGAGACCTCGAACATGCCGTGGCGGTACATGCCGTCGAGCACGTCTCCGGGGTGAAGGATCTCGCGCACGCCCTGGCTGTAGGCGTAGTGGATGAACTCTCGGAGCTGCGCCCTGAGGCAGTATTTGCTGCCAAGGTGGGTGTCGCTGATGACAGCGACCTTCTGCCGCTCGCCAATGACCGGCGCGACGCCGACCTTCTGTACGCGGGAGCTGGGCTTGTCCATCTGGAGCCCGACGTGATCGTGCTCGACGTGGATCTCGATGCCCTGCGCCCGGGCCGAGACGATGAGGGCCCGGAGCTTCGAGGGGGCCATGTCGAGCTTGTCGCAGAGGTCGCCGACCGACACGGGCGCCTTTTTCTTGGTCGCCTCGATGAGCTTCTGCATCGGCTCGTTCATCGGCTCGGCCTTGGCGGAGATGAACGCCTTGGCAGGCTTCGCCGCTTTGGCCGGCGTGGGCAGCTCCTCGTCGGCCTTGCAGTAGCTCGTCGGAGCGCCGAGTTCGTTTCGGGCAAAGGCCGAGTGCAGGGCACTCTGGCTCACTTCGTGATCGAACGCCCTGCTCATCTTCGCGAGCGCGCTCCGGAACTCGCTCACGGCGTACTGGCCGAGGATCTTCTGGGCTCGCCGGAGGCGAGATTCGGTCCACGTAAACATGGGAAACTCCAGGAAAAGGCCGCCCCACCGGGGATCTCGAAATCCGATCCGTTACGATTTGTGAGGGACTTCCTGGGGGGAAGGTCGGCGTTAGGTAAAGAAACCTCGCCCGTCCGGGGTGTTTCCATCCCGGTACGCTCTCCTTCATCGGCGCTCATAAAAGGAACCGGGGCTCTGTCGGCTCCTAGAGCCTGGCAACCTGGCGCGCTGCGGTGTATGGACGGAACACCCGCAGTTTCTCAGATCGAAATGGAGATGCCGATGAGCATGAACGCTGCCGTTTCCGCCACCACGCCGCGCCGCCACGAGATGGCCGTCATGGGCCGTGAGGGCGACACGAAGATCACCTGGGACGTGGACAGCGAGGCCGAGGTCGAGAACGCTCGCCGGAGCTTCGACTACTTCCGCAGCCAGAAGTACGTCGCCTTCCGGGTCGAGGGCGAGGACGGCGCCCGGGGGGAGATGATGGCCGAGTTCGACCCGAGGGCGCAGCAGGTCATCTTCGTTCCCCCGATGCAGGGGGGTTTAATGGTCATGCTCGACCTTGAGACCAACACGGTCGCGGCGACGCTGTCCACGAACGTCCTGACCTTCACGGCGAGCGCAACCATGGTAAGTGCAACCACGGCGGGCACAGTCACCGTGGGCATCTCTGACATGCCCACCTACGTCCTCTCGGGCTACACGGTGACGGCCACCTCGGCGACGACGGCTGTTCCCGCCGTGCTCCCCGTCGGGCCGATGGTCGTTCGAGCCATTCCCGCCGAGGCGACCACGGTGCTCAGTACCACGCTGAGCACGACCATCACGACGGGTACCCATGTCTACGTGCCCCAGGGCAACCGGGCGCTCATCTTCTCGACTGCCCAGGTCGCGGGGGTCACCGAGATGGACCTCCTCGGGATGGTGGACGTAGGGGATGGCGGGTTCCCGTGGGCCGACGAGATCGGCACCCCCGTTCTCAACCTTCGGGGCATCGCTCGCCTTTCCCATCGGGTCATGACCGACGAAGAGCGGGCCGCGTACGCTCGCCGGGAGGCTGAAGCCGAGGAGCGGCGGAAGGTCTACGAGGCCGAGCGGGCCGAGGCTCGGGGGAGAGCCGAGAAGCTCCTTCGCGGTACCCTCTCGGCGAAGCAGAACGCCGACCTGACGGCGCACAACTACTTCGATGTCGCCGGCCAGGACGGCAACCTCTACCGCATCAACCGGGGCCGGTCGAACAACGTCAAGAAGATCGATCCGGCGTCGGGCAAGGTCCTGCGGTCCTACTGCATCTACCCCAGGAACTACGAGGTGCCCGACGCCGATACGATGCTCGCTCAAAAGCTCATGCTGGAAGCGGACCTCGCCACCTTCCTCAAGGTGGCGAACCAGTCCTAACTTGAGCTGCTGGAGCTTTTCGAGCATCTGGGCCGTGTGCAGCGCTTCGCTCTCGATATCCGAGGCGGAGCGGCTGACCGTCCGCAGGGTCTTCGACAGGTCGTCGAGGACAGCCTTGAGGTCGCCCTTGGCCATGGCCTTTTCGGCTTGGTCGAGGGCGAAGCTCACCTCGACGAGGCTCTCGCGGCACTTCTCGATCGACTCCTTGACCTCGTCGGTCTCCTTGTCGACGCTGCCGCCGTAGGCCGCCTTCATCCGGTCGGCGATGGGGCCGAGGATGTTCTCGGGGGTGAACTGCTCCGGGAGCGTGTCATTCAGGCGGCGTTCGGCCCTCTGGTGCTTGGTCGGGTCGGTGAAGGTCACCCACCCGCTGAAGAAGGGTTTGGAGTCCTCCTTGAGGTTCCAGGTCGCCTCGGGGGACACTCGAATCTCCAGCGCCCACGACCCCCCAGCCTTGATCGGGGAGCTGGCCGAGATGGTGATCGAGTCCATCATCCTCTCTTCGTAGGCAGAGACATGCCACGACTCGCCGAAGAGCTTGGCGAGGTACTGCTCGTACTTCGGCTTGAGCTTCACGAGGGCGCGGTTCATGACCACGATGTGCGGGTGCTTCTTCTTGCCGGCCGCTTCGACCTCGACGGTCGCCTCGACGGACTGGGGCTCGTTCTCGTTGGCGCGGCGATCGTAGTTGTAGCGCATGGGGATCTCCGCTAGAGTCCCTTGCACAAATAGTTGTTTCGCGGGAATGCTTGGAACCGGCAGACAGCGCCAGCTCAAACCTGGCGGCCCTTGGGCATGGGGGTTCGAGTCCCCCTTCCCGCACCGGTCGGCGCCTCTTGCGCCTCCCTTCGGTCTGGTGTATTTGAGAGAAGACCCCCGGGGATGAAATGGTTTCGACGGGGGGTGATCGATCGAGTTTGCGTGCAGGCGGCGCCCAGCCCGCCTTGAACAACGGGGCAACCACACCTGCGAACGACAACTTCGCCGCCTCGCCGGCCCTCGCGGCCTTAGAGGATACTCGTCCTGGGTGAGATCGCCCTGGTAGCCGGGATGGGGACGACCAAACGACAAGGGCTGGTAGCCTGGGGTTCGCCGTGGGGCCTCGGGAACGAGACACATTGTAAAAGGGCTAGTCGGCACGAACCCAGGGGCGACCTTGGTGGCACGTCTCGGCTGGCGTTACGGATAGGACGCGGGAGCCAGGCTCCGGCGGCGCAGGGCCCGATTCTTTGACGGTCAGTCGCTTGCTGTCTCGCGTCTGAGATAGAGTTAGCCCGGCGCAAAATCTGGTGCCGGGCCGGACTGTCTCTTCTGGATGGGGCCTTCGGGCCCGCGAGAGACTACGCACGTAGCAGGCTCGATTTCTCACCTCACGGACCGCGGTTCGATTCCGCGCATCTCCACCCACAAAGAGGGGTCGGCCTTTCCTGGGCCGGCCCCTCTTCTCGTTTCAGCGGCCCCCGTTCTCGGTGCCCTCGGTCTCGGCGTCGAGGATGCGGACGTACCTGTCCGGTTCGGTGAGGTCCACCTCCACCTCAGTCGGCCGGTTGCCGTGCCACTCGTGGATGGTCCGAGCTGTCCGGCTCGCTTCGGCGGGGCAGGGGCTCTTGCCCGGCTCCTTCTTGCCCGTGAAGTTGATGTTCCAGGTCCTTCGCAGCTCTTGCCAGTCTGGGTGCTCGTCGCAGTAGCGGCACTCTCCGGGGGCATGGAGGACGCGCTGATCGCAGTGGGGGTACTGGGCGATGGCCCTGTCAGACGGGTTCGGCATCGATCGTCTCCTCTCGGCGAGGGTTGAAGAACCTTCTAAGGCCGGCACCTCTGGTGAGAGGTGTCTTGGTTCTCGGAGAGACCTCTACACCTCCCCCGGCCCCCCAGGCGGGCCCCCTGAAAGAACCCACCCCCTATGCGTAAGCGGAGACGAAGGTAGGACGCGATGGAGACCCGGACGCTGCTTCTGAACCACATGTACCAACCACACGCCATCGTGCCGTGGCAGGACTCGATCCGCCTCGTGTACGAGAACAAGGTGACGGTGCTCGAAGAGTACGAGGAGACCGTGTCGTCGCCCTCGGTCACGCTCTACGTGCCGGCCGTCATCCTGCTGAAGAAGCCGGTCGTGGGGCACAAGAAGGGCGTCAAGTTCTCGCGCATCAACGTCTTCACCCGGGACGGCTTCCGGTGCCAATACTGCGGCGCGAAGAAGACGATGCGGGAGCTGAACTACGACCACGTCATCCCCCGCCGGCAGGGCGGAAGGACGGTGTGGGAGAACATCGTGACCTGCTGCTACCCGTGCAACGACAAGAAGGGCGGAAGGACGCCCGAGCAGGCGAAGATGAGCCTGCTCCGGAGGCCGGCGAAACCCCACGTCCTGCCCCTGCACGCGGTCTTCCTGGAGACGCGCTCGGTGCCGCCCGTCTGGGTGCCGTACCTCAACATCGACGCCTCGCAGAAGGCCGGTGGCGGCGTCTACCTGCTCGGCAGCTCCCCCGGGGAGGGGGAGGCGCAGAACTCGTAAGCTGCCACACGCTCCTGCCCGCTGGTTCCGGAGCTTGATCCGACGCCAGCGGGCATAGGCGTAGTTGACCTCACGAAGGGCGAAGCCCCCGCCGTGGCACCAGACGCATTGCGTCCCTCGGTAGCCGGCGGGGGTCTCGACCACGACCATACCCGAACCCTGGCACGACTCACACGTCACCAAGGTCTCGCGATTGCTGGTCGCCTGGCCGAGGCGTTCGCGGATTAGTTTCCTGAGTCGTCCCATGCTGGACCTCGTCGATTAGAAGATCACGATCCGACTGGCACGGCTTGCTTGGCTGGTGTATAGGTGCTCATGGGACCGCGCGTAAGCTTGGGTTCCTTCAAGGTTCGACCGCGCTTCGGCTTGGGTCGGGCCCCGGACGCTGCGATTTTGCTCTGGTTTGGGATGGCCGTCCACCGTCCGCACCTCGGCGAACCTCCGTACCTCTTGAAGGAATCCCCACCATGAAAATCCACGCTCAGTTTTCGCACGATCAGGTCGCGTTCGACAAGGACACCGAGGCCCACCTCGTCGTCAGCCTCACGGCGCCGGCCATCGACTGGCAGAAGAAGCGCTCGCGGGTCTGCGTGATCCCGGTCATCGACATCTCGGGGTCGATGCGGGGTCCGAAGCTCGCCTACGCGAAGCAGTCGGCCATCAAGCTCATCGATCAGCTCCAGCCGGGCGACTACGGCGGGCTCGTCACCTTCTCCGACGCCGGCCGCGTCGACTTTCATCCGGTCGAGATGACCCAGGCCCGCAAGGACGAGCTGAAGCTCGCCATCGGCCGTATCAACATCGAGGGCGGGACGAACTTCTCGGACGGGATGCTGAAGGCCCTCGAAGTGGCCAAGCAGCTCGACCTTGGGGCCGGTACCCTCACGCGCATCATCATGCTGACCGACGGGCAGCCGACCCACGGCATCGCCAAGGACCAGGCGAGCCTCTGCGCTCTGGTCGAGAAGAGCCGTGGTCATGTCTCGGTCTCGGCGTTCGGCTACGGCCGCGATGCCGATCAGGGGCTCCTGAACGCTCTCGCCGGCAAGGCTGAGGGCAACTACGCCTACATCGAAGACCCCGATCAGGCCCTCGCCGCCTTCGGCAAGGAGCTGGGCGGGCTTCTCTCGACCTACGCCCAGTCGATCACGATCGACGTGACCCCCTCGAACGGCCACCAGATCGCCGAGGTCCTCTCGGACGTGAACGTCGAGGAGGAGGTCGACGGCGAGGTCTCGATCAAGGTCCCGTCCCTGCTCGCCGAAGAGACCCAGCACCTCGTGCTCCGGGTGAAGCTCGCGGCCCAGAAGCAGCCGGGCCCGAGGGCGGTCAACGCCTTCTCGGTCAAGGTCCGCTACGAGACCCTCGCCGAAGACGGGTCGGTCGACAAGCGGGCCGAGGAGTCGAAGGCCAAGGTGCAGTTCGTCCGTTCGGGCGAGGAGCAGAAGCAAGCCTCGAAGGAGGTCGACGAGATCGTGGCCCGCGCCCAGCTCGTCAAGGCTCAGATCGCCGCCGAGAAGGCGGCCGAGAAGGGCGACTTCCAGGCTGCGCAGGCTGCCTTCAACGTCGTGCAGGCCGACTTCCAGACCCGCGGTCTCGACGCCGTGGCCGGCGTCGCCTCGCACCTCGGGGGCATGTACGGTCTGCCGGGCGTCTACACCCAGACCGTCGGCAGCCGCCAGGGGATGCGCCGGGCCATGAACCGCGGCGTGTCGGCCTCGCGCCTCTCGGCCGAGGACGAGAAGGTGCTCCTCAGCGCCAACTACGCCGTCTCGAACTCGGCCCAGGAGGTGATGACCTCGACCTTCACGGGCCCGGTACCCACTCCTACGCCCGAGCCGGTCCGGCTGGTTTCGGTGGAGCCTGTCACCCCGCCCGATCTTGGGCTCGGGTCGGTGGGTACCGTGACGCCGCACCCCGACCTCAGCCTCGGGGCGCTCGGAGTGAGCCTGGGTAGCTCCTCGCCGCTCTCGTCTGGTGCCGACCTGATCCCGCCCGAGCCGGCGCCGCTGCCTCTGAAGCAGCAGCCCCGTCTGGGCAAGCGCCGCACGCGCTGGTTAGGGTAGGCGTGGGGCCCGGTCCTTTGGGCCGGGCCCTCTGTCTCTTTGGAAGGTGAACCCCGCAGGGCGGGGCGTTCGTTGGAAGCGAAATGGGGCCCGCAAGGGTCTGGGATTCGAGTTCTCCACCTTCCGCCATGAAGCTCGACCGGATCATCGTTCGGCCGCTTGAATACTGCTACATTTGCGGTCGCCGTCCGGCTTGCTCGTCGTACCCCTGCCAGCTTCTCTCCGACGCGGAGAAGGCTGACCCCCAGATCCGGCAGTATTGGATGCGGCGCTGGCCGTGGGAGAAGCTCGGGCCACACCTCGACCCGGGCATCGCCCCTTTGGTCAAGCGCTGCCTCGACGCAGACATCCCGACGCTTTTTTCGTGCGATGGGCATGGGTACCGTCCGCCCGAGATCGACTTCTTTGCCGAGGTCGACGCCAATCGGGCCATCGTCTTGTTTGCTGATCTGGGGCCCGAGAAGAAGCAGCTCGACTGGACGATCGCGCGGTTTTGGCGCGTGCGGTTTCCCATGTCGCTCGGACTCGGTACACCCAAAAAGCGCAAGACTTCCGGAGAGTAAACCCCGCAGGGCCGGGGCATCGTCTTGAAAACGAAGGGCGCCTTTGCGGGCGTGGCGTTCGAGTCGCCTGCTCTCCTCTGGGATCTGGTGTCATGGAGAGCCATGCCACCCAGTGATTTTCCGATCCCTCTGAACCACCCCCTCACCCACTACCGCGTCGAGCAGTGGTGGCGGTCGGACATCGACGTGGACGACCGGAGGAGCGAGCTTTTCGGCTACTTCCGGAGCGAGGAAGAGGCCCTTGAGATGGGGCGCGGCAAGGGTTGGTACGGGTCCAACGGCTCGGCCCGCGCCGTCTACGTCCTCACCGCCGATGGGAAGACGGGCTGGGAGCTTTCCGTGGGGGTTTCGGCGGTTCTCGTGAAGGACGCCGAGGACGCTATCCTTCAGAAGGCTCTTGGCAAGCTCTCCGACGCCGAGCGGAGCGTCATCGTGAAGAAGCTCGGGAGCGACCATGGCAAGCGCTGAGGTCTACGTTAGCACCGACATCGAGACCGACGGCCCCATCCCGGGTCCCAACTCGATGCTGAGTCTCGGCTCGGTCGCCTTCCTCGCCGACGGTACCGAGGTCGGTTCGTTCTCGGTCAACCTCGTGCAGCTCTTCGGGGCCACGCCCGATCCTTCCACGATGACCGAGTTCTGGGTCAAGCACCCGGAGGCGTGGGCTGCGTGCCGTAAGGACCCTGAAATGCCCGAGCTGGCCATGCCTCGCTACGTCGCGTGGCTCAAGGGCCTGGGGCACACGCCGGTCTTCGTGGGCTATCCGGCGGGCTTCGATTTCCTGTTCGTCTACTGGTATCTCCGGCGCTTCGCGGGAGAGAGCCCGTTTTCGTTCTCGGCGCTCGACATCAAGAGCTTCGCGATGGCCGTGCTCGGGACGGACTACCGTTACACGACCAAGCGGAACATGCCGAAGCGTTGGTTTCCCGAGACGAAGCACACTCACATCGCCGTCGAAGATGCTCGGGAGCAGGGGCTTCTGTTTCTCAACATCCTCCGCGAGAGCCGTCAGAAGCGCTCCTGAGCTGGTGTCTGTCGTGAGCATGAGCGACACGCCCGATACGATCCCCGCCCCGTCTCCGATCATCACCATCGACGACTTCCAGAAGATCGACCTCCGGATCGGCACGATCCTGTCGGCCGAGCCGGTGCCGAAGAGCAACAAGCTCTTGCGCCTCTCGGTCGACCTCGGCGAGGGCTCTCCCCGGACGATCCTCGCGGGCATCGGCAAGACGTTCAAGCCCGAGGACCTCGTGGGTACCCAGGCCACCTTCGTCGTGAACCTCCCGCCCCGGGCCATGATGGGTGTCGAGTCGCATGGGATGATCCTCGCGGCCGGATCGGGTCCCGAGGCCCTGTCGGTCCTCAGGCCCACTTCGCCCGTGGCCCCCGGCTCGAAGCTCGGCTGACGGGCCCTCCCTCTCACGTCAGGATCTACTATTGACCTCGCTTCCTGTGATGCTCCCGGCCTTCATCATCGAAGAGATTCGCCGTAAGGAAGAGCAGCACAAGAGGCGCGATCAGCCCGTTTTGGAGCTTCCGATCCCGCTCATCCCCCGCGGCCCGGTGAGGGACGAGAGCGACGAGCAGGATCGGGGGGTCGTCATCATCGAACTTCTCGCGGGTTAATCGTCCGTCTTTTCTGCTACTTTTTCTTGTAGACCATGCAGGGGTATGATGCAGATCCCCCCGGATGCGTGGACTTGGGACCGTCCCAGGTTGGAGACCGAGATCGAGGCGGCGTTGCCGCACGGCTGGCAGATGTCGGTCGAGACCGATGAGGACGGGTTCACGCTCTGTGTCCTGTCAGAGGGTGAGGAAGCTCGGTGGACGAGCACGCCTCGCCCGGCCGTCTTGCTGGCCCTCTTCGACGCCTACGGCTGGCTGGCCCTTCGGGGCGAGCCGGATCGACCTTCGGCGTGGGTCCGGCGACGGGAGGTGACTCTCTCCGAGGTGCAGATCGATGCCAAGCGCCGGGCTGCGGTACCCGACCCCTCCGATCTCGACCCGGGGGAGCTGGATTCGGTGTACTGTCTGCACCGTAAGCCATGAGAGACCCTGTCCTTCAGCTCGGCGATTGCCGATCGCTTTTGCGCGATCTCCCCGCCGACTCCGAGGACGCTTCGGTCACCGACCCGCCTTACCTCATCAACGTCCTCGGAGAGGACTGGGACGAGGAGGGTACCCCAAAGGACGCTCAGCTCTTTCACGAGTCGTGGGCCGTCGAGACCTACCGGGTACTCAAGCCGGGGGCGTATCTGGTCGCGTTCGGCGCCCCTCGAACCTACCACCGGATGGTCTGCGGCATCGAGGACGCGGGCTTCGAGATCCGAGATACGATCTGCTGGATTCACCCGCAGAACATCCCGAAGAGCGTGGACGCGGCGAAGGCCATTGACCGGCTCTACTTCGAGCAATGGCTCGTCGAGGTGGGGGCCGACTTCACGCCGGCCGACGCCCGCGATCTCATCTCGGACTTCATCCAGGGTCGTCGCGGTACCCGGGTGCTCGAAGCTTTGCAGGCCAAGTTCGGGCTGCCCCCGTGGGGCTTGCCCGAGGCCCATACCAACGGGACCGTGACAGCGGCGCACCCTCATGCGCAAGCCCATGCGGGCCGAGGTACGGCGCTCAAGCCCGTGTGGGAGCCGATCCTGGTGGCTCGTAAGCCCCTCCGGGGCACGGTCGCCGAGAACGTCCTTCAGTATGGCACCGGGGCGCTCAACATCGACGACGCCCGCATCCCTACCTCGGACGAGTACGTCATCAACCGCTTCACCGACGGGGCCAAGCCGTTCGGGGGCGCGAAGGGGGAAGCGTACGAGTCGGTCGAGCCCGTGGGGGGTCGCTATCCCTCGAACGTGCTCGTCTCGCCCGGTGGGACCCTGGACCCGGAGCGGGTGGTCGTCGAAGGTCGGCCCGTGCTCGCCAAGCCCAAGGCCCGGGCCGAGGAGAAGTGCGACACGCGCAAGGCCGGAAAGGGTGTACGGTTCAAGCGCAAGGCCGAGAACGTCGAGGACCTCGTCGAAGGCGACGGGATGCTCGGGGCCTACACGCGCTTTTTCGTCATCCCCAAGCCCTCGTCCCGTGAGAAGGACGAGGGCCTCTCCCAACCCAACTCCCACGTCACCGTCAAGCCCGTCTCGCTCATGCGGCACCTGGTCCGCATGGTCGTGCCGAAGGGCGGATCGTGTATCGACCCCTTCATGGGGTCGGGCACGACGGGGGTGGCGTGCGTGGACGAGGAGCGGGACTTCACCGGCTTCGAGAAAACCCGAAGGCACTTCGACGAGGCGCAGGCGCGGGTGCAGCACCGGATCGACAACCACGACAGGTCCATGGAGAGCGTGCTCGCCCTTCTGGACGACGAGGAATGAATATGGCAATCAAGCATGGAACGGACGTACGCAAGGCCATCCTTCGGGGCGTGAACAAGCTCGCCGACGCGGTGGTGGTGACCCTCGGGCCGCGGGGCCGGAACGTGTGCCTCGAAAAGGCGTTCGGCTCGCCCACGGTCACCAAGGACGGGGTCTCGGTCGCCAAGGAGATCGAGCTGGCCGATCCGTACGAGAACCTCGGCGCCCGGCTCGTCCGGGAGGCTTCCTCGAAGACCTCCGACGACGCGGGCGACGGGACGACGACGGCGACGGTGCTCGCCCGGGCGATGTACGCCGAGGGCATCCGGCTCGTCACGGCCGGCATGGCTCCGGTCAACGTCAAGCGGGGCATGGACCTCGCGCTGCCCTTTATCGTCTCGGCGGTCGAGGCGATGCACCTGCCTGTCGAGTCGCAGGAGGACATCGAGGCCGTGGCCACGCTCTCGGCCAACGGGGACGCGAAGATCGGCAAGGTCGTCGCCGACGCCGTGGCCCGCGTGGGCAAGGACGGCATCGTGAACATCGAAGAGGGCAAGACGACCGACATCGTCATCGAGGCCACCGACGGCATGAGGGTCGAGCGTGGCTGGCTCTCGCCCCTCTTCATGATGGAGGCCGAGACCGCGTCGTCGACCCTCGACGAGCCCTACATCTTCGTGACCGACATCCCGATGACGGTCATCCGGCCGTTTCTGCCGGCGCTCGAAGAGATCGTCCGGCAGAACAAGCCGATCCTCTGGATCGCCCCCGACTTCGAGGGCGAGGCCCTGGCGGCGCTCTGCCAGAACTTCGGCAAGAAGTCGCTCATCTCGATCCTCGTGAAGGCTCCTGGTTTCGGCACCCAGCAGGCCGAGACCCTCCGGGACGTGGCCGTGCTCACCGGCGCCACCTTCGTCACCAAGGAGCAGGGCATGACGCACCACAACGTCACGCTCGCCGACTTCGGCCGCGCCCGTACGGTCAAGGTGACCGAGCGCCATACGACGATCGTGGACGGCGCGGGCAAAGAAGAGGACATCGACGCGCGCATCGAGCAGCTCAAGGCCCAGGCGAGCCGGGCGGGCTCGGAGTACGACCGGGAGAAGATCCAGGACCGGCTCGGCAAGCTCCTGGGCGGCGTCTGCTCGATCAAGGTCGGCTCGTCCTCCGAGGTCGAGCTGAAGGAGATCAAGGCCCGCATGGAAGATGCCCTGCACGCGACGCGGGCGGCCATCGACTCGGGCATGGTCCCTGGCGGCGGCGCCGCCCTCGTCAAGGCGGCCCATCGGGTGAGCACCGTCCTCAATGACGAGGAGGTCGACGCGGCGTTCGACACGCCCAACAACGCCGAGGAGTGGGCGGGCTTCCGTCTCGTGCTCAAGGCGTGCGAGGAGCCCTTCCGCCGCATCCTCCAGAACGGTGGCGTCAACGCCGAGAGGTACATCGAGCGGGTCCAGGAGGGCGAAGACATGGAGGGCTACGACGCCCGGGCGCTCGAAATGGCCGACCTTCGGGAGCGTGGCGTGCTCGATCCCCTCCAGGTCGTTCGGGCCGCGGTCACCAACGCCGTCTCCCTGAGCAGCACCCTGCTCACTACCGAGGCCGCCATCATCAAGCCGAAGAAGGACGTGGGCGAGGACGCTCACGTCTGAGCCCGAGCGGGTACCTCCCGAGGCCGGCCTCTCCCTGAAGGGAGGGCGCCGGCCTCTCCTTTTTTGTCCCACACGCCCTTACCGTGAGAGGCTTGCGGGCATGAGCGATTTCCAGCACGGTCTCGGGGCGGGCATCTTCGTCGGAGTGTTCATGACGTGCGCGATCGTGCTGCTCTTCTCGTAAAGCTGTTATGCCCCGGCTAGAGCGTGGACGAACGCTTGCGCTCTCGCCGGGGACTCCGGCTCGAACGGCTGACGGCCGAGGATCTGCCGGAGCTTGCTCGGGCGATCGTCGGGGTCGTGCGGAAGACCGTGACGATCTCGACGGGCCAGGAGAAGGACCGCGCCTTCGTGCGGCTCACGGGCCCTGGGGTGAACGCGATCGTTCGGGGCGAGGACTGGCAGCAGATCCTCCCCTACTTCCTCGACGGGACGCTCGACCCGATTCGGGTACCCGTCTCCCCGGTGTATTCCCTAGACCCCTTCTTTCAGAACGAGGTCGCCCTCGTCCCGATCCGCGACCAGGACCTCTATAGGCGAACGCTCGCGGTACTCTCCGGCCTCTTCACCACCTCATTTCCTAGGAGCAACCTATGAGCGTCGATCCCAAGGGCCTCCAGCCCGGCCTCTCTCAGCCCGAGCCCGCCAAGCCGAAGACCATCGCGATGCGATGCAAGATGGAGGGGTGCGACTCGCGCGAGGTGGTCGAGGTTCTGCCGTCGAAGACCCCCACTGGTGCCTCTCACCAGCGCATCTACCAGTGCGTCGAGTGCCACAACTCGTGGTCCGTCGAGGTCGGCGGCTTCTTCCCGTTCTGATCCACCTCGGGGGCTTTCCGGCGTGTCCGACACGATCTTGATGCTGTGCCTGAAGTGCGCCGGTCACCTCATCCCGAGCGGGCAAGAGGTGTATCGACTGGTATGCGACAAGTGCGGTCAGAACTACTTCGTCCGGCTGACGATCGAACCGGTGCCCCCGAAGGCTCCGCTCGCCCTGCCGGACAAGCCCCGTGCTGAGTGAGGTCCAGTGCCAAGACGAGGCCGTTGCGATTCTGCGACGGGTCATCGAGGGCAAGTACGTCTCGCCTCTGCTCCTTGTCGGGGAGGAGGGCACGGGCCGACGCTTCGCGGTCTACGAGACGATCAAGGAGATGGTCGCCGCTGACCGTGGGGGGCCAAAGGCACCCGAGGTCGTGCAAATCGCTCGCGGAGTTCACCCGGATGTGCTCTACGTCACGGCTCCGAGCGAGAAGGAGATCGGCGTTGAGGCTGCGCGGGAGGTGGTCGACCGGGCGCAGCTCTACCCCACCGCCTCGCCCTACCGCTTCTTCATCGTAGACGGCGCCGACCGAATGACGGCCGCAGCAGCCAACGCTCTTCTGAAGACCTTGGAGGAGCCCCCGGCTCGGTCTCGCTTCTTTCTTCTCGCGGAACGATACGACAGGGTTCTCAATACGATTCGCTCGCGTTGCGGCCGGGTGCCCTTCCGTAAACTACCGACACCATTCATCATTTCCAGACTGAGTGCGGTCGAGCCCGACGGCGATAAAGCTCTTGTCTATGGGAGGATGGGTGAAGGTTCGATGGGACGCGCCACTCGTTACTGGGGCGCGAGCCGACTCACCCTCCGCGACCGTGTTCTAAGTGTATTGAAATACGGCGTCGAGGGAGACGTGTCTTCTTCGTTCGCGACGATTGATGAGATCGTTCAAGACCTGCCGCTTGCCCTCCGGTTTCTTCGATTCCTCGCCCATGACCTTCTCGTCCTTCCCCTCGACCCTGATCGCGTGTTCAACCACGACATTCGTGGGGGTCTAGCCGAGATGCGTGCGCGATCTTCCGAGGCGACGTGGGCGAGGCTGTCCGGTGAGCTGAAGAAGCTCGAAGACCGGTACGATAGCTCGTACATCAACCTGTCTTTTCACGTCAAAACCGCGATCGTTACTGTCTTTTCGGGCGTCTTATCCGATGGCGTTTCGTTTCGCTGCCCCGGTCGTCGTGTCTTTTGGTGAGGAAGACTTCTTCCTTGACCGAGACGCGCGTGCCTTTCGAGAGCAGCCCGAGAGGGCTGTCATCGAGCTGGATGGGTCGGAGACGAGCGAGGCGGATCTGGTCGACGTGTGCTCGACGGTGACGATGGATGCTCGGCCTCGGGTCGTGGTCGTCGACAATGCCCAAGGGGTCAAGCCCGGATCGGTGCTGAAGGCGTACGTCGAGGGGCTCGACGCTCGCGACGTGTCGAAGGTCCTCGCTCTCGTTTTCCGATCGGGCAAGCTGCCCGCGTTCTGGACGAAGCTCGCGGGCAAGGCCCAGATCCGGGAGCACAAGAAGCTGAAGACGTTCGAGACGAACAACGAGGTCGTCAAATGGATCTCGGAGGAGGCCAAGAGCCTCCAGCTCGTCGTCGACTCGCGCATCGCTGCGATCCTCTTTCAGGTCGTCGGCGCGGACCTTTACCGACTGTCGAGTGAGCTGCGCAAGATCCGGCTTCTGCTCGACAAGGGCGGCACGGTCACGATCGACCACTTGCGTCTCGTGGTCTCGCCCACGGCTACGGCCGAGCCTTTTCAGGTGGCCGAGGCGGCGGCGAACAAGGACCCGAAGAGGGCCCTCGACGCCCTGTCGATGCTCTACAAGAACGGCGCTGACGACCCGACCGTCCCGGTCGCCTACTCGCTCATGCGCCAGGTCGAAAAGCTCATGGTTGCCTGCGCCCTTCTCAAGAAGGGTGCGAGCGACGACGAGATCGCCGCGAGGCTCGAAATGCACCCGTGGCGATGCCGTACGTTCTTCATCCCGATGGCCAAGAAGCACTCGGTAGCTTCCCTCGCCAACGTGATGCGGGAGCTATGCAAACTGGATGTGGAAATCAAAAGGACGGGGGCGTCGAAGCGCACCCTCCTGGAGCTGACCGTTCTCTCACTTGCCGCCCAGTGAAGGAGTTAGGCCGTCATGATGATCGTCACCCCCTCGCCGAAGAAGACGTTTCGGCTCTCGCGTTCGTTCCTCGACTCGTACTACCAGAAGGGGGACCCGTTCCGGTCGCTTCTCGCGCGATCGACGTACCTGACGAAGTACAGCCGAGACGGCGAAGCCTGGAGCGACACGATCCGGCGCGTCGTCGAGGCGAGCCTGTCGCTCGACCCCAATGCGACCGAGCAGGAGGGCGAGCTTCTCTACCACCTGTTCTGGACGGGCCAGGCGCTTCCTCCGGGACGAGGTCTGTGGACCGGCGGCGTCGAGGGCATCCCGGCCGATGCTCGCTACAACTGCTGGTACACAACCGTCTACTCGCCCGAGGACTGGTGCTGGACGGCCAACATGCTGATGCTCGGTGGCGGCGTGGGCGTCGGCCTCGGCCATGTCGGGGAGATGCCGTCGGTCTCGGCGGCTCCGTCGAGGTTCGCGGTCTGGTGTGCCGAGGGTCACCCGAACCTCGACGAGGTTCGGCCCGATCCGAAGTCGTTCCTGAACGGCCAGACGCCCGTTTACATCGTCCCTGACAGCCGAGAGGGCTGGGTCGAGGCCCTCCGTCGCGTCCTCGCGGCGGCGTGGGAGGGACGCGATCTCATCGTGGACGTGTCGCACGTCCGGCCTCGTGGCTTGCCCATCAAGACGTTCGGCGGCATCGCCTGCGGCCCCGGGCCCCTGACGAGCCTTCTTCGCAACGTGTGGGCCATCGTCCGAGGCGCGGGCGGCCGAAAGCTCACGTCGGTCGAGGCTCTCGACATCACCAACTTCATCGGCCTCTGCATCAAGGCGGGCAACGTGAGGCGAAGCGCCCTCATCGCCCTCGGCGACGCTGACGATCAGGACTTCCGGAGCGCCAAGAAGGACTTCGAGGCGGTCAAGAGCCACCGGCACACGAGCAACAACTCGATCGTGTTCCGATCCTGGAGCCAGATCCAGAACTTCGACTGGCGGGGCCTGGTCGACGACATCTTCTTCAACGGCTCGGGCGAGCCGGGGCTTCTGAACCTGCCGCTCGTCTGGAAGACCGACCCGGGTGCCAAGGGCGTCAACCCCTGCGGCGAGCAGGCCCTCCATGATCGGGAGGCGTGCAACCTCGCCGAGGTCTTCCCGGCCATGTTCGAGTCGCGCACCGACAAGAGCCTCGCCTTCAAGCTCGTCACCCGCTACTGCCTTCGTCAGCGGCTCACGCCCCTCATGGACCCGACGAGCCAGAAAGTGGGCGAGGCCAACATGCGCGTGGGCGTCGGCATCGGCGGCCTCTGCGACTTCGCCTGGACCGAAGACCAGCTCTCGGCCTGGTACCGGGACTGCCGTGAGGAGGCCACGGCCTACGCCGAGTCGCTCGGCGTCGCCTCGCCCATCACGGTCACCACCGTCAAGCCTTCGGGCACGATCTCGCTCCTCAACGGGAGCAGCCCTGGCATCCACGCCCCCTACGCCCCCTACTACCTGCGCCGGACCCGCATCGCCAAGAACGACCCGCTCGCCCTCTCGCTCATCGAGGCCGGCGTGCCGTTCGAGGACTGCATCTACGACAAGACCGGGCACACCTGGGTCTTCGCCTTCCCCACGAAGGCGCGGCACACCAACACCACCGTCCTCACCGAGACGATCCGTGAGCAGTTCGAGCGCCAGGCGGCCGTGCAGCGATCCTGGGCCGATAACGCCGTCTCGGCCACCCTCTCGGCTTCCGAGGACGAGCGCGAGGAGCTGATCAAGTGCTTTGCGGAATACGCCCCGCAGCTCAAGAGCACCTCGTGCCTGCCGAAGGCCCACGGCTACGCCCAGGCTCCCTACGAGGAGTGCTCGGCGGAGACGTTCCAGTCACTCTACGACCAGATCAACCACGACCACCCGCTCACGCGCGGTGGTGAGATGGAAGCGGACGAGTGCGCCGGGGGCGTCTGCCCGATTCGCTGAGGTTCTCCTTAGGCAAGGGGCCTTCTCCGGTGTCATAACCCGGGCGAGGGCCCCTTGCCGTTTAAGGTCCTCACGAGGTAGCCCATGCCCGCAGACCCAAAGAAGATCGAAGAACTCATCCGAGCGACCTACCTCGTCGAGGGTACGGTCGAGCAAGACCCGATGACCGACCGGTTCTACATCCGGACGCAGGATCAGGCCGGGCAGCCTGTCAACTTCGACCCCCAGCAGGCGCTCTCGACCTACAAGGGCCAAGAGGTGCGCCTGACCATCGCCTCGTTCGACACGCTCGCGGAGCTGGGGCGACTCACCGAAGAGGCCGAGGCCGAGGCGAAGAAGACGGCTTCCTGAGCGGGAAAGGCGACGGGTACCCACCGGTGGACACGCTACGCGGGCGCATTCGCAAGATCACGCACCGAACCGAGGACTACTACGTTCTCTCGCTCGAAACGTCGTCTACCTTCTACGGCAAGGGTATCACGGTCGTCGGCCACGCCTTCGGAGTTCGGCAGCTCGTCGAGGGGGCGCCCATCGAGTGCCTTGGCGAGTGGGTCAAGCACCCGAAGTACGGCCGGCAGTTCTCGATGCACGGTTGGCGACCGTGGGCCGAGGACACGGTGGGGGTCCGGATCTTTCTCCAGTCGTGTATGGGTCTGATGCCCCAGGTCACCGAGGCACTCGTTCAGGCGTTCGGGGCGAAGGTCTTTCAGGTCTTCGCCGACACGCCCGAGGAGATTGCCAAGGTCATTCGAGCCGCTGCGTCCGAGGACGTGTTCGTGGTGGGCCAGGAGAACATCGAGGCCCTTGTCACCGAGGTGTTGGGCCTCTGGAGCTTCGCCCAGACGAGCGCCGATCTGGCCGAGTTCTTCGGAGACCAGGAGGTCTCTTCGCAGCAGATGCGAGGCATCTTCCGGCTCTTCGGGGCGAAGGCGCGTGAGGTCATCGAGGCCAACCCTTACGAGCTGGTACGGGTCGACACCTTCTCGTTCCCCGAGGTCGACCTCTTCGCCCAGCGCTTCGGGGTCGATTCTTCCGACCCTCGCCGTTATGAGGGCGCGGTCTTCTGGGTCCTGCGTGAGTCGGCTCGCAACGGCCACCTGTGCGTCCGGCGCGGCGACCTCGTCTCGGTCCTGATGGAGCTGAGCTACGAGAACCGGGCCTTTCAGCACGAGCCCGGCCTCTCCGAGGGCCTGGCGGCGGCGGTCGAGCGGCTCTCGGCCCGAGGCTCGGTCGTCGTCGACCCGAACGTGGGTGTCTACACGCCCGAGAACTACGCTTTCGAGCGGGACTCAGCCCGACTCCTCGCCCAGTTCATCGGCCCTGTCGAGCTGAGCGTGGACCTGCCCCAGTTCCTCGCCGAGTACCAGGACCTCAACGGCATCACGCTCTCTCCCGAGCAGAGGGCGGCGGTAGAGCAGCTCGCCTCGAACCGGGTCAACGTTCTCACGGGCCTTCCCGGGACGGGCAAGACGACCGTGATCCGGACCTTCGTTCGGCTCTTCGAGCACGCGGGCATCTCGTTTGCCCTTGTCGCCCCGACCGGGATCGCCGCCAAACGCCTGGGGAACGTCACGGGCCATCCGGCGACGACCATCCACCGGATGTTCCGCTTCAACGGCATCGAGTGGCAGCACAACCGGGAGAACAAGTTCCCGATCGGTGCCCTCATCGTCGATGAGATGAGCATGGTCGATCAGGCGCTTCTCTTCTACATCCTCGAAGCCCTCGAACCGGATACCATGCTGGTCTTTGTCGGCGATGACGCCCAGCTCCCTTCGGTGGGCCCCGGCAACGTCCTCCGCGAGCTGATCCACTGTCCGGCCATCTCTTCGGTCCGCCTGACTCAGATTTTCCGGCAGAAGGAGACGAGCGATATCGTGCTCAACTCCCACCGCATCAACCGCGGCGAGGGGCTCGTCATGACCAAGGGGTCGCAGAGCGAGTTCCGCTTCGTTCCTCTCTCGGACGAGGCCGAGATCCAGCGGCTCATCGTGCAGATGGCCGTCAAGCTGAAGGAGCGGGACGCAAACTTCCAGGTCCTTTCATCGAAGTACGATGGGGACGTGGGGGTCAACGCCCTGAACGAGGCTCTCCGGGCCGCTCTGAATCCCCCTGCCCCTGGCAAGGCGGAGTTCTCTGCGGGTCTTTTCCAAGCCCGGGTTGGCGACCGGCTGATGGTCATCAAGAACGACCACGATCTGAAGGTCTTCAACGGTGATATGGGCAAGCTCGTCGGAGTCGATGGCGACACGCTCGTTGTCCGCATCCACGGTGCGGGCGAAGACGGCCTCGACATGCTCGTCAACATCCCCCGGGCCGAGGCCGCCTCGAAGCTCCGGCTTGCCTACGCGATCACCATCCACAAGGCGCAAGGCTCGGAGTTTGATACGGTCATCCTGCCGCTTGTCCGAAGCCAGGGGAGGATGCTCCAGCGCAACCTCTTCTACACGGCCGTGACGCGGGCCAGGTCGAAGTGCTGGTTGCTCGGCGATCAGATCGCTGTGCAGAAGGCCATCGCTAACGACAAGGTGATCTTGCGGGGTACGGCGTTCGGCCGATCCATCGTCGAGGCAGTAAAAAAGCTGAGCGATGGTGTAAAGGAAGGCCATGCAGACCCCCGAAGCCGAGTCCAAGGGCCCGCTCGCCGCAACCGAGGGCGCAAAGGCGACCCCGACGCCCCCGCCACCCCCGGCGGACCCCTGGGACCTCTTGAGTGAAGACCAGCGGGCACGGGGCCGGAAGATCCTGAACGAGATCAGCGTGCAGGGCATCACGTCTTCGTTCACGATCGAGGAGCGCCGGGCCGACTACTCGGGCAAGCGCTCGACGTTCTACTCGGCCACGATCGGGCGCAAGGGAGCCGAGGGATTCAGGCTCGATGAGCTGCCCTTCGTCCGCTCCTACCTCGCGCTGCATGTTGTCCGGGCCGGTTACGAGGACGCCTTCCGGCGCCGGGTCCTGCCTTTCGATGCGCTTTGCCGTCTCGAACGGGACCAGATCGTTGCTGCCTACGAAGAGAAACTGCGCGCCTGCGCCGCCAAGCTCGGCCCTCCGGCCGACCCCGAAGGGTGAAGACCACGATGGACGACCAGCGAGTCACGCATATCTACGCGGAGATCGAGAGCTACTCAATCGAGCTGGCCAAGGACCCTACGGTCCTTGGTCCGGCCTACCTGAACGAGGTGATCTCGCGCTGCCGTAACTACCTGAACCGAACAACGGCGTTCCTGCTCGAAATCGCTCGGGAGCGGCACGCCACCCAGACGGCTCTCGATGGGCAGGAGTCGTGCTTTGCCATCGAGCACGACGAGCTTCTCGCCGACGATGCGGGCGTCAAGTCGCTCCCCAACATCACCGACCGGGAGGCCAAGATCCGCGTTCTGCTCCGGGAGAGGGTGCGGGCCATCAGCGACCTGAAGGTGCAGCTCCGAACCCTCGACGCCATCGAGAAGGCCGTTCGGACGAGGCACTCGGAGCTGGTGCGGACCGACGGCCAGATCAAGACCCAGCGCTCGCTCATCCGGGACGAGATCGATACCAAGTCCTTCTACGGCGATGAGTCGAGTAGCTCCGCGGGTGCTCCGCGCCGAGGAGGTCCGCTCGGGCCTCGTTCGACCGAGTTCGATGACGAGGAGCTGGAGCGGCTCCTCAGCACCAAGCCCAAGGAAGAGACCCCTGCTCTCCCGGCTCCCACACCCCCGGTAGCCGAGACCGCTTCGGCCCCTGTGGTGGCCGAAGCTGAGGTCGAGCCCGAGGCCCCGGTACCCCCGCCCGTCTCGGCGGCGCAGTCGCTTGCCATGGCCCGGGAAGCTCTGGCTCAGAAGCCAGTTCCGGCTCCGGAGCCCGCGGTACCCTCTGCCGAACCTCCTTCGGAAGAGGACGAGTTCTCGCGCCTCATCGCCGAGGCGGAAGCTGCTGTGGCTACCGAGGGTACCGCTCCCTCGGAGCCCGAGCCGCCCCCTGCGCCGGCCACGGTACCCATTCCCGAGCCGGCGTCTGCGGCTCCGACTTCGGCCCCCGTCGCGGGGGAGGCCGAGGCGATCCAGCAGTTTCTCGACGACGCCCCGAGCGACCCGCCCGTGACGGCTGTGTCGAAGGGCAAGAAGGGTCGTGGCCCCGCGAAGGCTCCGCCGAAGGCCACCACCCCGGACATTATCGTTCCGATCACCCCTTCACCGTTTTCTGACGATGATTTGAGCGATCTGCTCAAGAATCTGTAAACCTCGTTATGGCAAGGGACCCCCTGCTGGTGTATAGTCAACAGCAGCTCCGTTCCCGTGACCCGTGAGGCTGACCCTAGGTCCTTCTCACCTGTCCAGGGGGCGGGTCCCCTGCATCCCCAACCTGGCTCCCGGCTCTACCCTGCAACCCGTATCCGGGGGCTGTTTCTGATGGAGACACGTACGCACCATGAGCAACGGCAACGACTACGATTTCGATAGCGACAGCGACATTGGCCTCGGCGGAGACGACAAGGGCCGAATCCGAACCAACCAGGTCGACTGGTACAAGGGCGAGAAGGGCCGAACCGACCGCGTCGCGCTCGTCTACTTCAACCCGATCGTCGTCAACCAGGTCAAGAAGCTCGCGAAGGCGAAGCCCGGCCTGACCGAGGACCAGAAGCGAGAGGCGGCCTCGAAGATCCTGGCCAACCTCGCCCAGAAGGTCGGCAAGTCGGTCGACCAGCTCGAACCGGCCGACACGCTCGACCTCACCGAGGCGCGCTTCCGCGTCGCCGAGGCGGCGTTCAAGCAGGGCCTCGGCTTCGTGCAGTTCCCGAAGCGAGATGGCCTGACGCAGGAAGAGCTGAAGGTCTGGTCGAAGGTCGGTGACCCCCGGACGTACGTGACGACGCTCCTGCTGGTCTACCCGACCGACAGCGACGGCGAGGTCGACATGGACCGGCTGGCCAAGGGCGGCTGGAAGCTCAAGCCCTGGCGCTTCAGCCCCGAGAAGTACGACAAGATTTTCAAGATCAACAAGGGTCTGGCCGAGGCCGGCTCGTCGGTCACGATGTACGATCTGTTCCTCTCCTGCAAGGAGACGCAGTACCAGCAGATCGACATCACCCAGGCCGGCCCGGCGATCTGGATGCGTCACGACGCGCTGAAGCGCCCCATCCTGAACAAGGCGTCGGACCTCTACTCGAAGATCAACCCCTTCCGGGTCATGACCACCGACGAGCTGCGCGAGAAGCTCGGCATGTCCGCTCCGGCCGTCTCGATGGGCGGCATGGGCGGCGACCTGTCGACCGACGACGTGTCGTCCTTCCTGAAGGACGTGTTACCAGCAGCCCCCGGGGTGGTGCCGTAAGGGAGCCTCTTATCGGGGGCCCCCTTGCAGCATGATCACCCTGGGAATGGACCCGTCGATCACGGGTTTCGGCTGGTGCGTACACGACTCGAACGCGACGGGCATGGCCCGGGTCATCGCGAAGGGGTGCTTTAGCACCTCTCCGGACGAGGTTTTCGTGACGCGATACATGTCGCTTCGCGAGAGCGTCGGTGGCCTGCTGGACAAGCACCCGGAGATCGAGGCGGTGGGCGTGGAGTCTCCTCCGTTCGGGGAAACCTGGTCGGAGGGGCTCTACGGCCTCTACCTCTACGTTGCGGAGGCGATCTACCTTCGTCGAAAAGACGTTGTGTACTTCGACCCTACGACGTTGAAGATGCTGGCGAAAATCGATCCTGACGCCCGCAGGGGCAAGATGTTCAAGATCGATATGGTGAATGCCGCCAAGGCGGACACCGACCTGAAGAGTCGCTGGAATCACAACGAGGCCGACGCCTACTTGCTCGCCAAGTTCGCCGCACGTTTCTGGGCGTTTTACAACGGGACGATCACCGAAGACCAGCTCACGCCCTCCGAGTACCACGCATTCGCCCGAACCCACACCTTCAAGAAAGGTGAAAAGGCCGGTCAAACGGTCAAGTTCGGGGCGGTCTACAAAGAAGACCGCCGGTTTTTCCGCTTCTCGCAGATACCCCCTCGGAGCAAGACATGAGCAAGGAAGCAACCGCGAAGAAGGCCCCCGCGAAGGGCCAGATCGTCAACCCGCTGGCGGTGAGCAAGGACCTCATCCGACAGACGGTGCAGGCCATCCACAAGGCCACCAACCAGAAGCCGCTCGGGGCGATGGACGGCCCCCACCCCCACCTGCCGTCGGGCTCGACGGTCATCGACACGCTCATCGGCGGCACGCCTCTGCCGAACAACGCGGGCTTCAAGTGCCCTGGCCTGCCCTGCGGCCGAATCGTCGAGGTCTACGGCGCCGAGTCGAGCGGCAAGACGACCGCGATGCTCAAGGCCATCAGCGCCGTCCAGGCCGCGGGCGGGGCAGCCATGTTCCTCGACTACGAGAACGCGCTCGACCATGGCTATGCCAAGTCGATCGGCGTCTCGTTCGACGAGGACAAGCTGCTCTACTACACGCCCAACACCCTCGAAGAGGGCTTCAAGATGCTCTACATCGCGATCCGAACGGGCATCCCGCTCGTGGTCGTGGACTCGGTGGCCGCCATGGTGCCGAAGGACGAGCTGGAGAAGAACCTCGACGACCCGGCCCGCATCGGCGCCCTCGCCAGGGCCATGTCGAGCATCCTGCCGAAGATGGTTCAGTGGCTCAAATCGAGCCGAACCTGCGTGGCGTTCATCAACCAGACCCGCTCGCTCATCTCGAAGAGCAGCCACGGCGGCGAGGACGACAACACCTCGGGCGGCAAGGCCCTGAAGTTCTACTGCTCGCTGCGCATGAAGCTCACGCGCATCCGATCGGACTTCGTCGAGATCAAAGACCCGATCACGATGAAGAAGAAGCGCCAGCCCTACGGCAACCTCGTCCAGGTGAAGATCGTCAAGGACAAGATGGATGCCCGTCAGGGCGCCACGGGCGAGGTCTTCATCCGGTACGGCTACGGCATCGACGAGTACATGACCCTCATCGAAGCCGGCGTGGCCCGAAAGGCCATCAAGAAGGAGGGTGCCTACTACGCTTTCGGGGGTGAGCGGCACCAGGGCAAGGAACGCTTCCGCAAGTACCTGATGACCAACCCGAAGGCGTTCGAGGGCATCCGAGAGAAGGTGATGGCCGCCATCCTCGCTTCGGCCCCCGAGCCCCTCACCGGCGAGGACGAGATCGAGGACTCGGACATCGTTTCGGACGCGAACAGCGCCATCGGCTCGGACGACGACGTGTTCGACGCCGAGGGCGAGGAGGCGATCGAAGAGTCGATCGTCGATGACGCCGAGGCCGCTGTCGGTGGCGCGGAGTTAACCCGGCCATGTCCGTCGAGGTCGAAGTCCAGAACTTCCAGTCGATCGAGAAGCAGTCGATCTGCGTCCAGGGTTTTACGGCGCTGGTCGGCAAGAGCAACATCGGCAAGAGCGCATTCGTGAGGGCCCTCAAAAGCGCTCTCACGAACCCGCTCGGGACCGACTTCGTCCGGCATGGAGCCTCGTGCGTGCGCCGGACGAAGGGGGCGAAGAGCTGCAAGTGCTTTGCCCAGGTCCATGTGAAGATGCCGGGCTTCGACCTTCTCTGGAAGAAGGGCGACGCGGTCAACTGCTACGTCTTCAACGGGCAGACCTACGACAAGCCCGAGCGGGGGATTCCGGAGTTCCTCTCCCGTTCGGGCTTTTCGCCGGTTCGCATCGGTGACGAAGCCGGGATGATCCAGGTCGCCGACCAGTTCTTCCCGATCTTCCTCCTGAACAAGCCCGCCACGGCCGTGGCCGAGAGCATCTCGGACGTGTCGCGCCTCAACGTCATCAACGAGGCGATGAAACGGGCCGAGAAGGACCGGCGTGAGGTCGCCTCGACCCGCAAGGTGCGAGAGAAGGACCTCGCCGACCTCGCCGAGAAGGCCGCCGTCTACGACGACCTCGACCGGGACGTGGCGAAGGTCGAGACGGTGGCCGCTCGCCTGGGGGAGCTGGAGACCCTGAACGGCCGGGTCGTCGCCATGACCCGTTTTCACGAGCGGCTCTTGCTCGTGGCCCAGACCATCCGGCGGCTGATGCAGGTCGAGAGGATCTTCGTGCCGAGCTTCGAGGCGCTCTCGGCGGCCCAGGCCAAGTTTCAGGCCGTGCAGGATCTCTCGGTCCGGTTTCAGCAGCGCTACGCAGCCTACCAGGCGATCGTCTGGGTCGAGAAGCTCGCTGTGCAAGTGCCCGAGCCGGAGCCGATGATCGAGAAGCGGGCACTTCTCCGGAGGCTCGATCGGTGGGTCGACCAGCTCCGAGGCTACCGCGTGGCGTTCGAGAAGCTCGAAGCGGCTTCGGCGGCGACCCCTCCGGACTTCGCCCCCCTGCTCGCGGCGACCAAGAAGGCGAAGGACCTTGCCCGCTTGGCCCCGCGGGTTGCTCAGCTCGAAAAGATCGTCACCCGTATCGAGGCCGAGATCGCCACCGTCGAGGCCGAAGAGAAGGCCATCCTGGCGGAGCTGGACGCCCTCGGCGCCTGCCCCACCTGCGCCCGTCCCTACGCCGAGAAGCACGCCCATGAGTAGGCTCGCCTTCGTCTTCCGCACCGACTGCCACGCCGCCGACAAGAGCCCCGCTTCCTGGAAGGGGGACTACCCGGCCGAGGTCTTCGAGAGCTTGCGGCAGGTCGGGGAGCTGGCCCGGGTGCATGAGGCGAACGCCGTGCTCGACGGGGGCGACTTCTTCCACAAAAAGGCTCCGTCGCAGAACTCCCACGGCCTCATCGTGCAGACAGCGCTCATCCACCGCGCCTACCCTTGCAAGACCTTCTCGGTCGAGGGCAACCACGACATGTCCGCGAACAACCTCGCGACCATGGACCGGCAGCCGCTCGGGGTCTTGCACAAGAGCGGCATCTTCCAGCCGCTCCGGGAGGAGGTCTTCCGCGACGGAAAAGATCAAGTGCGGGTGGTGGGCGTGCCCTACAGTCCTTTCCGGACGCTGGAAGAGCTTCGGGCCATCCGAAAGAAGTCCGGCGACACGCACCTCCTCTGCGTCGTTCACGCTCTCGCGGGCCTGGAGCCCCCAGGATTGGTGGAGGACTTCTTCAACGAGCCGGTCTTCCGCTACAGCGATCTCGTGGCGCCCGACGGCCCGGACGTGTGGATGTTCGGTCACTGGCACAAGGACCAGGGGATCGAGGTCGTAGGGGGCAAGACATTCGTGAACCAGGGGGCCCTCTCCCGCGGCGCCCTCGTTCGAGAGAACCTGACCCGCATCCCCAAGGCGGGCCTCATCGTCGTCGATGGGGGTAAGCTCACGGTCAGCTCTCTTCCTCTCGTGGTGGCTCCGGCCGAGGACGTGTTCGACCTCGAACGCAAGGAACGCCAGGAGGCCGAGCGCGAGGACATCGACCAGTTCATCCAGAAGCTTGTCGAGGACGCCGACTTCGACCCCGAGAAGAGCATCCGAGACAACATCGCCTCTCTCGCTTTCGCGGACGAGGTGCGCGCCAAAGCGCTATACTACCTCGAACTCGCGGAGGCCGGTTGATGCCGTACCTGTCTTTCTCTGCTTACAAGCTGTTCAACTCCTGCCCGAAGGCGTACTGGCACCGGTACATCGACAAGACCACTCCGCCGAAGCCGGACAACTGCGTCAACTCGCTCTACGGCTCGACCATCGGCACGGTCTTCGAGGTCTTCTACCGCGACAAGGTCTGGACGCGGCGCGACTACGAGCCGTACCTCCAGAGCATCGTCGAAGAGACGTTCGATTCGGTCGTGCGGGGGCAGCGAGGGTCAATCGTCGACTGGGACGACGAGAAGGCGAACTATCACAGCCGAGCCGACCTCATCAAGGACGTGCGCGAGGGCATCCCCCGGGGCCTCCAGGTCATCCGGCAAAACCGCTTCATCGGCCAGGAGGCCGAGGCGGAGATGAAGCTCGACACCGACTTCGGCCCCTACCGCATCGGCGGAAGGGCCGACTTCGTCATCCGGCGCGTCCAGCCCCACGGAGACCTGGTCATCCTCGACGGCAAGGGCTCGAAATGGCGAGACAAGTACGTCGAGCCCACGCAGCTCAAGTGGTACGCCATGCTCTACCGGGCCCGCTTCGGCGTCGTGCCTGACGGCCTCGGGTTCGTCTTCTGGCGCTTCGAGGGGGAGCAGGCCGTGCAGTGGATCTCGTTTACCTCGGCCGATCTCGATGTTCTGCACCACGAGATCATCGACACCATGAAGCGGATCGAGACCGGGACGAACCGTATCGCCTCTCTTGCTATGATGCCCCAGTCCGCCTTCGAGGCTCGGGAGGAATACTTCCCCGCCGCTCCCTCTTTCGGCTGCAACCTCTGTAGCTACCTTCCGCTCTGCGAAGAGGGCCTGAAGAAGTACGGGCCCAAGGTGCGAACGGAGAACCCCTGGCGAAAACCCAAGGTCGTTCTGCCCGGCGACGGTGTACGGGAGCTGAGTCTCGGTGAGGAGTGACCCCATGGCGAAGAGCATCGAAGAGCTGAGCGCGTACATCGACGGTCTGCAACGACGGCACGAGTCGGTCATCAAGAAGAAGGCCGAGCTGGGTGGTGAGCTGAAGGCGAAGAAGGAAGAGCTGGGTGTGCTCATCCGGGAGATCACCACCGCCGGCTACAGCCCGAAGACCCTCGTGGAGGACAGGAACAAGGCGCAGGCCGACCTGGAGGCGCTCGCCGCGGAGTTCGAGAAGGGCCTCGTCGAGGCCGAGCAGTCCATCCAGAGCTACGACAAGCGCTGAGCCTTGCTCGGCAAGGAACCCACGAAATGAAATTCTCCTGCATCACGGCCGATCTCATCGCGGCCCTGGACGCCGTTTCGATCGTCACCCCCCGCGCTCTGACGGCCTCGGGCGGGACGGGCTACCTCTTCGTCCTTCGCAAGAACGACGACGGGCACGTCTGCTACGTCTACTCGCGCGACAACTTCTGCGTGGCCCGGGCGAGCTTTCCGGTGACCGACGCCGAGGGCGAGGGTCCGTTCGTCTACCCGTCGCAGTTCGTCGATGCCTTCCGGTACCTCGGCGATACCTGTACTCTCGAAGCGACGAGCGACGGGGACAAGCACACGGTCAAGTACGAGTCGAACAACGGGGCTTCGAGCGAGAAGGCGACGCTCGACCCCACCTTGCTCTCGACCTGCGACCGGGACCTCGAAACGACCAAGGACGAGAGCGAGTTCTCGGCCGGCGCTCTCCGGGAGGCCCTCTCGCTCGCCCGGCCCTTCGCGGCCAAGCCGAACGACACCCGGACCGAGGAGCAGTTCAAGGCCATCCTGCTCTTCGACAGCTCGAAGCCCGATTGGGCCAAGGGCGAGGGCGTCTTCTTCGCCTCGAACGGCATCCAGGCGTTCTACCTCTACTCCGACCTCTTCAAGGGCAGGAGCTTCGAGGTCCACGGCCAGCACCTCGGTCCGCTGACGGGCCTGCTCGCCAAGAGCGAGGGCGCGGTCACGGTCAAGCGGGGCGACAGCTTCACTTTCCTCGTCAACAGCAAGGGCCACGTCTTCGGCTGGCCGAGGCACGCGAAGAGCCACGGCAAGTTCAGCTACTACGCCCTGAAGACCGACCAGTACGTCTTCTCGGTCGCCAAGGCTGATCTGCTCGCGGCCCTCAAGTACACGCGCGTCGAGCTGGACTCGAAGAAGGACAAGATCAAGCTCCTGCTCGACATCGACACCAAGCGCCTCCAGTTCGGCGTCTCGGAGGGGTCGTCGAAGGCGCTGAGCTTCCCGGTCACCTTCGCCAAGGTCGAGAAGATGGGCGAGCGTAGCCTCGCGCTCAACGTCAACATCGACCACCTGATCTCGCTCATCGAGGGCGTCCGCATCCCCGAGGTCGAACTTCGGATCGCCCTCATCAAGCCCGAGGGGGCGACGAAGGAGGTGGCGATGTTCCGCACGATCGAGGAGTATCGCGTCACCGCCGATGGCAAGATCACGACCGAGGGCGAGAACTCATGGCCTATGAAGGTGACCCGCTTCGTCCCGTCGAAGGACTGAGCCCGGACTGGGCGGCTCGCGTTGCCCGCCTTCAGACCTCCTCGACCCGACTTCGGGCCGTTCGGGACGAGATCCGTTCCGAGTCGGAGCGAAAGCGCGAGGAGGTAGTCCGGCTCGAAGCCGAGCACGAGGTGCTCGTCAAGACGAACGAGCTGTACCGGGCTCTGCTCGACACGCTCATCCTCCAGCAGGTCAAGCGCATCGAGAAGCTCGTCTCTGAGGGCCTCCAAGCCATCTTCTACGATCAGGACCTCCGGTTCGAGATCGAGCTGGCTCACAAGTGGGGCAAGGTCGCGGCCGATCTCTACTTCTGCCAGGGCGATCCGGAGGCGGGCGGCGTGCGGGCTCCTCCTCTCGATGCCTTTGGCGGGGGGCCCTCGTCGGTCGCAAGTCTCATCCTTCGGGTGCTCACGCTGCTTCGGCTCCGTCGTCACCCTCTTCTTCTTCTCGACGAAACGCTCGCGGCGGTGTCTGATGACTACGTGGACCCCACGGGGCAGTTTCTCCAGAAGCTCGCGAAGACCAGCGGTATCGATCTCTTGCTCGTGACGCACAAGGCGGCGTTTCTCGACCACGCCGATAGGGCCTACGAGGGGGAGTCGGTGCCGCCGTCGACCGGAGAGACGAGGCCCCACTTGGTGCTCCGGAGACGGAGAGGATGAGGATGAGGACGCAGGCAGAGATCCGAAGGCAGGTGCAGGAGCTTCTCGTTCGAGAGCTGGGGCGGCGGCTTGCCCGGGTCGGGGAGCGTCTGCCTGAGCATTGCCGGCACAACCACCGGCAGCCGCTCGACAGCCGCAAGCTCGTCGATGGCGAGAAGAACCCGCACTACAACCGGGTCTCGCGTGGGGTCGATGGCGATGGCCGGGCGCTGCCTGTCCTTCAGACCATCGGCCTCTGTCGCCTCGATGACCCAGACAAGCACCTGACGATCTGCGAGGAGCCGATCGACGCCAAGCGCTGCCCCTTGTTCGACCCGAGCAAGACGCACGAACAGGTCTACGAGTCGTTCCTCGACCAGCTCCGCGAGCCGGTCTGGATGCAGGAGAACCTTCCCGAGGTCCATGCGCTTCTCTGGGTTCTCGGCGACCTCGGCACCCCTCCGATCCCCTGGTGGCGTCGGCTCCTGCTCCGTCTTCGTAAGGCCCCGCCCGAGCCCCTCGCGCCTCCCTTCGACCCCTCGAAGCTCCTGCCCCCTCCGTCGCATGGCTCTGTCGGTTCTTGAGCGATTGCTTGTTACCGAACGCTACCGACCTCGGGCGGCGGCGGGTTCGGGCTTCTCGGTACCCATTCTCCTCGAACGGGAGGTGGGCCCGGAGCACGAGCCGCTTCTGGTGACCAACAGTCGTGGCCTGTTCGTTCCGACCCGGCGGGCGGCTGAGGGGTTTGCCCGCTATGCGTTCTTTCCTTGTCCGCTCGACGAGGAAGACCAGCTTCTCGTTCGGCTGCACGCGGCCCTGTGGAGTGAGGGAGAGGCCGCGGGCTGGACGAACCGGGCTCCTACGCTTGATCGGGGCATGGCCGTCTTTCGAGGTCTCGCCTCGGCCCAGCCGAGCGCCGTCGTGGTCTCCCAGGATGCTGCTGCTCTCGAAGGCGAGCTGAGCGCCGAGGAGCTGGACAAGCTCCGGAAGCTTCGCGGCCACGTAGCCGAGATCCACGGCGTTCGGATCTACCTTGCCCCTCTGCCTGCTGGCTGTGCGATCGTCGCCGCCGCCCCGAAGGCCCTCGGTGTCTACACAAGGGTAGGGGACCACCTCGGTCTCCAGCTCTTGAATGTCCGCCGAACCTTGGTGGTGGTGAAGCCCGATGGTGTGGATCGATGACCTGGTAGCGGCTGCCCAGCAGGGGATCGACGACGAGGCCCGGGAGAAGCTTTGGAGCCGGGGCGTGGACGACCCCCAAATCGACCTCTTTCGTCTGGGGTACCTGGGGGAGTCTCTGCCGCCCATCGACTTCCCCGACCACTTCCTGAAGTGGTCGAAGGGGGGTGCGAGGCTTGTGGGATGTTTCCTGATCCCGCTGACAAACCCTCTCGGGCATATCCGCGGCCTCCAGCTCCGATCGGCCGACCGTTCGGTCTCTGGGTACAGCGATTATTTCCTGGAAGAGCCGCCACCCGAGCCGGTGCTATTCGGCCTTTCGCAGGCCATCCCGCACATGTGGGCGAAGGAGACTGTTCTTCTTGTAGAAGGCGGCTTTGACCTCTTCCCGATGCAGCGCATCGAACCCGCCACTGTGGCCACCCTCACCGCCAAGGTCTCCCCTCTCTTCGTCCGGTTCCTTCGCCGGTTCGTCAAGCACGTCGTGCTCGCTTACGATCGTGACAAGGGCGGCCGTACCGGCACCTCTCGGTTCATCGACAACTACGGCTCGGAGTTCGAGTCGGTCCGGACCGTCGAGTTCCCCGAGGTCCGGATGGTCGAGGGCAAGCTGGCGAAGGACCCGGCTGACTTCTGGGAGGCATGGGGCGACGAGCAGCTCGGGAGGTTCGTCCGGTGTACTACCAAGAACGCATCCCCAACGGAGTGAACCCAGATGGCCAAGAACTACTCTTCCGCCGAGACCGTGCAACAGCTCGCCGAGTCGCTGATCGCCCAGTACCACCCCGAGCTGGCCACGGCCCGCATCCTCTACCTCTTCATCGAGAAGGCCGGCAAGAAGGGCGGCAAGGTGATCGTGGGCACGGTCAAGGTCGCCGGTGAGCTGATCGAGTACCTCGGCAACGTCGACTTCGTGATGGAGATCGCGATGCCCGAGTGGAACGACGCCTCGCCCCAGACCCGAACCGCCCTCCTCGACCACCTGCTCGAACGATGCACGGGCGAGGAGAACCCCGAGGACCCGGGCGCGGCCATGAAGTGGAAGACCCGCGAGCCGGACGTTCACGAGTTCTCGACCATCCTCCAGCGCTACGGTGCCTGGAACGAGACCCTCCAGGCGTTCGTCGCCGTGGCGCAGTCGGTCGAGGAGACGTTCGAGCCTGTCGTGGAGCGCCGGGTGCGAGCCGAGTCCGGTGACGCTGCTGCCGCTCAGTTACCGCCCTCTCCACGCTTGACCAAGAACGGGTAGGCTTTCGTGTGGGACATCAAGTACCGCCCTCTGAAGTTCGCTGATGTACTCGGGCAGCCTGGGACGGTCCAGGTTCTCAAGGCCCGAGTGCGTAACGGGACGGTGCTCGACACGAACTACCTGTTCTCGGGCGGGGCTGGCCAGGGCAAGACGACACTCGGTCGTATCCTTGCCCGGGCCGCCCTCTGCCAGCAGCTCGACAAGGAAGCCTGCGAGCCCTGCAACGAGTGCGACAACTGCCGGGCGATCCTCGAAGACACCTCGCTCGCTTTCACCGAGAAAGACGCAGCGAGTCAAGGCACGGTCGAGAACATGCGGGGGCTCGTCGAGGACCTGCCCTTTGCGGTCTTCGGGGCCCCGAAGCGCATCTACCTCTTCGACGAGGCGCACCGGATGAGCAAGGACGCCCAGGACGTTCTGCTCAAGCCTCTCGAAGAGAAGCGCATGATCGGCATGTTCGCGACGACCGAGCCGGACAAGATCCGGGGCGCCATCCGATCGCGCTGCGACGACTTCGCCATCCGAAAGGTCCCCCGGGACGAGATCCTCGGCCGGATGAAGATGGTCCTTCAGGCCGAGGGGGTCGAGGGCGATGACGACGGCATCTGCGTGGTCATCGACTACTGCGGGGGTCACGTCCGCGACGTGTTGAACAAGCTGGAGATGATCGCCCAAGGGGGGAAGATCACCGTCGAGAGCGCGCGGGCCCATCTGAACCTGTCGCTCGTCACCGTCTACTACCAAATCCTTCTCGGCCTCTCGCGGGACCGGAAGGAGGCGATTGGCCTCATCGACCAGGCGTGTGATCGGGTGGGGCCTGAGGAGGTGGCGGCCGGCCTCGCCGAGGCGGCCATGAACTCCTTCCGCCTTGCCCAGAACATGGTGGCCGACTTTGCGTCGGCCGACCCGCTTCTCGGCCGGCAGGTCTATGAAACGTACAAGGACGGTTGCATCCGTCTGGCCAAGTTTTTTCTTGGCTCCCGCTACACCTCTCCTGTCTCGCTCGTGTGCGATGCCTTGACACTGAGCCAGAATCTAGGACAACAAGGGGGTATCCCTGACCCCATGGTGGCGGACACGGGAGTCCCTATCCTTGTGCCGGTCGCCTCTCGGGCGACGGCCTCCGAGCAACCGGCGGTGGCCCCCATGACCACGGCTTCCCCTTCATTGCCCCAAGCCCCGAAGGCGCCCCCGCCTGCGGCTTTGCCTCCGGCGACGGCCAAGCCTCGCTCTCCGGTCGGTAACACGATCAGCAACAATTTCGTTCCTGAGGTCCCGGGGGAGTACGAGCCCCGCAAGGAGCGGGCGGCCGAGCCGAAGAAGGTGGCGGCGGCCGAGGTTCCGAAGAGGCCGAGCCCCGACGACGATGTGGTTACCCCCTCCGAGTGGAAGAGCGCCTTTGCCACGCTCATGGGGAACCGGTGAGCGCTCCTCGGGTGGAGTGGGTGGTCTTGGAGCTGAGTTCGAGGGGGGAGGGGGAAGACCCCGAGCCTCTGCGAGCGGCGCTCGAACGATCTCTGAAGGGGGTCGAGTTCTTCGTCCCTGTCTCGGTCTCGACCGTGGGGGAGAGTCGGGTCATTCACTGGCTGGTGGACGGCTACGTGTTCGCCAAGCGGACGGTGCCGGACTCGTCGTTCTTCCGGTTGGAGAACACTCGCTACATCAACTCCATCCTTACCTCGGTCGAGCCCCGAGGGGGCCGGCCGCAGCGGGTCATTGCCCCCGTGCCCGACGCGGACATCGAGAAGATGCGCCGACAGATCCGGGTCGAGACCCAGCAGGGGATCGAGGTGGGGGACGAGGTCGAGGTCACCTCCGGGCCCTACCGTGGCATCAAGGGGCGCATCATCGAAGAGGTGGCCGAGCAGAACACGGTGCAGGTCTACATCCAGCTCCGATCGAAGAAGGCGATCGTGACCCTGCCCCGGTCGTTTCTGAAGTTCGTGGCCAAGGACACGACCGAGCTGCCGGTCTTCTCGCCCTTCGCCACCAAGATCGCCCGGGTGCGGGAGTGGGCCCGACTCGTTCGGCCCGTGCTCTCCTGGGCTCCTCGGGACCTCAGCCCGCTTCGGGCTGGGCTCGCCAAGGTCACGCGCCTCGATGGGTGGGTCAAGTCTCTTGCCCGGGTCTATGGCTTCGTCCAGGCATTTCAGCGGCCCCTCGACCCGGCTCCTCTTCGGGTTCAGTTGGAGCATGTTGCGAAGCTTGCTCGGTGGCAGGAGAAGGCGGCCGAGCTGACGCGGGCCTACCGTCTCTCGCACTACAACCCTTCGACCGAGGCGCTCGAAAAGAAGCTTCTCGAAGTGCAGTGGCTCAACGACACCGTGGCCCGAGCCGAACGGCTGACGGCCGAGGTCGAGGCGATCGAGCGGCAGCTCCTCGCCTCCAAGATGAAAAGGAAACCCCCCGTGACCGAGAACGTGATTGTCGATGGCCACCAGCTCGCCTTTCGGATTGTCGAGGCCCTGAACTCTGCTCCCGGGGGCAGCAAGCTGATGGACGGGCAGGGCCGCCCGACGGGTCTCTACAACGGCTTTCTTCGGAGTCTCGGGGCTCTTCGGACGCGCTTTCCCGGCGCGAAGCTCTACGTTTCGTGGGACGGGTCGTCGCAGCGGAGGCGGGCTCTCTGTGAGAGCTACAAGGCCAACCGGCCGAGCCGGGAGGTGCCCCAGCTTCCGGAGCTGTGGGACATTCTGTCGGCGGTGGGCGTGTGGCAGGTTCACAACCCCGAGGAAGAGACCGACGACCTCATCGCTTGTCTGGTCCGGGGTCCCCTTCAGGGACAGCGCAACGTCATCGTGTCGACCGATCGTGACTTCCTCCAGTTGGTCACCCCGACCGACATCCTTCTTTGCCCCAAGGTCGGCAAGGGGGAGGAGAAGATTTACGACCCCGACAAGGTTACGGAAGAGTACGGCGTGGCCCCCTCGGCCATGGTTTATCTCCGGGCGCTCCGGGGCGACAGCTCCGACAATCTGCCCGGCGTCCCGAGGGTTCCGACCGACGTTTTGGCCTCGCTCGTCCGGGCGCATGGGACGGTGGAGGCCATTTTTGCCTCGAATCTGGCCGGCTTGACCCCCAACCAGTACGGCAAGGTGCGAGCGGCCGAGGCCCAGGTCCGGCTCAATGTTCTGTTGATGACCCTTCGATACGATCTGTCTTACCGGACCATGGATGCGACCCCGGACCTGGAGAAGGCAGCCTCCCTGCTCACGGGGTACGGTATCCAGGCCGAGCCCGTCTTGAAGCCGTTTTTCGAGACGAGCAAGGGCTTCCGCAAGACCTCGTGACCTCACGGGAGGGTAGTATGGCCGGCGGCTACGTTATCTCTGTTGACCCGTCTGAAATCGCAAGCCGTTTCTCCTCGAAGTCTCCTGGGGAGGAGCCGATGTTCGACGAGGACGGTCCGGTAGCGTCGGCCAGTGCCGATACCGACTCACCTCTCGCATCTCTGAACTACGAGACCCAGATCAAGCCCCTGCTCGACCGCATCCCCGAGCGAGAGGCCGACCTCATCCACCTCTACTACATCGAGCGCAAGCGCCAGGCCGACATTGCCGAAATCTTCGGCGTCACCCAGGCGGCCATCAGCTACCGGCTCGATCGAGGGCTCCAGCGCATCCGGTTTCTCCTGTCGATCCCGCAGATCGACGAGGACGACATGCGCCGCGACCTGCCGAAGGTCCCCTTCAAGGAAATCGACGTGAACATCCTCGTCGGCATGTGGGAGACCACCTGCCAGAGCGAGGTGGCCAAGCGACTCGATCTGACCCAGGGCCGCGTCCGTCACCGATTCTTCGGCGCCGTCAAGGTGCTCGAAAAGCGATCGGCCGAGGACGAGACCTTCGTGCCCTACCACAAGGTCTTCTCGGCGATTGCCGGCAAGAAGTTCAACATCCTCCGCGAAGTTCGCTTGCCCCAGTGGGCCAACCGCGGCGGGGACGGCTGCTTTTGACAGGCTGACGCCCGCGTTCTTCCTCCCGATCTGAGCCTCGCGGCGCATGAGAAAGGCGGCCCCTTCGGGGGTCGCCTTTCGTGCTTTCTGGGGCCTGAGCTTCCTTTTATCAGGGCTTTCTGAGGAGGAAGATCCGTGCCCCTAGCCTCGAACCTTCGCTATCACGACTACGAGTTCGAGATTTCCACGTCCGCCGGCAGGTGGCGCTGGAAGACTCGTCTCGACGTGACGCTGGCGAACCCTTCGTATTCGGTTCGTGACCTCGTCACGCCGTACGGGCTTCTGCGGGACTCGATCCCGATCCCGGGTGCGGTGGTGGCGGCGATGGCCCAGTCGATCACCGAGCTTCAGGCCAGCTTCCCCCCTACGATCCTCGCCGACCCTCTGTCGCTTGCGTTCACGGTCGACCAGGGCCGAGGGGTCTCGGACCCGCAGTCGGTCACGCTGACCAACACCGGGGTCTATGGATCGCTTCTCGGCGCGACGATCGCCTCTTCGGACGACTATCTCGCGGTCAGTCCGGCGCTCGTGGGCAACCTTTCGATCGACGAGTCGGGTACCTTCGACGCCACGATCGACTCGACCGACCTGGTCTCGGGCAGCAGCCCCTACGCGGCGACCATCACCCTCACCGACGCGACGGCGACCAACAGCCCGGTCACGATCCCGGTCACGGTCACGGTCCGCCCGAAGGCCACGATCTCGGCGAGCCCTGCGGCCCTTTCGTTTACCGCCGTCAAGCCGGTGAGCGGCACCTTCTCTCCGATTGCCTCGCAGACGTTCACGCTGACCAACGTAGGCCCGTCGGGCTCGGTCCTGGCCTACACGATCGAGAAGCTCACGGGTCTTTCTCCCTGGCTCTCGGACCCTTCGCCGGCCTTCGGAACGCTCGCTTCGGGGGGCAGCGCCACCATCACCGTCGTCGTCGCTCCTGGGCCCACCACGGCCATCGGGACCTACAAAGAGACGCTTCGGATCTCTGGCTATTCGACCAACAGCTACGTGGACGTGGAAGTCCAGCTCGACATCACCTGAAGGACCCCCATGAGCAAGCGTTTTTCTCTCGACTTCACGCCCCTCGGAAAGGGCGAGTTTCAGGCGGGCCACGACTCGGTACAGCGCCACGTCGCAGCGTCCAAGTCGGCGTCCGACTTCGATCTCGGCGGGGTCGAGGTCACCGGCTCGTCGGGCATCGATGCTCTCTTCACCCGGGACCCGCAGATGGTCACGCCGACCCGCAAGCGGGCCAAGGTGGCCTCGCTTGCCGACCTCTCGGGTTTCACGCGCCTCTCGGCCGACAGCCTGATTCACAAGTCGACTCGCGACCTCTGGGCGATTCGTCGCGAGGAAGACGGGTCGCTCGCGATCGAGCGCGTTTTCGATGACAACGGCAGCCCCCTGAAGGGCTGAAAGGGACGGTGCCTGTGAGCGCTCAATCGAAAACCAAGATCGTCCTCGCCGCTGCGCCGCCGCCTCCTCCGCCGGTTGACGGGGAGGGTCTGCCCGCCGTTCGCGGCGAGGAGTCCGGTAAGCGGAACATCCCGAAGGACCATCCGTTCGATCCGAAGGCGCTCAAGCCCCTGGCCCGGATGCTCTTTTCGATGAGCGTCTCGCTCGGCCACGCGCTCACGGCCTACAAGGAGTTCACGAAGCTCAAGTCCGTTTCGATCTCGCCTGACGGCATGATCGGGGGCCGGGGCTACGTGATGAAGGTCAAGGACGTACGCAGCAACATCCAGCAGGCGTGCGAGCTGATCTCGGCCGTGTCGGACACGATCTTCGACGAGATCAACGCCCCGCACTGGAAGCCCCAGCTTGCCGACCTCGGGGAGAACGACGCCGAGGATGTGACCGAGTTTCTCGAAGAGTCGAAGAAGATCCTCGACGACCCGGAAGGTTACGGCGAAAAAGAGGTCGAAGAGATCGAAGAGAAGAACGACGGCAAGGACGGCAAGCCGGCGACGCCCAACGACAAGCCAAACAAGCACGAGCGGTTCGACAAGCCTGAGGGCAGCAAGGTGCCCGGCGCCGGAGACCCTGACGTGCAGTTCCGGGGGGACCCGACGGGCAAGGAGAACGGTAAGCGGACCAAGGAAGCCTCGATCGAGGACAGCCCCGCCCACCGTCTCGTTCTCGCCTTCAAGCTCGCCAACTCTTCGCTCCCCGTCAGCACTCTGCCCGGTGGGCCTCGTGTCGAGCACCTTGGTCCGGGCGAAGAGGTCCTGCCCTGGGGCGACGGTGAGAATGTGCTCGACACTCGCTACAGCTTCGAGGCGTGGGGTGAGTCAGCCGTGCCTGATGCGAACAGCGAGCCGACCGAGACCGACGCCAACGACTTCGGCCTCGGCTACGGGGCTGACGGCAGCGGCATCAAGGTCCCCCGGACCTGGGGCCCGTCTGCCGAGCTGCCCGATGACCCCGGCGGCTCCGGCTCGGGCGGCACCGAGTACGTCGAGCAGACCCACAAGAACGTGTTCGCTTCGGCCCCGTGGGGTGACGAGCCGGCGCTCGACGCCGAGGGGTCGTCCGGCCTTCCGAATGACGGCGATGAGCCCGTCGCGAGGAGCGACTACTACCCGGGCGACAAGGGCAACCAGTTCAACGTGAGCGTTCGGGCCGATGCGGGCTGGGGTGTCGACTCCGAGTCCGAGCTGCCTGGCAACGCCGTAGCGCCGTACGACTTCGACGCGGACGAGACGCCGAACGGTGGGGAAGTCTCTGAGAAACAAGAGATTCCTTATATGAAATGGGATTGGACCACCCACCAGTACCGCGGCGACGGTCAAGTGTATTCCTACGACAGGACGCGAAACAATGGCTGACCTCGGCGATATCGGCGCTCTCTTCAAGGCAGGTTCGGTCCCCGACCTCGACTGGCTCGAAGTGACCGAGAAGGACTACAAGGACCTCGAAAAGGTCCCCGAGCAGAACCTCGATGTGATCCCGGGCCTCGAAAAGGCGTGGGCGGAGGGATCGGCTGCGGCCGGCATCGTTCCGAACAAAGGTTCGCTCACGATGTACGACGTGGGCAAGGGCAAGAAGAAGGCGTCGAGCGAGACGATCGAGTCGGTCCGCCGGGTCGCTCGCTTTGCGCTCATGAAGTCGGAGGACCCGGCCCGCTTCCGTCACGAGCTGACTTCCCGTTTCGATCGGGAGACGCTCGCCGAGGCCCGCCCGGTGCTTGCTTCGGTCCTGGCCGAGCGCGGCCTCATCGGTCGGTTCTACGTCGAGGCCAACGACTTCTCGGGTTGCTCGAACGGGGCCAAGCCCGTCTCGGACTTCGTCCGGCGCTACGCCTCCGAGGCTCCCTACGTCGTGGCCAAGTCCGCCTGCGGCGGCTGCATCCACAACGCGGGCAACACCTGCGCGGTCTTCCACAAGCAGATCGTCGTCCAGGTGCCCTACACCGAGGAGCTGGCCAAGCGGGTCGAGCAGAAGCAGGCGTCGAAGGGCAAGCTCATCTCGGCCTCGTCGCTCGTGCCCCGGGAGCGCATCCGGAACGCTTACCTCGCCGAGTCGGTGAAGATCGCCGGCCCTGCCGAGGCGCCGAAGCCGGTCGTCGACCCGCTCCGCTTCATGACCCCGACCCAGGCGACGCCGAAGGTCCACCTGCCCATGATCGCCTCGCAGCAGAAGGCGCTCTTGGAGCAGTCGATGGCCGTGAGCTTCGACCCGGCGACGGGCAAGACGGCGGCGGCCAAGGTGGCCTTCGACAAGAAGGCCCACGACGTGTCGCGGCTGCTTCGTCGGGAGATGCTCCGGGGCCGGAGCGAGCGTGAGCTGGTCGAGGCCCTGAAGCTGTCCTTCTCGGCCGAGGACCTCCGCGAGACCCGTGGCGCCTGGGAGCCCATCTTCAAGGAAGCGGGCTTTTATGGCACGCTCTACTCGACGCAGGACTCGTTCGACGACTGCTCCGCGGGCGTCGACTACCTCGCCAAGCACAACCCTTCGATCCGAGCGGTCGTGGCCGGCGAGAAGTGCCAGGGCTGCTTCTACAACAAGATGGGCCGCTGCCTGGCCTACGGAAAGAAGCTCGTGGCCTCAGCCGAAGAGGTCATGACCGACGAGACGCTCGCGGCGGTCGTCCGGGAGCACAAGCTCGCCGGCCGGCTTGGCAGTGGGGCCGAGAAGGCTGTCTGGGGCGAGAGCCCCCGCGAGGCCCTGAAGAACGTCTACCGCGTGGCCTCGACGACCGGGGAGACTCCCCGGTCGACGCAGCGCACGGTCATCGAGCGGGCTTTCAGCGGCTCGTCTTCGCAGCATGTGACCGCTGGCCTCACCCGCCGCGAGATCGTGAAGACGGCTTCGCGCTTCCTGAACGAGGGCCTCTACGGCGCCGACCTCATGGCGGCTCTGAAAAAGCGCTTCGACCCCCGCGACATTCTCGCGGCCAAGGACGAGCTTCGGCCGGTTCTCGCCGAGCAGGGCCTCCAGGGCATCTACTATGTCGACCCGTCGATCTACGGCGACTACGGCAAGGGTTGCGACGAGGCCGGAAGGCTTCACCGCTCGCGCCTCGTCGCCTACGTGAAGAAGGGCTCGGCCTGTGACTCGTGCGTCCTCCAGACGCGCCTGGGCTACTGCTCGAAGCTGAACAAGAACCTGGTTTACGAGCCCCCCTACGAGAACAAGGCCGCTCAGCAGCGGGAGATCCTCGCTTCGGGCAAGAGCACCGAGACCCGCTACGAGGACCTGGTCAACAACGGGCGCACGATGCTCGCCGAGTTCGGCATGGCCTCTGAGATGGCCGTCGACCTCGACCCGGTTCGTGACGCGGGACCCTCGCTCGAAGTCGATCTCGGCATCGGCAAGGTGAAGCTCTGATGCGCGACGACGTGATGAGCCTTCGCGTGGCGGCGCTCTTCCTTGCCAACCAGCCCCCTGGGGCCCGGTCCAAAGCGAGGAAGATGACCACGCCGATCAACCCCCCGAGGGGCATCGACCGCTCGATCGTGCGCGAGAACGGTGAGGCGGTGGCGGCGGTCGACGAGGCGGTGGACCCACACAGCCGGGACATCACCCCCAAAGACGTTTTCAACCCGACGCCCAACAACACGAGCGTCCTCAACCTGGCTCAGACCGGCAAGGACCTCTCGAAGGCCCTCGATAAGCAGGTCCCGAAGGACAAGGGCCACGATTCGGTCTCGAACCTTAGCCAGTACCTCATCCGGACGGAGGGCGGCGGCAGCGGAAGCCCCGCCGGCAAGAAATGAGCGAAGTGAAGAAGCCCATGGCAAACCCCAATGAGGACGACGGGATCTTGAACATCCTGCCTGTCCACGACGCGCCGAACACCGGCCACGACAAGCTGAAGGTGAAGCGCAGCCGGGGCCGCCCTCGCAAGGTCGAGCGTATGCCGACCACGAGCGACCTCGAATACAACGCCCTCATGGCCGAGGAGCGCAAGAAGTACATCGCTGCCGACCCCATCGTGCAAACGATCGGTCGCAAGGGCGATCCGTTCGAGGTCCTGCACCAGATCAAGTCGGGGGTCGCCCAGGAGGCGGCTTCGCTCAACTTCGAGCGCCTGGAGCACGAGAAGCGTGGGCGGGACACCTCGATGATCTCGTCGCGTCGTATCGACGCTCTCAAGAAGATCGCCGAGATCGAGCTGAAGCTCCGCGAGCTGGATGCCGACAGCATCAACTTCGCGAGTGAGCGGTTTCAGAGGGTCTTCGCCCTCTGGATCGAGACCATGCGTGCCGTGGCCACCGAGGTCATGCCCGCTGCCATGGTCGATATGTTCATGAACAAGCTGGCGACCGCGATGGAGGACTGGGAGGAGAGGGCGGCTGCCGCGATCGTGTCGGGAACTCCGAAGTTAGGTCCCCATGTCCAAAGACAAGCCCAAGTCGGGCGGGCTCGCGAGTCTGATCCGAAACGGAAGTCAGCTCGCGAAAGACGCGGCCGAGGCGACGGCGGGCAAGGGAAACCTCGTCGCCACCAAGGCCGACGGAAGCTCGGGCCGCATCTTCGATATCCTGAGCTTCATCGAGGCCCCCTGGGGCCTTCAGATGCGGCTCTGGCCCGTGCAGCGTTTCATCGTCAAGCTCTACTACAACCTGCCGCTCGACAACAAGGAGCGGAGCATCGTCGTCACCGACATGTTTCGCCAGCGGGAGCTGTACCGGCTGACGGAGGTAGAGTACCTCCAATACCTCTACAACGAGGGCCGGTGCTCGATCAAAGAGCAGACCAACCTTCGTCGAAACCTCCTGCTCAGCATCGGCCGACGTTCGGGCAAGACGACCATCTCGGCGGCGTTCGCGAGCTACGAGCTGTACCGGCTCATCTCGCTCGGTAATCCGCAGGCGTACTACGGTATCCCGAACGGCAACCGCATTCAGATCATCTCGATCGCGACTGGTAAGGACCAGGCCGCGCTTCTCTTCAACGAGGTGACGGGGCACATCGCCAAGTGCGAGTGGTTCAAGTCGTACATCGTCAACAACACGGCCGGCGGCGTCCTCTTCCGAACGCCCTACGACCTTCAGAAGTACGGCCCGGTCACCCGACACCAGGACGGCAAGTTCACGTCGAGTAACGGCAAGGCGTCGCTTCGGTTGACGTTCAAGGCCGCGATCTCGAACAGCCTCCGCGGCGCCGGTAACATCATGATCATCCTGGACGAGATGGCCCACTTCCAGGCGGAGGGCCGTTCGAGCGCCAAGGATATCTACGACTCGATCGTGCCGAGTACGATGGCCTTCAGCCCGAAGGACCCGAACGACTCGACCAAGGCCATCGGGCCGGTCGAGGCCCGGATCATCGGCATCAGCTCCCCGCTCACCAAGTCGGGCAAGTTCTACGACCTCTATCACTTCGCGATGAGCAACGCGGAGGGGTCGGACAACTGGATCGCCATCAAGGCCCCGACCTGGGAGGTGAACCCGACGGCTCCGGGGGAGTTCTTCCGCGAGAAGTACCACGAGGACCCGGCCATCTTCATGACCGAGTTCGGGGCCGAGTTCTCCGACCGCGTCCGCGGCTGGATCGAACGAGAGCGGGACCTCATCGAGTGCATCGAGCCCGAGCGGCGCCCGATCGTCTCCGGCGTCCCTCGCTCCCCGCACCAGATGGGGCTCGACGTGGGCTTGGTGGGCGACGGCACCACGATCGCGATCACCCACACCGAGGGTGACCGGATCGTGCTCGACTATCACGAGGGGTGGTACGCGGGCGTCCCCTGGCGAGAGGCCAACCCCCACCTGACCAACCCCGTCACCGACTACGCAAAGACCTTGGAGCACGTCGAGCGGCTCGACTTCGACGAGATCAGCAAGTGGATCTACGCCCTCTCGCGCAGGTTCTACTTGACCGACGGCCTCTTCGACCGATGGAACGGCATTCCCCTGGAGCAGGCCCTCCACAAGATCGGCCTCACCCAGTTCAAGAGCGAGTTCTTCTCGCGCGATGCCACGAGCCGGATGTATCAGACGGCCAAGCTCCTGATGTTCGACAAGCGCATCGTGCTCTACGACTGGCCGAAACCCCAGCTCGGAACGGGCAAGAAGTTCTCACCCCTCATCGAAGAGCTTCTCTCTCTCCAGGCGTCGCAGACCGCCCGCAACCAGATCGTCGTCGAAGCCCCCAAGATCGCCGGGGCCCACGACGACATGGCCGACGCTCTCATTCGCGCCATCTGGCTGTCGTACGAGCGGCTTCAGAACCAGAAGCACTCGGCCCGAGGTGGCACCCCCCGAAACCCCCAGGGCCCTCTCGGGGCCTCCTCCACGCAGCACTACCAGATCCGGAGGGCTCGCTCGCACGGGCTCTTTACGGATCGTGTTGTACCGAGGGGCTTTAGGCGATGAACCCCATGCGACCCGACCTCAGCGAACGAGTAGCCGCTCGGTACAAGGAGAAGAAGGTCTCCGACGAGGGCAACACGATCTACCTCTACAGCGAGCGTCAGGTTGCCCATCGCCATCGCCAGAAGGCCGAGCGGATCGAGAAGCTCAAGTCGAAGCTCTCGAAGCTCCGGACGCAGGTGAAGAAGGACCTCACGTCCGACGACAAGAAGACCCGCATGACGGCGCTCGCCGTGGCCCTTATCGACCACACTTACGAGCGAGTGGGCAACGACGAGTCGGCCGACGACGGGCACTACGGCGTCACCGGGTGGCAGAAAAACCACATTTCCTTCTCGGGGTCGAGTGCGACCATCAAGTACGTCGGCAAGGCCGGCGTCAAGCACGAGAAGAAGGTGACCGATGGGTCCATCCTGAAGGCCCTTCGTCAGGCTCATAAGGAGACGGAAGGCAAGGAAGCCTGTCTTTTCAAGTGCGAAGGGGCTACGGTCGGCGCCAAGGACGTGAATGCCTACCTCAAGGACTTCGACATCACAGCGAAGGACCTCCGGGGGCTTCACGCCAACCAGGAGATGCAGGACCGTCTGAAGGCGATCCGATCCAAGGGGGGCAAGCTCCCCGAGGAGAAGAAGGAGCGCGAGAAGGTCCTCAAGGCCGAGTTCAAGGAAGCGCTCGAAGGCGCGGCCGAGGCCGTGGGCCACGAGGCCGCCACGCTCCGTAGCCAGTACCTCGTCCCGGGCCTCGAAGAGGCGTATCTGCACGACGGCTCCATCATCAAGAAGTTCACCGAGCGAAAGAGCTTCGGCGACGACCTCCCGCCGCTCGTGTTCGCCAACCGGGTCATCCGTCAGCTCGTCGATCACATGCTCGGCGAGGACATGACCGTGAGCGACGAGGACTTCGGTACGATGCGCCTCACCTTCCGGCACATGGGCGGGACCTGGGAACGGGTCTGGGGCGGGGACATGGACGAGAACGAGCGGCTGAAGAACGTCGTCGTGGCTTGGGGTCAGATGCCCGGGCGCAAGCGGGAAGGAGGCGGGTCCCATGCCTGAGCAAGCTCGAACGCGAGACTGCGTCATCCTCGTCAAGGGCGACGCCTACCCCGTCACGATCGACGCCGCCATGGCCGCCGGGGGCTGGCGAGGCGGGCAGGCCGTGCAGTGGGCCGCCTCGGGGAAAGACGAGTTCGTCGTCACCTACTCGGATGGCCTCTACGCCGGCTTTCTGCTCTGGGGCTCGGACGAGTCGAGCGACCAGTTCACGGCCATGACCCGCAACCAGCCCGCCTACCGTTTTGCGACGGTGGGGGCCGGGGGCTGGATCATCATGACCACCTCGTTCGAGCAGTACACCTACGCTTCTCGGACAGGCGGCGGGCCGCTCGTGCCCATCACCTACAGCGCCAGCGACCGGCTTCTTTTCAGCCTTCGGGGCTACTGGACGAAGGAAGACGAGTGGTCGCTCTCGGGCGACCCCCGGGCCCCGAACGGCTACTACATCGGCTTCGTTTGCCAGGCCCCGTCGCCGACCAACTACCAGTACATGACCATCCAGGTGTCGATCTGATGGCCGACTTCAAGAAGAGCTTCCCCCGCGACCGAGACTGCTACGTCCTTTTCAAGGGCGACGCCTACACGGTCGCGGTCTCGGATACGATGAAGGCTGGCGGCTGGATGGGCGGGCAGGGCGTCCAGTGGACGGATTCTCCCCGGGACGAGTTCATCGTCACCTACTCCGATGGCCTCTACGGTGGGTTCATGCTCTGGGGGTCGAACGAGGTGCCCGACGGGCTCACCTCGATGACCGGCTCTCAGGCCACCTACGGCTACGGCGTCTTCTGCGCGGGTGGGTGGCTCATCGCGACCCGGGCCTTCGAGCGGTACACCTACGCTTCCCGGATCGGGGGCGGGGCGCTGGTCGAGAATACCTACCAGGTCGGGCAACGGCTGGTCTTCAGCCTTCGCGGCCTCTGGACGGTCGAGGACGAATGGACTCTCTCGTCCGACCCCCGCGGGTCGAACGGGTACTTCATCGGCAACATCGTCCAGGCCCCTACCGCGGACAACAACTACTACCTGACCCTCCAAACCTCGATCTGAGGCGCCATGTCCGAGATCATCCGAAGCCGCGACTGTATCGTCTTCTTCAAGGGCGACACCCAGACCGTGGCCGTGTCCCCCGCCCTGGTGGCTGGGGGCTGGTCGGGGGGCCAAGGCGTGCAGTGGGCCGACACGACGGCGGACGAGCGCATGGTGACCTACTCGAACGGGCTCTACGGGGGCTTTCTCGTGTGGGGATCGGATGAGGACGGCGACAAGCACACAGCCGTCACCCGCAACCAGACGGCCTACCGCTTCGCGACCATGTTCTCTGGGGGCTGTCTCATCTCGACCTCGACCTACGAGCGGTACACCTACGCTTCCCGGGTTGCCCACGCCGCCGACTCGAACCAGCCGCTCGTGCCAATCGTCTACGAGATCAACGCGATCCTCTACCTCTCTCGTCGGGGCCTTTGGACGAACGAGGACGAGATGACACCCGCTGGGGACCCCAATGCCCCGGCCTTTTTCACGGGCTTTGTCTCGCAGATCCCCAAGCCGACGAACAGGTATTTCTTGGGTATTCAGACCTCGATGTGAGGCTGGGCCTTGAAAATCCCTTTATTCGGTGCCCCTTATAGATGAAGAGCACCGAAAGTCTAAGCGTGGACGAGCTGGTGGCCGAGGCGAACCGCCTACGGGTCAGTCTATCCGAGACGGCCGAGCAGCTTCAGGGCATCTGTGACGTGCTCTCGACCAAGGTGCGTCGTCAGGGCTCGGGCGTTCTGCCGAGCGCCTACTCTTACCTGAACTTCGCGAACGCCGGTCGGCGTTTTGCCGGAGCTGTGGTCCAGGGGGTCCGTCGAACCGCTTCGTTCGACAGGATGCTGGCCACGGCGAAGGCGGACGAGGCCGAAGCCGAGGCACGCGAGGCGAAGAAGAAGGAAGAGTCGGACAAGCGAGAGCAGCGCAAACAAAAAGAGGAAGCGGCCCGACGGGCCGATGAGGAGCGCCGGGCCCGGCTCTTCGGCGATGGCGCCGACGGAGACACCGAGGAGGCTCTTATTGCCCTCTACGGTGAGGACTGATGCCGACCGATCGCTACACCAACGCCACCCAGCACGGCAGGGTGCTGGCCGGGACGCAAATCACCCGTCCCGCCCATGCTCCTTACGCCGCTCGTGGGTCGTGGAGCAACCTCACGCCGAAGGAGAAGGAGGCCCGTCGACAGAACAAGACGGCCTCGACCTTCAAGACAGCCGACTACGGTGGGGGTCTGGGCACGGTCTCTGGGGGCAACACCATGCTCTCGGGGACCTCGTCGTTCTTCTCCCCCCAGCTCTCGACCGACTTTCTGGAGCTGCCGCAAAGCCTCCGCGAAAAGCGCGAGATTTATCGGCACTTCTACAACACCGACCCCCTCGTGGGTCAGGCGATCGATCTGCACACCGAGCTGCCCTTGTCGAAGGTGCGTCTTTCGACGCCCAAGCCGAGGACGTGTCCTGAGGGCTTCAAGAGCGCCGACAACTACGGCAAGTACATCCTCTCGTTCTTCGAGAAGATGTGCAAGCGAACCAAGCTCTTTCAGCGGCTCATCACGGCGACGCATCACTACTGGCTCGATGGCAACGTCTTCATCTTCGCCGAGGACGGCGCGGTCGACGTGCCCGAGGACGTGACCCACGAGTTCCGGCGAAAGACGAGCGCTGTCCTCGACGAGGATGGGGTGCCAGGCGAGGTCGAAGAGGTCGAGGCGGCCGAGTACCCGGATGCCGAAGACCGGGAGCTGGCCTACTTCCAGAAGCACTACAAGGGCTGGGACCGACTCGTCATCATCCCGATCGACCAGGTGAAGCTGACGACGTTCAACTTCACCGACAAGGTCCGAGTCGAGATGATCCCGTCTGAGCGGGACCGGCAGCTCGTCAAGCAAGCTGCCGCGGGCGACGAGGTGGCTCAGGAGATGGTCTCCGAGATCCCGGGCGAGGTCCGGGATCTCATGGATGCCGGGCACCTCATCCCCCTCGGCACCGACCCGGACGAGGGTTCGTTCGTCTACCATCTCTCGGGCCGAAGGGGCGCGGGAGAGGAGCTGGGGGCGAGCATCCTCGATCGGTGCCTCCGGACGCTCTACTACCGTGAGAAACTCCGGCAGGCGCAGACCCAGATCGCCTCCAGGGCTATGACCCCGAAGCGTATCGTGTGGGGCGAGAACCTCGACGAAGGTGGCGTGGAAGACCTGCGTGAGCAGGTGGACCTGGCTCTCGTCGACCCCGACTACTCGATCGTCACCAACTACGAGGTCCACTGGGAGGAGATGGGCAGCCGCGACCGCCTTCTCGACCTCTCCAGCGAGTACGAGCAGACGGACAAGCAGCTCTTCGCGGGCCTCGGCGTCACCGAGTCGCTCCTGAACGGCGAGAGCACTTTCGCCGGGGACCGGGTCAAGCTCGAAGTCCTGAACACTCGCTACCTGCTCTTCCGGGAGACCCTGCAAGAGTATGTCGAGGAGTACCTCTTCAAGCCTGTGGCCCGTAGGAAGGGCTTCGTCGAGCTGGACGAGTGGGGCGAGGAAGTCGTTCTCTACCCGAAGCTCAGCTTCACCCGTCTTGCGCTCCGCGACAGCCAGGACACCTTCGACGCCCTCTTGAACCTCTACCAGAAGGGTTCGGTTTCGATCGACCTCATCCTGGAGATGTTCAACATCGACCCGATGGACACCCGCGAGAAGATCGAGCGGGACATGTTCACCGTCAACGACGCCCTCTTCAACGAGGTGGTTCGGGCGGTCTACGGCGAGGTCGGGCGTATGCTTGCCGAGAAGAGCAACATCGGTGAGAAGCTCGCCAAGTACCTCGGCCTGGAGATCAAGGAAGAGCCTCCGGCCGAGGAAGCCGGACGGTTTTAGTCTTTTACTTGCGCTGGTTCGTAGACCATGCGCGAGCACGAGGCCACGAAGAGCGAGAGCGAGAAGGAGGACGAGGAGGCCCGGCGCCTCGTCCGTCCTTTGCCGCACCAAAAGCCCCCGCGCCACGATCGGCGGCGCGAGCGCATGAACGTCGATCGGGACCCCGACATCGACGACGACCCGGACATTGCCCGCGACAAGGACAAGAGCCGCAACTACAAGGACGTAGGCGGATCGACCATGGCCGAGCGGGTTGCCAGCGCTTTTTTGGTCGAGTCCAAGCGGCGTAACAACCGAAATCGCAAGGTCCGGGTCAAGAACAAGGAGACCGGTAAGCAGACCGAGGTGATGCCCGAGACCCTCAAGGAGGATTCGGGCAAATACGAGGTCATTCAGACGGCCCCCAGTGCTAGCCCCGCCTCAGAGGCTCCCGCCAAGGACGCCCCAGCCCCCAAGGAGGAGAAGTCCGAGTCGAAGGCCCTAGAGCCCGACGATAGCGACGAGACCCCCGAAGAGCGGGCCAAGCTGGAGGAGTGGAAGCGCCAACACGCGGAGAAGGAGAAGAACCGCTCTCCCGAGGAGAAGGCGAAGCGGGAGGCCCGCCTCCAGTTCTTGCGGAGTGTCCAGGGTGCGTTGGAGGACCTGAAGGTTCCCCAGGATTCGCACGCTACCCTGCGGGGCCTTGTCGAGAAGGTCACAGAGGATGGTCTTACGGAGAAGGAGATCACCAAGCTCGTCGAGAATGGCGGGCGTCGACTCCTTCCTCCGGAACACTTCCATGCCCTTCTCGACAAGCTTCAGAAGAAGGGAGTCATTACCAAGGGCGAGGACGGCAAGTACGGTCGGCCCGAAGGGGGCTCTCCCCTCGCACAGGTGCCTCCCGAGGCCGAGCAGCTCTTCAAGGGGAAAGAGCCCGAGGAGAAGAAGCCGGAAGCTCCTGAGGAGAAGAAGCCGGAAGCTCCTGAGGAGAAGAAGCCGGAAGCTCCCGAGGAGAAGAAGCCGGAAGCTCCCGAGGAGAAGAAGCCGGAAGCTCCCGAGGAGAAGAAGCCGGAGGAGTCGGCTTCTCCCGAAGAAGGCAAGCCCGAGGACAAGAAGCCCGAGGACAAGAAGCCCGAAGGCCCGAAGGCGCCCCCGCGTCGTAAGGCGTCTCCGGCCGAGATCCGCCGAGCCCAGGTCATCCTCGCCAAGACCTTCCCACCCAAGGTGGCGATGAAGCTTCGGCACCTGCACCCGGACGACGTGGGGGCTGTGGTCGAGCAGTACCATCGGTTCAAGAGCGCCGGCCCGATCGCCCCCGAGGAGATGCAAGGGGAGCTGAAGGCGCTCACCAAGGCCGGTCGTTTCACAACTGACCCGGACAAGGTCTCGCCTCCTTCCTCGTGGAAGGTCAAGGGCAAGCGGGTTTCTTTCGAGGACCTGTCGCCCGAGGACCAGGCTGAGGCTTCGCTTCAACACCGCCTCCAGGTGGTCGCCTCTAACCTCGCCACGCGCGAGCGGGCGGTCTCGTCTCTCAAAAGCTCGGGGCTCCCGGGCTCGGCGGCGGCGCAGATCGTCGACCTCACGCTGCGGCACGAGAACGAAAAGATCGACAAGCGAGAGGGCAAGGACGCAAAGGCCGAGAAGGTTCGCGCCCAGAAGGTCAAGGCCCACGCCAAGAAGATCGAGGCGGCGAAGCCCAAGATCGAGGCGGCCAAGGCGGCTGCGGACAAGGCGAAGCCCAAGCTCGAAGAGGCCAAGAAGGCGTCGGACGAGGCGGAGAAGCTTCGCGGGGCCGCAGAGCAGGCCAAGGCGGAAGCCGAGAAGGCTAAGGCCGAGGCCGATAAGGCCCCCGAGGGGGACGCCAAGAAGAAGGCCCAGGAGAAGGCGGCCAAGGCCCAAGCAGCGGCCGAGAAGGCCCAGGCGTCTTCGGACAAGGCAGAAGAGAAGGCCGAGAGGGCTAAGGCCAAGGCCGAGGAAGCTCAGGCTGCGGTCGATAAGGTCCAGAAGGAAGCGGACCAGGCACAGGCCGAAGTCGACGAGGCCAAGGCTGCCGTCGACAAGGCTGACGAGGAAGCCAAGGCCCAGGCGGACAAGGCTCGTGACGAGGAGAAGGACGCCGCCGAGATCGAACAGGCTCACCACGATCGGGTGGCGGCGGCTTCCAAAGAGCAGTTCGTCGCGTCCGTCTCTTCGTCTTCTGAGCCGATGAGCGACGAGCAGCGTTCGACCGTTCTCGCCACGGTCAAGAAGCTCCCGAAGGACGCTCAAATGATCGCCATCGCTTCGGTGCAGGCGAGCGACTACCAGACCGTTTGGGCGAAGTACCTCAAGTCGGACCCGCGTGATCCGAACCATCTCAATGAGCACCAGTCGCCCGAGACCATCATCGCGCGGCTGAACAACGCCGAGGCCGATTTCAAGAGCCTGGCTCGAAACTACCCCCAGGTCGTTCGGGATGACCTGCCGGACGCTCGGAAGGTCTTTCGGGCCAGGGTGCTCGCGAAGCTCTCGCGGCTCGACCCCGAAAAGCACAGCGTCGTTCAGCGTCATTTCGATGAAAAAGATGCCGACGAGTACGACCACAAGGCCGAGAAGTGGGAGTCGCTCGCGAGCGATCATGCCCGTGAGACCAAGCAGTACGAGAAGCGATTGGCCGAGTGGCAGTCGAAGAAGGACGAGGGCGACGGATACCGGAAGCAGTTCGATGGGGAGCCCCCCGAGCCCCCGGCCCCTCTGCCTTCCAAACCCCTCATGCCAGAGAGGTACTTCGAGGTTCGCAAGCCTCGGAAGCACAGCGAAGAGGCGATCGAAGACTTTCAGGAGCGGCTTTCGGAGGGACGTAAACGCTCAAAGCGTGAACGGGCCAAACGCCTCGCCGAGAAGTACCGTCGCAAAGAAGCCGCCTCTTATTCTTCTTATGGCATCAAAATGACGATGCGTGTTCCCTCGTCTGCCAACGCCCCTGTGGTCGCCACGAGCGGTCCTGTGGCCTCGGGGCCGAGGAACATCCTCGCTTCGGCGAGGGGCTGGCTTACGTCGCCGGTCCTCGCCTCGCACCTCGAAGGTATGGCCCCCGATGCCCGCTACCGGGCGGCCCTTGACTTGGCAGTCCGGGCTAGCGGGCCGGTAGGCGACGACCAGTACAGCGCCCTGCTCGCGACCCTCGCGGGGGGCCAAGCGAAAGGGACGACGACGATGATCAAGGCTTCGACGAAGATTCGGCAGTTCGCGGCTCGTGTGGCTTCGGAGCACCCGGAGCTGGCTTTCGATCTGATGGCCCTCGCCGAGGAGCAGCAGGCGGAAGAGAAGCAGGCCGGCGAGCAGTCCGATCAGGGCCAGCAGCAGGCCGATCAGGGCCAGCAGAAGCAGGCTTCGGTCGACCTCTACACCGCCCTCCGTTCGGCTGTCGTGAAGACGGCCTCGGACAACCCCTCCCTACGCCCCGGCCTGATGCCCGTTCTTCGTCTTATCAAGGCGCAGGACAAGGCGAAGCCCTTACCCGGGGCCCCCCGCTTACCACCCCTTCAGACCAAGGACACCGGAACATGAGCGCTGTCAAGTTTTCCTCCGAGGACGCCAGCAAGATCCTCTCCCGCCTCGACACGATGGCCGAGACCATCAAGACGAAGTTCGCCTCGTGGGGCATGTCCCAGTCGGCGGCCAAGGACCTCGTGAACGGTCTCGACCGCATCGCCGACGAGATCGAGGTCGCCGCGTTCGGCCCCGAGTCGCTCCAGGCTCGTCAGGTCGAGGTTCTCAAGCAGGCGAAGGTCATCCAGAAGGACTCGGACGAGGGCTACATGGGCGCGTTCAGCAACCCCATGGAGCCGATCCAGACCGAGGGCGACGAGGGCTACATGAGCGCGTTCAAGGACGACCAGTCGAGCGCGGTCAGCGGCGGCAAGGCGTCGAACGGCCGTCCTCTCGCCCCCGGCCACTGATCGCTCGCTTCGTCTCTTTCGACCTCTGGCTTAGGGAAGGCGCGCTCTCGTGACCATCGACTACTGGAAGCTCTCCGACGAGTTCAAGGCCGGCGATTACGTCCAGAAGACGGTCAACGGCGATCTCTCGCCGTACATGGGCCGTGTCACGACGGTCCTTCGTGGGATCGGCTGCCTCGATGTGCAGTGGCCCTTCGGCTCCGAGCGCGTCCACCCTGACGAGGTCGTGAAGGTCAACAAGCAGTTCGCTCGGTTCCTGCCCCCGGTCCTTCTCGATCAGACCCTCAAGACGGTCGAGGTCGAGAAGGCCCGGAAGGCGAGTGAGTCGTGGCGGACGCGCGAGTTCTCTCCCTCCGTCTACGTCGATCTCGCCCGGCATTGGCACCGTCAAGCGAGCGAGGTCCTGGCGTACGACAACCTCTACCGTTCGCTTGCGCCGAACGTCAACGACGACGCCCTTCGCGACGAGGTGTCGAAGTTCTACCGCTTCGCTCGCAACGCCGGAGACCTGCGGATTCAGTCCCGCGCCGAGGCCGAAGGTTTTCACAACCGCGAGGCGGCCTACTGGTTCGCTCAGAACCGGACCTACCGCGCCACGGCCGAGGAGATCAAGTCCGGCAAGCCCTCGTGCCCCAAGTGCGCGAAGGTCATGCGCAAGACGACCTACAAGATGCAGAAGGGTGCAAAGGTCAAGCTCTTTGCCTGCCCGAAGTGCCTCTTTCTGCTCGACCCCGGCTCGATTCTGGGTCCCTCGGGTGAGGCGCACGAGTGGTTCTCTACGGCGGTCATGAAGCCCACCCCGGGCCCCGCCTCCACGCAGTTATCGGCGCTCTTCGCCGCAGAGGACTCATGGGTTTCTCCAAGTACGCCCGCGCTTCGATCGTTCAGCCTGCCATCAACCGAAATGGCTGGGACGAGATCCGTCAGCAGGCGAAGGCGCTTGGCCCGACGTTCGAGACCCGTACGGCGTCTCACGTTGTTTTGGAGGAGTACGACCCGAAGAAGTACCTCCTGTCGCACTGCTCGATCATCGCCTCGGTCGACACCGAGCAGGTCGCCCATCCTCTCGGCAAGCACCTGGTGGACGGCGTCCAGATCGACCGGAAGTACGCCGACTACTTCATCACGCCCGACACGATCAAGTACGTCAACAACAACAACGACGCTTGGGAGCGAAAGCTCCTGCTCGCCTGTTTCAAGACGTTCGTGGGCGGTGAGAACTACGTCGAGCACATTCAGATCCCCGAGCTGTCGAAGGGCAAGATCATCGACGCGGCGGCCCGCGATATCGGGGACTCGATCTACGTCGATATCCTCGTCGCGACCGAGAAGAAGCACAAGGCGCTCATCGACGCGATCTTGAAGGAAGAGATTTCGACGCTCTCGATGGGCGCTCAGGTCGCTTTCACGATCTGCACCAAGTGCGGCAACGTCGCCGAGGACGAGCTTCAGCTCTGTCGGCACATCAAATACCAGAAGGGCAACTACTTCCTCGACGAGATGGGTCGTCGGCGGAAGATCGCCGAGCTGTGTGGCCACATCACGGCCGAGCCGGGCAGCGTCAAGTTCATCGAGGCGAGCTGGGTTGCAAATCCCGCCTTCACGGGCGCGGTTCTTCGCAACGTCCTCGATCCGGCCACGGCCTCGGTTCCGCAGGGCACGACCCAGAAGCTTCAGGTGGCTCTCAAGCAGCCCGCTCGGACGGCCGACCCGAATGCACTTGCCAAGGCGGCGGCTCTCGCTCCTGTAGGCGTGGGTGCCAAGGCCGTGGTGGCCGATCACCTGCCCTACCTCTACGACGGAGAGCCCCTCTCTTATCTGCACGCCCCGCCCCCTCACTCGGCCCTTGGCAAGGCGTACGCGAAGAAGCAGGAGCGTCTTTCGCAGCTCAAGTCGGCCCAGGGTCAGCAGGGCATCGACGACTTTTCACAAGAGGACGCGGCTCCTGCCAAGGGCAAGGACGAGGACTCCTTGAACAAGACCGTGGACGACCTGCACAAGAAGGTCGTCGAGAAGGTCGTGGACAAGGTGAAGGAGGACCTCGACAAGGCCGAGGGCGATGACGTTCGCGAGGTGCTCGACGAAAACTCGTCGAACGAGTCGTTGATCAAATCGGCTCTCAAGTCCGCCTCGTGGCGCCGTACTGCGGCCTATGTTGCGAAGTCCGTCGGTGAGCCCCGTGTCGCTCGTAAGCTCTTCGCGGGCCTTGTCCTTTTCAAGGCCGGAGGGTGGAAGCGGGTCGCCTCTTCCAAATCTTTTTCGGGCAAGGAGATCCTTGCGGTCTCGCGCCTGCTCGACAGTTTTACACGAAAGTCTTCAATGGCCGGCCAGGCCCGGATTTACCGGACTGTTCTCGCCGTTGGGGGAGTCTCCCCTTATGCAAATGCAAGCGATTACCTCGCGGCTTGTCGCGACGTTATCGGCCGTGACCTGACGGAATCAGAGAAGGTCGAGCTGCTCTTCAAGGGTGAGCTTTACTCTCTGGGCCATTGAGGATCTGTTTATAGGTTCTTGTGAACCAGGAAGGTTTGCTGAACATGCGCGAGCGTACCACTTGGAACCGTACCGAAATCGCCAAGCAGGCGTCCATGCCGAAGCAGGCTGACCCGTACCTGATGAACCAGGACCACGTCAACAAGCAGCCGTCGCAGGACAAGTACAACAACGGCAACCCTTCGACCTGGGCCGAGGACGTTCACCCGTCCAAGGGCTCCTGGGAGGCCGAGTACAGCGGCGATCAGGTCAAGCGCAACGAGATCGGGATGCCCGAGATGCGCGGCGACACCTTCAACCACAGCGAGAAGACCGCCTCCGAGGACCTCCTCGTCAAGAAGGCGAACCTCTGCATCAAGATCGCTCGCCGCCTGCTCTCGAAGAAGGCTTCGGAGGAGACGGTCGAGGCTCAGGCGCTCTCGTTCATGGGCCTGCCCGACAGCGAGGTCATCTCGACCTATGCCCGCCTCGCCAACGAGGAGGAGCAGCAGGAGTCCGAGGAGAAGCAGGCCGGCCAGGACGAGCAGGGTCAGGGCCAGCAGGAGGAGAAGCAGGCCGGCCAGGACGAGCAGGGCCAGGGTCAGCAGGAGCAGAAGCAGGCCGACCAGCAGCAGGTCGCGCAGATGGACCAGCAGGCCCAGCAGCAGATGATGGCCCAGATGGTCCAGCAGGCCGTCCAGCAGGTCATGCAGCAGATGATGGCGGGTCAGGGTCAGCAGATGGTCCAGGCCAACCAGCAGCAGATGGCTCAGCAGAGCCAGCAGGCGCAGCAGCAGCAGATGGCTCAGCAGAGCCAGCAGGCCCAGCAGCAGGCTCAGGCCCAGCAGCAGATGGCGCAGCAGCAGGCCCAGGCCCAGCAGCAGCAGATGGCTCAGCAGGGCCAGCAGGCGCAGCAGCAGCAGATGGCCGACGACCAGCTCCTCGACCAGATGCTCGCCGACATGCCCGGTGACCCCGGCGCTCCGGCCGACATGGGCATCGACCTCGAAGCTCCCGCGATGGACACCGGCGACGAGATCCTCGACCCGGCCGCCGACGCGGATCTGATGCAGCTCTTCTCGAACGAGGAGTCGGAGCAGGCGGAGCAAGCCCAGCAGGCCCAGCAGGGCCAGGGCAAGCAGGCCCACGCCGTCCGCACGGCCTCGACTCGTACCGTCGGCACCCGTCCGACGGCCGGCGTCTCGCGCCTCGGCGGCGCCCCTCAGACGGCCGGTGGTTCGCAGGGCCGGGACCTCTCCGGCATCTGGAACTCGTCTCCCGACGTTCGCGACGTGTTCGGTCTCAAGTTACCGAACGGTCGACGGGTTCTCAGGGGCTCCCGCGAAAGGCCCCTGCCTAGATGCAAATGAAAATAGGAACTCAGGCTTTTTCCCCGCATCTAGGAGCAAGACAGAATGGCAAACGCCCTGCGCGGACAAAGCTCGGGTGACTTCAAGGAGACTTCGTCTCGGGTGCAGCTCTTCCACGTCGTTACGCGCAACTCGGTTGGCGCGCTCACGACGGATGCGTTCACCCAGGCGAATCCGCCGGTCATCACGGGCTCGTCCTACAAGTCCACCACCCTCTCGGGTATCACCAAGGTCGGCGTTCTCGGCGGCAGCGTCGCGTTCACCCGTCCCCAGGCTGGCAACAACCTGGTCGGTGGCCCCGTGGTCACGGCTGGTCCGACGTACCTGGCCGGTGTCCGGCCCCTCGGCATCTTCCTCAACGATGCCGTCGGCAACTCCTTCGAGAACACCCCCGGCGTCGCGTCGGGTCGCGGTCCGTACGTGTGCGGATCGGGCTCGTGTGTCGGCGTCAGCGTCTACGAGACGCAGAACCAGTCGTCCGGTGCCGTGCTCACGTACGCCGCTGGCGATCGGCTGTACGCTTCGGCGAACGGCCTCCTGACCAACCGCCTCGCCGACGCCTACGAGATGCTCGTCGCCGGTGCCGCGCAGGTCGATGTCACCGTGGTCGGTATCGTCAAGGCGATCCCGGACTCCACCAACCCCTGGCTCGTGCTGGACCTCCGCGTCTTAGCGCTTCCCCGCGGAAACGGAAAGGAAAGAACCAGCCATGAGCACGGTTTCCAACGAGATCAAGCAGGAGATCATCTCCAACTACATCAAGACCGCTGCTGGCCGAGCCAAGCTTGCGGCCTCGATGATCCAGCCGCTCCGGTCGCGCCGCGACTACACGGCCGTGGGACGAAAAACGTTTCAAGTCGAGAACTTGCCGGACGGGGCCTTGCCCATCTATGACAAGGACCCCGACGTGACGGCGTACGTGGTGGGCGAGGAGGGCGAGAACATCCTCGCGATCCAGAAGCCCCGCCGCGTGATCTTCCCGCTGTTCGAGATCGCGAGCAACCCCGAGATCCCGCTCACGCAGATCAAGGAGCGTCGCTTCGACCTCATCGAGCGCAGCCAGGACCTCGCGAAAGCGCAGATCCAGGCGGCGGAAGACGAGCGTGTCTTCGCGGTCCTCGACAGCATCGCCGTCTCGGGCTTCGACACCCTCGCGGGCCAGACGAACCCCGACATCAACGTGGTGGCTCCCATCTCGCCGAGCGTCCTCGCCGACGCCTTCGCCGAGATCGAGACCCACGACCTCCGCGTGGCGAGGATCTACATGAACGCGAAGGACTACGCCGACGTGCGTAAGTTCGGTCGCGACATCCTCGACATCGAGTCGCAGGCCGTGCTGCTCAAGACGGGCCTCCAGGCCACGCTCTGGGGCGCGCAGATCATCACGAGCCGCCTCGTCCCGGCCGGCTTCGTCTACATCTGTGCCGAGCCGGAGAACTTCGGTCGCTTCCCCGTGAGGACGGAGCTGACGGTCCTCTCGGCCGACGACCCGAAGGCGCGTACGATCGGGTTCTCGTGCTTCGAGAACATCGGCATCGGCGCGTTCAACCCGCGCGGCCTCACCCGCCTGCTCGTCACGCGCGTCTGATTCCTTCGGGAACCAGCCGGGCCTGACTCGTTAGCGAGCGCAGCCACAGAACGCCGCTCCCGTCAAGGGGGCGGCGTTCTGCTTTTAACCGTGTCCTCAGCGACCTACGGCAAGGGGTGCCAGAAAATCTCCGAGACCGTTTGCGCCCGGTCGCCCGGATCGATAGACTTTTTTTGCGCCTGGACTAGGGCAGGCTTCGATCCCCTCGGAAGAAAGCTCACCGGCACCTCGGTAGCGTTCGTCGAGCGGTGTCTTTACCTGCCGGGGCGCTAGGTGCCTCGTCCCCCCGCACGCAGATCGAACGAATAGAGGATAGAGATGACGAAGACCCAGCTCGTGGCTGCCATCGCCGAGAAGATGGAAGACAAGACGACCAAGACCCAGGTGAAGGCGTTCCTGGAGGCCCTCCGCGACACGGCGTCGAAGACCCTGTCGAAGGAAGGCGCTTTCGTGATCCCCGACGTGGTCAAGCTCGTGCTCGTGAAGACCCCGGCTCGTCCCGAGCGCATGGCGCGCAACCCGGCGACCGGCGCCCCGATCAAGGTGGCGGCGAAGCCGGCCGGCAAGAAGCTGAAGGCCCGCTTCGTGAAGCACCTGAAGGAGAAGGTCGGCCAGGTCGCTCCGAAGGCGCGCAAGTCGGCGGCGAAGTTAGCCGCTCCTCGCGGGCCGAGTAAGGGCCGGGATGGGTGCTCTCACAGAGCCTCTCCCGGCCCTGCCCTTTTCCATAATCCACTTGTCATACACCCCCTATAGAGGAGAAGAGACAAGATGGACGTAACTCAGATTCGATTTCGGGCCGGCGACTTCCAGAGCTTCATTGCCACCAAGACCTTCGCGCTCGGCAACACGGGCGTGTCCCTCTCGGAGGGGATGGACGTTCTGTTCGATGGCTCGTCGGTCGAGGTCGGAGGGATGCGCTACCCCTTCCCGCAGCTCAAGGCGGCGCTCAAGCTGGGGTGGATCGTGCCCGAGGCGGAGTACGATCCGGACGCCATGCCGGCGGCGGCCCCGATGGCCAACATCCAGGTTCGCCCGGCTGTCGCTCAGCCCGGCACGAACCCCATGCAGCCCCCGTCGAAGTCGACCATCACGACGACCGAGTCCGACGAGCGCGTGGTGATGAACCGCAAGGACCGTACGGCGACGGCGCAGCAGATCAACAAGACCGCTCGCCAGGCGGGCGGTGGACAGGCCCGCTCCTTCGGTCGAGGGGGTGAGGTCGAGGTGGGCGGCGCCGAGTTCGGCATCCCCCTTCAGCGCCCCCTGCGGACCCCGGCCAAGGCGGTCACCGAGGTCACGCACACGAGCGTCGGCCAGGCAATCCGAGAGGCCGACACGGTCAAGGTGCAGCCGGGCGAGGGCATCAGCGAAGAGGAGTATCTCGCTCGTCTGACTCCCGAGCAGCGAGAGGAGCGTCTCGCCGCCAAGGAAGCGAAGAGGGCCGAGATCGTCACGCGCCTCAACCCCAACTACAAGGGCCCGCCGGTCACACAGATCGGTCAGCCGGTGGCGCAGGTCCGGACCGCTTCATCGGGAGCGTCGGTTCGCCAGGGCTCCACGCCCGTCTTCGATGCCTCGGGTACCCAGGGGCCCGTGAGCCGTGGCGTCATCGAGGCCGAGGGCATCCGGTTCTCGACGACCAACGGCCCGAGTCCCGAAGGGCAGGGCGGCAAGATGATCTCGCTCGTTCCCGACCAAGCGTCGCAGCTTCCCGAGGGTGAGCCTGTCTCGCGCATCGAGAAGGACGGCACGGGCGACGCTCGCCGGCTCATCGCCAAGGCCATCTGCAAGGACTTCCCCGATGCCTACAGCTTCTCGGACCACTGGAAGCGTCGCATCGCGATGATCCGCCTGAACTACGAAGACCGGCCCGACGTGATCCGCGCCGTCTTCGCGGCCGAGAGCGACGACTTCAAGAAGCTCCTGCTCGACGAGTTCCCCGAGGTCTTCGCTTCGTTATCTCTCCCGGAGGCGACACGGCCCCAACCGCAGCCGCAGCGGACCTTTCCGTAGCGTGAGCGAGAGGGTCGTGTCGCCTCCGAGGCATTGTCTTCGACATGGGGCGTTGCGTGGCTGGCCGTTACTTCTCTTATCCCTTCGACCGATCGAACGGGAGAACGGCGAAGTGACCCAACCTAGCTCGAAGACGGCCGGCGGTATCACGGTCTACATCCAAGAAGAGCTGACCGACGCCCGACTTCGGTGCGAGCAGCTCAAGGGCTATGTGACCGATGCCGTCAAGATGGTGCAGGAGTCCGATAAGCGGGACCACTTCTTCGAGGTTGCTGGCAACCTGATCTACGGCATCCCCGAGGCGCTTTTCAAGCTCGATAAGGCGCTCTCGGCGACGGCTCTCGCGGTCTCTCGGCTCGACTACCAAGAACTGAAGCAGGACCTCAAGCCTGAGAAGGCCGATGAGCTGGAGCGGGTTCTGAACCAGGTCCGCATCCAGGTGCCGCAGCGCCGTTCGCAACCCCTCCTCCCGCACAAGGAAGCCTCCACCATGTACCGTATCGCCTCCACCTCGCACGTTGCCCCTGCTCTCCGTCGTATCGCCGAGTTCATCACGACGCAGCCCACGCCTCGGCAGGTCGAGGCCCGTGTCCGCCGGGTGCTGATGGCCATGAGCCAGACGGCCCAGGAGGCCGTGCAGGCGATGGGGGACATGCAGGCCGGGAGCCGTGAAGAGGTGATGGAGGGCTTCAAGAGCGCCAACCCCTCGCTCTCGAAGGAGCAGCTCGAAGAGATCGCCGACCACTGGGAAGAGAACAAGGACGTGGTCAAGGACAAGCAGGCGTCGTCGCCTCGTCGCTTCCCGGCCGCTCCTCCTGCTCACGTCCATGGCGCCATCCTTCGGACGGCGGCGGCCATCGAGGCGGGCCAGCTCTCGCCTTCGGCCGCCAAGCACCGTCTGCACCGGGTGCTGATGGCCATGAGCCAGACGGCTCAGGAGGCGATCAACGCCATGGGTCCTGTCGAGGCCGGGAGCCGTGAAGAGGTGATGGAGGGCTTCAAGTCCTCGAACCCGGCCCTCTCGAAGGAGCAGCTCGAAGAGATCGCGGACCACTGGGAGGAGAACAAGGATGTGGTCAAGGACAAGCAGGCCGCCCTGCCCCTGGAGAACGCCCGCTTCGTCCAGATGGTCGAGAACATGATCGAGAACGCCCAGGGGATGCTCAAGCAGGTCGAGCGCCTCGGGGGTATCGAGGCGGCTCTGACGCGCGGTCACGGTGCGACCCTCCAGGGTCAGCTTCGCGAGATCGACAGCGTTGTTCGTGTTCTCCAGCGCCGCCTCGGCTGATCTCCCTGACCATGGCCAACCGCAGCCGACAGGCCGCTCTGGTAAGCGGGCCGGTCCTCGGGGAGTCGAAGCTCCCCTCGGGCCCGCCTGCGGACCGGGGCGTGTCGCTCGACGACTCCATCCCGGGGCAGAATACGTTCGCCAAGCCGGAGGGGGAGTCGCGCGAGCCGAGTAAGGACGACGAGTCGATCTACCGCGTAGACGATGCCGACGACCTTACGAAGGAGCAGGGGCGCGGCGACGAGATCGATCACAGCCACGCTTCTCCTGCTTACAACGGTCTCGGGGATTCGGACGGGACCAGCAAGACGAAGTACCCCTACCGCGACGGCATTCCGAATCGACATAGCTCCGAGCAGGCCGAGTACGTCGCGGGGCTCTACCGCCTTCGCACGGCCCATGAGATGTTCGTCCCGGCCGTCTCCAGGGTCCGGGTCGCGGCCAAGGTCTCGGACATTCTCGATGGCCTGAGCCGCCAGGTGCAGCAGAAGGCCGCGAAGTGTACGGCCAAGCTCGCGAAGGTCGAGCCGAAGAACCTCCGCTGGACCGTGGCGGTCAACTGCGGCAACGGCGTGCGCGTGGTCCGGATCAAGGCCGTTCGCCCCTCGGCCAACGTCGTCAAGGTCGCGAAGATGGACCTGGTGGTCTCGTGCTCTTGTCCCGCCTGGCAATGGCTCGGCCCCGAGTACCACGCCAAGGGCAAGGGCTATCTCGAACGAGGCCCGGTGGGCACGGCGAGCACGCCCGACATTCGCGACCCGGAGCGGAAGAACCTCGTTTGCAAGCATGTCGCCGCCGCCCTGGCTGTCGCGAAGGGCTGGCAGGTCGACACCAAGAGGCCCGGCGAGAAGCAGGCGTCCGGCGCCTTGCCCGAAGACTTTTTCGACCCGTTATCACCCCCCACAAGGAATCGAATCCAGATGCCTACCTACGCGATCGAATGCCACGAGTGCGGCGCCGCCTACGACCAGCGGCTCTCCTACGCCCAGTACGACGAGGTCAAGACCCAGAAGGCCGAGCTGCCCTGCACCCAGTGCGGCAAGGCAGCTATCATCGCCTTCAAGCCGAGCCGAGTGGGCTTCGTCCTGAAGGAGGGTGAGTCGGGGGGCTGGGCCTCGAAGTCGATCAAGGAGAACGCCTACCGGGCCGAGCGAAGCAAGGTCATGGCGAAGCGGAACAAGGACCACGTCTTCAAGTCGAGCCTCCAGGCCAACTACGACGGCACGGAAACCGGCTCGTGGCGAGACGCGCAAGAGCTTGCCCGTAAGGAGAAGGGCGACCTCGCCGCAGCCACCTACGAACCCCTCGTCCAGAAGGAGAAGGCGAAACCCGCCTGATCATTGGGGTTTCGATTGCGTTTGTTCATGCGTTTTTTCTTCTATTGGACCGGGCTTTCGGAACCCTTCCTCTCTAGGAGCGTCGAATGCTGAGGCTTACTCACACGCAGGTCGCAACGGGCGGCCTTCTGATCAACGACATCGATGATGGTCTGCCCAACAAGACCGCGAAGCGAGGCGTCGGGGACCCCAAGACCTACCAGCGTGACGGCTACGCCAACGCGCCGAAGCAGCCCTGTTACGTCCCCCGGGCCAAGCTGACGGACGCGACGGTCGCCGGCTACATCGATCTCGTCGAGACCGACCGTGTTCTGCTCTCGCAGCAGAAGGGTACGATCGCGGGCTTCGTCAGGGCGGGCCTCCTCACGGTCACCTCGTTCGCATCGACGGTGCTCGCGGCCCCCGTGCTCACGTCGGCCACGCTCGACACCCCCGGCGCTGGCGACCTCACCATCGTGGGTACGGGCCTCACCTCGCTCGCCCCTGAGATCACCACGGTGATCCTCACTGGCGACATCGAGCTGACGCTCACCCAGGCGCAGATCGTGAGCGGCGGCGGTTCGGTCGGCGCAACCTCGATCGTCATCCCCGCGGCCCTCATCCCGGGCGCTGCGGCCACCACGACCTCGGCTCAGGTTCGCGCCGACGCCCAGCTCTCCGCGGTCTCCGCCCTCGTCTGATAGGGAACCCCGTGGCCGCCCCTGATCTTGCTCGGCTCGTTCGCGAGGAAGGTTCCACTTTCGAGCGACTTACGAACAAGTGGCGGCCCACGGATCTCTTTTTCGAGATCCAGACCCGAGAGCTGATCCAGGACATGGCACAGAGGTACAAGAAGCTAGTCGACGCCCAAGGGGAGCTGCAACAGCTCTCTCGGGCCGAGCTGCTTCTCGAACGTCTGCGGCGCATGAAGTTCGTCCTCCGGCGGGCTTTCTTCACTCGTCGGAGCAACCACCTGATCTTCGCAGACGCCGTGTCGGACTTTTACAAGGCGTACGGCGAGGTGCTCCGCCACCTGAAGATCGAGGAAGCCAAGGGCAACCTCGAACCCGAGAACGTTTTACTTTGGAGGATTTCTCATGCGTGTAGCGGTCATTCGTGGCGACATCAGCGGCCCCATCTACCTCTCCGATCTGGAGCCCACCTCGCAGGTGAACCCCATGATCGAACACGGCCAGACCCGGTATCTGAGCCGTCCGAGCGCAACGCTCGTGAGCGCGGCTCTGGCCGGTATCCCGGCTTCGATCGAGAGCACCGGGGCCATCACCTTCCCCAAGACCATCAACTCGGGCAACAAGGTCCTGAAGCTCCGTCTCGCTTCGAGCGGCGCCTTCGTGACCCTGACCCTGGTGGAGGCGGCCTACGCCTCGCTCACGGCCCTCGCGGCCCAGGTCCAGACGCAGATCGATGCCTCGGCTCTCGCTGGGCTCGTGACGGCCGGCCTCGGTTCGTCCGCCAACATCCTGCGGCTCACCACGGTGGCCAAGGGCGAAGGCGTGACCATCGAGACCGACACGACGGGTGGCGGATCGACCTTCAACACGCCGGCCGGTTTCGGCTCGGGCGGCCAGCAGCTCTCCGTCCCCACGGCGGCGGCGCTCATTTCGACCACCGTGCCCGTGGGCGGTCCGGTCGACGTGTCGGACGCGACGCTGACGGATGAACTCGGGCCGGCGGTCACGGCGGCTCAGCTCCTCGCTGTCGCCGACACCCTCGCTCCTCACTTCGTCGAGACCGACGTGGTCAAGAAGAGCTACCTGAGCGGCAATCTTCACGGGCTGCTCTCGTCGAGCTTCAACCCCGACCCCAACCGCTACAACAACGGTGCGGCCATCGCGGTCGTCGAGGATGACGGCTCCACGACCTTCTCGCTCGCGGGTCCCGTGCTCACCTCGGCGACGCTCTCGGGCACGCTGACCCTCGCCGGTACGGCCCTCGCCTCGTACGGAGACGCCGCGGTCCTCAAGACCCTGCGCGTCCAGATCACGGGCTCGGGCGGACCGAAGACGCTGACGGAGCTGCAAATCTCGCAGGCCGGCGGCACCCTCAGCGCCACCTCGATCGTGATCCCTGCCGGGCTCATCTCGGGCGTCGCTGTGAGCACGTCCTCGGTGATGGTGCTCGTCAACGGCATGGTCACGGCGACCGTCGCGGTCGTCTGACCCTGACCCGGCCGGGGCCTTCGGGCCCCGGCTTCTGCTCTTAGACCCAGACCCAAATCCACACCCTCCCACCGCTCCGTTTCTCAAATCCAGATGAGGCCAGAATGTCCAGCAAGGTAAAGTCGATCGATTTCCGCACCCCCGACCTCTACTTCGCCGCCTACCTCCAGACAGCCGGGGTGGAGCTGAAGAAGACAGAGCGCGAGAACGGGCGCGTGTTCTTCATCTTCGACACGTCGATCTCCAACATCGATGAGCTGAAGACCGCCTGGTTCAACAACACGGCGAAGATCCCAGCGCTGCCCTACGCGAACAACATCAAAAGCCTCAAAAGTGTATGTCACATGGCGTTAGCCAAATGAGCGTGTTATTGGCGCCTGTGAAAAGGGCTGCTAGACCACGCTCATGCCGGTTTGCGTCAAGTGCCAGAACGACAAGGCTGCCGACGAGTTCTACGTCTACAAGAAGACGGGGAAGCGTTGGTCGAAGTGCAAGAAATGCCATGTGGACGAGTGCGTAGCTAGGGCAGCGGCTAACCCCGCAGCCCACAACGCGCGCTCGAAAGCATGGAGGGATGCCAATCCCGAGAGGTGGGCTGCGACCACGAAGGCGTGGCGTGAGGCAAACCCCGAGAAGATCGAACGTAACGCTCGTTGGAGCTGCTACCGAGTGGACTTCGAGGCGTTGTGGGCGGCTCAAAAAGGGCTTTGCGCCTTGTGCGACAAGCCGATGCTTCGCAACGGCCGTGAGAGAGCGTCTGCTTGTGTCGATCACGATCGGTCTTGCTGTCCTGATCGGAGGTCCTGCGGCAAGTGCGTCCGGGGGCTCATTCACTGGGCCTGCAACCTGGTCCTGGGGTATGCCAAGGACGACCCCGAGGTGCTTCGAGCGGCGGCCCTCTACTTGGAGGCGCGTCGCGCTCGATAATCCTTTCTGGGGTCTATGTAGTTGAACCGCTCTGTCTTCCAGGGTGGTCGAATACGGTGGCCACATGTCGGTAGGCTTTCTGCGCGGCCAGCAGCTCGGCCGGGATGACCTCAACCTCTTCACGACCAACGCCGCTGGGCATCCCTACGACGCGGCGGAGCTTTACTACGCCCTCTACGACTTCACGACGGGCATGGAAGTGCTCGTTGGTCCGGCGATGCGCCAACCGGTTCACCCGGCGCTCGGGGAATACTTCGCGAGCCTCATCATCCCCCTCGACGCGAACCTCGGAACGTACCGCATCCGGTGGTACATGCGCGAGACGGTAGGCGGGCCCCTTCAATCCGTCGTTCAGGAGTTCGACGTGCAGGATCGGGCTTCTCTCACGGCCACGAGCCTCTCTACGATCGAGCTGGACCTGGTCAGGCGGCTTCGGATGCAGCTCCGCGACCATAACCCGGACAAGTATTACAAGTTCCGGCCGCCGGCCCATGCCGAGACCGTGAGCCAGTACAACCGGGTTTTCGGACACGTCTGGGAAGACCAAGAGCTGCTCGAATACCTGAAGCTCGCGCTCGACATGATCATCGCGGCGCCGCCTCGTACCCCTTTCAACAGCATCGAGCACATGCACCAGGTCAAGAGCGAGTGGGAGACCCTGCTCATCACCGGTGCCATGATCTACGCTCTGCAAGCTCTTCAGATCAACTGGACGGTGGACGAGTTCGATTACTCGATCGGGGGCGTCTCGCTCACCATCGAGAAGTCGAGCAAGTACGAGTCGCTGAAGAACGGCGCGAGTGAGCTGTTCGACAAGCAGCTCGACCGGGCCAAGCAGACGGTGAAGTTCATCAGGGGCCTCCAGCAGCCGAAGTACGGTGCCGGTATCCGGTCGGCCTTCGGTCCATACACGGGTGCGGGCGTGCTCACGCCCCGGAAGTTTATCGGGGTCTGATGGCCAAGCGGGCGGCGGCTCACCTGAACCTGCACCTCTCGGCTCCGGGTCGGGCGGTCTACTCGATCGTCGAAGACGGGCGGGTGGTCGACCGCACAAGCCACCTCGTGCTCTCGGACGTGACCCTCACGGTCGCTCCGGCGGGCCGGGCTCGGGTGCTTCGGGAGGGCCAGCGCAACGTCCACGCTTTCGTTCGTGGCGTCCGCGCCTCTTCGGCCCCCGAGGGCTCCTGGGTGCCGGTGACCTACCGCCCCGCCGAGGCCGCTACCTTCACACGTCGGGACACGGGAGAGCCCGTTCTCTCGGCCCGCTATGCACGCCTGACCCCCACGGGGGTCTTCGTGCTTCTCTGACCCTCACACCCAGATCGGACCCCACCTCAGATGTTCGCTGTTACTCAGCTCCTCGCCCACGGCGTGGGCGACTACATGCTTCAGAGCGACTGGATGGCCCAGGAGAAGACCAAGCGCTTCTCGGTTGCCCTCCTTCACGCCCTGACCTACGCCCTGCCCTTCCTTCTCGTGACCCAGTCGGCCCCGGCGCTCCTGGTCATCGTGTCCACCCATGCCCTCATCGACCGCTACCGTCTCGCCCGGTACGTCTGCTGGGTGAAGAACTTCCTGGCCCCGAAGTGGATCGAAGGCTACTTCGAGGTGCATGACGACGGCAGCCCCATCGCTGTTCGTATCCGGAACTACCCGTGGGAGGACTGCGTGGGAACAGGCTACCACAAGGACCGCCCCGCCTTCCTCACCGTCTGGTTGCTCATCATCACCGACAACCTGATGCACGTCCTGATCAACGGTCTCGCCATCGAGTACCTCGGCGGTTTCGGCAGAATCTTCTTATCGGTCGCGCTCTTGGTGCGGGCGTCCGTGGGTTTCTACGGGCCAAACCGCAAGGAGAAGATCGAATGAGCGAGACCAAGCTGACCATCGCCGACCCCGTAGCCCCCGAGACCCTCGCCAAGTTTGCCGAGCTGCAAACCGCCAGGCTTCAGGCGGCCGAAAGGCTGCTCGACCTGGAGCAGGATAAGATCCGGGTGCTCCGAGCCGCGTCGAGCATCGACACCGAACGCCAGAAGCTCTTCGAGGAGGTGCTCATCGCCCGGGGCCTCTCTCCGACGGCCGTGGTCGAGATCAACGCCCAGACGGGCCTCATCACTCCCGTCGGCTCGCCGCCCCCTTCGCCTGCTCCCGAGGCCCCGGCCGAGGGCGGCTTAGTTCGGCGCTTTCTCTTATGCCAGGGGCCTTGAAGGACCCTTATGGCAGACCTGCGCGATCGAACGCCCCCGGTGCTGGAGCTGAGGAGGACGCCGTGGCCGGCGGCGCCTCTGAACCTCTTTTTCACAAGCACCTACCAGGAGGGCGTAATCGATCTCTGGTGGGACGACCCGGCCACGCTCGCATTGAACAGCGAGTTTCAGATCCTCGGGGTCAACGTCTACCGCTCGTTCGATTCGGAGTTCGGGCCGTTCGAGCGGGTGACAGAGCTGCCTGTCGGGGCTTCGTACTGGCGTGATCAGACCGACAACGAGCTGATTGTCGAAGAGGACGTGACCGACCGGTTCGTCCTCTTCGGCTACGAGAACAAGGGCGAAGCGCAGGCGCCGCAGTACGTCTTTCGCACCCTCCACTCCCCCATCGTCAAGGAGGGGTCGCAGAAGGTCCCGGCTGGATCGCCGTGGGACGTGCGGGTCTTTGTCGATGGGGTCGAGGCTCGTGTGCTTCGGGTGCTGGGGGCCTATGGGCAGGTCGAGATCGACGCCCAGACCCGAGCGGACGCTGGGACCCAAAAGGCCATCCCCCCTGTGATTCCTGGGTCGGGTAGCCGTGTGACTTGCACCTACCGCCGGAGCCGGTCGTTCTTGAAGACCGACCTCTTCCAACGGATCTTCTACCGCGTGACCACGGTGGGCTTGCCGGCGGGGATGTCCCCTTCGTCGGCTACCCCCGCGGACCTGCTCGAAACCCCCTTGGAGCACGCCGTCTCGACCTCCACTGTCGAGATCGAAAAGCTCGACTACATCTGGCGGGAGGCCGTCCGCCGGAACAAGTGGATCTTGGAGCAGGGCGGCGAGCGAGTGAAGGTCTTCGTTCAGAAGAACGTGGGCGCCCCATGCCTTTGCTGGTCGCAGCACCACAAGCAGGCCGTGAGGGACTGCGAGACGTGTTACGGCACGGGCATCGTGGGGGGCTACGAGGGGCCCTACGACATTCTCATCGCCCCCGACGACGCCGAGCGGCGCATTGCCCAGACCGATATCGGCCGGCGCAAGGAGCACAGCTACGAGGTCTGGACGGGGCCGAGCCCGCTCTTGTCGATGCGGGACTTTCTCGTGAAGCTGAACAACGACCGCTACTCGATCGGCGGCGTCCGGATGCCCTCGAACCGGGGCATGGTCCTTCAGCAGCACTTCACGATGAACGTCATCGACAGCAAGGACATTCGCGGCAAGGTCCCTGTCTCGAACCCGATTCGCTACGCCGCCTCGCAGTTTACCCCCTCGGGTCCCGAATACGAGGCGAGCGCTGAGATCACCGACAACCCGGCGGTCGAAGAAGGGCGCCAGCTCCGGGGCCGTTCGCTGCCCTGGCAGAACGGTAACTACTGATGGCCAAAAAGACGGTTGCCACGATCTACGGCAAGCCCTTCGAGAGGGCCATCAAGGGAGCTGACCTCGCTCAGGCGCTCTCGAAGCTCAAGTACGAGGTCGCCAAGCAGGTCCGAGCCAAGCTCACCCAGTCGGCTTTTTCGGAGCGGGCCAAGAAAGCCCTCGCCAAGTCGATCGAGGTGAAGGTCAAACAGTCATCGCTCGTAATCACGTCGAAGCACCCCGGCTTCAACCCGCTCGTCAAGGGCCAGAAGAAGCAGCAGATGACGTGGCTCGTCAAGGCAAAGGCGCCCATCCCCATCATCACCGAAACGGGCGAGCTGATCTTCCGATCGGCCACCCCCCGATCGATGGCCAATGGCAAGTGGATTCACCCCGGCCGGCAGCCGACCACCATCCTAGAGAAGGCCAAGAAGGAGGCGAAGCAGATCGTCGCAAAGCGCGTCCTCGCCGACATGAAACGGGCCTTTGGAAAGAGAAAGTTACCATGGCAGTTGGAGATATCACCGTCATCGGCCTCGTGGGCGAGGTTCACGTCATCGAGGACATTGGTGTCAGCGTCCCGAAGGGTGTGGCCGTCACGGTCCCGGCCGAACTGGCCGTCCGATCGAAGGACCTTTACAGGGCCCTTTCGCAGCAGTTCGTCTACCAGCTCAAGAAGATCGCTGGGGGCCCGGCTCTCTCCAAGGAGACCGAGGCCCTGCGTGCCGAGGTCGATCGACTTCGGGCTCAGGTCGTGTCGCTAGAGGCTCGCAACGCTGAACTCGAAACCGAGGCGGCGGGTCTTCGGGCAAAGGCCCAGGCGGCCGATTCTGCGAGCCAGAAGCTCGATGCCATTCTCAAGGCCGTCGAGTCCCGTCCGGTCGTTGTGAACCAGACCTACGCGGCTCCTTCCGAGGCTCCTTCTCGCAAGGCTGCTCCGGTCGAAGCTTCGGAAGTCGTGGATGCTTCGGTGCCTCACTTCATCCCTTCGCAAATCCGGCCCGGGTCGATCGGCGAGCAGCGGGTGTCGGTGCAGGAGCAGACCTCGGAGACGAGCGGCGTCGGCGCTGCGGCCGACAAGCTCCGAACCCTTCGGAAGAAGAACCAGTAATCCTTTTTATACTCGCTAGCTACGGAGCCCACCCATGAGCATGACCTCTCCGAAAACGGCCGCCACGGTTCTCTGGAAGTACACCGACGGCGACAATGGCGACTTCTACCTCCCGTCGAAGCTCACCACGGTCAAGTCGCCGTGGACGGGTTCGGCGCTTTCCGGCGTCAAGCCAACCAAGAGCACGATGGGGGACGTGGGCAAGGAGCTGAAGGAAGACGCCAAGAAGAAGGAGGCGTCCGCTGTCGACCCCTGGAAGGCGCGGGAGGCGTGTGGTTGTGACGCCGAAGCTTCTCCCGACCCCTGGAAGGCCGAGGTTGCGGTCGAGGAGGTCGTTCCGACCCTTGCGACGGCTGATGACCCCTGGAAGGCCGATGCGGTGGCGCAGCCTTCGGTCGACCCCTGGCACGTCTCGGCTTCGGTCGTGACTGCGGCCGGCGTCCTCTGGAAGTACACCGACGAGGAAGGCAAGGAGTTCTACCTGGAGAAGCGCCAGTCGGGCACCCTGAAGAGTCCCTACTCCGGCAAGAGCTTCAAGGCCAAGCCCGAGAAGACCTCCCTCGCGGACGTGGGCAAGGGCAAGAAGGCGAGCGACGAGCAGCAGGACGACCAGAGCAAGGAAGCCGGCGAGCTGCCGCCCTGGCTCAAGAAGGACAAGGACGACGACAAGGAGAAGGGCCAGGACAAGGAAGCTGGTGAGCTTCCCCCTTGGCTCAAGGACAAGGACGACGAGAAGGACGAGAAGAAGGACGAGGGCAAGAAGGACAAGGAGGCGTCGGAGAGCGACCCCTGGAAGGCCCATGTCGCGCTCGCCCGTCGTGCCTCGTCCCCCGCTCAGTGGGAAGAGGCTGCTGAGATGCTCGAACAGGGCGAGAAGCACGAGGCCGTCGAGGTCCTGAAGGAGCAGCTCGACGAGATCGTCAAGGCCCTCGCCGACGCGAAGAAGCGCAACGACAACCTGAAGAAGGTGGGCGCTGGCTCGACCGAGGCCCCCACGTTCATCATCTCGATGGTCAAGCCCGAGGTCGAGAAGCTCGCGAAGATGGCCGCCGTCGTCGCGAAGCAGATGGACGCGAAGTTCCGCTGAGCTGCCCCATGGCCGACGCGACGCACGCCATCTGGCAGGACCCCACCGGCTACGATCACGACCTGCACGGCCCGCCGTACCTCCCGCCAAAGACGGCTGCGGAGGTCAAGCCAGTCGTGCGGGCCCTCATCCGTACGGCCGCTCACGGCAAGGTGGGTAACCACCAGGCCGTCTTCGATTCGCTCATCGCCGCTTACGGTACGCTCCCGAAGCCGGAGCTGGGGGCTTTGCTCGCCTTCCTTCGGACCCTCGCGGTCATCCACCAGAGCCATCACTGGCAGACGAGAGGCGAGGCGTTCTACGCCGATCATCTGCTCTTCGATCGGCTCTACAACGACGTGATCCCCGAGATCGATGGGGTGGCCGAGCGGGCCGTGGGCTCGGGCAGCCGGATGCTCGTCGCCCCTGCCCTTCAGGTGGTGCAGGTCGGGGAGCTGACGAAGGTGCTCTACCACGGCGCCTCGCCTGACCCGGCCGCCCCCGATCTCATCGCCCTCAGCCTCCATGCGGAGCTGTGGTTTCTCATCTTCGTCCAGGGCGTGGCCCGCCGGATGAAGGCCGCCGGGGCTCTCTCGCGCGGCACTGACAACCTGCTTGCAGGCATCGAAGACAAGCACGAAGAGCACGTCTACCTCCTCAAGCAACGCAAGGCTTGAGGCTCGTTTCTGCTCCCTAAACCAAATGAAAAAGAGGATGAGTATGTCAAAGTCAAACACCGTTCTTGGCGTGGGTCTCGACGTGGGTACGATGAACATCGTGGCCGCTCGTCAGTCGAAGGACGGCAAGGTCACGAGCAAGCGCATCCGGGACGCCTTCATCGACCTCGAAGCCGAGGCGAAGAAGACTCTCAAGCTGTCGCAGATCGAGTACGTCGAAAAGGACGGCTCGCTCATCGTGCTCGGGGATGGGGCGCTTCGGATGGCCAACATCACGAAGCGCGAAGTCCGCCGCCCCCTCTCGCGCGGCATCATCTCGGCCGGGGAGCTGGACGCCCAGGAGATCCTCTCCCTGATGGTCTTCAACGTCCTCGAAGAGCCCCACGAGGCTGGCGAGCACTGCTACTACAGCGTGCCGGCTGCGCCGGTCGACGACCTCGATCAGGACGTGACCTACCACACCGAGGTCTTCCGCAAGATCATCAGCGAGCACGGCTACACGGCCCACCCTCTGAACGAGGCGATGGCCATCGTGTTCAGCCAGTGCGCCGAGGAGAGCTTCTCGGGCCTGTCGGTGAGCTTCGGTTCGGGCATGTGCAACGTGGCTCTCGGCTACGAGACGGTCATGGGCATGAGCTTCGCGCTCGCCCGGGGCGGGGACTGGGTCGATGCCCATTCGGCCAAGGCCGTCGGGTCCACGGCCACGCGCATGTGCTCGATCAAGGAAAAGGGCGTCGACCTTCTCAAGCCTCAGGGGCGCGAGGAGGAGGCCATTGCCCTCTACATCCGGACCCTCATCCGGTACTGCCTCGACCAGATCGCGGTTCAGTTCAAGAAGGTCCAGAACACCATCGAGCTGTCGGGCGAGATCCCGTTCGTGGTCTCGGGTGGGACGACCAGGGCCGGCAACTTCATGGAGGTCTTCCGCCAGGAGTTCGAGGCCGTCCGGAAGAAGAACTTCCCGATCCGCATCAGCGAGGTCCGTCAGGCGCGTGACCCGATGACGGCGGTGGCCGAGGGTCTGCTCGTCCTCGCCATGCAAGAGCACGCAGACTTACCCGTCCCGAGGGCCCCGGCCGATGTATTACTACCTTGTCTCGGCGCTGAAACGACGGGTCATCCTGGAGCTGCAAGAGAGCTTCGGGCGCCACCCGGTCTACCAGAAGATCGTTCCGTTCATCGAGAACAAACACGCCTTCGACGAGCGCCCTCAATACGGCATCGTGGTGAAGGGGTCCAGCGCCAACAAGGTTCAGCTCTCGGCTGACAACTTCCTCGGGCCCATCGAGAGCTACGTCATGCTCTCGTATCTCGACAAGCCCGCCTACCCCATCGAATGGGTTCGCGAGGACTCCGCCGCGGTACGAGAGAACGACGACCGGATGCCCACGGCCCCGGGTGTCTACTACCTCGAAGTCCTCAAAGCGCCGACCATGGAAGGGGAGGCGGGGCAGTTCGTCATCGACCCCCTTCTCACGGTCACAGACGAGCCCGTACTCGTGTTCCAGTCGGGCATCGAGCGAGAGGCCCAGCTTCAGAACCTCCCCGCCCAGGGCACCCTCCGTCTCTGGGAAAACCGAGATCACGCGCTCATCGAGGGCAAGGACTACCAGGTGGACTACGCAAACGGCGCGGTCACCTTCCTCACCCGGTTCTACCCTCGATCGGTCATCACGGCCGACTACCGCCACGCCGCCCCTACCATCGGCCCAGTCGACTTCTACTGGAACACGGCCAACCACTCGACCCTGCCGGGGGTGGTCCTCGCCTTCGGTAAGAGGGCTCGGACCGACGACAAGGTGGCCATCGTGGTCTATGCCGACCGGCAGGAGACCGCCCACGCCTACGGCGGGCAGTTCGAGGTGTCCTTCGACCTCGATGTGATCTCTCGGGACCCGATCCAGATGGAAGAGATCGCCGACTACCTCGTCATGGCGCTCTGGGTCGAAAAGAGGGCGAGGTTTTCGAGCGAGGGCATCGAGATCAAGGAGGTCTCGATGGGAGGGGAGGCGGAGGAGTCGTACGACGAGCAAGCCGACCTCATGTTCTACAACGCCTCGGTTTCCCTTCAGCTCGCCGCGGACTGGGAGGTCCACTACCCCATCCCGCTCACGATCAGCCGCGTGACGCCCACGAGCGCCGAGGCCGATGTGAGCCACGACGCCGATCGCCGGACTTCCGCCCCCTCTACCCTCGTTCCGGTGACCAGCGACATTTTCTTTGCCACCGCTCCGGTCATTGTGAACCGGAACGCCTCCTTCGAGAGAATCGGATAACAAATGCCCAAGTATTCCTTCACCTGTGAGTCGTGCCGGGTGCGCTTCGAGCGCACGCTCAAGATGGGCGAGCACAAGACCCATCCCTGTCCGACTTGCAAAGCCCCCTCCCCTCGTCAGTTCGAGAACTTCGGTTTCGGGTTCGAGGCCGGCAAAGGGGCCGAGCAGGCCAACACGGGGGTTCATGACCTCGACTACCCCTCGGCCGACAAAATCGTGGGCCGGAGCGCCGAGAGTCGCTGGTCGACCTACCGCGAGCGGGACAAGGTGAAGAAGCAGGTGCGGGAAGTGGGTGGATCGCAGGCTCTCATCCGGACCAACGGCCAGAACTACGTCGAATACGAGGCCATGGGCGAGCCTCGCAAGGAAGCGCGTAGCAAACTTGTGGATCAAGCCGTGGCCATCGAGCGGGCGACCAAGCCCGAAGAGTGAGCCCGGGCCCCCTCGATAAAGTTTCGTTACCCCCGCCGGGAGTAGCACGCCCATCCGGCCTCGCCGGACGAGACGCAAATCCAGATCGAATCAGACTCGTCGCTCAAATCTTCTTATCGACCGCAAATTTAGATTTGAGTCGTGACCTACTGAGGAGATACGGATGGCCCTCGGACCCCTTTCCACGTACGTTTCGCCGGGCGTCTACTCCCGAACGCTGTCGGAGAGCAACCTCTCTTCGCTCGTCGGGGGCCTGCGCATCCCCACGCTTCTCGGCGTGGGTCAGGAAGAGCTGGAGCAGCTCGATTACGAACTCGTGCGCGGGTCCAGCTCGACGCTCGACCAGCAGATCGTCAACGAGGACGTGTCGGAGAGCTGGGTCGTGGACGCCACGAACGCCTCCAACCCGACGCTCGGGGCGACCAACGGCTCGCTCCTGAGCTTCCGCGTGAAGAACCTGCCCCTGGTCGACGGTCAGGGCTTCGGCCGGGTGACCAACGACGTTCGCGCCGTCTCGGTGACGGTCAACGGCACCCCGGTGGCCGTGGGCTCGGTCCGCGGCTCGACGGGCATCGTGACCCTCCAGGTCCCGCCCTCGGCGAGCGACGTGGTCCGCGTCACCTACTTCTTCCACCGCGGCGACACCGCGTTCATGGACGACGTGTCCGACCAGGTGACCAACGAGGTCGCCAAGATCGTGACGCCCGGCGCGGCCCCCTTCGATGTGGTCGCGGGCACGAGCGACACGCTCAAGCTGAAGGTCAACGGCGGCTCGGAGAAGACGATCACCTTCGTCCCCTCGCCTGCCATCGCTGCCCAGGTCTCGATCGCAGGTAGCGACCTGAACGGTAACGTCACCTACAAGGCGGTGACGGCCGGTGCGGACGGTAACGACATCCGAGTCCGCCACGTCGTGGCCGGTACGGGTACGGCCCTCTCGGTCGTGGTCTCGACGCTCGATATCACTGTCAACGTGGCCACCGACGGCTTCGGCTCGGCGACCTCGACGGCGAACGACATTGCGGCGGCCATTGCGGCTTCGACGCCGGCTTCGGCTCTCGTGACGGCGACGGCCTCGGGTTCGGGCGCCAGCGTCACGATGGCGGCCTCCTACACCAACCTCGCGGGCGGCATCGACGGCGGCCCGGCCCTGGCCCTCAAGTCGCAGATCGACGCGGCGGCCATCACGGGCCTCACCACGGTGGTCTTCACGGCCAACGACGGCACCGACCACCTCCAGCTCACGGCGGACGTGTCGATCGAGATCGGCGCGGGCAACGCGAACGGTATCCTCGGCCTCGCGAGCGGCCAGAAGACGGCCCGCAACGCCACCTTCCAGGTCTTCCAGCGCCCGATCGTCGATGGCTCGTCCGGCGGCATCACCACGACCGACCCCTCGAAGGTCGTCGTCAAGGTGAGCGGCGTGCAGGTCATCCCCGTCTCGGTGGACGGCAAGAACGGTCTCGTGACCCTGGCGAACCCGCCCCAGATGGGCTCGACGGTCACGGTCAGCTACTACGCCAACACCTGGCAGGACACGTTCGACTACCTCCCCAACACGCTCGTGACGAACGTGCTGCGGGCGGGCATCTCGCCGAACCGCTCGGACTACATCGAGGGTCAGGACTTCGTCGTCTCGAACCCCTCGGCCGACGTGTCGGTCATCCACTGGGGCGCGAGCTACTCGGTGGCCTCGCAGTCGACCACGGCGGGCGCCGAGCTGTTCGACGACTCGCAGATCCGGCTCACGCTGAGCGACGACAAGCTCTACCTGGCCACCTGCCAGCGCTACACGAACACGGCCGTCGTTCCGGCCGTCAAGTCGAGCAACGAGTTCCTGCTGCCCCAGGTCCCCACCACGGGCAACGGCCGCGACACGCCCCTCGGCGCCGCGACCTACTCCTCGGTGGCCAACAGCCGTCAGGACCTCGCCAGCAACCGCCCCGACCTCATCACGGTCCGGGTGGGTCGTACGCTCTCCGACGCTCTCGGTCGCCCGGCGGCCAAGGTGACGGCGGTGGATGCGGCGACGCGCAAGATCACCCTTCGTGACCCCGTCCCGGCCGACTGGAACGCCTACGCGACGTTCTGGTACTCGCGCCTGGCCGACGACAGCTTCACGCTCACCTGCAAGACCCCCGGCGCGGTCGGCTCGGGTCAGTACGAGGTCTTCTCCTCGCTGCTGAACGACAACCTCTACCAGGTCCGGTTCAAGCAGAAGGGCGGCGGCCTCGCCGAGACCGTCCAGTGGCCGCGTGGGGCCGAGACCGTGCCGGACGCCTTCCACTACGGCGGCACGCCGGTCAGTGAGACGGTGACGGTGACCTTCAGCCAGTCGGCTGCCACCAACGCCATCTTCACCTCCCAGGCGGCGGGCCCCTGGTCGTTCTACTCGCCTTCGTCGGCGACGTGGCGGACGGACATCAACGCCGCGGGCACCCTCTCGACCAACCTCGCAACGGCGACCCGGGCCTACCTGGTCAGCCAGAAGGTGGCTGTCTCGGGCGGCAACGTGACGATCGGATCGGGGCAGACTGCCCTGGAGCTGACCATCGACGGCGTCAACGTCTCGGTCACCCTCTCCCCGGGCGCCACCTCGCTCGCGTCGCTGGCCTCGACGATCAACACGGCGATCGACGCAACGGCGGAGTTCGCGGGCACGGCCCCGAACTACCTGTTCACGGCGCTTCCGAGCGGCTCGACGGGGGCCTACTTCGTTCTTCGGTCCTACTCGACTCCGGCCTCGCTGCCGGGCGGCTTCGACCACAAGGCGAAGGTGCAGATCCGCCCCGGAACGGCCGAAAGCGCCCTCGGCTTCTCGACCTTCCAGAGCGCCTCGGGCACGCCCACGGCCGTCAACAAGCCGGCGACGCTGCTCGGCTCGGTGGCCGGTCCCTTCGTCTGGTCGGCTGGGGTCAACGACGTGCTCAAGCTGCGGCTGAACGGGGTCGACTACTCGATCACGATCAGCGCCTCTTCGACCGCGGCGTCCGACGTGGTGACCGACATCAACGCGGTTCTGCCCTCGTCCCAGGGTGCGGCTTCGGTCGGCACGCTCGACAACGTGGGCAAGATCCGCATCACGAGCGCGACCAACGGCGAGCAGTCGTCGATCGTCATCCTCAACGGGACGGCCAACTCGGTCCTCGGCTTCACGGCCGGAGACTTCGCGAGCCAGACCAAGGTGGGTGTCGACGAGGTGGCCGCTCGGCTGATGGCGACCCTCAACTTCGCGGTCACGAGCTGGACCGGATCGCCCGCGGCCAACGCCTCGGGTGCCGTCGCCTACGCGGCCAAGATCGACGGCCAAAACTACCTGAGGATCGAGTCGTTCGTCGCCGGGTCGAACTCGTCGATCGCCTTCGTCGCCGGGTCGAACTCGGCCTTCAACACGACGACGGGCACGAAGATCGTCCCTGGCACCGACGGTGACTCGGGCGAGGACGCGGCGGACATGTTCACCGTGACCTCGACCAACGGCGACGGCTCCTCGGGCACGGGCGTGCCGGGCCAGACCTACACCGACGAGGCCACCGGTCTCCGGTTCACGGTCCTGCCCTCCACGACCGGCTCGTACACGAGCGGCGGCTGGTTCCAGCTCGACGTGAGCCCGACCTTCAACGTCTCGCCCTCGTCGCCCTCCTACGCCATTCCCGGCGCGGAGATGGTCGTGTCCAACACGGTCAACGTCGGTCTGAACGACACGGCGGTGGTCAAGACGTTCAACCCCTCGGGTCTCGAACCTGCGGTCGGTGACTTCTACTTCCTGTCCTACCGGTACATGAAGCAGGACTTCTCGACCCGGATCTTCCGTCAGTTCAAGACCATCGAGGCGAACTACGGCAAGCTCTCGGCCGAGAATCGCGTCACCCTCGGCGCCTACCTCGCCATCCTGAACGGCGCGGTCCTCATCGGGATCAAGCAGGTCCTCAAGGTCCCGAACACGAACCAGGCTTCGGCTGCTTCGTTCATCGAGGCCATCGAGGACCTGGCCACCCCGCTGCCGGGCAACATCAAGCCCGACATCCTGGTGCCTCTGGCGACGGACACGAGCGTGTACTCGTACCTCACCCAGCACTGCGAGATCCAGAGCAACATCCGGAACCGCAGCGAGCGTATGGGCTTCATCGGCTTCGCCTCCGGGACGAGCCCGAGCAGCGCCCAGACCATCGCCAAGTCGCTTCTCAGCCGGCGCATGGTGGCCCTCTACCCCGACTCGGCCGTGGTCACCCTCTCGAACGAGCTGGGCGAGACGTTCGAGTCGCTGGTCGACGGAAGCTTCTTCGCGGCGGCGGTCTCGGGTGCGGTGGTCAGCCCGGCTGTGGACGTGGCGACGCCCTACACCCGGCGCCGCATCCAGGGCTTCACCCGCATCCCCCGTATCCTCGATGCGGTGGAGGCGAACCAGACGGCCGTGGCCGGCGTGACGCTCCTGGAGGACCTCGACCCCGTGGTCCGTATCCGCCAGGGCCTCACGACGGACATGTCGGACCTGCTGACCCGTCTGCCGACGGTCACGCAGATTTCCGACCACGTTTCGCAGCAGAGCCGCAGCGTCCTCGACACGTTCGTGGGGACCAAGTTCCTCGCCTCGCGCGTGAACGAGGTCGAGGTCTCGATGACCGCGCTCTTCAAGGCGCTCGTCTCGCAGGAGATCGTCGCGGCCTTCACCGGCATCAAGGCCGCTCTCGACCCGGATGACCCCACGGTCCTCCGCGCCGAGGCGTTCTACCAGCCGATCTTCCCGCTGCTCTACATCATCCTGACCTTCAACCTCCGCGCTCGCATCTGAGCCGTCGAGGCAGTAAGTAGGGAAAACGCTCAACCCCCCGCGGGCTCGCTGGCCTTCGGGGGGTTGAATCTTTTATAGACTCCTCTCGTTCGAGGCGAACGCATGATGACCTACGACCGTCGACCCGTGCCCCCCGTTCCCCTGGTGAAGAAGCTCGCGGCCGACCCGAGCCCGGAAGAGCACGATGACATCGGCGAGCTTGTGACTGCCGATTACGTCTCGTTTCTCTTCGCTCTCGACACCTACCTCCGCTACCTCCAGGAGACGGGCGTGGGCCTCGACGAGATCGGCGACAAGGGCGTTCGGCTGCTGAGGGCTGCCGAGACGAGGCACCTCGACGCGATCCAGGCGTTCCTCTTCGCGAATCTCCCGAGCGAGGTTCACAAGCGCATGGTCCGCCGGGCGTTCACCGGGACCGCCACCGCGGACAACGTCGACAACCGCGCTTTCAACATCCGAACCGTGTTGAAGCGCGGCGGCGCCGACACCATGCGGGCCGTCTTCGAGAGCAACGCCACGCTCCGATCGGTCAAGGCGGCCATGGCCGCTCTCATGATCGAAGACGCCGACGCGGCGCTCGACAAGTTCGCCGTTATCAAGCTGGCGAACCCGAGGCTCCGGGATTGGATCGACGACGCGGCCAAGGCGGCGGGTTCGGGCCAGCCTCCGAGCCCGATCGCCGTGGCCCAGCAGGCCACGTCCGACGCGGTCAAGGCCGTGTCGAGCCAGAAGATCCAGGAGGACGCGGCTCCCCCTGCTTCGATCGAGGCCGGCGTTCGGGACAAGGCCCAGGACCAGATCATCAAGAACGTCCAGGACGAGGCTACGGCCTCGGCCAAGAAGGTGATGGAGGTGAGCGGCGAGCCCGATGTGCCTCCCACCAAGTCCGAGGTCATCGGCATCGCCACGGCGGCGGCGGTGGCGGCCCTGACCGATCCCGAGCAGGACAAGAACGTCCCCGAGCCCCTCCGCAGGCTCGACCCCGAGCAGCGGGCGGCGGCCCTCACCAACGGCCGGGTTCGTGTGTCGGCCGGTGCGGGTTCGGGTAAGAGCACCACGCTCGTCGCCCGCATCGAGTACCTGGTCGCCGAGCTAAAGGTCCCCCCGGGCCGTATCCTCGCCACGTCCTTCAACCAGAAGGCGGGCGACGAGCTTCGGGAGAAGGTCGCGCGCAAGCTCGGCGACAGCAAGGTGTCGAAGAAGGGGGATGCTGGCAAGGCCCAGGTGGGCACCATGCACAGCGTCTTCTCGCGCTTCATCCGGGACCTCGGCAACCCTGCCCAGCAGGCGCTCTTCGACGACACCGAATACTTCGACAAAGAAACCAGGCAGATGCGCAAGCGGGGAGGTCTCGTCAGCGACAAGACCATCATCAGCGCCGTGCTCCGGGCCTGGAAGGAGTGCTTCCCGAACCCTGACGTTCAGAAGGACGATAAGGGTAACGACATGCGGGACGCCTCCAACAGCCTGATCATCATCGACGTGCCGCGGGGCCAGCTCTGGAAGATGCCCCCGAAGCCCGGGCGTATGAGCGCCTACCTCAACAAGTACCAGGGGCAGGGCTGGTCTGTGAAGCAGGCCCAGGACTGGGCCAAGTCGCAGGGCACTCCCGAGGCCATCCAGTCGGGTCTCTTCTACGAGATGTACGAGGGGTTCAAGGGCGCTCTCGGGCCCGAGTGGCGCCCCCGTCTCTGCAAGGACAAGACGGCGCCCCCGCGCTCGTACACCAACTTCGTCAACAAGGTCCGTCAGGGGGCTCCCCGCGTCGGCGACTTCAGCGATCAGCTTGTCGTTATGCGGGACATGCTCCGGAACGACCCCCGCGCCCGCAAGGAGGTTCAGGAGCGGTTCGATCACATCTTGGTCGACGAGTGCCAGGACCTCAACCCGGTCCAGTTCGAGGTCTTCCAGCTCATGACCGAGCACATCGCCACCGACGACCCCAAGAAGTCGTTCTGGATGGTCGGCGATGACAAGCAGTCGATCTACGAGTTCCGCGGCTCCGACCCGCAGAGCTTCATCGACCTCGACAAGAACGGCTTCAAGAGCCAGCAGATCACGACCAACTACCGGTGCGCCCCGGAGATCGTCGAGGCTGCGAACAAGCTCATCAAGAACAACCAGAACCAGATCCCCATGGCCGCCAAGGCCCCGCCGACCAAGGCGCGTGGGGAGGCGACGATCGATGTCTCGACCCCCGAGGACAGCGCTTCGGCGGCGGTCTACTTCGGGCGCCGGATGAAGCAGGCTCTTCTTGCCAAGGAGCCCCTCTCTCACTTCGCCGTGCTCGCCCGGACCAACGCTGAGCTGTACGACTATGAGACGGCCTGCACCGTGGCCGGCGTGCCCTTCGTTCGCAAGGGGGCCACGAGCCTCTTCGGCTCGCCCGAGACCAAGACGTTCTCGGCGTTCCTGGAGATGACCGTGTCGAGCGACCCGGAGAAGCTCCGCAAGGCGCTCGTGCCCATGCTCCTCAGCACCGGCCGTATGGTCCCGAAGGACCCGCCCGAGAAGATCGCCGACACGATCGAGACCATCTTCAAGGCGTACTGCGACCGCAACCGGCTCGACCTGAAGACCTTCAACCCCATCCCCGCCCTCATGCGAGACCAGAACCTCGCGGGCGAGATCGTCTCGGCCATCACGTCGGAGAAGGAGGGCTGGAAGGTCCGCAACGACGTGGGTAAGCTGGCCACCGTGCTCGATGCGGTCGCCGACATTCGAGGCCGGGTGGGAGAGAAGGGGTACACGACCAAGGACCTCTTTGCGGACATCCTCCAGATCGAGACGGTCGAGTACGTTCTCGACGAGTCCGGCAAGAAGGTCCCGAAGCCGCTGCCCCTCCAGGAGCGTCTCGTCCGCACGGTCAAGAGCAAGATGCAGGACGACGACACCGACGAGAGCGACGCCGAAGGCGATACGCCTCTCGGTGCGATCAACTTCTTCTACCAGATGCTCGACAAGGACCCGACCGAGACGGACATCGACCCCATGGACCCTCACGGGTTCATGGCCAAGGTCGACCGCTTCAAGGCGCGGGCCGAGGAGCTTCGCATCGATCCCGACAAATGGGAGGACGAGCAGAAGAAGAAGCCCGCCAACGAGCGCCAGAAGCCGCCGGGGGTCTACTTCGGCACGGTCCACAGCGTCAAGGGCGCCGAGTGGGACGACGTGACGGTGCTCATGCCTCAGGGCGTCTTCCCCATGATCCGGTCGGCCAAGGAGCCGAAGCGGAATGAGGTGCCCGAGGATTCGCTCGTCTCGGCCGACGCGGCCATGGAGTCCGAGCGCCGTCTGGGCTACGTGGCCCTCACGCGAGCGGCCAAGTCGCTGACCATCCTCTGCCCGAAGGAGCTGAGCGGAGGTCGTCCGGGCGGCATCAGCCAGTTCGTCACCGAGGCCGGCCTGAAGGTGGGGTCGAACGTCGAGACCAAGGCCCCGTCGCTCGCCACCGAGGCAGTCATCGAGGCGGCCGAGAGTGGCGAGGAGGCGGCTTCGTGGGATGACTTCGGTGCCGAGCTTGCCGATGTACCCGAGGTGGATGAAGAGCCCGCCGAGGCCCCTCCCCCGCCCCCGAAGCTCGCAACCCTCTCCTACGATCGCCGGAGCGCCCGATGAACATCCAAGCAACGATCAAGAAGGCGATGGCCGCCCAGTTCACCCCGATCACGGCCGAGGAGATGGAGAAGTTCATCCTCCGCGGCTTCCGGGCGCTCAAGCCCAAGCGGGCGACCAACGGCAGCGAGCTGGTCTATCTGCTTACCATCGAGGGCAACATCGGCATCAAGGTCGAGACCTCGATCAGCGTCTCGGGGACCGAGGTGCGTGAGGTGGGCTCGGATGCGATCCGGGTCATCTACTTCCACCTCGGTCGAATGAAGCCCCTCATCGCGGGCAAGGCGCCGATCGTCAAGCGCACCCAGGGGTGGAAGACCAACCTCCAGGACCGCATCGAAGAGGTCATCGAGGAGCACGAGGCCAGGACCGGGGCCCGCGAGAAGGAGATCGCGATGCTAAAGGCCCTCATCGCGTCCCGTCGTCTCTCGCCGGCCGAGGCGAGCGCCTTTCCGAAGATGCTCGCTTCTCTCGAAAGCGGCGAGTTCTACAACCTGACCGATCGGCAGTGGGACTGGGTTTCGGGCAAGCACCAGGCCCTCGGCCTCTGAGCGGTGTAGGGCTGGGGGTGGAAGAGATCCGCCTCCAGCTCGTCATCGACCCCAACTTCCCCACGCTCGTTGAAGGCGCCGTGTCGTTCGAGACCGGGGCGAGTCCCGCCCAAGTCTCCGACCCGGCGCTTTTTGCTTACGAACACCATGGCGAGGGGTTCTCGGAGCGCAGCCCGGGGGCCCTCTCCCTCCTCTTCGAGGACCTCGTCGCGGGGGTACCCTTGCCCCTGACGATCGCCATCCGGGACGTGGGGGGGCCGGATACCATCGTAGCTCTTGCCGTTTTCCTCAACCGGGAGGTGGCCTTGCACCCGGCGACCCCGGGGCTCGTGGCGGCGGCCGATCTCTTCCACCGCTATGGCGTGCCCATGCTCGGGCATACCGAGCCGGACGTGGGCACTTTTCTTCGGCAGCTCGCCGCCCTACCCCGGGGGCTCCCCCAGGTCGAGACGGCCCAGAACCTTCTCCCGGCTATCGGGTGGGTTTGCGACTTCGTCTTGAAGGGCACGCTCCCGCACCCTGGGCCTCCCTCGGCCGAGGTCCGCGTCTTGGACGTGGGCTCGAACGGGTTCGTGATCGCTGAGTCCGACGCTCCCGACGAGGGGGGCTGGGTTGCCCTCTACCGGTTGGGCTTTCTCCGGGGGGTTCTGGTTGGTCCCGATCGGGCAGGCCGGAGGCAGGTCATCGTCTCGCGCAAGACCCGGCATGTCCCGCTCGACCTTGGTAAGGCCCAGCAGTTTCTTGACGAGCTGGAAGGGCTCTTGGGGGGCGTGCCCGGGTGGAGGGTCGAGGGGCCGTTTCTCTTCTCCCCCGAGGGGGGCTCGATTGTGCTGGTCTCCCACCTCGTGCAGGTCTTGATCCGGTGCTAGCGCCGGAGCTGTCCCTAGTGTCCTTGTAAAACGCATGGGGTGCCTAAGGCACCCCATGCCCCGCCAAATCGTCACCATCGGAACCGACGGCTTCCGAGATTACGTGCGCCTTCCCGACGGAAGGGTGTTCAATCTCGGCACCGTCTCGATCCTGAATTTCGTTGTCGAGCTGGCCAGGAACGCGGCCTCGGCGAAGCGGGCGCTCGACACCTTCCTTGACACGCAGGAAGCGTCGCTGGCGGTCGATATCGAGGCGATGCAAGTGCTTCTCGCCCCCCGTCGGGCCCGGTGGGCGGTTCATGATAATGGTCTTATCCCGCCGGTCTCTCGAACCCCTTTGGGAACGGGCGAGATGACCAGTCAACCTTTCAAGCTCGCGTTCGAGAGCCGTCTCTTCGCGATCGAGAGCCAGATCGCAACCCTCGATCACGTCGTCAAGGCGAAGGTCGCGGGCAACGTTCGAGCAAGGCACGTCTCGGGTCTCATCGAGAACGTTCGAGCCCTCATCGGGCTTACCCAAATGATGCGCCTCGGGCCCGCCGAGGTCCGTTCGGCGAGCACGGTCGAAGAGCTGGCCTCCCAGCTTCAGAACGACCTCTCGGGTCAGAAGGACGCCCACGATCAGGCTGTCGAGGCCGCTCAGGGTGCCGGGCCGAATCTGGGCCATGAGCTTCGGGTCTACCTCGACAACGAGGACAACCTGCTCCGTGAGCGAACGGCGTTCGTCCGAAAGATGGCGAGCGGCCCGTACAACGAGGCGCAGGCCACCTCGATGTGGCGCGGGTGGGTGAACGAGGGGGCGGCCCGGTATGCTGCCGAGTTCGGTGGCGAGCCGTTCAAGCTCTTTTCGTCCTCGGTCAGGGAGACCCTGGCTCGTGAGCTGGAGCGTGAGTTCCGGGCCGACATCGAGAGCGGCGCCGTACTCGCCACCGAGCAGGAGCCGTCGCAGGAGGAGGGCAAGCAGGCCGGGGGTGAGGACGAGCGGGTGAACACCGCCCTTGCCGAATCGGTTCTGCTCAAGGTGGACCAGGCCCACGGTCTCGTTCAGGCGAGCCGGAAGAAGAGCGCCTCGGTGGCGATGCTCGACCTGCACCGGATCTCCGATCGTCTCGCGGCCCTCGCGAAGACGGCGAACCTGTCGGACCCGCGGCTCCGCCCGGCCCTTCTGGATCTGGCGAGCAAGGCGGACCACGTCCTTTCCCACTTCGCTCGCTGAAGCAAGGAGCTTTTTACGATGGCTGATCCGAGGAAGAATAGCGGTTACATCTACAAGTACGGCACGACGCCCAACACGCGCGTCGCCGTGTCTCAGAAGAACAAGATTTACGGCTACATGGTCGGCGCCAACCAGTTCACCCAGATCGGGGTGATCTCGGAGTTCGGCTTCGACGAGAGCCGTACGATCGACCCGGTTCGCGGCGTGGGCTTCGGCGACATGATCGCCGAGCTGGTGCCCGGCGTGACCGAGCCGATGACGCTCACACTCAACCGGACGCTGCTCTACGCAGTCAACGTCTTCCAGGTGCTCGGCTACAAGGGCGGCATCGAGGGCCTCGTCCGTTCGCTCCGTCACCACCGCTGGCCCTTCGACATCAAGCAAGAGCTGGTGTTCTCGGCGCTCTCGTCGAAGGACGACCTCAGCTCCGGCCAGACGGGCTTCTCGGACGCCATCAAGCCGTCGTGGGACCCCACCTCGGCCAAGGGCGACGACTACGCGACCGAGGGCCTGAAGGCTCTCTTCACCTACTACGAGGGCTGCTGGCTGAACAGCTACAGCGCTTCGTACACCTCCGATGCGGCCATCGTCGCGGAGAACAGCTCCGTCACCGTGACCGATATCGTGGATGGCTCGTCCAGCTACGGCGAGTTCATCGACTCGGGCCTCTCGCCGGCCAATGGCTCGGCGGGCGCAGGCTACTCGCTCCGCTTCGCGGGCGACGGTCAGTAAGTAGCGCGCGATCGAACCAGAGAAGACCAAGCGGTTAGCTCAGATTCAGATGTAGATAGATAAGACCGGATGTAGACCGCTTCCCGCCTGCCATCGTCGGGATCGAATGTAAAATGAAAATCTGCATCTGTTCGCCCCGCTTCGTCTTTCTCTCACCCTCCAAACCAAGGTGCGAGAATGACCATTCTGCAAGCAAAGCGAATTTTCGATGCTCTCTCTCAGGCGCGAGGCGTCGGCATCATCGAGGAGTCCTTCACTGTGATGGGCTGCGAGGTGGTGCTCCGAAGCCTCCGTCCTGAGGAGTACGAGCAGATTCACGCCGAAGTCTCCGACAAGGAAGACATTGCCTACCTCAACGCCTACCGCCTGGAACACCTGGCTCGGGCTGTCGTCGAGGTTCAGGGTGTCAGCTTCCGAGGCGTGGACTCGGTCGAAGTCGACGTAGAAACCTACGACGAGAAGAGCAAGCGTACGGTGATCGAGACGGTCAACGTCGAGACCCACGCTTTCATCCGAGAGCACGTCCTTTCTACCTGGGGGCGCGAGGCCATCGACACAGCCTTCCGCAAGTTTGGGGACGTGGTGGCGAAGAGCGAGAAGGCTTCGGCCGAGGGCGTCACCTTCACGATCCCCGACGAGACCCCGGAGGAGAAGCTCCGGCGTCTCCTGATGGACGTGAAGGAGGCCGAAGCCCTGATCGAGCCGCACGTCGCCCAGAACATCCTCGAAGACCTCGGGTTCATGCACAAGGCCACCGAGGAGCAGATGCGGGGTGTGGATGCCCGGCTCAAGTCGCTGACGGAAGCGGCCGAGGCAACTCCTCCGCCGCCTGCCCCCGCTCCTCCGCCCGAGCGTCCGGCTCCTCCCCCGCCGCCTGCCCCGGCCCCGGAGAAGGCCCCCCAAGCTCGCCCCGCTCCTGCCCCCACTCCGGCGCCGCCCCCTCCTGCAACCCCCGAGCAGAGGCTCCAGGCCCGGCAGCCGCTCAACCGGATTCCGCAGCCCATCCCGCAGCCGGGTCGGAACGTGGCTCCCCCCCACCAGGCGCGACAGGTCCCCCCTTCGCCGTCCCCCCAGGCCCCGGCTCCGTCCGAAGAGATCGTCGGCGGTCCGAGGACCCGCTCGGCGGTCATCGAAGAGCTGGAAAGCGCCGGTCTGCCCGGGGGCTTGCCTCCCCCGCCGCAGTCGACCTTCTCCCGTCCGGCTTCGGCAGACGAGATCGTCGAGGTCGCCCAGCCCGACCCGAAGCGGGAAGGCAAGGGCGCCATGACGGTCTTCGAGCGGCCTCCGACTGGGGGCTTGAACCCTCGTTTTCGTCCGCCGCCCCGGTGACCCATGAGTGACCTTCGGGGCGCTGTCAACCGCGTCATCGAGGGCGAAGAGGAGGCCATCGATCCGGACCAGATCCGGATCGAGGCCCCTCGCGAGCCCGAGGTGAACCCGGAGGTCTACCGGGACGTAGAGGGCCTGCTCTTTCGCGGGTTCCTCACGCTCCCGGCTGAGATCAACGGCACGCTGTTCGTTTTCAAGTCGATCAACCACCACGAGTTCGACATGCTCCGGTGGCTCAACGGGCAGACGACGGCGAGCACCGACCGGTTCTACAACGCCTTCATTGCCTACGGCGTTTTCATGGTTGACGGCGTGAGCGTGTTGCCGAATCGGCAGGAGCTTTTGCCCGATCTCATCAAGGAGTTCGCTGGGTACATGCCGGCGGTCAAGGGCAAGATCATCCGGTACTTGTCCGAGATCAACCGCAAGGCGAGCAACGCCGTCACGCTCACCGAGGCGTTTTCCATGGAACAGACCTCGCGCTTTCGGTGGGCGCAGGTCCGGGGGCTCGACCTCATGAGCCCGACGTGTACGGGCGTGCATGGGACCGAGACCTTGGGGCTCAACTACGCCCAGCTCGTCTGGCGGGCCCTCAACCACTACGAGGACCTCCGCGACACCTCCGAGCGGGAGTGGGACAACGCCAAGTTCATCGGCTCGTGCTTCGCCGGCAAGGAGATTCGCAAGCTCTATAGCCAGGATCGCGATCGTCGTACCAAGGAGCGAGAGGCCCGCCTCGAACGCAAGGACAAGCTGCTTCGGCAGGTCATCTACGGAGAGAAGCCGGACAGCGCAGAGCAGAAGGACGGGCAGATCAAGATCGTCGCCCGCACGCCTGAGGAGCTGGCCAAGCAGCTTCAGAACGACCTCACCGGTCAGAAGGACTGGCACGATCGGGTCGTCGAAGCGGCCGAAAAGCGCATCTCCGATCAGATCCAGGAGAGGCGTCAGCGCGCCCACGAGCTTCTCGCCGAGAAGGTCCGGGACGAGGGCGAGGAAGAGAGGTCCGCGTACACGGATCTGAAGCAAGGGGGCCTCACCTACGAACAGGTCCAGGCTCGCATCCGAAAGAGCCGTCAGGAAGAGGCTCAGCGCATGGCTCAGCGCATGGTCTACCCGGAGCTGGAAGACCCGAAGGTCGCGGGCTTCATCGAGAAGTACGGTCCGAAGCCCGACGCTACTTATCAGCAGGGCGGTAGTACGGGGCAAGACGGTCGCGACCCCTCGGCCGCCCTCCCCGCCGGCCCGCCGCGCCCCCGCGGCACGCCGTTTAGGAGGAGCTAGTGGCGAAGAACGACGAGCACCTGCGGCTTCAAATCAACATCGAGACCGAGGCGAAGAAGTCGATCGAGACAGTCCGCGGCCTGGAGCGTCAGTTCGGCAAGCTCATCAAGGCTCCGGTCAAGCTCACCGAGATCAGCAAGAAAGGGCTTTCGGACTTCAACAAGAGCCTGAACAGCGGGACACGAAACGTCCTCAAGATGCGTTCGGCCCTTCAAGCAGCGGCGAAGACCTCCTTCGGTGGCAAGGCGTCGGTCAAGCAGCTCAAGCAGCTCGAAGGGGCGTTCGAGGGCGTGTACCAAACGGCGCAGAAGCTCCAAAGGGAGACGAGCGCTCAGCAGCGGAAGATCGACCAGGCCGAACGGAAGCTCGCCAAGGCCAAGACCGAGGACGAGAAGAAGGCCGCGAAGAAGAGCCTGCGGGACACGAAGAAGAAGGCCGAGGAGGAGCTGAAGATCCTCCGAACCCAGTTCAACACCCGGCGCAAGCTCCTCGACGAGGGCTTCAAGTCGACCGGGGCCGCGAAGAGCCTCGCCAACCTCGACAAGCTGACCCGCAAGCAGGCCGAGATTTACAAGGAAGTGCTCGAAGACGCGAGCAAGGCCGGGGCCACCTTGGAGCAGTCGGCTCAGGTCGCGAAGGCCCATACCGAGGCGTTCGCTGCGGCGTTTCAGCGCGCCTCTTCGGCGGGCCAGAGCTTCGAGGCTTCGATGTTCGAGGCCGGTAAGCATGTCGAGAAGTACAAGGAATCGTTCGATGACCTCGTCAAGTCGAGCGACGGGTTCAAGTACGGCTTCCGGAACCTGGCCAACGACTTCGGCACCGACCTCGCCAACGGGGTCGAAGAGGCGATCGATGGGCTCAAGAACAAGGACTTTGCCGGGGTGGCGAAGGGCCTCGGGTCGGGGCTTCTGAAGAGCCTGAAGTCCGGCAAGGTGGGCATGGAGAAGTTCGCCATGGCCAACAAGGGCGCCGGGGGTATGAAGGGCATGGCCGCCAATGGGATGGGCGCGGCCTTGAAGGGCATCAGCGGAGTCGCCTCGAAGCTCGGTCCGGTGCTCAACACCTTCGCGAAGATGGGTCCGATGATCGGTGCGGTCTCCGGAGCCGTCATCGGGCTCATCAAGCTCCTCATCGACGTGGAGTCACACGCGAAAGAGCTGAACAAGGAGATCCTGGACGGCGCTTCGACCGCCGATCTCTACGCAGCCTCGGCGAACAACTTCGACGCCGGCCTCGGCAAACTGAAGGGCACTCTCCGCACGGTCCGTGACGAGATGAGCGACTTCAAGATGAACGACTCGATGGGCACCAATGCCAAGGACCACCTCCAGGTCTTGGGTGTCCTTCAGAAGGAGGGTCAGACCCTCAAGACGCTCGAAGATCGGCTCTCGAACAACAAGAAACAGGCCGATGCTCTGCACCAGAGCATGACCAAGTTTTCGGACGTGACGAAGATGTCGATCGCCTACTCACGCCTCTTCGGCGTGTCGATCGACGAGATCGCTTCGTTCCAGTCCGAGATGATGACCGAGCTGGGGACGAGCCTCGTCGACACGAAGCTGGAGTTCGCGCGCATGGAGTCGGCGGCCGTCGAGAGCGGCATCGCGGCCAACAAGTTCTTCAACATCATGCGCAACGTGTCGAGTGACCTCAGCCTCTACGGCGTTCGTCTCGGCGAGGTCACCAAGATGCTCAAGCAGATGGGCAAGGCGATGAGCCCCCGCACGGCCCAGAAGTACCTCCAGTCCTTCGCAAAAGGCATGAAGGACTTTTCGGCCGACGACCGGCTCAAGATGGTCCTGCTCGGTGGCCCCGGGGCGGTCAACGACATCAAGAAGGACCTCGCGGGCCAGAAGGACGATATCGTCAAGAAGCTCGCCAAGGAAGCCGGCGTGGACGAGAGCGAGGCCAAGAGCCTGCTCGAAGGCAAGCGAGGGGCAAAGAGCGGCAAGACCCTGACCGAGCTTTCTAACTCGGGCGCCGTCAAGGACGTGGGTACGCTCCGCGAGGGGTACAAGAACGCGAAGCGAGGGGAGAGGCAGCTCGCCTCGGGCGGTCTTTACGGCGCGGCCATGGCCTCGAAGGACCTTTCTGGCTTCGGGTCGTACAAGTTCAAGAAGGCCGCCGCGCTTCGGCTCTCGGGGTCGAGCAGCCTCGAAGGGGCCATCGGTCTTCACGGCGAGAAGGCGGCGCAGGTCGCGGGCCTCGACGGCGAGAAGTTCGAGGAGCTGATCGGCATCGAACGCGCCATCAAGCAACAGCAAGAAGACCTGACCAACGCTGTCGACGACCCGGGGGCGAACCCCGAGATGATCAACAAACTGAAGGAGATGATCAAGGGCTTCGAGAACATGGATGCGGCGGCCCAGAAGAACGCCATCAAGCAGCTCTCCGAGGAGCAGGTCTGGAAGTCGATCGACCAGAAGGAAGGCGAGAAGGAGCTGAGCCAGGCCGACCGGATGGAGAAGCTCGCCGAGGCCCAGGGCAAAGAGACCGTCAACATCCTCGACCGGCTCCAGACCCTCATCGACTACATCTACAACTACATCTACGGCGTCCTCGAAGACATCTACGACTTCCTCGTCCACATCCCGGCGTTTAGCAGCGCCGAGTCCCGGCAGAAGGCCGAAGCGATGCGGTCGGCGAAGGGGGACTTGGCCGTGACCGGGGCGCTCACGGGCTCGAAGTCCGACGAGATGGCCAACAACGTAGCCAAGGTCTACCAGGGGCGTTTGTCCGGTAAGCTGGGGGCCGATGGTGCCGATGTGAAGGGGGCCGCGGGCACGATGCTGGGTGGGGGGCTCACAAAGGACCAGGTCTCTCGCGCGGCGGAGATGGCCGGTATCAAGCTCGATAACATCGAGGGCTTCCGTTCGGGGGACCGGGACACGGGGGCTTCGGGCTCGGCCAGCTACGATGCCGATGGGGCCAAGGCCGTGGGCAAGGACATGCAGGCGGCCCTGATCGCGGGTCTCGATCCCGACCAGCTCAAAACGCTCATGGACAAGATGTTCTTGACCATGAATGTCCAGCAGCAGGTCGAGGCGGGCAAAAAGCTCGGCCTGACCCAGGACAGCAAAGGGCAGCAGGAGGCGTCGAAGAAGGCGGCGGCTCCGGAGGCGGCAGCGGCCGTTTCGTCGTCGGGCCCGGCTGCTCCGGCCACGACCCCTGCCCCGGCTTCGACACCCTCTTCGCCCGCGAGTAGCTCGGCGACCGATCCACAAGCGGCCAAGGCGGCTGACGCTCGTGGCGCCGAGGCGGCCAAGCAGGCCGATACCCTCATCAAGGGCCAGGACGAGCTGCACAACGATATGCGCCAGAAGGGCATCAAGATCGACAAGCCGTTCCTCGAAGGCCCGTTTCAGAAGGCCATCAAGGACGGGGTGCTCGATGCCGCGCGAAAGGCCCTCTTCGAGTTCGCCCTCTACAGCTCCGAGAAGCCCGATGAGCTGCTCGGTCGTATGGAAAAGAGCGGCTTCGAGCAGGTCGTCTCGCTCGCCAAGAGCTTCCGCGACGAGAAGAAGTACGATGCGGGCTTCCTCCAGCCGACCGAGCACGCCGAGGGTGGTCGCGTCGTCGGTGTGACCGACACGGGTATGGCCATCTTCCAGGCGCCGCGAGGCGAGGGTCTCACGTCGATCGGGCCGGGCGAAGAGATCATGACGGCCCAGGAGTCCCACGCTCTCAGGGCGGGCGCGGGTGGCGGAAAGCCCGCTCCCGCCGGAGGGGGGACGGTGAACGCCCCCATCACAATCAACGTCAACGGCCTTGGGGCGGAGGGTCTCGCCAAGCACCTCGAACGCGAAGTGCCGGGCATCATCTACCGTTATCAGAAGGCGGCGAAGCTCCAGTTATGCCGTACATCCGATCAACGAATCCCGACGTTCCGCGACGGATCACCCACGATCCGTCGTACCTGCATGGTGCCGACTCTCGCAAGGGGTACATCCCGCTGGTCTTTCAGATCACGAGCCCCTTCGACCCGAGAGCCTGTCTTCTGCCCCATGCTCTGGTGGCGCACGTCAACCCGCTGTCGTTCGGAGAGACCTTTACCAAGAAGGTCGAGCGCATCCAGACGCGCGGGGGCTTCGTCGAGCAGCACTGGGGCGACGACCTCGGTGAGATCCAGGCCGACAGCTCTACCGGGGCGTTTGTCAACCTCTATGAGGGTCTGTCGAGCGTCGCCCGGCAGCGGACGATCGCGTGGGACCGCTACCGGGACCTGCACGACCTCTTCAAGAACAACGGTTCGGTCTACGACCCTTACGGCAACATCGTCCTTCAGGGCAACGTGATGTTGCTCTACGACCGCGGGACCTACCTCGGCTACTTCCGATCGTTCGAGGTCGAAGAGACGGACGAGTCTCCGTTTGCCTTCACGATGAACTGGTCGTTCAAGGTCGAGAAGACGATCTACCAGATCCCGCAGAACCAGAGGGGCGAGCCCATCCGGGCCCCGGCCTTCCAGTCGAAGAACCAGACCAACGCCACGTCTCTTTCGCTCCCCGGCGCCGGGGTTCCGGAGGACGGGCGGACAGGGCTCGAACGCATCGCCGACAACCTCAAGCAAGAGGCATTCGGCGACGCCCTTCGTGCGGGCCTGGAGAAGGTCCTGCCCCAGGTTCCGGGCGCTGTGTCGCGCACGGCCAAGGCGGGCAGCGAGGCTGCCGACCAGGTCTTCACCGAACTCAAAGGCCAGGTCAGCGCGGCCATCAAAGAACAGCAAGAGTCGTTCGTCCGGCTGTTCGGCGGGGGTACGAGCGGCCCGACGGACAAGGGTGGGGCGAGCGGCGGAATCAAACCAGGCAGCGGCGGCAAGCCCCTGCCGACGAAGAGGTGACCTGTGGCAGACGGTCTCAAAACGCGCGAGCAGATCCTCGCTTCGGCCGACTTCTATGGGCCTACGATCTACTCGGCGCTCCAGTTCTACTCGAACTTCGAGCACGGCCAGGATTGGGTGAGCGCGGACTTCATCCCGCTCACCTCGGCCAAGCCCAACCCGAAGCTCTTCGTCGTGGGGCTTCTCCCCCCGACCTCGAACATCAGTGGAAAGCTCCTCGACCGATCGGCCTCGATCCGAAACCTCCAAGGCGGTGGCGAGCAGAGTCTCGATCTCACCCAGAGCAGCGCTGGGGCAGATACCGGTCCGGCGGCCGGCGCTGGTGGCGCTGTGTCGGCTACGGGGGGGACGGGTTCGGGGCTCGCGGGCTACATCGTCACGGCCCCCGGCTACACGATCACGCAGGGGCAGGGCAACGTCAACATCGGCGCCGCTCCGGGCGGAGTCCCTCCGGGGCCGAACGGGGAGCCCCCGACCTTCAACAACTTCAGCGTTCCTCAACTCTGGTCGATTCTGCGTGAGGCATACCAGCAGCTCTACGGCCGGGAGCCGACCGCGACGGAGCTTCAGTTTTACACGGCCCAGTGCCTCCGGGAGACGAGCGGCAAGCTGCCGAACAACAATTTCGGCTTCATCGGCAACTACAACAAGCCTCCGGCTGGCAAAGAGACGTTCCTCAACGCGAACGGCAAGTATTTCAACAGCTACCCCTCCCCTGTCGATGGGGCCAAGGCGTTTCTCGGGCATATCCCTGCCAACGCCAAGGCGGCAGCCCAGAGCGGCGATGCCATGGGGTACATGACCTCCCTTGCGCAGACGGGCTACTACGGCGAGCCGGTCAAGGTCTACTATCACGGCACGGCAGCGAGCCCGAAGGAGGGCATCTTTCCGGCGCTCCTCGGGCAGGTATCCCGGTCCATGGCGGGCACGGGTGTTACGCTCGATAACGCCAAGGGCCTGCCGGCCTACCCGCCGGAGGGATGCGCCTTCAACGAGGACATCTTCCAGTACCGGGACCGTAACTTCCCCGGCTGGAAGCAAGGCAAGGGAGGAATGAAGCCGGGAGACCAGTTCCGGTTCATGCCCGGGTCCATCTACCCGTCGACCTGCCCGCTTGCCGGCCAGACGCCCCAGACGGCCGAGACGAAGACGAGCTTTGCCGGCGAGGGGTCCGAAAACGCCAAGGCGGCGGCCAAGGAAGCGAGCAAGGTCGGCGACAAGGACCTCAACAAGACCGAGCTGGGCAAGAAGTTTCTGGCGGCGCAGGCGGGGGAGATCCTCGCCACCGCGGCGGCGCTAGAGACGATGAAGAACACGCCTCCTCTGCGCTTTCTCGTCAACCCGTCGAGCTTCAAGGTCGCGAGCGAGAAGATCATCTCCGATAGCAACTGGACGCGCAACGGGCCCATCATCGAGCACTGGGGCGACGGCCAGGACAAGATCGACTTCTCGGGCAAGGTCGCGGCCTTCTTTGCCATCGACGCCAACCCCCCGGGCGGGGGTGTCACCGGGGCGCCGGGCCTCACCCGCGTCGCCCGCAACTACTCGGCGAGCTACCACAACTTCCTCTCGCTCTGGCTGCTCTACCGGAACAACGCCGGCATCTACGTCAACGACCCGACGACGGGCAACGGATCGACGCGCCTCTCGATGGTGGGGTCGGTCTACATCTATTACGACAGCATCCTTTACATCGGGTCCTTCGACAGCTTCAACCTCACCGAGAGCGCCACGTCCCCGCACACGCTCGAATACAGCGTCCAGTTCACCGTGCGGGCGATGTTTCTCCTCGACCAGCCCTCGCCGGAGGGGACCTACGGCGCCCCCAAGCTCTTCTCGAAGGGCGAGGCGATCCCGGCGCCCGGAGAGAAGCAGGACGCCGACCCGATCGACGACGACCTCTTCGCCGAAGGTCGCCGGGCGGCGGCTGAGGCTCGCCTCCGGGATACGAACCTGGAGTACCAGCGGCAGGCGGCGGAGTTCGACAAAACGACCGTGTTCGCCCCCGAGAGCGAGCAGGACCAGATCACTCGCAAGCTTCAAGAGGAGTTCGCGAAGAACCCTCCGAAGGGCAGCACGAAGCTCGACCCGGCCGTGAAGAAGGCGCTTCGGGGAGATGTGAAGCCGACGCCTGTGACGAAAGGTAAATGAAAAATGGCACGCAGTCCCTTCCAGGGCACCTACAGCCCGAACCTCCGGCCCACGGTCGTCCACGCCCCCGATACGCTCGTCTACATCAACGGCGAACCGGACGTGGTCGGATGCCCGCAGTGTCGGCGCAAGTTCGATCTCTCGAAGTACATCACGTCGGTGCAGGTGGACCTCTCGGTCGAGAGCGTGCCGGGCTCGGCCAACATCACCCTCTCGGTCCCGCGCCACGTCATCGACGACTTCATGTTCGACGGGGTGCCGCTCATCTCGCCCATGATGGAGGTCGAGATTTTCTCGAAGGGCTACTACCTCGTCGAGGGCCTGCCCCAGTATTACCCTACGTTCTGGGGCCTGGTCACCGAGGTCAACGACAACTACTCGGGCGGCGAGCACACGGTCACGATCGCGTGCGCGGACATTCTGAAGTGGTGGGACATTTGCCGGATGAACATCAACCCGGCGTTCACGGCTCCGAAGGGCCAGCTCGGGACGAACATCTTCGGCAACGTCTTCTACGGGACCAACCCCTACGACGTGATCTACACGCTCGCCAACATGGCCTTCGGCGACGTGATCTTGGGCACCGGCTCGCTCATCTCGCTCTACAAGGAGGGGCAGCAGAAGAAGACGTTCGACACGGCCCTCGGCGATATCATGGCCTACTGGCAGCAGAGGTTCGGTAAGATCCGATCGAACCTCCTGCTCTACGGCATGAACGGGGTGGCCATCCGGGGCGCGGACCTCGACGTGGCCTACCAGAAGGGTAAAGCGACCAAGAGCAAGCCCTTTGCCTCGGCGGCCGTCCGAAACGCCAACGGCGGCGACGCCAACGCCCAGGCCATCTTCGATCCGACAAGCCCCAACGTCCACGCCTTCCGGACGCAGTTCATGAATGCCGGGCAGGTGAACTTCTGGCAGAGCGAGTACCAGAGCAAGCTCGAAATCGCCAACGGCGCCAAGGAGGCGATCGGCTTCGAGTTTTACATGGACGTGACGGGCGATATCGTCTTCAAGCCGCCCTTCTTCAACCTCGACGTGCTGTCAAACAAGCCCGTCTCGTGGATTCAGGACATCGATATCATCGACTGGGACTTCGGCGATTCCGAGGCCGAGGTCGTGACGCAGCTCTCGATCCAGGGCAACTTCGGCGGCAACACCGACTACGGCCTCGACGAAGCGGCGACGCCGTACACGTCCGTCACCGACTACCACCTGCTTCGCAAGTTCGGCTGGCGCTCGCAGACCTACAACAGCGAGTTCATGGGCGACCCGCTCCTCATGTTCTACCACGGGCTCGATATCATCGACCGGATGAACGCCAAGGAGTTCCGGGCGACTGTGACGATCCCGATGCGCCCGGAGCTTCGCCTGGGATTCCCGATCTACATCGCTCCGAAGGATCAGGTCTGGTACATCCAAGGGATCTCGCACAGCATCCAGTTCGGAGGCCGTGCGACCACGACCCTGACGCTCACGGCCCGGCGAACGAAGTTCAAGGCTCCCAAGGGGATCAGCACGCTCAAGATGACCGGCGAGACCAAGCCGCCGGCTGCCCCCACGGGCAAGAAGTCCTCGCCCACCAAGCAGGAGCAGAAGACGGCGGCTCCGACCAAGGACGCTCCTCCGAAGGAGACGAAGAAGGGTCCGCCCACGACCCAGCAGCTCGCCCGCAAGACCTTCTCGCTCGATATCGGAGGGGCGGCGCAGATGCCCGCGGTCGACCTCGATCCCGAGAAGCCCGAGACCATGACGCCCTACGAGCCGCTCATCCTCCGGCACCCGAAGACGGGCCGGATCTGCGGCTATCCGAACGTGGTCATGGTCTATACCCGACCTTTCAAGGACCTCACCCTCGACCAGTTCAAGCGGGTAACGGGCAAGGGGGCGGGCAAGGGCCAGGTGAAGCAGGCGAGCGCCAAGAGCCAGCAGGCCATCAACCAGATCCGCGACAAGGGCCTCGCTGCGGCGGCCGATGCCTTCAACGACACGACCGTGGACAAGCTCGTCGAGAAGTACAACGCCAACCGCTGGCGCTACGGGCTCAACTCGGCCGGTGTCTTCGTCTACGCGCACGATACTGAAAAGGCCCTGCTCTCGTTTGCGCTTCTGCCCGCGGCGAACATCACCGTTACCCAGCAAGGGCAGGCGACCAAGACGAGCCCCTTCTCGCACTCGGCCATGATCCGGCCCGTGTCCGACGAGCGTGGGTTCGAGGTCATCGGCCACTTCCGCTACGGGCGAGGAGTCTCTCTGCGAGATGGTCGGCTCGTGCTCACCGACGGCAAGAACGAGGCGGCCAGCGTGGGCCTTCAGCTCGCGCTCTCGGGCGACCTCTTCGCCTCGCTGACGGCCCAGAGTCAGGGGCTTACGGCCGTCGTGTCGGCCTATTCGAGCCCCGCCGAGACGCTCGCTCGCCTCGGCGACGACGACTTGCAAACGGCGGCGGTCATCCAGCCGAACACGATGGATGCCTCGACGGCAAAGTTTGTCAACACGGGCGACTCGTTCGTGGACACGGCCCCTCTCGGGTCCCCTGAGCAGAAGGGCCTCCCCCCGAGCGTCGAGGCTTCGCAGCTCTCCCGGGCGCTCACCCTCGCCGAGATGGGGGTGAAGGGCGAGTCGATCCCGGCCGAGGACAACTGCGTGTGCATGTCCGGTCGAGCGGACCTCGCCTTCATCAACGTGGGCTATTCGGTCAAGACCCTGAACCCGGCAAGTCCCGAGGTCGAGGTCTTCAACCAGGGGGGTGCGGCCAACTTGCAAGACGGCACCGTCGAGGGGGTGACCTCCTTTGGCGACCGAGAGCTTGCCAAGGAGCTGGGGGGCGGGGCCGCAAAGCCCATCGCGGCCGAGCTGAAATACGACGCCGTCCGGACCAAGGTGGAAGAGTATCTCTCGACCCTCTACGGAGCGCTCGATGACGTACACCACCAGTACGAGCAGGCCATCCGAGGCAAGCTCCTCGACCCGGGCGGTGACGCTCCGTCCGGCCTCGGTCTCGGCGACCCCTCGAACCCCGAGAATGCGGACTTCGAGCCTCCTTTCTCGGCCCCCAATCGGGCGAACCTCGGCGACCCCATCGCTACGGCCCTTCAGGGAAGCTCCGCGCGAAGCGACATCAAGAAGAGCTGGCAGAAGTTCGGCGAAAGCCTCGACAAGAAGAGCAAGCTCTTCGCCAAGCAGCAGAAGGTGCTCAGCCTTCAGAACCAGCTCGCCGATCTCAAGAAGAAGAAGGCGGACGCGACCGGGGGCGGAGTCTTCCAGAACACGTTCAAGGACCAGGGCCCCCCGCCTGATACTTCAGCTATCGACAAGGAGATCGCGGCTGTCACAGCCGAGCTGACGAAGCTCCAGATGGAAATCCAGGCAGGTATCGCGTTATGCCCTCTCGCGTTCCGATGGGGTACAGCCCCCGCAAGCCGTTCGTCAACGAGGACAACCCCTACGCCCACACCCGCGTGGGGGTCATCACCTACGTGGACGAGCTGCACATGAGGTGCAACGTCCGCGTCCTCACCGGCGGCGAGGAACGCTTCGAGGTCGACCTCACGCAGGCGATGGCGGGGCCGAGGAGCTTTCTCGGAGGCATCCCCGAGGTCAACTCGCTCGTCATCGTTGCCTACCGCCGCAAGCACAAGAACCTGTTTGACGCGGTCATCCTCGGCTACATCCCCGTCGGTAACATCCTCGGCCTCCGGTTCGACCCCTTCTCCGGGGTCAACCCGAACGCTCTCGACCCCGAGGACAAGGTCGATGCGCAGGCCATCTTCGGCAAGCATGTTCGGTACAAGCGCATCCGAGGCAAGCCCGGCGATGTGATGGGCATGAGCGCCTCGGGGGCCGAGTTTCTGCTCTCGAAGGACGTACGGCTCTTCAACCGAGCCGGCGACCTCATCGAGCTTCGCGACTCTGACCGGACGCTCATCACCCAGGCGGTTCACCGGGTCCACTCCGACGCGGGCACCTACGCCTTCTCCGGGCCCATCCGGCGCGGGGCGATGGATCTCCCGCTCGATATCTTCCAGACCGACAAGGACGGCAACCTTACGCGCGTCCTGAAGACGGCGGCGGAGCGGTACTTCGGTCGGGACGATCTCTTTCTGACAGGCCCCTCGGGCTCTTCTTTCTCGAATGCAGCCGGCCACGTCCTCGACCGGGTGAACGACACCGAAGAGTTCCCTCCGGTCACTTACTCGAACGGCAGGCGGGCCTACTACGCTGGCACTGACCCGGCCGCTAACTTCGAGTCCTCGACCGGCTCGGGCGAGACCTTCACCGAGCACCGGCTCGAAATCCGGCACACCACCCCTGTTCAGCAGGAGGTGCGCGAGGAGATCGACGGCTTCTCGGCCGATCGCCCGGTGCCCTTCATCGAGCAAGTCTTCGGGACGATTGTTGGCAACGACCCGTATTCGTCCGAAGGCCAGCGGGCGTACGGGCGGGTGCTCATCCCTCGGATCTTCGACGACTTCGAGCAGACCGCGCCCCCCACTTCGCCTGGGCTCTCGATGGATGAGGCCAGCCGTGCCCCTGGGGGGCCGGACGAGGCTCTTACGCGAGCGGGCGCCTACCTCTTCCGTATCCGTCCTCCGAAGAGCCCGTCGACCAGCGTGTTCGGGGTCGCGGTCTCCAAGCAGGGCAAGCTCCATGTCAACGTGCCGGGGTCGTCCGAGGAGCACGCGGGCAACTCCCGGAACATCTCGGCCGAGGTCAACATGGAAGGGGCGCTCAAGATGCGCCTCGGCGCCACGACCCCCGAGCAGATTTCGCTTCACATGACGCTCGACGGAGCGCTCTATGTGAAGATCGGCCAAGACGCGCTCGGCCGAAGCATCATCACGGACTTTTCCGGGTCGGTCAAGAACGTCTACAAGGGTAACGACGCCGACGGGGTGGCCCGATCGGTCGAGGTCCAGGGCAACGCCGAGAAGTCGATCTCGGGTAGCTACACGAAGACCGTCCAGGGCTCGCACACCTCGCGGGTCTCGGGCTCGCACTCGACGCAAGCCACCGACGTGGCCGTGAGCGCCCTCAACGGCTACTCGGTCACGGCCCAGAGCCAGAACGTCACCGTGGCTGGCAAGAGCCAGTTCAACTTCGCCCTGCTCGTGCAAGAGACCATTGCCGCGGGGGGTAAGATCATGACCGTGCTTGCGGGCGGGGTGACCAGCACGGTCGCTGCGGGAGCGTTTACCCAGACCGTGGCGGCAGGGGCGACCACGTTCGCCAACCCGGGCGGCGCCTTCTCGGTCGCGGTTGGGGCGGGGGCTCTTAGCCTGACCACGGCCTCGGGGGCTGCTGCCATCACGGCCGGGGCAGGTGCGGTGTCCGTCTCGGCGGGTTTGGCGCTCACCCTGACTGCGGGCCTGGCCATGAACCTGTCGTCGGGGGTTGCGATCTCTCTCGTTGCCCCGCAGGTCCTTGTCGGCGGCCCCGCGGCGGTCTTCGGCGTGGCTCGTGGGGCCCCCATGCACCCGCCGGGCTCGCCGAGCCTCGATTGGATCACCGGCTCTCCTTTGCAGGGTTCGGCCGTTTTCAGGTCATGGTGAGATGCCCATCTCCCCGGTCACTTCCGCGCCCATTCTGACGGGCACCCTTCTCTCGAATGCCATCGTGGGCGTCGCTACCCCCAGGCTCGCAAGCGGGGTGGCCAATGGGCTCAGCCTTTGGCTCCCCACGGTTACGGTCAACTCGACCGCAGCCGGTACGCTTGGGGTGGGGGCCGGCCTCGTCCCGACGATCCCCGTGCCTACCCCCGTGCTCTACGCGGCCTTGGTAGCCTCGTTTGCAAGCCGGGGCCTTCTCGGGGTCATGTCCCCCTTGGTCATCAACGGCTTGGCCGCGGGGCTTTCGCTGGTCTTCCTTCAGGGCCAGGTGGTGACGACGCAGCCGAATGTGGGGGTGGGGGCCGGGGTGGCGACCTTTGCGGCCCCTCCTGCCGGTCCTCTGATGAGCCAGGGCTTCGTTGCCGCGGGGCTCACGGGCATCGGACAGGTGCAGCTCGCCTCGGCGATTGGCGATGCCCTGGGGACCGTTTTTTCTGCTTTGGTCCTGCCTCTAGCGGTAGCCGGCTCGCCCAGCATCGTACCGTCCTCGGGCCCCGGGACCGGCAAGATTCTATGAAAATGAGGCAGACATGGCTTTCTCCGTTACCGGCTACGTCCTCGAAAAGCCCCGGGTCGGGACATCCAACTCCCCCTTCACGTCCTCGCCGGACAACGTCGTGTCCGACCCGTCGGCCTTCGATGCGGCTTTCCCCTCTTCGGAGGAGAACCCCCGGACCGAGTACCTGACGCTCGTGCTCTCGGATGGGGACTTGGCGAACGCGGAGTTCGGGTGGACCAAGAATGAGGTCGTCAACCGGTTCGACTGGGACGGCCAGGGGCAGCGCTTCCGCACCCTGCCCGGTGCCCCTCCGATCACGATCGGCACCCTCAGCCCGACGGCCAACACCACGCGCCTGAAGGTCAGCCAGATCCCCGCCGACCCGGCAAAGCTCTCGCCCAGCGTGGCCCCTTTCCGGATCTCGGTGGGGACGACCGGCTCGGGCGTGTCGTTCGTGGTCGATGTTGTGGCCGACGACGCGGCCCTCGTGGCCCCCGGCCTTCTGATGGGCCATGTCCGCTTGAGCCTCACCACGGGTAACTTGGCTTGGGCTTCGACGGACCTCTCTTCGTACAACGGGCAAGCGGTCCGGTTCCAGCCGCAGAGCTTCTTCTCGTTCAAGGAGTCAACGGGCCACATCGGCGATGTGGGGGGCACGATCCTGCTCTCCCCGATCCCGGGCGCGGGGCAAAAGCCCCTTGTCCGGATCGGCTTTGGGCTTTGGCTCACGCCGGTGCAGGTCTTCTTCGATTTCGCGTTCTCCTCGAACCCGGCTCCGGGCACGTTCGAGTGGTCGCTCGCCACGGGCAAGATCAAGTTCAACTCGACCGACGTGGCCGCGTTCGCCGGCCTGCCGGTCTACTACGACGGGGTCCTCTTCGAGAAGAACCTCCGGCTCCCGTCGCAGAGCCTCAGCACAGTCGCTTCCCCCTCGTCGATCTTCGGGGTCCCTTCGGCAGGCTCAGACCTGGTCTTCCGGGCCACTTCGACGCTGCTCACGGGCGGGGGCACCATCATCGCCCCCAACCAGCTCCAGGATAGCTTCTCGTCGCTCACGTCCGTGGCCAAGGGGGACGTGGTCACGATCACCTCGGCGGGGCCCTACTTCGGGACTCGGCGGAAGGTGACGGCGGTGGCGGGGCAGGTGATCACCGTCCAGCCCCCTTTCCCGATCCGGGGGTCGGTGAGCTACGCGGTCGAGCGGCTCCACATCCAGTTCCCCGAGACCGTCCGCGTCGACAGCTTCGCTTCGGTTCCCGCCCCTCCTGCCCCGGGTGCGGGACAGGTCGAGGTCGACAGCCTCGGGGCCGTGCAGCTCTCGGCCCAAGATGTGGCCAACTATGGCTCGCTCGCGCTCAGCGTGGTCTTCGGGGACTTGCCGATCGAGCGTGGGGTCTCGCTCCGGCTCTTCCGTACCCCGGTCGATCCGAGCGGGACCGAAGACGCCTACAAGGACGTGTCGGCGTTTTACTCGGTCGAGGGGGCGACTTTGGCGAGCCCCATCCAGCCGGTGCCTCTGCTCTTTCTGCCTTCGGTTCCGGTTGACGACCCGGCCTTCCCCACGACCATCACCGTCGAGCAGGGGACCGGAAGCTATACGGGCCAGCTCGCGCGGCTCGACACGCCCTCCCCCTCGGCAGGTCTCGGCTACTTCCTCGACCCCGACAAGCGAGAGTTTCACTTCGCCCAGCGCAAGAACGGGGTGATCGTCCAGCTCCCCTCTCCCGTGGGGGCAACGGCTCTTCCTGACCCGCTCATCGACCCGGACAACCTCTCGCTTACCCTCGACCAGGGAGCGGGTCCGGTGGCCCTCACGCTCGGGACCGACGCCCTTCTCGATGCCCAGTCGGGGCTTCTGTCCTTCGTGGCGACCCAAGGCACGGTTCTCTTCAGCGGGCAAGCGACCCTGGCCTCGTCGAGTCTGACCGACCCGTCGCAGAACTTCTCCTCGGTGACGCAGGGCGACCTCGTGGTGATCGCCTCGGGGTCCGCAAAGGGGGTCTACACGGTGCTCTACGGGAGCGGCGCTTCTCTCTACGTGCAGCCCGCATTCCTCGCGTCAGGGACAGGGGTTTCGTACGAGGTCCGAAGGGGCAAAGAGACCTTGGCAGACCGATTCTTCCAAGAGGTCTCGCTGGCTGACCCGGCCACCAAGGTCGAGCGCATCCGGGCCCTTGGGGTGACGCAGAACTCCCCTCGTCTCTCCGTCGCGACGGCCGACGCCGCAAAGATCCGGTTTCGCTTTGGCGGGTCGACCTTCTCTTCGTCCGTCGTGACCGTGGCCAACGACGGGTCATTCACGAATCCGGCCTCGCTCAGCCCTCAGGTCGTCGAGGTGAGCCTCGCTACGGGGCACCTCAATTTCAGCTCCTCGGATGTGGCCTCTTCGCAGACGGTCTACGCGGTTCTTCTTCTCACCGAGCAGAAGGACTATCGCCTCGATGCCGTCCGGGGTCTCGTCCAGGTGACCGAGCGGCTTCTCTCGAACGACGAGCTTCTCCTGTCGTACATTCCGCTCGACAGCTCTGGGAACGCCCTCCCCCCTGTCGTGGAGCGGGGTACGTTCCTCGTTCGCAAGGAAGTCGGCTCGCATCCTTCCGAGGGCAACACCGTCACGTTCAACCCCCTCGGTCGCACGGTAGCGAGCAACCCTCCACCGCAGGTCTATCGGGGCGGTCGGCCGCAGAGCAGCGCTCAGGTGTTGATCGACACGGCCACCTCGACCGTGACCTTCCAGCCGGACACGCAAGCGACCGATGCTCTGCCGCACGGGGCGGTAGTGGAGCCCGACGAGCGTATCTACATCGACTACTACGTCTACGAGGCGATCGGGGGCGAGAACACGACCAGCGTGCTTCAGCCTCCGATGCGGGTCACGCAGCTCACGCTCACCGACGGATCGTCATCGTTCACCCTCCCCGGCAACCGGATCTCGGACTTCCCTACGTTGTGTCTGCTCCGCGTGGCGGGCTCGGAGGTCTACCTTCTCCAGAGTCCCTACTACGACGGGACGAACACCACCATTTCTCTGGTCTACCCGCAGACGTTCCGGAGCGACCAGACGCGCCCGAAGATCGAGGTCTCTTCGGGCCCCACGAGGGTGCTGGCGGGGTATCTGCTCCCGAGCTACTTCGTCCTTGAATCGAGCTACGAGACCGTGCCTCGGGGTATGAACAAGGTTCGCGTCCCCGGGGATGCCACGGCGTCGTACCGGACTGGAACGGTGCTCGTCTTTGTCGATGGGGGCGGGAGCCCCTTGGCCTTTTACGCGGTCACGGGGGCTTCGTACGACAGTGAGAGGGACCGTACCGAGATCACCCTCGCGACCAACACCTTCCAGCAGTTCACCCCCGGCACCCACCAACTTCGCCGGAGCCTTCGTCCCATCTACGATTCGGTGACCAAGGAGGTGCAGACCGCTCGGGTGCCGATCCTCACCGAAAGCTACACGGTCTTCCGTCAGGTCGAGGGCCAGGTGGGGCAGGTTCTTGCTGCTGGCACCGACTACACGATCGACGATGGGGGCAAGGTAACGTTCACTTCGGCGCTCGGGGCCGGTGAGGAGTTCTCGATCTTCTACGTGGGCCATACTTTGGTCAGTGGCCAGCTCACGGCCTCGTACACGACCAGCATCGCCCCGAACGCGAGCAACGGCCTCGCGGGGCAGACTCTTTCGGCGAACTACTGGGTTTTCAACCCGGATACGTTCTTCTACCGGGTCGAGACGCTGACCAACTTCCGAGGCGAGGTGGCCGAGCAATACAAGACGGCGGCCAAGGCGTCGGTGCCTTCATTCGGCCCGGTCACGAGCAACGCCTCGGGGCAGAAGCTCTACGAGCAAGGGCGGGAGTCGGTCTTCTTCTCCGAGGGCCGGCTCAAAAATGAAGACGTGGTGGCCCGCGCCACCCTCAAGTTCTACAACGACCTCATCCACTACCTCGAAGATGTTCTTCAGAACCTCGATGGACGCGTGGTGGGCGACTACGACGGGCGCTTTCAGTTCGACGGCTCGACGGGCGCAGAGGTTGCCTCGTTTGATCTGGCGACCAACCAGATCGACGACCGCATCAAAATCTCGGATTTTCCCGTGCTCGTGCAGTCGATTTCGCCGCTGGTCACGGTGTCGATCGGAACGTGGCTTCGGGCCTGGGAGCCGAGCGCGTTTAGCCGGTTCTACCCCACGCGCCGGGTGTGCTTTGGCGTCGCAACCGATGGCATGGGAGGGGGCGGATCGAACCCCGCGACCGGCACGCCGATTGTGGACTTCGAGACCAAGAACCTGACTTCGGTGTCAACCATTGCCCGTCGCGCTCCCCGGGCCCGGGTCATGTCCGATGCCGTGGTGGGGCAGAGCACCCTTCAGGTCGACCATGCCGACGCCCAGAGCGATCCGGTTCTTCGGCCCACGTTTGCCGCTGACATGCGCCTCGTCATCCCTGGCTACGTGGACGACCCTTCGTATGTCACGGTCACGGCCGTCAGCTCGACGAGCATCTCGTTCACCCCCGCGCTCACGGTGGCGGTCCCTCGCGGGGCGACCATCACGCTCTCGGCCTCGGATTCGGTGAGCAACACTCCGGCGGGATACCAGAAGACCTTCCGCCCGGGGTTCGATTTGGGCGTCGACCTCGAAAAGGGACAGCTCTCCTACGTCCAGCCCTACTTCCCCTTCGACGGGACCTTCCCCGGGGTGCCGGCCGAGCTGTCGGTGCAGACCCCGGACCTTGGCGATCAGCTCCAGGCCGAAGCCGGCCTGATGAACTCCGAGACTGCTCCGGTCAAGTTCCCGGCTCTCTACGGTGAGGCCGTGGACGACGACGGGGATCAAAGGGTGCCTCTCATCAACCCGAGCCTCGACCAAGAGACAGGCTCCTACACCCTCGAAGCCCAGCTCATCACGGCCCTTCAGGCTGTCACGGCGCCCTTCACGGGTTCGGGCACGCTGAACGTCGCTCGCACCCAGATCACGAGCACCACGGTTTTCGGCTCCCCGGCCCCGCAGGCGGGAGACCTCGTGGCCATCACCTCGGGGGCGAACGCCGACTTCTCTTCGCCGCACAACATCGCCAGCTACCGTCGCATCGCGAGCGTTGTGGGCAGCGTCATCACGATCGAGTCGGGCAACCCCTTCCCCTACGTGGACGCGGGCACGATCTCGTACGTGGTCGGGGTGAGCACGTCGGTGGCTTCGGGGGCGGGTACGGCAAGCTTCCCTTCGTCTACCCGGATCAAGGACCTCGGGGCGACGTTCATCACGGCCGGCGTCCTGCCCGGCTACACGGTGGTGATCCTCTCGGGGGCGGGCATCCTCACGCGCCGGCAGGTCCTCTACGTGGCCAGCCAGACCGAAATCGAGGTCGACCAACCGTTCACGAGCTTGGTCGCCGGGCAGAGCTACCGCATCACCAAGTCGCTTCTCTCCTACGGGGTGGCTTCGCAGCTCTCGGCAGCGCTCGTGACCGAAAAGAGCGTGCTCTCGGTCAATGACCACACTATCGACCCCACGGTCATCAATAGCGAGCTGGTGGCCATCGGCCGCTTCTTCGACTTGGTCTTTACGGACCTGCTCTCGCCCGCAACGCACTCGGCCTCGGTTTCGGGTACGGCCTTGACGGCGACCGATCTGGTGGACTTCACGGCCGCGGGGATCGACTCCTCGCACTACGTCTACATCGAGAGCGGGTCGAATGCGGGCGTCTACCCGGTCTCAGCGGTGGGGGGCCCGACGAGCCTTTCTGTTGAAACCGCTTTCCCCGTCGCTGGCTCGGTGAGCTACCGCATCTGCAAGGCGTTCGGGGTGGGCAAGAAGACCCTCGCCGCTGTCTCTTCGGTCCAGGGCCCGCTGGTCGATTTCGTGGCCTCGGTGGACGCAATGCTGGCTATCGTGGACGCGGCCCCGGTCATCGGGTCGGGCAACGTCACCGATCTGACCATGTACGCCACGCGCGTCTATCCGTCGGACCTGACGGCTCGGCTCGCCGATATCACGACCCGCCAGACGGACGTGACCTCGGCGGTGGCGGCCTTGTCGGCGGCGCTCAGCTCGGGCGAGCGGCTCTACGACAAGCGCTACGCCTGGATCGACGCCCGGGTGAACCTCGAAAAGGGGCTCTTGCCCAAGATCGCCCGTGCGGCGGCTGACCGGGTCAAGGCCCAGACCGAGGCGTTGAATCAGCTTATCAAGCTTCTCGCTGTAGAGTCATGATGAACGAAGATGAAAAGCCCGAGGCCCCCGCCGAGACGCCCTCCGAGCCGCCCAAGGCGAGCTGGGAGCGGCGCGAGACGTTTGCGCTGAACGATCGGATGCGGGAGGTGATCTCGAAGACGGCCGAGGCTGTCAACGCCGAGATCGCCTCCCTTCAGCGCAAGATCGACAAGCTGACCTACGGAGGCTGACGTGGCGGGTACGGCGGAATGGAAGGCGCTAACCGTCAAGGCCCCGGGCAAGGACTATCTTGAGAAGGCCCGGAACGTCCTTGAGACGCTCGTTCTTTACCTGGAAATCCTGAAGTCGATTCTCCAGACCATCGAGCTTTTCCTCATCGACTTCGGCAACCCCATCCGGGCCCTCGTCGAGGCCCTGCTCAAGCTCGTCCAGCAGCTCTTCGAGGCGCTCTCGCAGACGGGGGTATTCGCTTACTACGACGTGCCCACGTCCGCCAAGGACCCGAGCTTTCATCGCTTTGTGGGCGGCTACCAGGGCTTCACCCAGCGCTTCATCGGCTCGCTTCACGACCGGCGGGACCCCTGGCGCCCGCAGCCTTCCCCCGGCATCACGAAGAGCGCTTTTTTGCTCATCGTGGCCGACGCCGAAACGGTCTTCGGGCTTCTGCGGCTTCTGAAGATCCTGATGCGGTTCTTCGGCAAGGACTTCCTCTCGCCGCAGTACGCCGCGCCGGCCAACGCCAAGGTCCGGCTCGTCGGGGCAAAGCCGGGATCTTCGGCCGAGAAGGGGACCGACCCGATCTTGCAGGTGGCAAGCGTCTTTACCTCGTCGCTGAAGGGCCTGGCGGTCGAGTGGTCCTTGCCGACCAACACCCTGCCGCCGGACCCGGGCTTTCAGGGACTCGTGACCCACGCCGCTCGTGAGTTCATCCCGACCAAATTCCTCATCGAGAAGACGAGCGAGGTCGGGGGGCCGAAGCCGGTCTACGATACCATCCCCACCGTCTTCGAGGACAAGTCGGGACGGATCATCAACCGCAAGGTCAAGGTGGTGGAGGAGCACGGCGACGTGTTCCGGAAGTTCGAGAAGTACATCGTCGTGAGCCCTAGCGAGAGCACGGCGACGTTCCTTCTCGGCCAGCTTGGCACCTTCCGCTACGTCGACACCGACGTGGAGAAGGACAAGACCTATTACTACCGTGTCCGGGCCTTCTCCGGGCCTTTGGCTGTCAATGCCGACGGGACGATGACCTTCGGGGCGATGCGGTTCGACCCCATCTCCGGGGGGTATGTGATGGAGTGGCCGTCCTCGGAGGGCGGCTCGAACGCTCCTGTCATCGGCCGACCGACGGGGATCATGTCGGGCCGGGTTCCGACCGTGCCGACCGACTTCGATGTGATCGGCAACCTCGAAAAGGTCTTCCTTGCGGCCTACTCGATGGGCTTTCACCTGCCCGCCGACGAGAACGCGAAGTTCGACCCCAAGACGGGCAAGAACATCGACGGCACCTCGGTCATCCAGATCGGCCGCGGGTCGCTCGCGGACGTGGGCGGAGTTCTTTCGAGCCTGCTCATCCCCACCTTCGAGGCCCCTCCGAAGGCCGAGCCGGACCCCGTCTCGGGCGCCTACCCGGACGTATATTTCAACTTCTTTTTCACCAAGCAGCAGGCCCGGAGGCTCGCTCAGACCGTGGGCCGCGCTCTGCTCGAAAACAGCGAGCAGCTCGCCCCTTTCCGGACCCTGATGCGGGGGGCGCTCAAGTACCCCCTTTCGGGGGCCGTGGGCAACGTGGCCGGGGTGAACACGACCGAGGAGATGGTCGCGGGTTTCACCAAGCTTCCGGCCAAAGTTCCGCGCCCGGACGCTCCCGCGCTCACGGCCGAGGAAGAGGCCGACCCTCTCGGAGGCTCGAACAACGCGGCGTACATCTCGTTCCCGGAGCTGTACGCCCCGGACGTGTACGCAACGTTCCAGTACGCTTATACCTCGGCCGAGTTTCGTCTGAACCTGCTCGCGATCGTGCGGTTCATCAAATCGTTCACTCTGGGCGGTACGCCGCCTGACTGGCAGTCGGCAAGCCTTCTGCGGGACATTATCCCATGGTCGGGCAAGTTCCTCTATGACCTGCTCGCCAGGATCGACGCCCTGCTCGCGGCGTTCAAGTCGGTGCTCGACGAGATCAAGAGCTTCATCGACCTGCTCGTACGCAAGATCGAGGTTCTGGAACGCTTCCTCAAGTTTCTGATCGAGATCCTGAACTTCCTCGACTCGTTCAGTGCGGGCTTTTACTTCCTGAAGTCTCCGTCGATGGGCGGCGGAGTCGACGAGTGGCGGGACGTGGTGCTCAACGCCGGGGGCACGCCCCCTCCGTCGGGCCCCGGGGGCTACACGGGCGGCGTTGCCCTGGCCTACGTCGCGCCCGATATCGCCGCGTTCGAGACCGCCCTAGGCATCCTCTTCGGGTGAGACCATGCTGGACTTCCTCGGCACCTTCAACAAGTCCCAGTTCGAGCGGCTCGCGGCCTACGCCCGGGCTCAGCTTCCGCTCGTCTCGGCCCGCATCGCCCACCTCTCGAACGAGCTGCTTCGGGTGGGGGTGCTCGTCATGCGCCGCAACGAGAAGCAGGACCCGATCGGGTACATGCCGAGCCCCCCTACGTCCTACCTCGCGAAGCTCCTCTCGGCCTACGAGGTCCTCGGGGGCGACCCCTTCTTCGACCTTCAGATCCGGAGCTACACCGACCCGATCTACCTCCTTCAAGGCGACGAGGCGATCTCGGCCAAGATGCTCTCCAGCGGTGAGCCCTGGCCCGAAAGGGTCTTGGCCGATGCCCCCTCGGCCCTTCTTGTGGGCCAGATCCGGGGCACGATGGAGGACGTTATCGCCCGGCGGGAAGCCCTCGAACGCAAGATCCGCCGCTGCCTCGACTACGGCGACCAGATCACGGCCGAGATCGAAATGCTTCGCAAGGTCCGGGCGGCGAGCGATACCGCGGGCTCTCTCGAAGCCATGATCGCCGAAGTCCTCTTGCTCATCAACGACCCGACCTACCGAGCGGTTCCCGACGACAAGGGCCGGGACCCGTACGGCAAGCTCGCCAAGGCCCCCTTTTCTTCTTTCGAGTCGGGAGGAGACAGGGACGACGAGTTCGCCGGACCCGGGGCCACGCGCGAGAACACGGGCCTTGTCGATAACGGAGAGGATGTATGAGCTACGACCGACAACTAGACCAGCTCTGCCCCCACCTCGTGGTCGAGGAGCTGCTCACGTTCGAGGGCGACCGGCAGACGGTGATCCCGGTCCGGCCGATCTCCTCGCTCGAATCGGTCAAGGTCCGGTTGAACGGTGCCGTCGAGGTGCCGTTCGATGGCGTGCTCACGACGGCGCAGGTGCGGGGCACCAAGACCGGACCTTTCACCATCACCCAAGCGACCAACGAGCTGAGGGTCCGGGTGCATGGGGGCGCCCCGCAGGTGGTGACCCTTCCGGTCGGAACGCGGATTGCGGCCGATAAGATCGCCTACCAGCTCAACCGGGCCCTCCCTTCGCTGTACTTCTCCGTCGACCGGGGTGCGATCCTTGTCCAGACCCAGCTCTCGGGGCCCGAGGCGTCCTTCTACATCCTGGGGGGCAGCACCCTCTGTTCGGTCCTTGGCCTGCCCCAGAACCGTAACTACCGCGGCCAGCAGGTGGTGCCGGGCTGGACGCTCGTAAACGACCCGAACACGCTTCTTGACCGTCCGGTCCGCATGGTGGTCTTCGACAAGCCCCTGCGCGGCTTCGACGACTTCATCGAGGTCAACTACACCACCATCCGGCAGGAGTGCCGGAGGTGCGGGGGGCTGGGAGTCGAGAACGATTGGCGCTACGGCCAAGACGGCAATGTTGTTGAGGTGCGGGACGAGGCCCTGCTCATCCAGGAAATGATGAAGGCGACCTACACGGCCAAGGGGTCGAACCCCTTCCACCCGTGGTACGGCTCTTCGATCCTGGAGCAGGTGGGGCAGAAGATCAGTGCCTCGGGGCTCGTCCAGAACATCATCGTCTCAGACATCTACCGGGTCTTTCAGAAGTGGCAGGAGATCAAGACCGACCAGGAGCAGAAGGTCGGGCAGTTCGTCTCCGATGCGGAGTTCCCGTTTCAGCTTCTCGGTGTGAACATCGAGCAGAGCCAGCAGGACCCCACGGTCTTCTACGTGAACGTGGACATCCGAAGCCGGTCGCTCAAGCCGATCCAGCTCTCCCGTGGCCTCCGCGTTCCCCAGCCGACAGACCTCCTCGGGAGCACGGCGGCACAGGGCGTCTTTCGACAATCTCTTCGTTCGTACTCCCAGGTGGACTGACCCATGGTGACGACACCCCAGATCAAGCTCCGAGACGGCAGTGGGCTCACGACCAACCTGGTGTTCACGACCAACCAAGAGGCCGTGGTCATCGAGGGAGAGGTCGGTGAGGACGCGGCCGACATCCAGGTTTCCGTCAACGGCGCCCCCTTTGTCTCCGACCCGGGGCTCGTGCGCTTCGACCTTCCGAGCTTCACCGTACCGAACCTCGACAACTATCCGTCGGGGCTGACGCTGGAGCCGGGTGAGAACACAATCCTCATCCGGACGATCGACATTGTCGGGGGCGTCTCGGGGACGGCTGTAGCCAACGTCACGCTCGTCTCTCGCCTCGATGACGTGGGGGCCCAGATCCCGACGGCCATTCGGGTCCGTCGGCGTCGGGATGCGGTGGACATTCTCGTGGCCAAGCCGGCTCAGCGCTTCGCCACCTCCGGCGTCCCGCTGCCCGACAACTTCCGGGGCTTTCATTTTTACGCATCGACGAGCGCCGCGGGGGCGACGGGCTACGTTCGCATCAACGAAAAGCTCGTCACGGCGGCGGCGACCGTGTTCGAGGAGACGGCTTCGACGATCTCCTCCGAGGCCGTCTCGTGGGCCAATACCGAGCTGAAGAACCTTCGGGTTCGCGTGACCGACGAGAGCGACACGGGCGAGGAGCTGGCCGTTCGCTACGACCGGCAGCACGACGTGTCGATCTATACCAATCGGCTCCGGTTTTCGACCTCGCTCGAAGACCTGTCCCTCTTGGAGTTCGTCTCCTTCCGCCATATCCGCTCGGGGGGCCCGGGCATCATCAACTCCGACCTCTTCTCGGGGGTTTCGGATACCGACCCTCTCTACTACGTGGCCACGGCGGTCTACTTCGATCCGGCCACCGGCCAAGAGGTCGAGACCCCCTACTCGCAAGAAGTCCTCGGCTCGCCGCTCATCATCGACACGGCCATTCGAGAGCTGCCCCGGCGAGAGCAGTTCCAAGTGCTTCTCGACTACATCCGAGCGATCCAGCGGGTCAACGGGGAGATCAGCCTCCTGCCGGGCTCGACCACCCGCGACGTGTCGATCGACCCGTTCGCGAGCGAGGCCGAACGTCTCTACTTCTTGCTCGACTTCGTCCACAAGTCGCAGAGCTTCCTCACCCTCCTTCAGGTCGACGACGCCAACAACGACAGCATCTCGGACCCAGTCGACGGCTCGTCCTACAAGGTGGCGCTGAAGGCCGCGCTCGGCCTCAGCTCGAACAGCGCCGTTCAGACCCTCATCGACGCCCAGTTCGACAAGCTCGCGGGCAACATGAGCAAGCGTCGCCTCCCGGGCCGGCCGGCGGTCGGTCAGGTGACGTTCTACACCACGACCAAGCCCTCGTTTGACATTACCATCCCGTCGGGTACGTACGTATCGACGAACGCCGATGCCTCGCTCGGCATTCCTTCGATCCGCTACCGCGTCGGAGGCACCTACGTCCTCCGAGCCACGCAGGCCGACGCCTACTACAACTTCTCCAAGAAGCGCTACGAGCTGGTCTGTGACGTGGTGGCCGAGACCGTCGGCTCTGACGGCAACCGGCCCGCTGGCCAGATCAAGAACGTCTCGGGCGTCTCGGGCGTCTTCGTTACCAACGAAGAGGCGACCGTGTTCGGCTCGGACCGGGAGTCGAACACCGACCTTGCGGCCCGGGCCATGCTCGGCTTCGTCTCGGTCGATACGGGCACCGAAGGCGGCTACGCCTCGACGACGGCCGAGCAGATCGGCGTGGTCAAGGCGAAGGTCGTCAAGAGCGGCGACGCCCTCATGATGCGCGACTACGACCCCATCCGGAAGAAGCACATCGGTGGCAAGGTCGATATCTGGGTCCAGGGTCTTCGCGAGCGGCAGGTCGAGGAAAAGTTCGCCTTCACCTTCGAGGTGGCTCGCGACATCGTCTGTCAGATCCTCGATGCGGCCACGCTCACCTTCCGGGTCCAGGACAGCCGGGTCACGCCGAACACGCCCATCACCGAGATCCTCGACAACCTCTCGCAGGGCTTCGGCGTCCGCAATGCGAGCCAGGGCCTCGACTACGATCTGACGGGGGTGCAGATCCTCGACTACCAGACGTTCCGGCTGAACGCCGCCCTCTCGACCCAGCCCGTGACGGGCATCGACGACGTGGTGACGGCCGACTACCGGTTCCGGGTCGTCAACCAGTTCACCTTCTCGTTCCAGCCCGTCCGCCGCGTGGTTTCGGTCACCGGCGAGGTCTCCGGGGCGCTCAGTCCCGACGCGGGCTACCAGCTCTTCAAGACCGAAGACCCCTTGCTCGAAGGCGAGAGCACGATCGCGGGGGACTACCTCGCGATCAACCAGGTGGGGGGTATTCCCTCGGGCGCCTCGCTGGTGGTGAACGACGAGAGGCACGTCCTCATCGGCTCGACCGAGGAGCCTCTCGCTTCGATCGGTATCAACACGAAGACGCTTCGGGTCTTCTCGGCGGACCGTACGGTCGAATACGACGGCCCTGACGAGACGGTGCCGGACTACGAGATCACCGAGGGGACCCCCACGACCCCGCTCGCGATCGTCCGGACGGCCTCTTCGAGTATCCCCTCGGGTGCCACGGTTTCGGTCGACTACGAGCACGACGAGAACTTCACGGTCACCTACGTGATCAACGACCTCTTGCAGGAGCTTCAGCGCACCCTCAACGTCCGCCGCCATCTCACGGCCGACGTGGTGGTCAAGCAGGCCGTGCAGAACTCGGTCGACATCGAGACAACGGTGCAGCTCAAGGGGGGAGCGACGAAGGACAAGGCTGACCCGGCGATCCGCTCGTCGGTGAGCCTGGAGCTGAACCAGAAGCTCATCGGCGAGAGCACGGCCCAGTCGGACGTGATCTCGGCCATCGAAAAGAGTGAGGGCGTCGCGTTCTCCTCGGTGCCCATGGCCCGCATGGCCTACGCCGACGGGAGCCGGAAGCTCCGCGAGACGCTCTTTTCGAGCTACGCCCACGTTTCGTCGCTCGATTCCGGGGGCAACTCGGCCTACCTGCTCACGGGCGCCCTGAAGTTCCCGACAACCAACGGCGGGGGCCTGTCGACCGAGCACCGGGGGGTCTTCCAGGACGACGAGGCGCTCACGATGGCTTCGTCGCTCGCTCTGGTCGCCTCGGCCTCGGGTCAGGCGTACATCATCGGCTCTTCGGGCGCTGTCATCACCGGCTACTCGGACCCCGCGACCCTCGCTGCGGCGGGCTTCACGACGGCCGAGGCTCAGGCGGCCGAGCTTCTTCGCCGTACGGCCAATCACGTCGTGGTTTCCCTTGCCCCGCCGGACGTGCCCACGTCGCACAAGTACGCCGCGAGCTATGTTATCCGAGGCGACAAAGGCGCAAAGGACATCGTTACCTCGGGCATCGAGTTCGCGGACCTCGGCAGCTTCACCCTCACCTTCCGCAACGGTTGACCCTCGATGGCCCCTCGTTTCTCGAACGACCCGAACCGCGTCAACCGGACCGTTGCTCAATCGGGCAAGGAGTACAACCTTCGGCTTCTGCGGCGAGCCAACGCCACGCTGACGACGCTGATGGACCTCCTACCGTCGAACTACATCTCGTCGGTCCAGGGCCCGAACTACACGAACGAGCTGAAGGCGGTGGCGGTCGAGATCGCCAAGCTAGAGCTGGCCCTCGAAGACGTGGACACTGATACGAGCTTCGCCGGGGTTCGGTCCGACTTCCTCTATTCGGTGGTGGGCTACCTCGTCTTTCTGAACGGCCGGATGCCGGCGACGAGCCGCTTCGACGACGTGGAGTTTAAGCGTTTTCTCTCATCGGTCATCAAGATTTACTTCCAGGGCTCGATTCCCACCTCGATTCGAGAGGGCGTGGGTCTCTTCGTCTCGGGAAACGTCACGGTGACCGAGGACTTCCTGCTCGTCCGGGCGGGGGCTTCGGGCATGGATGTGTCTGACCAGTTCAGCTTCCGCATCGACCTTGACATGGCCGCTGGGGTGCCCTCGGACCTCTTCACGCTCGATACGAACCTTCGGCTCGTCCTCGATATCCTTCGCCCGGCTCACACGCTCTTCCGCATCCGGTACATCTTCAAGGACAGCTACACGCCGAACGCCGACCAGGGCGGCAAGATCCTCGACGCCTACCGCTGGCGCATGGCGAGCTACTACTACGAGGACTATCGGGCCTACGGCGCGGGCGTCCGGGACCGTAACCGCCTCGGCGTGAAAATGAACCTCCAGGTGACGGACGAGGACCACTCCGACGACTTTTGAGCCCGGGCGTGCGGTTCCTTTTATGTCGGCCCCCATCGTAGGAGGTCGCCGCCCCGATGCTTGCTCAAACCGTCCGCCTCGCACGCGCGAAGGTGCTTGTTTCTCACGCTCGCCCGTACGACTACGACGAGAAGACCGGTCTCTTCCTCTACAAGAGGGTCGACGAGGACGAGGAGGCATGGAACCTCGTCACCGACGGCGGCCGGGTCGCCATCCACACGTACATCTACGGGACGACGAGCCAGCGTTCGTCGGCGAGCCTCGGCACGGGCCTCAACTACATCGCCCTGTCGAACGACGGAACGGCCGCCGCTGCGGGGGACACCACGCTGACCGGCGAGCTGTCGGGTAACGGCCTCTCTCGCGTTCAGGGTGCGGTCACGCTCCCGACCGGCTCGGGCACGGTCACGACCATCGCCACGACGTTCACCTACTCGGGCGTCTCGCAGGCCGTGCAGAAGACGGCGCTCTTCGACGCCGGGTCGGGCGGCAAAATGGCCCACGAGATCCTGTTCACCCAGCGATCTCTCGCGACCAACGACACGCTCACGCTGACCTTCTCGATCACGCTGAGCTGAGCTTCCCGCTCGCCGGTCTCCGCAGAAAGAACATGTAGATCATGGCGAACGTTTATTACGCCAACCAGGCTCTTCAGAGCGCCAACCACGCCTTCTCGGCCATCTGGAAAGTCACCCGGGCTCTCAAGAAAGCCGGCTGGACCTACATCGCTTCGGGCAACGGCTCGTCGAAGGACACCACGGGTGTAGCTACCTCCGACCTCTGGGGCGGCAACGCCGACCCTTCGGCCGATACCTACCCCTCGGCCCTCGACTCGGTGGCGGCCTGGTGGATGGCTCAGGGACCCACCATTCACAAGGTCCCCGTGAGCACCAACTCCACGGGCACCTTCCAGAAGGGCGAGAAGATCACGCAGGCGACCAGCGGAGCCGAGGGCGAGATCCTCGGCTTCATGTACGACAGCGTGACGCCGGCCAACTCGTTCCTGACCATCCAGACCAGGACGGGGACCTTCAACGGCACCAACGTCATCACGGGGGCAAACTCGGGGGCGACCATCACCCCGTCGGCGACGCCGGTAGCGTTCATCTGCGAGGTTGTTTTCTGGAAGTCGACCGACACAACCAACGGGACGGTCTACTACAACCGGGTCAACACGGCCGTCGACACCTCGCTCGGCTCGCTGAAATCGGCCACGGGCTGCACCTCGACGGTGGCTCCTGGCGGAGGGGGCACGGGCAACAGCTTCCCTTCGACTGCGGCCACCATCCGGGGGACGGGCGGTTCGGCGAGCCACGGCCTTTGGCTTCACACGACGACGCTCGGCAGCCCCAAGTTCCAGATCGCGGCCACGGACATCGTGGGGACCTCCAGCTACAGCCCCGACGGCACTTTCTGGATCGTCTGCGGCTGCCCTTCGGTCTCGGCCACGGCCTGCACGGGCTTCGGCTTCTTCCGCCTCGACGATACCGAGGACGGAGACCTCGACCCGTTCGTCTGGGACTACCAGGGCAGCACGTCATGGTCTCGGACGGCCAACACCGGAACGAGCAACGCCGATGTGTGGAGCAATACCAGCACTCGGTACAGCAGCTCCGTCTTTTACTTCAACGGTTGGCGGAAGAGGGGGTTTGCGTCCGGCGACGCCTGGCAGAACTACTCCTCGGCTCTGCTCTACTTCGCCCAGACCGGCGGCAACGTTCTCATCGACACCTTCGCCACCGTAGAAACCGTGGCCTCGACCACGCTGGCTACGCCCCCCAAGGTCCGGGAACCCGTCTGGGTCGCGACGAGGGCGGTGTCTACCAAGCAGCGCAAGGGGACCGTGCGGTGGGCTTTTTTCACCCCCACCGGCACTGCTTACGACGTTTGGGACTCGAAGACTCTGTTTCAGGTCCAGACCGCTTCCAGCACTTTCGTCGGGTACATGCTGGGCCCCTGGGATGGAAGCTCCACGCCCACGCAGACGTGAGGAATCATGCCGAACGTAGTTCTTCCGAACCTCACTCCCTACTCGATCAACCACTCGTTCGGCCTCATGTGGTCGATGACCCGGGCCATGATGAAGGCGGGGTACACCTACCTCAAGTCCTCGAACGGCACGACCATCGACACCACAGGCAACCCCGACAACGACAAGTGGGGGGCCCCCACCTCAACGGGCAACACAGGAGCGGCGGCGACCCTCTCCTCGAAGACCCTGGACGACATCACGGTCACCGGTCTGACAGGCATGTCGACCAGTTCGGTCGGCCGGTTCCTCACGCTGAGCGGCTGCACGACCTCGGCCAACAACGGCTGCTGGCAGATCGTCGCCTACGTCTCGGCCACCTCGGTCAAGATCAGGAACGCTTCGGGCTCGGCCGGCGACGCGAGTAACGGGGCGATCACCTGGACCGAGAAAGACCACACCACGACGGCCTACTCCACGGTCCAGGCTACCCTGGACGGTGTGGCGTGCTGGTGGCTCTGCCAGGGCCCGTCGCTCCTCAAGGTGCCCATCAATGCCAACCCCTCGCCCGCGTTCAAGCGGGGCGAGAAGGTGACGCAGGCTGTCTCGCTCGCCGAGGGCGAGGTTATCGGGGTGGCCTACAACACCTCGTCCGACTCGTACATGGTGATCCAGCCCCGGATCGGCACCTTCAACAGCTCGAACGTCATCACCGGGGCTGTCTCGGGGGCCACGGCCACGCCGTCGGCGACGGTCATCACGTTCGTCTGCGAGATCGTCATCGCCAAGACGACCGACATCTTCAACGGGTGGATCTTCTATCAGCGTGTCGATGCCAGCTCGGAGTCGGCCCAGCGGTTCTCGAACCTCGTTCCGACGGCCACCGTCGCTCCGGGCAACGGCACGACTACCAACGCCTTCCCGACGTACGCTTTCGCGCCCAAGGGGAACGTCAACAGCTCCTCTCAGGCGTGGCTCCAGGGGGTCACCGGCACAGGCTCCACGATGATGTCGGGACGGGGCCAGATCATTGTCGCCAACGCCATCGGCAACGCCGATACCTCCCCCGACGGCACGTTTTGGGTCGTGCAGGCCATGCCTGGGCACTCGTCCGAGAGCTTCTCCGGCTTCGGATTCTCCCGCATGGACGACACCGAGGAAGGGGACGTGGACCCGTACACCTGGGTTGTTTGCAACACGAGCCAGACGCGCACGGGGTCCTCCACCAGCTCCAACTACATGTGGGGCGTGACTGGGACGAGCGGGCAGCAGTTCTGGTCCTCTTCCCCGTACACCCACCTTGGCTGGAGGCGGCGTGGGTTCGGGGGGACGGGGGACGCATTCGGTACAAGTCTCTACCCCAGCTTCCTCTACCAAGTCGCCCGGGGACAGGTCATGTCCTACAACCAAGGCGACCCCGATCGCGTGGCCTGTAGCCCGGCCACCCTGAACCACAGGGAGGCGGTGTGGGTGATCGGGTGCGAGCAGAGCACTCGTATCCGAAAAGGGACCCATCGCTGGCTCTACAACATCGGGCAAGGCGCCCCTCTTAACGTCTGGGACTCCCGTACCTGGCTTCAGGTCATCCAGGCCATCCCCAGCCTCAACGGGGGCGTCGTCATCGGCCCCTGGGACGGCGCGACCGACCCCATCTACGTCTGAAGGGCCTGACCAGTGGCCGACCAGGGAAGCAGCCAGTGGAGAGGCAAGGGGCAGCGGGGGGTCTCGCGCGTCCAGCCGACGGGTATCACGACCGATGGTAAGGAAGGGAGCTACGCCCCCCTCGCTTCCGACGGGCCCTCCAAGGGCTTGCTCGGCAACACGGCCGCACGGGTCGTTGAAGTTCGTTCCTCCCCGGCCACACCGGCGCCCAGGCAGATCGGCAGCTCAATCTCGTCTCGTACGACGACCCCCAAAACGTCCAAGAACTCGTTCACGCAGGTGCAGGTCTGGTCGACTGGCGAGTCCTATACTCTTTTCCGGTCCAGCTAAAGTATGGCCGATCAAGGCACAAGTCAGTGGAGAGGCAAAGGGCAGCGAGGAGTCTCGCGCGTCCAGCCGACGGGTATCACGTCGTCGGGCTCGGAGGGCAGCTTTGCTCCTCTTGCTTCGGACGGTCCCTACAAGGGCCTGATCGGTACGTCTCGGCTTGATCGGTCGAGGACGATCGCGGTCGCGACAATCGTTGCACAGGTCTATACGGCTTCGGCTGCGGAGACCCTGACGCTCTCCGAAAGCGTTCAGTTCGCCCGGGCTGCTTCGGTCGCGGAGACTCTCAGCCGGGTAGAGGCTTTGTCCGCTGTCTCCGACAAGCCCGTTTCGCCGGCCGAGACCCTTAGCCTTTCGGAAGCGGCGGTGGGAGATCGGGCCCTTCTGCCCATTGTTTCCGAGACGCTCTCGCTTTCGGAAGGGGCCACGGATGACCGGACTCTTCGCCCCCTCGTCTCCGAGACTCTCTCGCTTTCGGAAGGGGCCACGGGGGACAGGTCTGTTCGGCCCGCTCTCGCGGAGACGCTCACCCTTTCGGAGGGCAGCAGCAGCCATGTTGTTGCGACCCAGTCTCTTCCGGTAACTCAGCCGTTCGGGGAGTCGCTCGCGGCGGCCAACGGCAAGGCATACCAGCTCGAAGAGACGCTCACGCTCTCGGAGGTCTTTCAGGCGGCGCAGTTCGCCGTGGTGGCTACGAGCGGAACAAGCTTCGTTGCAACCTTCCCCGAGCCCGTCCGGTACGATGGCGTGGCCGACAAGGACCACTACGAGGTGGTCCCTGTGAATGGAGGGGTGCCTATCTCTATCGTTTCGATCGAGCCTACGGTCGAGACTTATGCTGTAGCCACGAACGGAACAGTGGTCGCGGTTGGCAACACCTTGCGGTCGACCCGGCTCCATCTCTCCACGATCGGGTTCACGCAGGATAGCGTGGGTGACTACATCTCGATCACCAACAGCGGTCTCAACCGAATCACGCAGGCTCGGATCGTCAACGTCGTCGACAGCCACACGATCGAGATCGACCGCCTTCTGCTTCTCAGCGATCCCAACAATGGGAGCCTGATCGTCACGTACACCTCCGCCGTGCTGAGCGTCACCGTGAAGACGACCCGCATGACGGGCAACAAGAACTACCGCCTCACGGTGCGCGGTCTTCAGCCCAAGGCCCAGCATCGCTACTTCTCGGCCAGCTCCGAGTTCGTCTCCAATAGCCCGAAGCCCACGCTCACCAACGTGAGCTTCGAGGCCGATCAGGTCGTGCTCACCTTCTCGGCGCCGATGCGCTCGGACATGGCGCTCACCGACCCGGCGGAGTACAGCATTCTCGGGCCCACGCCGGTCACGATCCAGGGGGTTTTGCCCCTGTCGAGCCAGCAGGTTGCGCTTCTGACCAACGGCCTTGGGGTCGGCTCCTATCAGGTGGTGGTCAACGCCTCGGGTACTCCGAAAGACGAGGCCGGCAACCCCATCGACCCGGTTTACAACACGGCCATTTTCGAGTCGTCTGAGCCCCTCCTCACCCGCTCGGTCTTCACCGACAAGGGGCCGATCGCCAAGCCGTCCGAGGTGGTGCAGTCCGGATCGGGGGTCACGTTCAAGACCTACACGACGACGACGTTTGGCCCGACGACGTTTTTTACCTCGGATCAAGTCGAGCTGACGGGGGCCTCGCTCACGCCCGATCACGTTGGGCTCTACGTCGAGATCACGGGAAGCGAACGCAACGACGGCACCTACCGGGTATCGGCCGTCAAGGCCAACGGCGGCGGCTTCTTCACCGTCGCCAAGCTTCAGGCGAGCTTCTCTCTGCCCGACACGGCCACGGCGGGGACTATCGGATGGAAGCTTGTGGACCCACGCCACGGCCAGATCGCTGACGACCCGTCGGACGTGGTTGTGAGGGTCAACGGCGTCCCTGTGGTGCCCGAGGCAGTCATTGGCCTTCTCGGTCAGGTCGTGCTGCCTTCGACCCCCGGTCCGGCGGACGATGTGATGGTGGACTACGCCTGGGTGCGTAATCCCACGGTCGACTTCCGGCGCCTCAACTCGCACGAGTTCACGCTCAACGCCTGGTCTCACGACCAGCAGTCTTCGTCTCCTTCGCGGCACGCCTACCGGTACCGAACGGCCCTTGTCGACCCGGGCGAGTTCGTAGCCGATGACATGCAGGCGACGCTCGACGAGCCCCTGCTTCGCGACCTCTTCTACCGGGCGTACGAGCGAGCCTACTCGGCTCTTCTGAACGAACCCGACCGTCTTCTTCTGAACACTCCGTCGCATCGGATCGCCTACCCCCCGCTCGCGCGAGAGGTGGCTTCGGTCTCGGTCGCGTACATGGCCGATACGCTCCCCGAGGCCGACTCCTGGACTCGTAAAGGCTCTGGGGTGGCGACGGTGGCGAGCGGGGTGCTCACGGCGACCGACAACACAACCGGTCCCTTTCCCGGTGGTCAGCCGCTCTATTGGACCCGGGACCTCGACCTTTCCTTCCCCCACGTCTTCGCGGCAACCTGGCGCATGGCCATTCCAACGGTCACGACGCTGGACGGCGTCTTCACCGGGCAGGCCGTGGGCTGGTCGAACAACAAGCGTGCGGTCGTGCTGGGCTATCTCGACGACGGGGACGGCCGGAAGCTCGGTCTTTTGCGACAGGGTTACGGGAACGACTCGTCTTTGCTGGCGGCGTGGGCGGGTGGCGTTGCCGGGGACGGGTCTGCAACGGGCCTGCCTGCCGACTTCGATTGGTCCATCGTCCACAGCTACCGCTTCTTCCGCGGAGCCGATGGGGTCGTTCGGGTCTACGTGGATGGTGAGGTCACCGAGATCCTGCGCCTCAGCGAGGATGAGCTTCCCTTCCTGGAGGAGCTGAACGACCCGTTCGACAGCCTCCAAGGGTTCTTCTTCGGGTCTCTCAGCCGCCCGGCGGAGAGCACGGCGACATGGGACTTCGTCCGCTACCTCGTTCTGCCGACCAACCCCATCCAGACCGCGCCTTCGCTCTTTGTCGATTACGAGGCCAACGCCTTGCCTGAGCAGGACGTGCTCTCGCCCTGGACCCCGGTGGGCTACCATGGGACCGAGAGGCTCTCTGAGGGCGACTTTTTGGTTCTCGACTCGACCTCGGCCTCCGACGCGAGCGGGGTGGGCCTCGTAGGGGGTGACTTCCACGGCTTCACGCGGGTAGAGCCCTTGCTTTCGGAGGCCACTCAGGTCGTCCTCGATGCCCGTCTTCGGGTGCAGAACCACACTCATGGCGCCGATCCGAACGCCGTGATGATTGCGGTCGATGACGGCAACCGGCTGATGCAGCTCAGCTTTTTCTCGCTTCACGAGAAGCCGAAGGTGAGCTACCCGGGTCGGTCTTTGCCCGAAGAGGCGAGCCCCAAGGCTTGGACGGCCTTCGGCGGAGCCGGGGCCCGGATGATCGGCCGGACCCTTCGCATCGAGGACAACACGGCCTCCGATGGCCGGATCTACTACGTCGAGGACCTTGCTTCGCCTGGGAGCGAAACCCGAATCATCGGGTCGCTTGCCGACTATGTTCTGGAGGCCCGTGTTCGCGTGGTCTCCTACAGCCCCGATCCTTCCCCGGTGGGCTTCTGCGGCGTCACGGCGGACGTGTTCGACGGTCTGCGGTCGGTGGGCTTGCTCCTGCGAGAGGATAGCGGGACGAAGTACGTCTCGTTGCATTCGGAGGGAACCCCGCTCGCCGATTTTGCGTTCGATTGGAACGACGGGAAGTTTCACACCTACCGGCTCACCAAGTCGTCGTCTCTCGGCACGCTCGTTCTCGAAGGTGCTAACGGCACCATTCTCGGCGACTCCCTGTCTGACCCGGCGGGCTTTGCCGGCGTTCTTCCTGGGGACCATGTCGTCGTCTATTCGGGCTCTTCGGCCGGCGTCTACCCGGTGGTGTTCGTCTCCGGTACCGATCTGAATCTCGCCACCCCGGCGCTCCCGGGATCGAACTTGTATTACGAGATCCGGCGGAGCAAGAGCCTGACTGTTTCGGCCTTCGTGGACGGGGAGCTGCTTGGCACCTACGACTACGACAGCTTCGCCAATAGTCTCGGGGTTGCAACGATCTCCTTTGGCTCTGCGACGGCCGTGACGATGGGGGCGCAGTCGGAGGTTGATTGGGCCTACGTCAACGTCTGGCGCACGGTGAACCTCGACGAAGGCGAGGACCCGAAGTACATCGGTCTCTGGAGGGGCGAAGAGGGCGACTCGCTTCTTGGCTATCACCTGCCGACCAAAGTGCAGGGCTTCGCCGAGTCGAGCACCTACAGGCAGTATCTCTACACCGGAGGCGGCGGCTCGGTCCTGGGTACGGCTTTCTCGGCCTTCTCGGCGAACTTTCCCATGGCGGGCGTTCAGAGCGGCGACATTCTCCATATCGGTTCAGGCCCCGCTGCGGGCAGCTACCCGATCTTGAGCGTGGCGACCTCTGCCCTGACGCTTGCTACCCCTGCCCCGACCGACAACGCTTTCGGCTTCGAGATTTACCGCATCCTTGCCAACAACAACGAGATCGAGTCGCAATCGATCAACTTCCTTACCGCCGGGGTCGTGGAAGGGGATTGGCTCGTGGTCGATGACGGGCCGAACCGCGGCTCCTACAAGATCATCGTGGTCGCTGCCCACCAAGTGGCAGTCTCTCCGAGCTTCCCGGTCGGTAACGCCGCTCTCCGTTACCGTATCCCCAAACCGATCGACTGGACGAGCTACACCCAGCTTCGTCTCGTTCGCACCCCGGGCGGTGAGGTATCCGTCTTTTTCAACGGGGAAGCGACCCCCGGCATCTCGGTGCCCTACAGCGAGGTGGCTTTGCCGTCTCGCTCGGTCGGGGTGCCGGGCCAGATCAACCGTACCCTCCCCTCGGTCACCTGGGGCGCCTTCAGCTCTTCCGAGCTTTCGCAATCGAGCTGGGACTACCTGCGGTACGGTGTTGTTCGGTCGCTTGGCGAGGCCAGGATCGTGCCCGAACGACACGCCCTGAACGAGCGCAACGTCATGTCCTCGCCCGAGCACCTTTCGGGCGTGGTGGCACACGACCACACGCAGTTCTCGGCCTCTTCCACCGGCGTTCCGTACCCGTGGGAGGAGTTCGTCGAGAACCCCGCTGTCACGGCCCATACCCGGTTGAACGAGGGCACCCCGCTCGTGCCACAGACCCAGACCTACGAGGTCCGGCGGCCGACCCCGATGCTGACCTTCACGGCGGGCCTGAACAACCCCGAGGACGTGCTCAACTCCCACACCGGATTTCTCCTGAACGACGCCACGGCCGAGGTGCAAATCCTCGTGCCCAATGACGTTCTCTACAGCTCCCTTCAGGTCATCGAGCGCGCCGAGGGCGAAGAGGACCTGCTCACGCCCTTCCAAGATGGGGAAGGCGTCGTGGCCATCAACCAAGTCGCCTTCCGGGGCGAGGTGTGCATGGTCTACGAGGGCGACAAGCTGCCCGAGCAGGACACGAGCGTCTCGCCCCCCTGGGTGCTTGCCTCGACGACCCCGAGTGACGTAACCGCGTCGGTCTCGGCTGGCGTGCTCAGCTACGGTGTGGGTCCGGGGGGCTCCCAGACCCTCTACCGCAACTATACGACCCTGCCGGACGCTTCGCTCGATACCGTGGTCACCTTCCGGCTGCGCATCGCCAACGATGCCTCGGGGGGCACCGGTGATACGGGCGTTCGGGTGGGCTTCTCGGCCTTCGGGCTGACGGCCGCTCTTGCGTTCGTCACCAACTCTCTCGGCGAGCGTGAGATCCAGATGCTCGACTTGAACTCCGGTGAGGTGTTTGGTGGGGTGCTCTTCGACTTCCTCGACGGCGCTTTCCACGTCTACCAGCTCACGAAGAACGTGACCCTGGGCACGATCGACCTGGTCATTGACCCCTGAGAGGCCCTGATGTCGCGCGACATTCCCATGGGATTCAAGGTCACCTCGGCGGTGGCCCTCAGCCCGACCAAAGTTCAGCTCTACTTCTCGAAGAACCCTGGCCCCGGCGCCTCGACCTACAACCCGATCAACTACGAGGTGTCGGGGGATCTGAGCGCGGTTCCTGTTCTTCGAGTCGTTCCGGGCAACATCTCGAACCAGCTCGTGCTGCTCACGAGCCCTCAGGCCCACGCCACCTACACGGTCTTTGTGACCGACGTGGTCTCCGAGGACAGCGAGCAGATCCAGTCCGAGCCTGCTGTTTCTTTTGTCGGCTGGCCCCAGGCGACCCCTTTCCGAGCCAAGGCCCTTTCCGCCTCGAAGGTCAATATCCTTTTCGACTCGGATCTGGCTTCGGACGAGTACCTGACCAACCCCTCGTCCTACAGCATCCAGGCGCTTACCGGTGGGACGCTGCGGAGGCTCAACGCGACCTCGGCTGTTTCAACCGGGCCTAGGTCGGTCGAAGTGACCGTGGACGACCTGTTCTACCCGAACATCGCCTACACCGTCTTCGTCCAGAACGTCACCACGACCGACGGGCTGTCTTTCCCGCAGTCCCCGGCGCAGTTCGAGTGGGTCCCCCCGACCCGATCGCTTTCGGTTCCCTTCCGTCGCTTCTCAGGTGAAGTCCGCTCGGGCTCTTCAGACCAGAACCCCGACGGGGCCGAGCTTTTCGGGCACCCGAACGGCGTTGTCTTTTTCAGTCCTTCGCTCATCGCCGGGGGCGCCCCGAACTCCCAGATCCAGGTCGATCGAGTCTCGGCCTGCACCCAGGCGGGCGACACCTACTCCTTCCCCAAGACCAAGGACCCCCCAGCGTTCTACACGCACGGGGCCGGCGTGGTCCCAACGCCTGCCGTCGCAACCCTGAACTCGGCCTTCGTCCTTTTTGCCAACTTCTACCGGCTTGGCGAAGCCCAGCACAACCTCTCTCTCCAGCCCGAAGATGAGCATGTGCCGCTCGCCAACGAAGAGGCGATGTTCAAGCTTCGGCAGGTCTACGACCCGGCTCGCTTCGCTCTTCTGAACAGCACCGGGTGGCATCTGTTCGATGGGACGGGCAACCCCTTCGTGGTCGCCGACAACCTCTCCCCCGTAGGCTCGCCCATCGACCAACCGCTCCTCCATCACGTCTGCCCCCCGGAGCACTTGGCTCAGGAAGTCTCGCTCGCGCCCGTCGCGGCCCTTCAGGTCGAGGTGGCCGAGACGGTTAGCGTAGCTAGCAGCGTCGGCGTCGCCCCCTGAGGTTTCTCTTATAGCTCCTCCCCGAGTGAACGGAGAGGATGCAAATGCAGGTCGGCGAGAAGATCCGTCAGGTCATCGGCAGGCTTCGGGGCTCGGTTGGGGCCAGGCACGAGGAGAACGTCCGCTCGGTCATCCGGGGCGACGTGTTCATCAAGCTCCAAGAAGGAGGGCGGGTGACGGAGGAGCGGGAGTTCCGCAACCTCATCGTCAAGGACGCCTCTATCCTGGTGGCTCGCCTGATGAAGGACAGCCAGGAGCCGACCAAGGGGCTCTTCGCGCTCGCCGTGGGGACGGGGGATGGGGGTTGGAACCCGATGGCGCCTCCTGCGCCGACCAACACCCAGAGGGCGCTCTACAGCGAGCTGACGCGCAAGACCTTCTCCCAGACGAGGTTCGTGGATGCGTCGGGTACGCCCACGTCGATCCCGACAAACGTGGTCGACTTCGTGACGACCTTCTCCGAGAGCGAGGCCGTGGGCCCTCTCGTCGAGATGGGTCTCATCGGCGGCACGATCTCGACCAACCTCGCCGTCCGAAACCCCGTCACCCCTCCGAACGGGAGTTACGACCCGACGGTGGACCTCACGACGCGCGAGACGATGGTGAACTACCTCACCTTCCTCGTCATCAACAAGCCCGCGACCTCCACGATGGAGATCGTGTGGAGGCTCACGTTCTGATGGCGGGTGCCCCCCGTAATCGTTCAATCGAGGAGCATCTTCGATGACCACGAAGGACTATGGGGCGGCCGTCAGCGGCTACCTCGACCCGGACAACCGCTCGTTCGAGAACCTCGTTAGCCAGGCTGGCAAGCCCGTCCTCGATAAGGAGCTGAATCTTGCGGCAGACCTGCAAGCGCTGGCGGCGCAGGCCGTCCTCAAGCAGGCGACGCCTTCGGGGTGGGTGTCGAACGAGTTTCTGAGCAAGGCGGCCCCTGTCCTCTCGCTCACGGCTCCTTCGTCCACGCCCAACTACCTCTCGCTGGTGGGGCTCCGGGCGCACGTCAACGGGTGGCTGCTCGATGTCGTCAACACTGGCGCGGTGGGGGTGAACACGGTGGACCTCGGCGCCGGCCCCTCGGGCAACGGCGCAAAGCGGACCGACCTGGTCATCCTGGAGGTCTGGCGCCGGCTCCTCTCGGCCGCCCCCGATACCGACGGCAAGAGCCAGACGGGCCGGATCTGGAAGAACGGCAACGTCAAGATCCCCTCGGCGTCCGATGCGGCTCTGAACCCCGCCGACGACCTGAAGGACGGTGTCGTCAACTCCGAGACGACCAAGCGGGTGCAGATTCAGTACCGCCTGCGGGTGATCCAGGACGTGGACATCTTCACCTACCCGGCCGGCCTCGAAGACCCGGCCGTGGTGGCCAACACGGTCCCGGCTTCGGCTGGCGCACCCGACGGCACGTCCACGATCTACACCTACGCCAACCAGAGCGCCGCGGGGGACCCGGGCCTCTGGAGGGCCGGCAACGGCGTTCCGTCAAACGGCATGGGGACCGTGGACGGGTATATGTATGCGATCCCGCTTTGCGCCGTCTTTCGTCGCAACACGACCGCGTACGACAAAAACCTGAACCAGAACGGCGGCGTGGCCTCGCCGGGCCCCTCGGACCGACCTGACGGGCTCTTTCACGACATCATCGACAGCGAGGACGTGGCCGACCTTCGGCGCGGCTCGTGGGTGGGTGGCTGGCCGACGGCCGAGGTGCTCGAAAAGAACTTCTTCGCCCTGCTCGACAACGAGCTTCGTACCGAGTGGACGACGACGGCGACGGGGGGCGGGGTCTCGGGCCACACGGTCCTTCTTGCCGACGAAATCGGGGTGAGCACGGCCAACGGCGGAGACGGATCGAGCAATGGCGACACCCCCGGGGCGGCGCTTATCGGCGAGTTCGATTGCGTCCGGCGCCGTTTTTCGGACCGGCCGAACTACGAGGTCGTGACGGTCTGCTACACCCCTGGTGACCCGTCCGTCTCCGATGCGAGCTGGCAGACCGGAACGACGGTCACGATCACGCCGACCTCGATCCAAATCTTCCCCTACCAGGCGACGCCGTTCAACTTTGCGGCCTACGCTCCGAGCGGGACGAAGATCATCGACGTACTCGGGGCCCGCTTCCGGGGGGCCAACACCGTGAGCTTCGGTAACCCCGATAACGGCACCGACTACGTCATCGCCCGGAAGATCACCGGGCTCGGGGCGAGCCCCATGACGGACGTGGTCCTCACGGTCGAAAACCCGCTCGACTACTTCCTCACGAACGAGAAGCTCTACATCGACTTGCTCGTGGCCTATCCGGCTGGCAAGGGCCTGTCCCGCACGCCTGTCGAGGACTTCGGGTCGGCAAGCTTCGTCGTCAACAACACGTCGCTTCTGCCCACTACGGCCCCGCACTCCTTCTCGGCCATGAGCACGCAGGATCTCGACTACCCGCACCGGGAGGTGGTGCTGGAGTACGAGACGAGCTTGCTCACGCACACGTTCCAGGCGGGCATCGACGACAGCACGTTGCGCCTTCCGGAGAGGTGCTCTTCAGCGTCGGTCACGGTGGCTGGTTCGCCCGCTGCCATCTCGATCGCGGCCGACGGACGGACGGCGACGATCACCCCGGGCCCGCTCCAGTTCGACGTGGTCCAGATCGACTACACGGCGCTCCGGCCTGTCCCGCAGACGGGGGTTCAGTTCACCGTCTACTACAAGACTCGGGCTCCTCAAGCCGTCCACGCGGCCCTGCTCGGCACGAGCCAGGACTTCACCCCCCGCTACATCTCCCCCCACCTCTACGTCCTGACCGCGGGCTCAGGTTCGATCGGCGAGGGCTACCCCTTCCCGAGCGCCTACGCCCAGACCGGCGGCGTTCAGACGAAGCCGAGCAGCTCGGCGTGGGTGGGTGAGCATCAGCTCTCGGGGACCACGGGCATCTACATCGCCAACTTCAACGCCGAGACGGGCTTTCTGAAGCTCCCGGCGCATGTGCCCTACGCCCCCGATCCGGACGCTGTCACGTTCGAGCGCCAGCTCGGTGACATCGACGCCGAAGGCCGGGCGTACTTCAACAGCGTACCTCTCGGCACCTACTTGCCGAATGCCTACGGCAGCCCCCTCGCGAGCGCTCGGGTCCACAAGGTCATCCTTCCGACGGTGATGGAGCTGAAGGCGGATTCGACGCTCGGTCCGAAGGGCTCTCTCTGGCTCGTTCTCCTCGTTCGATGGGCCGAGTTCGACGCGGATAACGGGATTCACTTCGACACGCTCGCCTCGCTCGCGAACTCGACCACTGCTGCGGTCTTCCGGCTGAACGGCCACTTGCTGAACAGGAGCGCCTGATGCCCTCGATCAAAAACCCCAACGCAGTCGTCAAGGCGGGCGCTGGAAAGCTTTCGGCCAACCAGGTCCCGGCCTCGGCTCTCTCCTTCGCCCCGGACGGGTCGGCCGATCTGGCCTTGCACATCTCCGACCCGAGCAACGCCCATGTGGCCTCGGCGATCCGACTGCCAGACACGGTAGACAACCCGACCGAAAACCTCCTCTCCAAGGCGGGTGGTCCGGTCGACGGCGAGACCCTGCTCGACTTCATCGCTCGTGCCAAGGACGCCTACCCCCAGCCCCCGAGCTACCTCGGCTATTATGACGCGAGCTTGCCGAACTCGGGCGTCCCGTACTGGGACGTGCTCGATTACGCGACCGACTTCGAGAACGGGTTCGCGCAGACGGGCGGCTACACGAGCGGCTCGAACGTCATTCCGACGAAGTGCCTGGTGCAGCCGACCGGCTTCATCATTCAGCCTTCGGGCACGCTCTACCCGGCAGACCGGGGCCTGATCACGATCTACCTCCACAACACGGGGGACTTCTTCGATGGCAACTCGGTGCTCTGGGTGGCTCTCTGGCTCGGCCCCACCTCCGAGATGCCTGCGGACCTGGTGTCGGGTTCGATCGCGTCGGCCAACTTCGATCGATCGCTTCTGAAAGACGGGCAACCTGACTACGTGTCGAGCGATACGGTGCTCGACTATATCAGCCTGTCGTATCGTCGTCCGAGGCTGCACGCCTACCCCGATTCGCCGTTCTACGAGGACTTCGGTGGGAGCGACTTCTACGGCCAGCAGGTCGCCTCGTACATCGTCAGCCCGGGTCGTCTTTTCACGACGTACGGAGGCTATCTCATCGTTCACTGGCGAGAGTCTCCCGACCTCACCATGGCGATGATCGACGGGACGAACCTGCTGACCTATCTCACCCAGGATCGCTGCTACTCGCCGGTGCCGACCCCGAGCGACTTCTTGTCTGGGGCCATCACCAACGTCAACCGCCGAAGGATCTACCTCGACGGCTATGGCACGGTGGCCCCTTCGGTCACCTCCGCCACGATCAGCTCGGGCGCGGGCACTACGTTCTATCTCTCGGGCGTCAGCCACGTCACGTCCGCGTCTTCGTTCACGCTCTCGTTTACGATCTCCGAACTCTTCGGGGACGCGATCGGGCACGGTAAGGGCTACCTGACCGGGACGCTGACGAACACCAACGTCCCTGCGGGGTTCCAGTCGCTCCTGCCTCCGGTGCAGATCGACTACACGGCTTTCAATGGCGCGGTCACCAACGTCCCGTATTACCAGCTCAAGCGCCAGAGCGATGGTACGCTGTTTTCGCTCACCAACGCTCCGCAGTCGACCGACGTGGCGACCTACACGGCCGCCGGCTCTACGGTGGGTTCCGCCGTCTACACGCCCCCTTACACGGGTTCGGCGCCGATCACGATCCGTGTGAACAGCCCCTTTGCTGCGCAGGTCGTGGGGACTACCACCTCTCAGCTCTCGTACAACAACTACCCCCAGTCCGGATCGCTTACCAAGTCCACGGCCACGTCCGAACCCTTCCTGGATGAGAAGTACCGGTACAACTCGCTCGTTACGCTCACCAGCAACAACAAACGGATTGTTCCGGTGGGCGGGGACATCTACTTGTCGAGTACAGCGATTGTAGCTGACACGTCGGGTTCGTTGTTTGGTTCGACCGAACCGAAGCGTGCCCTTCAGGTCGTCGGCGGGCAGGTGGTCTACCCGCACATCGACTACAGCTCGGGCTACCTGCCCGGGGGGCCGAACTACGCCACCGTTTTCAGCAGCGATGTGGCTGCGGCTGGGCCCAACGCCATCGGCCGCGCGTACGTCCGAGCCTTCGACACGGGCCAGCCGCGCACCTCGGGCCGCTTCCGCATCCGAGGCGTCTCGATGGCCAACATCGCCTACGGAAGCGGTACGGGCGTCTACACCGCCGACCAGCCGGGCAAGATGCGAGTCCAGATCCGGGTGCCGGGTACGACGGGTTGGCTGAACCTCGGCCGAAACGCTGTTGCCACGGGCGGGTGCCTCACGGGCACCCAGACCTTCTACTACACCTCGGGCTACGCGACCATTGCCGGTGGTGGCACGACGTTCGCGGATTCGGCGCAAGACTTCTTTGCAAAGGAGAAGCACGACAGCGACGTGCTTTTCATCCCGGTGGGCCCGAACCGGGGGCTCTACTCGCTCTCCCTGAACACGACCAACTTCGGTCAGCTCACGTCCATCATCGGCACGCTCTCGGATGCCACGAACGTGTACTACGAGGTCTACCGAAGCGTTGACGAGATCGCCACGATCTTCAGCTACACGACCGACGTGACCAACAGCGGCCCGACGGGTAACAACGGCTCGGGCGAGTATCCGATCTTCATGGAGATCGATATCTTCAAGTTCCTCGGCGACACCTCGACTTCGGCGCTCGGTGTGCTCGGGGTCGAGTGGCTCCCCTTATGGAGATGACATGGCCTCGACCTACTACCTGATCGATCTCTCGTCCGACACGATCGCCGAGGCTGTGGAGCCGCCCGAGGCGCTCCCGCAGGCCCTCATCACCGGCTGTTATGTCGTCCGCGTCCCGAGCGATGTCGACGTGCAGGAGCCGACCAATCTGGCCGATCTTCTCACGAAGAAGTACCAGGGGACGCTCGCGGCCCACGCCCTCTTCGCCTCGATCGAGTACGACGATATGCTCGACGCTTCGGGGGTCGACACGGTCAACCCCGCAACGATCAACGTGCAGCTCGGTGAACGTGGGGGGATCTGTCTCCTCCGCAACGGCATCCTTCAGACGACCGTGAGTTCGATCGCGTGGTCGGGGCCAGCTCCGGGACCGGACGAGGCCCTCGTGACCTGGGAGGTCTTCCGCTACGACGACGTGGACGACAAGACCGCCCCCTATGCCCGGTACTACCGCGAGATCGACGCTCTCGCGGCTCCCGTGGGGTGCGAGATCAGCTTCGATGGCGGTACGACCTGGACGGGGGCGACGGACAAGAGCCTGACCTCGATCCCCTTGGCGAAGAGGGGCACCTCTCTCGTCCTGAAGTTCTCTCGTACCGGGGGTCTTTCGACCCACCGCTACTTCCTCGGTTCTTGGTCGGTTCTCTTCTGATTCCCCCTCCCGTGTAAAGGACGGATGTAAAAGCCCATGGCGGACAACTTCGGCAGCGGGGTATCCCGAGTTCTCGATCCCAAGAAGGCGGCCTTCCACCAGGTCATCTGGCAGAAGGGCAAGCCTCCGCTCGACAGCGAGCTGAACCTGATTCAGCAGCTCGAAAACGACTGGAGGCAGCAGCTCGTGCTGCGGGGTACGCCTTCGGGCTGGCTCGGCAACGAGACCAACCCGAGCGAGGACTTCGTCACCCATCCTTCGGTCTCGAATGGGTTCCGTTACGGCCGTCAGAGGTCGGGTGAGAAGCAGGCGATCCAGTGGGCCGTGGTCAACGGCTGGCTCATCCCTGTCACGGGAACCCGCACCGGCACCCCGCCTGGGGCCCCGAACGATGCCGACACCTGGAACGCCATCGCGCTCGACCCCCCTCCGTCGAACTCGGGCGACTTCCGCACCGACTTCGTCTTCTTGGAGGTCTGGCTCGCGCGGGTCCCTCCGGCTCCGGCCACCCTGAACAAGCCCTCGGCGAGCGCCATCTACCGCTATGGCAACGTGGAAGGTGGCATGAGCTACCTTCCCGATGACGTGCAGGACCCGCAGATCGGTTCGGAGACGACCGAGCGCGTGCAGGTCCAGTACCGCATCCGGGTGGTCAAGGGCCTGCTCGGCCTCTCGACCTACCCCGACGGTTTTGACCCGAGCGTGGTCAAGGCCCAGGGTGCGGCGGTCTCGGCGACGAGCTTCACCTTCTCGAACATGCGCCAAGAGCTGGGTGACCCCGGCCTCTGGCGCGCGGGCGATGGGACCCAGAACTCGCTCGGGACCGTGGACGGCTACGTCTACGCCATCCCCCTCTGTGGCGTGTTCCGTCGCAACTCGGTGGTCTGGACGGGCGACCCCTCGCCCAACCTGAACGGCGCTTTCAACCGCAACCCCACGGCTACCGACCGCAGCGGCTTCACCTACTTCTCGCTCAGCCCGACGATCTCGGGTTCGCTCACCGCCACGGCGACGACGCTGACGCTCAACTCGGCGAGCAACCTTCCTCTCCCCTCGTCGCCTGCGACGCCGGTTCTCATCCAGATCGGCGACGAGCTGATGACCTACACGGGCATCACGGGCACGACCGTCTCGGGTCTGATCCGAGGGGCTCGCGGCACAACGGCCGAAGCTCACCCGATGGGCTCGGTCATCAAGGTGATCTCCGGTCGGCCCGATGGTCTGTTCGCGGACCAGGTGGCCCTCACCGACATCATCGATCTGCGTCACCTGGTCAACCCCAACGGCTTCGACTACGCAGCGCTTCTCAAGGCGAACCTCGACAAGCTGATGCGAGGCCAGCTCCGCGCCAACTGGAAGAGGACCGGCTCGGGCACGCAGGGCCCGTTCGTCTTCTATCAGGACAAGGTCTCGACGAGCGCAGCCTCCCTCGGTGTGACCCAGATCGACCGTCCCGATGGCATTCGTCAGGTCTTCTCCGATGCGGCTGTGCAGCAGAAGGTCGAGCTGATCGTCACCCCGTACACGGCTGCGGTCGTTCCTCCGGCCACGCAGCCGGCGGGCGCCTCGTGGTCGCTCACGATCAACGCCAATGTGGCCAAGCAGGCGGCTGGCAACATCTGGACGGCGGGCGGTGACGGCGACGAAATCGTCATCCCCATCGCCCAGTTCAAGAACTCTCTGCCTGGTTCGGACGCCGATCAGGTACGGTTCCTCAACGACGGGCTCTCGAACGCGGTCGAGATTCGTCTCGACGGAGAGGCGGACCCGCTCAACTCGTCGCAGTTCACGGTCACCCCGTCCATTCCTGGGCCGAACGATGACCTGGTCATCAAGCTCCAGGGTGTCGGGTCTCCGTTCCCGACGAGCGCGACGCCGAACCCGGTGAACCTCTACATCACCGTCCATGTCCAGTACGGTGCGGGCCGTGGTCTCTCTCGTCGACCCGACAGCCTCCACTCGCTGACGGTGCTCAACCCGAACTCGAACCTGCTCGTGCAGCCGGGCAGCGCTTCGGGGACGAGCAACCTCTTTCCGCTTCGTACGGGATGGGCGCTGCTCTGGAGCAAGTACCGGAACGATGTTTACAAGAACCTCCTTCCGGTCACGAGCGAGACGTACGCCGACCTCGGGTCGAAGACTGTCATCCTGACGCCCTTCCGGGTCATCCAGTTCCCGCAGGGGTCCGTCGGCGTCCGTACGCTCGACGGGGACGGCCTGAACGGCGGCCAGGGCCTCATGCCCCCGCTCAAGACCGACGGCATCACGGCCAAGTGGGGCACCACCGACCCGCTCGGTCTCTTCGCAAACTGCGACTCCGGCCTCGACGCAGCGGTCAAGAACATCTACGTGACCCTGCCCCGGCATCTCGTTCCGGGCTGGGGAGCGCACCACGTCCCGATCCTGCCGGCCGACAACGCGACGTTCGATGCGGGCATCAACTACATGTTGATGGCAAAGAAGGGCAGCGCGCTCTCCGACGCCGATCACAACCGACAGTACGTCAACTACTCCTCGAACGCCCCGCTCTCGTACGCCTCGTTCTCGACGGGCAACTTCTCGGGTGGCGTGACGACGACGGCGACGTACAACTCGACCTTCAGCTACTCGGGTATCACGCACGCGGGGGCTCGGTTCTTCACCGACACCCGCAACCTCGGTCGGAAGGGCATCGAGCTGCCTCCCTTCTACGGGGTCGCTCGTCTGTTCGCGGTCTACGAATCGGCGGACTACAAGACCAACGGCTCGGCCTTCGACCCGGCGACGCGCGAGCTGACGGGCACGGGGGCGACGAACCTGCTTCGGCAGGGCTTCACGGGTCCGACCTTCTGGGTCGAGCTGGACGACGACGGCGACAGCACCTTCATCCTGAACGCCGAGGCGCTCGATCTCTCGAAGAGCCCGACGCCGATCAGCACGTTCTCGTCGAAGCACTACGTCATCGAGGCGAGCATCTTCGGCTTCGACCGCGGCAGCTTCGACCTCGAACAGCCCTTCCGGCTTCTGCTCAGTCGGGACCGTACGCAGGCGAACACGACTGGAGGCGCCCCGGCTCGATCGAACAACGTCAACGTCCCGATCGTCGGGCCGACGGGCATCCTTCCCGGTCCGATGAATGCTTCGGACACGGTCTTCGCCAACTACAGCCGCACCCCCTACCAGGGCGACGCTTTCGGTAGCCAGACGAACTACCTGGACATCGGCTACTACCCCGGGTCGCTCCAGTCGGCGACGGCCTACCAGATCGCCTCGTCGCAGCTCGACGAGTCGGCCCTCACGCGACCGAACCAGAAGTCCTTGGAGGTGCTCGCTTCGCAGGGCTTCATCACGACGCTCGGCACCGGACGCCTCTCCGGGGATATCGCGTACGGGGCGGACTTCGACTTCCGCAACGTGGGCTACGAGGACCCGAACAGCTTCCCGCCGTCGTCGGGCATTGACGATCGCCCCACCGTCCTTCCGAGCACGCTCGACCTGGAGGACGGAGAGGTCGATGGCACCTACCTCGGATGTACCGAGCGTCTGCCTCTCGGCGCCCTTCACCGAGACAAGGACTTCCGAGGGGCGCGGTTCGAGGTCTCCGGTGGGGGCTCTGCACCTCTCGCTTACGTCAACGACGAGGGCCTCGCGAACTTCACCCCGAGCCTCGCCAAGAGCCAGAAGTACGAGCAGACCGAGATCACGCTCCTGCCGGCCACGGCGTCTTCGGGTCAGCCTGGAGACGTGCTGGTCCACGTCGATGGCGAGACCGGCAGTTACGGCACGCTCACCAACTTCCGCACTTTCCGCGGGGGCTCGGCGTTCTCGGCGGCCGGTTCGCATCCGGGCGGAGACGTGTACTCGAACTACCGCGAGATTGCCTCGACTTCGGGACACACGAATGTCCTCGTGGGCAAGGCGTACCTCGTGCGAAACACGGTCACGAGCGTCGGATCGAATGAGGTCTCAGCCGGCGACGAGCTGATGATGCTCATCGTCACGACGGCCTACGCGCTGGGGAGTGTCACTCCCATGGTTTCGATGGTGCGAATGAACACCAACGGCACCGGCGAAGGTCTCTCGGCTGCGGATCTCTACCGCATCGAAGGCCGCCCGCTCCTCTCCAACCACGTTCGCTACACGGTCGACCCGGCCTCGGTGACCTTGCCGAGCAAGACCATCCTGGGGTTTTACTGATGGCTCGTGGATCTTTCTCAATCGAAACGGTCCCCCTTCGCTACCGGTCGAAGGGGGCCATGCGGGCCCGGGCTGTCATCCGGGACATGCTCGCCAACCCGTTTCTCTCCGAGACCCAGAGGATGCACTTCGAGGCGCGGCTTCTCGACATCGCCATTTGGGAGCAGGGGGGGCTGGGTGTCCGAGGGGGCGGAGGCGGCGAGGGTGGCGGAGGCGGTGGTGTGGGCGGGGGAGGGGGTGGCGTGACGCTTGCTCGGGGCGGCGCCCCCTCCCCCTCTTCACCTGCGGCCCCTTCGGGTACTGGAGAGCATCACGAAGTGGGTGTGGGCGAGACCCTTCAGGTGCAAGAGTCCTGATCTAGGTCGTCCGGGTTTTCGTTTTATTGGGCCTCCGCTTGTGAGGTCCTACCGATGAACCTGGACGACATTTTCAACGCTTTCGTCAACCCCCAGACGATCCTCATCTGCCTGGTCGTGTACGTGATGACGTTCGCGATCCGAACGGCCGTCGAGGCTCTCTGGAAGAGCGCTTCCCACAACCTGCTCTGGAACGAGCTGTTTCTGCCGCTCGGTCCGATCGCCAACGGCGCCCTTCTCGGCCTCGCGGCCAAGACCTTCGTGTGGCCCGAGGTGGCGGGTGGCTCGCTCGCCGGCCGGATGATGTACGGCGCGGTCTGCGGCCTCTTCTCCGCGTTCGTCTACGGCCGTGCTCGTTCGTTCGCCGAGGCCAAGGCTTCGAGCGTGCTCGGGCAGAAGTTACCGTCCCCTCTCGCAAAGACCGTTCGAGGAGCTTTCACCATGGTTGCCGATCCGAAGCGCGTCGCCTCCAAGTTCACCCAGGCCGAGCGTCTGGCGTCTGATTTCTTCGAGCTGAGGTACGCGCGGCTCCTCGTCGCGATGACGTTGCAGGAGGCCAAGAAGATCCTTGGCCTCGACCCCCTGAAGACGCCTACCGAGGACGAGATCAGAAAGGCGTACCGGGCGCTGGCTTTTGCCAACCATCCCGATCGCGGCGGTACCCACGAGAAGATCGTGGAGATCAACACTGCGAAGGACGTGCTCGAAGGCAAGCAGAAGCCTACGTGGACGCCGTCGCCGTCGCCTCGCCCCTCGAATCCCTGGCCCTACCCGGGTGAACGCGGAGCGCCGCCTCCGCCGAGGGACCCGCCCAAGCCGTATACGAAGGTGCCGGGTGTCACGTTCGCCGAGGCGAAGAGCGCTGGCAACGTCCCGACCTCGGCCGAGTGGAAGGTCTGCTCGACCGAGACCTGGCCGAAGGGTGACGCGGGCGAGCGCCGGATCATCTTCTGGGTGGTCTACGGGCAGACCAACAGCCAGCACGTCTTTCTCCTGGTGACGCGCAAGGGCTCCTACTACGACCACGAAAAGCGCCTCGAACACGAGAACGAATACGGCATGGCCGTCGCCACGGCCTCGAAGTCGCAGGACCTCATCAAGATCGCTCCGAAGCTCATCAAGAGTCTGATGGGCTCAGAGCTGCTCGCCGGCCGCACCGTGAGGGCCCCGGTCAAGTACAAGCTCTGGCCGGAGAGTCAGTCGCTCACCGAGGAGACCATCAGCAAGATCGGCTACTCGGGGGCGATGGCGCTGAAGGACGCGCTCAAGGGGGCGGGGGTCCTGACGGGCGACGAGAAGGGCATGGCCGACCGCAAGTCTCGGGTCGAGGTCTACTGCCGCTTCAATCAGGACAAGTACAAGGCCATGCAGGCCAAGAAGAAGAGCGGCGAGATCCGCATGGTCGAGTCCTGGCAGGTCGTCGACATGTTCGTGGTCTTCAACGGCAAGGAATACCAGCTCGCCGACGACACGATCGAGAACCTTCAGAAGAACAACTTCATCCTGGCTGTCTTCGGCTACAAGATGGAGCAGCGCAAGGTTCTGAACAACAACACGGGCAAGATGTTCGGCCGGGGCTACTCGCCGGGCTACCTCATGGGCCTGCTCGCCGACGCGCTCACGAGCGAGCCCTCGTCGCTCATCATCCAGCTCACGGCCGAGGCCGAGAAGCTGCAAGATGCCGGGGCCAAGACGGCGTGCATGAGGGCCTTCCGGGCGAGCACCACGCTCGAAGACACGGCCCTGATGTTCGGCCTCGATCTCTACGACGCCTTCCGCGCCCTCTGAGGTTCCATGAGCCCTGACAGCACGTCGTTCTGGGCCCGCACCTGGCAGGGCTTCCGAGCCGCCCTCGCGTGGCTCGGTCAGAAGGTGGTCGGGCCCCTGCTCGCTGTTCTCGTCGTCATCGGAGCGATCTTGCTCCTGGCGATGGGGGCCAAGGGCCTTCAGATCGGCGGGTTGCTCGGCAAGCTCCTCGGTCGCAAGGACGAGCCCGAAAAGAAGACCGTCGAGATCGCCAACACGATCCCCCCGGGCCGCGTCGACAAGGACGGAAAGCTCATCCCGCAGGGCACGCCCGACTCGCAGGGGATGGTGCAAGCCGTCGTCGTGCCGGTCGACCAGCCGGGCCTCTTCTCGAAGCCGGGGACGGTGACCTTCACGCCTCCGGGCGAGACCAAGCCCGTCGAGGTGGTCTTGCCCGACGGGGTCAAGAATCAGGACGTGGCGCAGGTCGTGGTCGTCTCGCCAAGCGTGGTCGTTGTCACGGTCAAGGACAGCTCGGGTGTGCCGGCCGCCCAGGTGGACGACCTCTTGAAGAAGTACGGGGGCTAGAGGCGCGATGATGAGCCTGGCAGACCGTGTAGCGGCCACGTACCTCGCCCGGACGCTCCTGGCGGACGATCTCGACTATGACGAGCCGGTAGACCGAGACGATCCCACCGGGGACATCGAGAGCATGAAGCGGGGCGACCGGATGCGTTTCGCCCGGCTCGACACCTTCTGGAAGAAGACCTCGGGGGCGCTGCTCGCCCAGACGAAGAAGGACCTCGAAGCCCTCGCCCAGAAGACCAACTCGGACGTGTATAAGCAGGAGGTCTCTCGCCTCAGCAAGCTTATCGTCTCGGTCATCAAGTCGGGCGAGCAGTACGACACCCTGAAGAAGGCCCTCCGCGACAAGCTCTGGACGTATGACCTCGATGCGGTTTTGGAGAAGCTCCTCGGCTTCGAGACCCAGTACGAAGACCTGACCGAGAAGCTCTGGGCCGGGTCAAACCTGGTCAAGCAGTGGAAGGAGCTGACGCGGCTGGAGAGGTTCCTCTACCGGTACAACCTGCCAAACGAGCTGCGCGAGGAGTACAAGGAGCTGGAAGACAAGAAGCTTCCGGCGGTCAAGAAGTGCGAAGCTTTGCCCAACGGGGCGCATCCTCCCTTCGGGACGCGCGGGGCCTGGCTCGGGGGCGAGGTCAGCAACCTGCTTGGGGCCGTCCTCCGGGAGAAGCACAAGGCCCTGGCAACCACGTCTCCCGAGGAGCTGGCCGAAGAGGAGGAGCGGGATCGGGCCGACGCCAAGCGGCTGGCCGAAATGAAAAAGGCCATGTCCTCGGCGCTCTCGTCCTACTCGAAGAAGCTTCTTCGGGAGATCGAAAAGGCGTTCGTGGTCGAGTGGAACGCGAGCGACATCGATGTCTACGGCGGCTCGACGGGCAAGTGGGGCCAGGCCAAGATGATCCTGTCGCACCCGCGTCGGGATGAGTTCTTGAGCTTGCAGCTCAAGGTCGAGGACTTCGACGAGAGCAAGCTCTCGAACGCCACGCTCACGGTGGCCCTCAATGTCCTCGGTGGCCCGCAGAAGTGGACCGAGACCTACAACCACGTCCCGGACCCCAAGGCCATCGTGGGCAAGCTCCCCCGCGAGGAGCTTCTCGCCATCACGCTGCAAACTTCGGTCTACGATTGGCACGACCACGACTATACGACTCGCATCGTCGGTCTGAACGAGAAGGCTGTGCGGCGAGAGGCTGTGAAGTACGAGGCGGTCAAGTCGATCAAGCGGATCGAGGACCGGCTCGATGACTGGCAGACCGATCAGGAATGGAACCTCCCCCGCTTCCGCGACCAGGCCGCCGAGGCATTCCGGGACTGGCTCGCGGGCGATGGGGATAGTGCTTCGTACGACGAGCAGGACAAGAAGGAAGCGGAGCTGTACGCGGAGGCGGACCGGAAGGCCGAAGAAGAGAAGCGGCAGATTGCCAGCCGTCGACCGGCTCAAAAGGCCGTCTTCGAGGCAGAGGCCAAGGAGACCATCGCCGAGCGCACGCGCTACATCTCGTGGCGGGCCATCAAGGATCTGATCGGTTTCTCGGACGCGGCGAAGAGCAAGCTGGTCGACCAGCTCAACAAGAAGCCCTCCGCCGTTCTTCAAGTCCCCTACGAGGGCTGATTTCTGCCCCTCTGTCGAGGAGAGATCGCATGGTACCGTATTCGATGAAGGCCCCCCGTGAGGGCTTTGGCGTAGGGGGCCTGCTCGTGCTGGCTCTCCTGCTCGCGCTCGCTATCCTCCTGGTTGCCCGTCCGGTCGAGGCCCAGACCTGTTCGGGGGGTACCTGCGTCCCGCCCGAGGACATGGCCGTCTTCGTCAAGCTTCTGCGCGACCAGAAGTGCCGGAACGAGACCAAGCCGGAGTTCAAGCTCGACCCGGTAACGATCGTGACCGACCAGGAGGGGCGCGTCTTCGTCTCGGGCGGGGGCCCAAAACCGTACGCCCTGACGATGGTGTGGTGTAACTACGAGGTGCGGGCCGAGGGCAAGGTGGACATCGTGGTCGCCGTGCCCGAGCGGCCCGAAGAGCCGACCTGGGGCCTTCGGTTTCGACCGAAGTTCTCTTCGGGCCTGCTCGTCTTCGAGGCGTTCCGGCGCGATCCATGGACCGAGGCGATCGATGTCGGCGCGCTCTGGGACGTGGCCTTCTACAAGCTTCTGAGCCTCAACTTCGCCACGGGCCTTCGCTCGTCGGGTGTGGGTATCGGCGTCGACATCACCAAGAATTTCGGTGGGTACCTGGGGTATGCCATGGCGTACTCGGGCTTGCGCCACAACCCCTACGTAGGGCTGTCGTTCGCCTTCTGAGCCCCCGGTCCGAGAGGCTCGGCCGCGGTGTATGGAAGGGGAGCCCATGTCGATCGAAGCGCCTGTCGCCAAGCCCAACCCCAACCCCCTCTACGAGAAGCTCAAGGCAGTCCGAGCGAGCACGAAGGTCGAGCTGCATCCGACGCCGATGCTCAAGCAGGAGATCACGGGGTTCGACGGTACCCCGCAGCCGTTCAAGCTCCGCTACTACCAGGCGCAGGGCATCTTTCACCTGCTCGCCGTGCCTCGCATGGTCCTCGGCGACGGTACCGGCCTCGGAAAGACGGTGCAGGTCTTGGGCTTCCTCGCCTACTCGTGGGCCAAGGACACCGAGCCCAAGGCGATTGTCGTCTGCCCGAAGAGCGCGATCCGACAGTGGGAGGGCGAGATCAAGCGTTTCATGAACAACGTTCAGGTCTTCGTCGCCTCGGGCACGCTGGCCGAACGAAAGGCCGCCTACGCAGGCTGGGAAGCGGCCTCGTCGGACCCAACGAAGCCCCGAGCGATCCTCATCACCAACTACCACTCAGTCGTCCGGGACTGGGACTACGGGACCACGAAGGACCTCGGCCCCGACGGCAAGGTCAAGATCGTGCCGGGCCTTCTCGACGCGATGACCGCTCGAACGAAAAAGCTCATCGTTGTCTACGACGAATGCACGGCGTTCAAGAACCCGAGCACGAAGACTTCGCAGACGTGCGGGTTTCTGTCGCAACGAAGCGCGAGGTGCATCGGTCTGACGGCCACGCTCCTCAAGAACAACCTGATGGAGGGCTTCGGGATCTACAAGGTCATCCGGCCCGACGTGTTCACCTCCAAGTACAAGTTCATGGAGATGTTCTGCGTCACCGAGATGCAGAGGGTCAAGAGCGGGGGCAAGGTGCCCATCGTCGTCGGCTACAAGAACCTCGCGACGTTCCGCTCGATGATCGACCCCTACTTCTACGGTCGGTCGAAGCACGAGGTCTCGAACGAGCTGCCGGCTCTCACGACCCGCGAGGTCATCTGCGAGCTGTCGCCGGCCGAGGATCGCAAGTACGCCGAGGCCCTCTCGGGCGTCATCGAGCTGGGCGACGGCGAGCTGAAGGACTACCAGGAGACGAAGGTTCTGACGAGCCTCATCTACTGCCAGCAGGTCGTCAACTCGCTCTCCCTCATCAAGTACGAGGGTGGCGACATGATCTCAACCTCGTTCGACGACGTAGAGGTCAAGGACCTTGGGGCGAAGGAGCAAGCACTCGTCGACCTGCTCACCGACGAGTTCGACGACGAGAAGGTCATCGTCTACACGCGCTTCGAGGGGCTCGTCGGCCGGCTCCAGAAGGTGCTCGAAAAGCACGGGATCAAGAGCGCTCGTATCACGGGCAAGGAAGACGCGAAGAAGAGGTCGGCAGCCCAGGCCGCCTTCCAGAACCTCCAGAGCAAGACGCGCGTGATCTTCATCACCGACGCCGGCTCGGAGGCCATCAACCTCCAGGCCGCGAGCGGCACGATCTTCTACGACACGCCCTGGTCGTGGGGCACGTACGTCCAGCTCCTCGGGCGCATGATCCGCATCGGCTCGCCTCACCAGAACGTGCTCGCCGTCCACATCATCGCTCGCCGTCCGGCCAAGGAAAAGAAGAAGCAAGAGACGATCGACGACGTGACGGTGCGGACGCTCCGCAAGAAAAAGAGCCTCATCGACCGGGTCATCGGCGAGGCGGCCCAGGGTGCGCTCACGTTCGAGCGCGGCGAGGGCTCGATCCGGGACCTCTACAACGAGATGCGCGAGAGCGCCTGAGCAACCATGGCCGACGAAAAACCCGTCTGCATGTTCAACACCTGCGACGGCTCGGGTTTTATCGAGGTGAACGAAGACACCTCGGCCCGCTGCCGGTGCTCTCTTGTCCGGGCGCTCATCCGGCACCTCGGGCCGGACATCGCTGCGGCTCCCGATATCAACGAGAGCCCGCTCTACAAGGTCAACCCCCAGGCAGCGAGAGCTGGGGAGAGCCCGCTGGTCGACAAGACCCAATCGAACCTCTTTCTGAAGGGGTGGTGGACGGACCTTCTGCCGCACCTGAAGTTCGTGCTCATCGCCAAGGGCATCGACTTCCCCTACCGCATCGTGACCGATGAGCGGCTGAAGACGATCTATGTCGGCGCCGAAGCCTACCTCTCCCGGTCCCGTAAGCGCCGCGAGGACGGGGACTCGTACAACTCTCTCTCCGACCTCATCGGTCCGGAGTTCAAGCTCATCGTCGTTCGGATGGGCTTTCTTGGTCACCGCAACGTCGCGATGCCGGGCATCCTGAAGGAGGCTCTCATGCTCCGGCAGGCCGCCGGCCGGGCAACGTGGCTCGTCGAAGAGCCCGACCGGCTCTTTGGGCCGTATCACCGGGCCTATGACGAGGACGTGGCGAGCTACATCGATCGGCATTTCGAGGTCATCGATCTGACGAGCGAAGAGAAGCCCGAGGCTGAGCAGAAGAACCACGACGCGCCCATCCCCGACGAGGAGGACTTCACAATGGGTGCCGAAGAGCCCGAGAAGAAGCCTGCCCCGAAGCCCAAGCCGAAGCCGGCTGTTCAGTCGGTCTTCACCGAGGAGCGCCCTGCAAAGGTCGCCCTCGCTGCCGACCCTCTGCTCGAACGGACCTGGTCGGGGAGCAAGAAGGGCAACTTCAAGAAGCGTAGCGGGGGCGGCGGCCCCGCAGGAGACAACCTGTGAGCGGACTTCTTCGGTCGGTCATCGACTACGACGGCAGCGTCACCCAAGAAAACCTCGCCCAGAACTACCTGAAGCTCCAGCGGGGGCAGGTCGAGTGGACCCGAGGCGACGACAAGAAAATCTTCCAGTTCGTCCAAGCCTACTTCCAGAACCACCTGGAGCTGCCGCAGTCGCAGACCCTTCTCGACTACTTCGGCAGGCAGAAGGACGATGAAACGGTCGAGCGCGTCAAGGACATTGGCGCGCTCCCGGCCTACATCCGAACCAACTTCACCCACCTGCTCCGAGCTACGGTCGAGGAGCAGAACCGAGCGAAGGTCATCACCCTCTTCAAGGAGGGCCAGGAGATCGCTTCCAAGGGCCTGATGATCGAGGGGGAGAAGAAGCAGGGTACCCGAGAGGCGATCTCGCACTTCTTCCAGAACGCCAACGCCCTCATCCAGCCCGACAACGGCGCCAAGCTCCGAGGCGACATTCGCCAGGACGGCCAGGCGATGTGGAACGAGTACGTGACGGCTGAGGCGAACAAGCACCTCGCCCATGGTCGCTACTCGGGTCTTGCCGCGATCGATACCGTCTGCAAGGGCATCAAGAAGGGCGAGCTGTGGGTCCACGCGGCGTTCACCGGTGAGCTGAAGAGCACGTTCGCGATCAACTGGTGCTACAACCTCGTTACCAAGTACGGCGAGAACGTCTTCTACGCCTCGCTCGAAGTGCCCTACGAGCAGATCCGGCGTATCGCCTACGTCATCCACAGCACCCACCCGAAGTGGGCCCGGATGGGCTACTCGCCCCTGCCCTATGGCAAGGTCCGAGACGGCGAGCTGAACGACGAAGAGAAGGCGTTCTACAAGCTCGTCATCGAGGACTTTTGCAACAACCCCGCCTACGGCAGGTTCGAGGTTTGGCGACCCGAGGACGACGTAACGACCGATGACATCAAGATCGAGGCCGAGCTGTTCCACAAGCAGCACGAGATCGGCCTGCTTGTCATCGACCATGGTGGTCTCGTCGAGCCCCGCAAGAAGAAGCGAAACAAGGACTACGTCGTCGAGCTGAACTCGGTCATCCGAGACTCGAAGAAGCTCGCTCTCAACTTCAACCGCGCCGACGGCGTCCCGGTCCTTCTGCTCTTTCAGATCAACCGGCAAGGTAAGGACGAGGCCGATAAGGCCGAGGGTCGCTACAAGATCAAGGCGCTCGCCTACGCGAACGAGGCTGAGCGATCGGCGGACGTGATCTCGACCACCTACCTCAACGACGAGCATCGGCGATCAGGGACGACGTTGTTTTGCAACCTCAAAAACCGCGACAACCCGCTGTTCGAGCCCTTCACGGCAAGGGTCAACTTCCAGTCCCGTCGAATCACGAACCTCGACAACCTGGCGGCGGGGTCGACTCCGGGCATGGCCGTCGAGGATCACAGAAGCCTCATGCACGGGGTGACGACCGCCCTTCAGCAGGGCGGGATTGCGTTGCCCGGGGTGTAAGGAAGCCAGGCCCCCTCCGCGAGGTCAATGGTCGGCTGGTCGAGGACAGGGTCTACCGACTCATCCTTGGCTGGCTGGCCGTGGAAGAGCGAAAGTGGGAAGTGGCCGAAACGCCGGACGACAACATGGACCGCTTCGACCGTATCGCACAAAGCCAGACCGGGCACGAGAAGACCGTGGCCCCGCCGAAGCTCAAGATGGACGAGTGGGTCGGCCGAAAGGTCGCGCTCGTCCGGGATCTCGCCACACGGGGCGGGGCGAAGTTTCCTTGCGGTACGGTCTTCACGGTCGAGGGGCACTGGCGAGGCAAGCTCCACCTCTACCGGAACGAACCCAAGCCCGCGGCCATCCGGCAGGTCGAGCGGGCTTGGGTCGAACTTCTCGACGAGGGTACCCATGGCTCGTGACTGGGGCGCAAGCGAAGAGTTCCAGCGGGAGGCAAAAGTCACCGAGCGCCGGGAAGCTTCGGCTCAGTGGGTCCGGGATCGCATCCAGAACGTCAAGTCCGCGGTCACGGCCCACGACGTGTGCCGGCACTTCGGGGTGAAGCTTCGCTACGCTGGGTCTTCGCACTCCGAGCAGCTTAGCTGTCCGTTCCATGGTCCGGACAACCGGCCCTCGGCGAAGATCCACCCCGAGTCGGCTCGTTCAGCCTCGGCCCTCTACTGCTTCGTCTGCCAGAAGCGCTGGGGCGTCATCGACCTCTGGCGCATGTTCAAGCAGTACGGAGACGATATTCGGTTCACCCAAGTCCTCTTCGAGATCGAGCGGGCCTTCGGCATCACGGTACCCGACGGTCCGGCGTGGGAGCGGGAGGAGAAGGGGCCGAGCGAGGCGGAGGTCGATGCCCGGAACCTGCTCGACGTGTGCGAGCGAAGGCTCCGCGACGCCAAGCCCAAGTTCTCGTGCGAGGGATTCATGAAGGTGTCGTATGCTCTCGACCTCGCCTGGGGTGAGTTCGAGAGCCGAGCCTCCCCGGCGGAAGACACGAAAGCCAAGGCGCGGGTCATCCTTGACGTGATCGGTCGGAAGATCCGTGCCTAGGCGCCTGACCCTGCCCACGCGGGAGCTGGGCGAGCTGAAGCTCCAGGTCATCTATCAGAATGACGGGGCGTGGGAGGCGGCGTGGGCGCCCCTCCAGCGTGACCCCCTGGCTTCGCTCTTCACGGTCGTATCGAAAGAGACCTGGACGCACGCGCTCAAGGGCTGGACTTTGCCGCTGGTTCAAGCGCTCGGCATTCCTCCCGAAGGGGCTTTGCGCAAACTACCGAAGGGGGGCGGCGCTTGTTTCAAGAGGGGCAGGTGTCCGCATTACAATCGTGACGAATGCGTGCCTTCACACAAGAAAATGCCGTGGTGTTTTGAGCCCGGAAGTATCGAGTCAGAAGCGGCTAGAAGGCTGGGTGCGGAAGCTGTCGGTCTATGGCGCGAGGGGGTGTATATCCTCGTAGTCGAAGAGACCTGACGGAGGATTCGTGCCCGACTTTGACGATGACGACGCCCTCAATGACCTGCTTGCCGATGTGCTCGCCCCCGAGAGGCCGGCCGGAAAGGCTGTAGAGGTAGAGGTACCGGCCCCGGAGGCGCGACCGGAGCCGGTGGCCCCGGCCCCCCCTGCGGAGAGTCTGGAGGACGAGGACTTCAACCTCGATGACCTCGGACTCGGAAACCTCGGCGCTCTGCCTGAGACGACCGCTCCCGCTCCGCGACCCCGAGCCGCGTACGAAGACGACGGAGACGACCCGTCGACCTTCATGGCCACGGCTGGTATCAAGCAGGAAAAGCGCGTCTGCTACAACAAGCGACCCTGGATGGCCTCGCACACGTTCGTCCTGGTCAAGACGATCGAGGAGCTGCGCGAGGTCGTTGACCGGGCGATCAACGAGACGCACCGATGCTCGCTCGACCTCGAAACCGAGGGTCTCGACACGCGCATCTACTACGGCGAAGGGGACGTGGACACCTGGGAGGGCTTCCCGGACAGGACCCGTCTGCCGGCGACGGTCCACAAGATCGTCGGCTACTGTCTCTCGCCCGATGGGCAGACCGGCTACTACATCCCCGTTCGGCACCGAGCCGAGGAGGGCGAGACCCCTCCGGGCAACATCGATCCCTTGCTCGCGGCCCGAGAGATCGCCCGGCTCTGCTGGGCGGCTCAGCCGAAGCTTACCGAGGCGGGGCTCGCCAACGACCCTCTCGCGAGCCCCAGCATCGAGGCCCCGGGACCGGTGCGCCTGTCGTTCTGGCACGCGAAGTTCGATCAGGAGATGCTCTACCCGGTCACCGGGATCGATTACTGGCACCCGGACTCGTATGACGACGGGATGCTCATCTATTTCGTTCGCTACACGAACGACAAGAGCCTCGGTCTCAAGGAGAAGGCCAAGGAGCTGCGGACGAAGCAGGGTCATCCGTACGAGATGATCAACCTGAACGAGCTGTTCATCAACTCGGCGGGTAAGAAGCGCGAGATCGACTTCCCGAGCCTGCACCCTGAGGAAGCGTACGAGTACGGCGCCTCCGATAGCATCTGCACCGAGCTTCTCTGCAAGAAGCCCGAGAACATGGAGATCGCGACGGGGCAGCACAACGACAAGAGCGACTTCGAGCGGAAGAAGAAGCACGCCATGTCGTTCATGTACCGCCTGGAGAAGCAGGTGGCGCAGGTGCTCCGGGGCATGGAACGGCCTCGGATCAAGATCGACAAGCCCTACGTCCTGGACCTCGTCGAAGAGGCCCAGAAGGAAGCGGCCGAGTACGAGGCCGAGATCCGCGCCGTGGCCGCCACCGTGGGCATGGCCGAGGTGGACTTGCGATCGTCGGGTCAGCTCTCGGACTTCCTCTTCACCGACAAGGGCCTGAACCTCGAACCGAAGCCGGAGCAGAACGAGGCGTCAGGGCAGTACAAGACCGACGCCGACACGCTCGAAGCCCTGCTCACGAACAACCCGCAGATGAACCCCATCCTGGGGAAGATCGTCAAGTTTCGGCAGATCGACAAGGTCATCGGGACCTACCTGCACAACATGGCGAACAACTGCGACGCGAACGACGAGATTCGCTACCAGTTCAAGCAGACCGGGGCCGCGACGGGTCGATTCTCCGCCCCCGCGGGCGACCCCGAGCACGGCTACTCGGGGGTACCCATCCACGGTATCCCGGCGACCTACGACGACAAGAAGCCCAAGGTGGCGACGGCCCTGCGCAAGGCGATCGTCGCTAGACCCGGCTTCGTCATGGCCAAGATCGACTTCGCGGGCGAGGAGCTTCGCATCGCGACCAACCTCTCGAACGAGCCGGTCTGGCTGAAGGAGTTCAGTGAGGGGACGGGCGACCTCCACACCATCACGGCCCGAGCCTTCTTCGGCAAGCAGGAGGTCTCGAAGCAAGAGCGGCAGATGGGCAAGATGGCCAACTTCTCGCTGCTCTACGGCGGCGGGGCGCAGGCCATTATCCGGGCGACGGGCTGCAATATCGTCGAGGCCAAGCGCCGCAAGGAGAACTTCGACAAGGCCCTGCCCACGTTCGCCAAGTGGGTGCGCAACCAGAAGGCGCTCTGCCACAAGGAGAAGGGGGTCTGGACCGCCTTCAAGAGGTGGATCGCGGTACCCGAGATCGACGACCCGGACAAGGCCCGCGTCGGCGGCGCCGAACGAGCTGCGGTCAACTATCCGGTCCAGGGTACGGGCGCCGATATCATGAAGATCGCGCTCGTTCTCCTGCACAAGGAGTTCTACCGGAGGCGATGGCTGCCCGAGCAGGATGACATCGTCCGGATGCTCCTCACGGTTCACGACGAGATCGTCTTCGAGATCCGCCCTTCCCATCTCGAAGAGGCGATGGCCGTCATCATCGAGCTGATGGAGAAGCCGGGCGTCATGGCCGGGTGGAAGATCCCGCTCGTGGCCGAGCCCCTCGTTGGCCTCTCGTGGGATGCCAAGTACGACTGGCACCAGCTCAAGCACGGCAAGAAGAAGAAGGACGGGCAGGTACCCAAGGACGGAGAGGTCGAGTACGACGGGCGTATCTTCCCGAAGATCCCCTCCTGGCTCGAAGGTTATGTCACGACCGACTGGATGAAGGCCGGCGTGGTACCCCCTTCTTCGGCCCCCGCGGCTCCGGAGAGCCCTCCGCCTGCCCCCGAGACCCCTCCGGCTGCTCCGGTGGCGGTGGCGGCTCCTGAGCCCGAACCCAAGCCCGAGGCCCCTCCGGCCGTTTCGGTACCTACCCCGCCCCCCTCCTCTCCGAAGCCGGTAGCAGCCCCTTCTTCCGAGGTCCTTACGCTCCGACTCTCGGTCCGGACCCGGCGAAGCGCCGAGGAAGTGGCCGGATTTGTCCGGCATTTCTCCGCCCCCGAGGGCAAGGTGCTCCGGTTGCTTGACGTGGACGGGACGCCCCTCGTGGACGTGGGGGACGGCATCCGGGTTCGTGGCGAGCTTTTTCACTACGAACTTTACAAGCATCGCCTGACCCCCGATCGGCCTTACTGAGGCTTACGCCGCAATTTCTCTCTATCACCAGGTTCTTCGTAGATGCCTTCTCCCCCGCGCCGAGACTACTTGCCCGAGTGCAACGACCTGCGGGTACCCCTTGCCGACTTCCAAGCCCAGTTCTGCGAGAGGTGCGTGCAGCCCGAGTGCTCCCGGAGCCAGTATGGCAAAAGCCGGTTCGACCAGCGCGTAAGCACCTGGACCGAAAGGCTTTTCGAGAAGGTACCGCGCATGGACCCGCACGACCCGCGGTACTTGCCGATCCACAACGCCCCCTTCAAGATGATCGACGGGGCCCGCGCCCCTTCGGTCCGCTCGAACTGGGTCGATCCCAGGGAAATCGCCGACCCAAAGCCCGCCCCCAAGGTGGCTTTGCCGGCGGTTTCTTCGCCCAAAGTCGTTCCCCCTGTCACATTCGAGGCACCCGCCTCGTCTGAGGTACCCGCCGAAGCCCCCCAGGCTCCGGCCGAGGCCCCTCCCTCTGTAACGAGGGGGCCCCGTCCGGCCCCCTCTCCTCTCGCCCTCGGTAACACGCCCCCGCCCCCCAAAATGCTTCCGGGGGCTGAAAAGGCCGCCGAAAAGCCCGATGCGTGGGCTAGCCCGACCCAAACCCCCTCCCCTGCTCTTCCCGGAGAGCGAGTAATAAAACGAGGAGCCCGGGTGAAGTTGGGCGGAAGCGGTGTAGAGTGAGCCAGCCGCACGCAACAGCGAGCCCGCAAGGAGAACGAAGATGGCGATGGATTTCCAGGTCACGATCAAGAAGGACGGCAAGACGGTGGTGGAGGTTCTCGACCGGAAAGAGCACCTCTGCTCCGACATCTACAAGGTGACGGCGCGTCTCGGGGTGCAGCTCTCCGACGAGGAGCTGCCCGACTGCGCCCAGCCCGTCCACATCACCTCGGAAGAGGGCTGAGCCCTCCTACGGTCCAGGCCGCCTCGCTCTCAGAGGAGGCGGTCTACCCTTCTCTCTCCTGCATCCTGCTTCAACCAAGGAAGACACCCATACCATGAGCCACCGCGTCACCGTCCAGACCGACATGAAGGATCGCTCGATCGCCCTCAACGCCCTCAAGGCGGCGGGGATCGACTACCGCGAGAGCGGCAACAGCATCACCCTGCTCTCGGGGCAGTACAACAACGCCACGCTGAACCTGGCCACCGGCCAGATCACGGGCGACACCGACTGGGGCCACGACAGCTCCAAGCTCGGCCTGCTCCGCCAGCACTACGGCGAGGCCAAGTACCGCGCCGAGGCCGTCAAGCAGGGCATCGAGATCACGAGCCGCTCCGTCAACAAGGACGGCGACGTGGTCCTGATGTGCCGGATGGGCTTAGCAGCCCGCGGCCTCGGGTGAGGCGCCCGTCAAACGGTGCCCCCGAGGCCGGCCGCGGGCGGCCTTTAGGTCGCGTCCGCCAGAGAACGAAGGAGGCTCGGCCTAAAACGGTCGGGCCTCTCTCGTTTCCGGTGTAGAAAATCGAGAGACCGCAAGCGAGACCGAGAGAAGAGGAGACCAAATCAGATGAACCCCGAGCTTGTCCACCACCTGCGCAGCCTGACCCGCCTCGTCTACGTCGTGACCGAGGAGGAAGACCGCTTCCTCACGAAGTTCCACGAGGCGATGAAGAAGCACGAGGCGCGGATCTGGGTCTTCAACCCCGCTCTCGGCCTCCAGCCGATCGGCACGCTCGTGCGCGACTGGTCGACAAGGGCGCACGCCGTGAACGAGCAGTGCGCGACCATCAACGACGCCCTGATCCAGATTTACAAGGACGACCCGAAGGATCAGGAGCACTTCTACATCATCACCGACCCGGACAGGTACTTGACCGATCCGCACGTCCAGCGGCGCATCCTGAACATCGTTCACCAGGTCCACAACGATGTCCGCATCGTCAAGTGCATCCTGTTCGTGGGTCAGCGCCGGGTCATCCCCGAGAAGCTCCAGCGCTACGTCGAGGTCGTCCACGACAAGGGCCTGACCGACGAGGAGATCAGCCAGCTCGCCGAGCACTACTGCAAGCTGCTCCGGACGGCCGTGCCGCCGAACCCGACCCAGCTCTTCAAGGGCCTCACCAGCTACGAGCTGGAGCAGTCGATCACCCAGTCGGTGGTCAAGACGAAGAAGGACCCGACGAACGCGCGCAGGGTCGACCCCGACTTCATCCGGGACTACCGGCGCAAGAACCTGATGAAGACCGACCTCATCAACTGGGTGGACACCGAGAACTTCTCGATCGACTCGGTCGGCGGCATCGGGCGCTTCAAGGAGTGGGCGAAGCAGGCGGGCGCGTGCTGGACCCCCGAGGGCCAGAAGTTCGGCCTGAAGCCGCCGCGCGGCGTGCTCCTGGTGGGCGTGTACGGCTGCGGCAAGAGCCTCAGCTCCAAGGCGCTCGCGAAGCTCTGGGGGGTGCCGCTGGTTCAGCTCGAACTCGGCAAGCTCATGTCCTCGGGCGTGGGTGACTCCGAGAACAACCTCTACCGGGCCCTCCGCATCATCGAGGGCGTCTCGCCCTGCATCGTGTGGATCGACGAGGCCGAGAAGAGCCTGTCGGGCTCGCAGTCCTCGGGCCGCTCCGACGCGGGTACCACGAGCCGCGTGCTCGGCATCCTGAGCACCTGGGTGCAGGAGAACAACAGCCAGGTCAGCTTCGTCATGACGGCCAACAGCCTGAAGACCCTGCCGGCCGAGATGGTCAACCGCATGTCGGAGAGGTTCTTCTTCGACATCCCGAACGAGACCGACCGGATCGACATCCTCAAGATCCACCTCCTCAAGAACGGCCAGAACCCCGAGAACTACAACCTGGCCGATCTCGCCGAGGCGTCGAAGAACCTGGTCGGCCGCGAGATCGAGCAGGCCATCGAGTCGGCCATGATGAAGAGCTTCGTCGCGAAGAAGGCCGCTCTCGACGAGGAGATCCTGAAGAAGGACCTCGCCAAGAAGCCGCGCATCATCAGGACGATGGCCGACGACATCAAAGAGATCCTCGACTGGGTGGGCTACGACGAGGAGGCCGACGACGGCGTCCGGGCGAGGCTCGCCTCTGACCACCGGAGCGAGCACTTCAAGATGCTCTCGGGTGGCGGCGGCGGTTTAGCAGCGGCTCTCTCGGTCCCTCGGTCTCGGTAGGCGGCGTGTATCGAAAGCGGTACACGCCGCTTTCTTATTTCTGGGCCCCTTGGTAGAGTGGCCATTTGAAAGGGCTCCGAGAATGAGCAACCTGGTAACGACGAGAGACCGCATCGCCCCCCATGTCGATGTCGCGGTTCGTACGACCGGTAACCCCCACCGGGACCACCTGCTGACGGCCCGGCGTATCGTTCGCGAGGTGGCCGAGGTGGGCGAGGTCTTCACGGCGGCGAAGGCCGAGGGGCTCTCGGCGGCCGACTTGGCTGCTCGGCTCGAACCGGTGATGGGCCCTCACCTTCGGGCAGAAGGGCAAGACCTGACGCAGCTCTGCACCTACCTGGCCGATGAGTTCGCCCAGATCGGCGACAGCGTCTTGCTCATCGACCCTTCGACCGGGAGGGCCATCGCCCGCGTCTCAGACCAGGACTTCTACCAGCCGGCCAAGGTCCTTCGCGAGGACGGCACGCTTGCTACCCCGGCCAAGCGCCTCCGGCCTGAGCTGGAGGGCTTCATCATCCAGTGGACCTTCGACAGGTCCCGCGAAGTCGAGACACGCGACCGGGCCCTTGCCAGGCTCCCCCAGACGCCCCTGCTCATCGAGAAGGGCGACCGGCGCGTGCTCTTTACGACCCGTGAGGGGCGGGCCGCTCTCGCCCGTGATGTGGCTGAGGAGCTGCCCCGGCTTCTGACGTTTTGGTGCGGCGGTGCTCCCCGGGGCTTTCTCTCCCATGTCGCCTTCGAGGCCCCCGAGGGCGAAGGCTGGACGGAGCTTTCGCCTACGACGGTCTCGGGTACCTCGGGTCTGTCGCTTATCGACCCGAGGACGAAGAACCTCCGCCAGGACCCCATGACAACCATCCTTGCGACCACGGCGGCCGGGTGGGTTCGGGATCTCGCGACGACGCTTGTTCTCCATGCTCGTGAGCGCGAGACTCCGGGGCCGGTACCGCTCGCTGAGGTCGATCTCTGGGCAGGGGATTTCTGGGTAGCCTCCCCGAATGCGGCCTTGGCCCTTCAGCGCAGCGTCCCCGGCCTCGATCTCCTCACGATCGGCGTCTCGCCGGACATGGTCCTGGGTCTTCGTGGCGAAGCGGTCCGGGTTGTCATCGACGAGGGGGCCTACGGTACCGAGCACCGGGAGGTCTTCGATCGTTGGGAGGTTCGGTCGGTCTGCTCGATGCGTGTGTGGGTGAAGTGGGATGCGGTCGCCTTCGCTCCCGTGTCTGTGGCCCCTTCTGGACAGTCGGTCGAAGTCCGCTCGAAAAACCACTGATGAAGAGCGGCATGGGAGAGGACCTCTCCGCCATGCCGCTCGTTTCGTACGTCGTTCGCGCCCCCGCCGAAGAGTCGTTCCCCGAGCTGCTTGTCATGCTCGACCGGGGGGTCAACGTCTTCAATGCGCTCGTCCCTGACCTCGGGGCTTTCGCCGAGGAGCTGCGGGCAAGGGGTGTAGAGATCCTCGAAGCCAATGTGCTCGACGAGGAACCGGAAGCTCAGTTCGAGAGCCGCGAGGCAATGCTCGAAGGGCTCCAGAGGGGCGAGCACGGCCCGTACATGTTGCCCGCCTTGGAGGACGTGTAATGCAGATCCGGAAGTCTCACAAAAAGACACTGCCTGATGTTCGGGGGGAGATCGTGGCGTTCTTCAAGAGGAACTTCCATCGGCCCGTGTTCATCGGGCAGGTGGCCATAACCATCGGCTGCTCGTTGGCGGATACCGAAGCGTTCTTCGACGCCCTCTGCCACGAGGGTACCCTCCGGCCCCTCTCGCCGGAAGAGGCGAAGAGGGCGGGTATCGAGCATGGCTTTCTGCTCGTGGGCGTCACCAAGGCCCCTTGAGCCGGTGTAGGCTGCCCCCATGGGCGGCGTTCGTGCAAGGAAAAACACTCTCGTTCTGCTCGTCCGGGCTTACCTGACGGCGGGCCTTCTCACACCCGAGCAAGCCCACGTCTTCGAGACGATGTTCCGGAGGTGCCGGACGCCAGGCGAGCAGGACCAAGTCAGGTCGGCGCTCCGGACGCAGCTCGACGGATGGAAGGACGAGAGCGACCGCTTCGCGAAGGTCCTTCAGATCGCCAACGATTTCGGCGAAGAGGCGGACGACGACGAGGACCCTCCGGCCCTCCGGGAGGCCCTTGCTAAGTCACGTATACGGCTTGGTAAGGCATGAGCGAGCCCGTGTCGCACGAAACCGGTGTCCAGGAAGAGGAAGCAGGCGAGGAGCAGCTTGCCTGGTCTTACGACATCGAGGAACCGTGCCCTACCGACCCACCTTCCTGACCGACTCCGACGAAGTCCTGGGGGCCTTCCAAGAGGCCGTCTTCCCGCTCATCGAGCGTCTTTTCGGGCGAACCTACCGCCAGGAGGACTTCACGACGTGGGATATCTTCGAGGTGCTCTCTCCCGAGGAGCGCGCCGAAATCCTTCCTCTCATCCGAGCCCCCGGCTTCTGCCAGAGCATCAAGCCCTACCCCGAAGCTCAGGACGCGATCCGAGAGATCCGCTCCTTCGCCTACACTCACGTCGTCACGGCCCCCTTCTCCAAGGCCCTGACGTGGATGGGTGAGCGCGAGGAGTGGCTCTGCGATCACTTCGGCTTCGAGCCCGACGACATCTACCACGCCCGACGCAAGGCGAACGTGTGGGGCGACGCCTTCCTCGACGACAAACCCACGACGGTGCAGGCGTGGTCGGAGAAGTGGTCGGATGGGGTGCCCATGCTCTGGCATATCCCCAATACCAGGACCTACCCTCTCGACCACTTTCGGGTCACGTCGTGGGACGAGGTCATCCGGAACGTCCACGCCCTCACGCGAAAGTAGCCCCTATGCCCCCCATCGTGTACGAGACTGGCATTGACGAGATCGACGCTTTGGTGGGGGGCTTCGAGGCCGGGGTCATCACTGATCTGCGCTACCCCCCGGGGCACGGGGGCTCGGCCTTCTGTCGTACCGTTGCCCGGGCCCTTGGCGCTCGGCAGGGTACGCCAGGCGTCTACCTGACGCCAGACGGGGTGGCTTACGAGCTGGGGTTGCCCCCGAATCGGGTCGTGTTTGGCACGGCGGCAAGCTTCCCCCACCTTCAGGAGCACGTCTCCCGTGCTGTGCGGCAGGCCGTGCCCTTCGTGATCGTGGACCCGATCAACGAGATCACGACGCAGGCCCGCATCGAGGTAGGGGCCTGGGCCAAGGCCCTCAGCGCCTCGCTCACCCAAATCCGGCGGACGCTCTCGGGGTCGAGCACAGCGCTCATCCTGGCCTTGCGGGCGGCCCCTGCGACGACTCTGGCCCCCGGCGTGGTCCCAACCCTTCAAGGGCCCATGTCGCTCGCCCATGCCGCCAATAAGCGGCTCATTCTGGTGCGGGACCCCGAGACCAACGAGACCACGCTCTCTCTGGTCAAACCCACGCGGGATCAGCGCCGGACCATCCTCAAGTTTTCCGGAGGTTTCTACGGCTTCACTCCCGAAGTCGTCGAGCCCGAAGCACCCACAACAACCCGCTTCGACAGGGATGATATCGTATGAAACAGTACCAGGACCTCGTCCGTCACGTTCTGAATGTCGGAACCCGCAAGGAGAACCGAACCGGCGTCGACACCCTCTCGACCTTCGGCTACTTCTACGAGCACGACCTCCGCGAGGGCTTCCCCCTGCTCACAACCAAGGCCGTGAGCTGGAAGAACATCGTCGTGGAGATGTTGTGGTTCTTGTCGGGGCAGACGGATATCGGCATTCTGAAGCGACACAACTGCAAGTTCTGGGACGCCTGGGCCGATCCTGAGACGGGCAAGGTACCCTCGGCCTACGGCAACTTCTGGCGGCATTTCCCGACGCACAGCGAGGAGGTCCACGACTCTCCTGGACAGCCCGACTACGGCCAACCCTTCATCGACGCTTCCTACAATGACCAGATCGCCTGGGTCATCGACACCCTGAAGCGGGACCCGATGAGCCGGCGATGCGTCGTGTCAGCCTGGGCTCCGGGCAACGCGCAGACCTCGAAGCTCCCCCCGTGCCACAGCCTCTTCGTGCTGAACGTCCAGAACGACAGCCCTCGAACCCGCGTCGTCCACTACGGGACCAATGACGGCTCCACGCCTGTGTGCAGCATCTCCGGTTACGACTGTGACCGCGACCTGGCCTGCGCCCAAAAGCTCGCTCCCGGGCAGAAGTGGTGCCACAACTGCCAGCGGGCCCTCCAGAAGATCCACGGCCCCCAGCACTTCCAGAATCCGCCCGGCTCGGACGATGAGAGCCCGCGACAGAGGCTCTGCCTGCACCTGACCCAGAGGTCGGCAGACGTGGCCCTCGGAGTGCCCTACAACATCGCGTCCTACGCCCTCTTGATGCACCTCATCAGTCGTTTTACGGGCATCGAGCCGGGCATCTTCGGGCACACGCTGATCGACGCCCACGTCTACACAAAGAAGCCTGACGGGTCGATGTCCGAGTACGACCATGTCCCGGGGCTGGTCCAGCAGCTCGTGCGGGACCCCCGACCCCTGCCCACGCTCACCATCGACGAGAGCATCAAGACGCTCGCCGACGTAGAGCGGCTCATGGGGCCGGAGGTCACGACCGACGAGATCATGGCCCTTTTCAAGCTCGAAGGTTACGATCCGCACCCGGCGATCAACTTCAAGGTGGCTGTCTGACGGATGAAGGTCGAGCACGCGAGACGTAACGTGAGGAAGCGGGGCCCGGGCGAGAAATGGGCCCGGTACCTGCCGTGGAACGCACGAGGCGACCGGAAACAACGGCGCATCTTGAAGACCCGCCTCACCCGTGCGCGCCGGCTGCTCGACCGTGTCCTAGAGAAAGCAGGCGACGATGGCCAGGCGTAAACCACCCCAGGTACCCGATGAGGTACTGGAAGCGTGTATTCAGACCGAGACCCGTAATCTGCGGGAGATCGCGGCTCAGAACCACGACTTCATCCGGGAGAACTACACGAGCGCCGTCGACCCGAAGACGGGTACGGTGACCGAAGAGAGCGCCAGGGGGTGTGCCACTCACCTTGTCACCCAACGGTACAAGGACGGGTGGTGCAGCGTGTGCGGGGGCGATGCCGTCCTCTGCGCCCCGAGGCACGCAAAGAACCGAAGCTGCTACTAGGCCGGTGTAGAGGGGGCATGGCCGCTGGCTGGTACAAGTTCACGGTGTCGAGCAACGGGACCGAGGAGACGTGGGAGTACGTCCACGAATCCTACAGCAACGACGAGATCGAAGAGTGGGCCCGGGAGTGGGCCAGCGGGACCTCGATCGGAACCCTGCGCGACTTCTACACGGTCAACTTCGACGGCCCGCTGCCTCTCCCGCCCGAGGTCCGGGCGGCCAAGATCAAGAAGTACCAGGATCAGATCCGGGGCGCCGAATCCATGCTTCTGCTTCTGACGAAGGGCGAGTAGCCATGAATCACGGTCTCGTTCTTCTACGCAAGGGCTCGCTTCCGTCAGCCGAGACCATCGAGGGGCACCTTCGGGAGATCGTCGCTCAGCGGTGGGGCGACGCGGCCAAGGTCGAGTCGTCCGCCGCAGGCGACTTCGAGTCAGCGGCCACGGGGCATTGGCACATTTCCTCGCCCCTGGTCCCGTATTTCAGCCTCTCGGTCTGGATCGTCAACTCGAAGCGCATCGAGACCCGCAGGGGCCCCGGCGACTTCAGCTCGTGGCTCCAAACCTACGTCCAAGATGCACTTGCCGCGAAGCTCGGGGCCCGCTGCGGGGACGACGGGATCTCCGACAGGTGGGAGCCCAACCCTCAGAAGTATGCTCTGTTCGAGACGTGGTTCTTCGAGTGCTACGGCCGTCCGGGTTACGAGGCGTTCGTCCGGCACCTCTACGAGCAGACCATCGCGGAGGTTCCGCCGGAGCTTCTTGCTGTGAGGCCCACATGACCAACCACGGGTTCGTCTACGCCGACAAGAAGCCCTTTCCGCCCGGCTACAAGATCGAGTCGCATCTTCGTGCGATCGTCCAGGGCGTGTGGGGGAGCGGGGCCGAGGTCACCAAGGTCTCGGACCGCGGCTACCGGTGGGTCGTCGCCGTGCCTCGGGTTGCTCTCGCCGAGCTGTCGATCTGGCGGGTGAGCCCTCACGTCATCGAGATGCGCAAGGGGGAGGGAGAGTTCTCCTCTTGGATGCAGACGTACATCCGGGCGAGCCTCGCGAGCCGGTTCGAGGGCAAATGTGGCGACGAGAGCACCGAAGAGCGGTGGGACCCCGAGCCCGAGAAGTACAGCACGTTCGACAAGTGGTTCTGGGCCACCCACGTTCGCTACCGGAACCTCACGAAGGAGCTGTACGACATCGTAACCCAGGGCATTCCGCCTGCTCTGCTCGGTGTCAAAGAAGGCTGACCCATGCAGACCTACGACCCGGCCGTGTGCGTGACCTTCCGCAAGACCAAGGAGCAGTGGGGCGCCCTGTCGAACATGGCGCCGGGCTTCCCTATCCGGCTCCCCGACCTCACGGTTCCGTCGAGCGAGGCGCTTTACCAGGCGTGTCGCTTCCCGGCCCATCCCCAGGTACAGACGCCGATCCTCATCGAGAAGAACGCGATGGCGTCGAAGATGCTCAGCAAGCCTCACCGGCACCTGACCCGGCCGGACTGGGAAGAGCCGGCGCCAGGGGTGCGGGTCGAGATCATGCGCTGGGCTCTTCGGGCCAAGTTGCTCTTTCACCCGACCACGTTCGGCGACCTTCTCATGTCGACGGGCAAGGTCCCGATCGTCGAGGACTCGCACAGGGACCGCTTCTGGGGGGCCGTGCGGGGGCCCGACGGCTCCTTGGTCGGGGAGAACATGCTTGGTCAGCTCCTCATGGCCCTTCGCGAGGAAGTCCGCGAGCGGGGCATCCCCACGTTCGTTTCACCTCCGGTCGTCCCTGACTTCTTGCTTCTCGGCCAGCCGGTACCCACGCTTACCCGGTAGGCACCCTCTCGAAAGGAACCCGTCATGGGCCTCAGCCAAGTTCCCGTCTACATCTGCGACGACTGCAAGACCCCGGTGCATCAGCCCCGTGGGGCCTTGCTGGTGCCGGCGACTGTCAGCTTCGTCGGGGGCCAGGGGGCTCCCGAGCCCATCGTGACGGGTAGCCGGGACCGGGTCATCTGCCTCGACTGCTTGCGGAAGAAGGTGCCCGGGCTGGTCAAGGAGGTCCGGGTCGAGGTGCCCGTTCCGATCCGCAAGCCCGAGCCCGAGTACCGCCCCCCGCCGGAGCCCTCGTACAACTACGATGACCGGTGGACCAGCTCCTCGGGCCGGTCGGGTTCGGGCGGGGCCTCGGGCCGTCCGCTCCTGACGGTGGTGGCCCCCACGGGCGTCGTGGCCTCGCTGACCCGCAACCCGTCATGGTCTTTCTGACCCACGAGCCCGCGGCCGAGCTTCTGGTGGTCCAACTCCAGCCCTGGGCCGACCAGATGGCTACCCGCTTCGGCCGGCCCGTCTATCTGGTCGGCTCGTCGCTTCGGATGGCCGACCCCCGGGATGTGGACGTGCGCGTCGTGGTCTCAGACGAGGAGTTCCGAGCCCGCTACGGAGACCCTGTCGCGTGGGGAGAGGCGCTTTGGTGGCCGAACCGCAACGACGGATCGATCCGTTACTGCATGGACGTAGGCGACCTCTCGCGCGAAGCCTCGATTCAGCTCCGGCTGAACATCGACTTTCAGGTTCAGCCCCCTTCGGAGGCCCGCCGGCATCTTTGCGCCGAGGGGTCAAACAAGATCGACCTCGGGCCGAATCGTAGGCGGCGCCTCGACACGTCGTTGCATCCCGAGGTTATGCTCTTTTTACGGGAGAGACCGTGACGTTTTACATTTTTGACAACGGAGATTCCTACGACGGCCATGCTGTCTACTTCGTTGAGGTCGATGACGCTCGCTACCCGGATGCCAAGTGGGTCGAGGAGGTGGCGCTCGCCTACTTCCAGATCAGCTCTTACTCGTCCGTTCAGGATCGTTACCCCGAGCTTCGGGCCAAGCCTTTTCTGATGGCGGTAGTCCGAAGCGATGCGATCGAGTGGCGGCAAGGCGACAAAGACACGCTCGCCTCGCTGGTCTTCCCTGCGACCTTCCTCGATACGGATTACGACCTGGTGCCCGAGGAGTACAAGGGCGAGGGGAGCAGCATCCGAGAAGTGTGGCCTCGCGATATCGTCGAGAAGTACAGCACCCTCGCTCCCATCTGGGCAACGTGGCCCAAGGTCTATCGAGACCGGCTCGTGGCCGACTGGAAAGAGCATTACCAAAGAAACCCCCTGCCCTGGATCATCCCTTACCTCGATGTGCTGGGGGACGTGCCGTGAACCAGGCGGAGGTGCAGGACCGGATCGTCCAAGACCTCCTTCGAGGCGAGAACGTGCTCGTGGGGGCCTACGACCATCGGCAGGCCCAAGACTTTCTGCGAGGCGTCCGAGAGAGGCTCGATCGGGTTGCCCCGCGGCTCAAACTGCGGAGGAACACGGCAAACAACATCGAACTCTCGCACGGCGCCTGGGTGCGGGCTCTTTCGCAGCAAAACGAGACCTCGTGGAGAGGCTTCCGAGCGCGAGCCTATCTCTACGACAACCGCAGCCGCCAGTGGGACGATCACCCGGACTTTTACGTGCTGCCTGAGAGGTACCTCACCGGCACGGCCCAACGAAGGGAGACCCGCCCCGTTCCTTACTGCCCGACGCGGTTCGAGCGCATCAACGAGATCGATGGGCGGGAGCCGGTGGTTTAGCTATCGAACGACGTTCGGTAGCCATGGTCTACCGAGCTTCTCCGCGCCGGGTCGCAGCCCGTCATATCCTCGCAAAGACGGACTTTAGCGTCGAGCTGCGCAAGATGGAGGCCCTCGTCAAGACCGACGACTGGGATGCGATCCGGAGCCTCACTCACAAGGTGGCCGACAAGCTCTCGCTTCGGATCGATAGCGGAGGGGTTCGGCCCCAAGGCGGGTGGGTGGGGCACCTCGACGATGACGAGCGGACCCGGCTCAACGCCGTGGCTGAGGCGATGGTCAGTCTGGAGCAGGAGACGGGCTACGCGAAGTACACGATCCAGCGTCTCTCACGGGAGACCACCCCCGAGGGCGGCATCCTCGCCTTCCGGGAGAAGGTCGAGAAGCGGATCGGGTGGCTTGCCGAAGCTCTCGACGATCTCGGCCCGGTGGCCTTCGATGTCGATGACGAGTTCAAGCACGGGCCCTTCCGGGTCGTGCTCATGCCCGACGCCATCGGGGGCGAGGACGAAGCGTTTGCCCTCCTCGACGCGGTCTCGTCGAAGCTCCGGGGCAAATTCCCCGATGTGCTCTACGGCAAGGTCTACGTCCGGCGGAAGCTCGTCGCCCGGGACATGGACGCTTTCAGCCGGGCCTCGCAAGGGGGTACCTACGACCGGAAGAGCGACACGGTCACGATCAGCATCGAAGCCCTCGGGAGCATGGATAACGTGGGGGCGCTGATCCACGAGTTCGGGCACCGGTACGAGCACAAGTTCCTCAACGGGCCGAAGAAAGACCTCTTCATCGAGCTGTCGACCGTGGGTGAGGTTCGGCGCGAGTCGTTCTCGCTGTCCGAACGCAAGCAGTTCGTCGAGGACGCCATGGCCATGCTCCAGCCCTCGAACCCCGACTTTCGGCTCTTCAACATGTCGGACCGGGCGAATGACTGGTTCGTGAGCCACCCGGAGAACAAGAAACTTTGGGACCTGGTGAACGCGATCGAGGACAGGAAGGATTTCTCGTTGGTCGAGGAGTTCCGCGAGACCCTCGGGATGTTTGGCAAGAGCGGAGATGTCGAGCTTGTGATCTCCGACTATGGCCGGAAGCCCCTGCACGCGAGCAGCTACGGGGCGACGAAGTGGACGGAGAACTTCGCCGAGACCTTCCGTCTCTTCGTGACTGGGGGCCAGCTCCCCGAGCCTCTCGAACGGTTCATGCGCGATCTCTGAGCTTATCCCAAGACGCGCCGGTGTAGAGGGGCGGTATGCCCCAACCCTCTCCGACGCTCGGACTCATCGTGGCCATGGACCCCCGGGGGCTCATCGGCCTGAACGGCACCATCCCTTGGAAGAAGCCCGCCGACATGCGCCGATTCAAGGCCAAGACGATGGGCTCGAACCTGGTGATGGGGCGAGCCACCTGGGACTCGATCGGCCGGCCGCTCCCGGGCCGTACGATCTACGTCGTCAGTCGTACCCCCGAGGCCGTGAAGGGCCAGGGCGAGACGGTCATCGCCTGCGGCTCGCTCGAAGAGGCGATGGAGAAGAACGCCGCGACGGGCAAGACGCTCATCGTGGCCGGCGGCGCGGACATCTACCGGCTGGCCATCGAGCGGAAGTACGTGGCCTGGATCGATCTGACCGTCGTTCACGAGGTGACGCAGACCTCTCCGACCGACAAAACGGTCTACTTCGGGTCGGAGCTGTTCAACGGCTACGAGCTTCTCGACAGTTTCCAGCACGAGTCGACCGAGAAGAACGCCGAAGACGAGTCGCTGACGCACAGCCTCTACAAGGTCAAGCCGTGAACACCTTCGCCGTCGAGTCGCTGCCCGGCGAGCACCCGAAGACGACCGCCCGTGTGGTGCTCGAAGCCTTGGAGGCGGCTGGCGTTCGGGTCGCCTCCATTCACCTGCTCGGGGCCATCGAGATCGGGTCGAAGCCCTTCGAGCGGTATCAGATCGCCGAGTCCGTCGATCTCGGGCCCGTCCTCTCGGCCTTGCACCAGGCGGGCCGGGGCTACATCACCCTCGAAGGGGGCAAGTTCGCGTTTCGCAAGGCGGGCAAGACCGGCAACGTTTCGTCGTCAACCATGCTGACTTTCACGGCTCGTTTCTACCAAACCTTCCGCGGCAACGCGGTCGCCTACTGGGAAAGGCAGTTTCTATGAGCGTCGAGATCGAACGCAAGTACCTCGTGGACCCCGAGAAGCTCCCTCCTCTCTCGAACGGGATGCCGCTGGAGCAGGGCTACCTTGCCCGTAACCCCTGGGTGCGCGTGCGTGTCGGCCCCGAGAAGGCGTGGTTCACGGTCAAGACCTCGGGCAACCTCGTCCGCAGCGAGTGGGAGTGGGAGATCCCGCGCAAGGACGGCATGGAGATGATGGTCCTTGCCAAGGGCAAGCTCACGAAGGAGCGCTACCACCTCTACCACGCCGGCAAGCTCTGGGAGGTAGACCGCTTCACCGGCGCCCACGACGGCCTTTGGCTCGCCGAGATCGAGCTGAAGGCCGAGGACGAGACGTTTGAGGAGCCCCCCTGGCTCGTGCGCGAGGTGACCGAGGACCCGCGCTACTCGAACGCGGCCCTGGCCGAGATGGGGCGGGCCCCGTGAGCGAGCCTGACTGGGCGGCCCGGACCGCCGAGGTCGAGCGGGCGATGGAGCGCGCGAAGGCCAGGCACTCGGCCGATCTGGATCAGGCATACGACCGCGGCGTGGCCGAGGCGCTGAGGGAGGTTCTGCCCCCCTTCGACGACATGGCCTTGCTGCTCACTTCGTCGGGGAGCTGTGCGAACCTGACCGAGGGCCTGCGGCTCATCGGCAAGAAGGCGGCTGCCATCCGGGCCGCAGCGGGGCTCAAATGAGCAAGACACGCGAAGAGCTGGAAGCCGAGGCGGGCCATTTCGTCTCGGGATCGTGCGTCGGGGAGTTCTGTTCTGCCTGCTACCAGACCGCCAGGGTCAAGGTTCCGGCCAAGCACAAGCTGGGCGAAGAAATCCCGTTCGACGACCCGAACCCTCGCCGGCACAACTTGACGGCCTACGTGTGCTGCGCGCACTTCCGGGGGGTCGTGGGGCCGGCCGCGCCGTGTCAGCCCGAGGGCCCCGATACCGACATGGGGATCTGACTTCGCTGGCCTAGTCTTCTTTTGAGGAAGGCTAGGTCATGAAGGTCGCCGCGATCCAGTTTGCCCCCGAGTTCGGCGCCAAGCGCAAGAACCTGATCCGCCTCGCCCGTCTCGTCCAGCAGGCCGCGGGCGCGGGGGCAAAGCTTATCGTTCTGCCCGAGCTGGCGGCGACGGGCTACTCGTTCATGCACGCCCGGGAGGCCGAGCCTTTCGCCGAAGTCGTCACCGAGGTCAAGCCGACGGGCGGCCTCGTGTCCCCGGGCGAGTCGAGCACCGAGCTGATGATGGGCCTCGCGAGCAAGCTCGGGGTCACGATCATCTGGGGCCTCATCGAGAAGGACTACGGGACGGGCAAGCTCTACAACAGCCAAGTCCTCGTCGAGCCGGATGGGTCCTTCGACAGGTACCGCAAGGTCAACCGCTGGGGAAATGACTTTCTCTGGGCCCAGCCCGGCAACGGCAACCCCCCGGTCGTGAAGACAGCGCTCGGAAAGCGCGTCGGGATGCTGGTCTGCCGGGACGTTCGCAACAAGAAGGGTGAGAGCGACACGGCCTTTTACGAGAAGGGCGACGCCGACATCGTGGCCTTTTCGGCCAACTGGGGCGACGGCGGGTTTCCGGCGACGACATGGATGGAGTTCGCGCAGGACAACAAGACCTGGCTCATCGTCTCGAACCGCTACGGCAAAGAGACGTGCAACAACTTCGGCGAGGGCGGGGTGGCCGTCATCTCCCCCGAGGGCGAGGTGTTCTGCGAAGGGCTTCAGTGGAGCCGCGACTGCATCGTCTACGCGGAGGTACCCTGATGGTCTGGTGTGCCACGGTCTCGGCCGTTTACGTTCGCTCGGACGCAGGGGTGTGGTGGTCGGTCGACCGCAAAAAGCTGGGCCTGCTTCTTGCCAAGATCGCCATGGGGGAAGAGGTCAGGATGCGCTCGTTCGGGGCCCACCCGGTCGAGATCATGCTCGACAACGAGGCCCCTCGCTATCGCCCGTTCGACTGGTCGCGAGACGAGCTAGACGAGGCGCTCGAAGACATCCGGCTCGGCCGTCTGCCGGCTCGATCGGAAACGGTGTAAAACGGAAGCATGAGCGATTCGACCCAGCAGCAGCCACCCAAGCCCCCGAAGTGCTCGTTCTGCGGCCGTCCGCGGAACGAGGTGAAAAACCTGGTCGGGCCTCAGAAGCCGCCGGAGGGGGAGTCCCCCGCATTCATCTGCAACCGCTGCGTTTCGCTGGCTTACGAGAGCCTGTCGGCGGGCGCGAAGAAGGCCGAGTTCGAGGCGCCGAAGAACGAGGAAGCCCTTCGCAAGCCGAAGGAGATCAAGTCCTTCCTCGATCAGTACGTGATCTCGCAGGACCGCGCCAAGATCGACATGTCGGTGGCGATCTACAACCACTTCAAGCGCCGCGAGGCGAAGAAGAACCCTTCCGAAACCACGGTCAAGGAGGGCGAGAAGGAGATCGAGCCGGTCGAGATCGACAAGGCCAACATGATCCTGCTCGGGCCCTCGGGTACCGGCAAGACCCACATCGCCAGGACCATCGCGCGCCTGCTCAAGATCCCCTTCTTCGTCGGCGACGCCACACGTCTCACCCAGGCGGGCTACGTCGGTGACGACGTGGAGACCCTGCTCCAAGGGTTGATCCGGGACGCGGGCGGCGACATCGCCCGGGCCGAATGGGGCATCATCTTCGTGGACGAGATCGACAAGATCGCGCGCCGTTCGGGTCGTGAGCGGTCGGGCTACCGGGACGTGTCGGGTGAGGGCGTGCAGCAGGCGCTTCTCAAGCTCATCGAAGGGGGCAAGGTGGCCGTGCCCCGGGCCGACAGCAAGAACGTGGGGGCGATGACCGTCTCGGACGTGATCGACACCACCAACATCCTCTTCATCTGCGCCGGGTCCTTCGCTGGCATCGAAGAGGACGTGCTCCGCCGGGTCAACAAGCGGGCGGCGCTCGGGTTCGGGGCTGCCGACAAGCAGAAGATCCCCCCGGAAGAGGTCTACAAGATGGTGACCGAGGACGACGTGCTCGACTTCGGTATCATCCCCGAGCTGAAGGGCCGTTTGCCGGTCCTGACCTCGACCTACGCCCTCACCGAGGACGAGATGATGCGCGTGCTCGTCGAGCCGAAGAACAGCATCATCAAGCAGGTCCAGGCGCTCTTCGCCATGGACGGGGTCTCGCTCCAGTTCGAGCCCGAAGCTCTCCGGGCCATCGCCCGCGAGGCGTGCAAGAGCCCCACCGGAGTCCGGGCCCTGCGCACGGTGGTCGAGCGGGTTCTCGCCAAGTTCTTCTACGAGGTGCCGGGGGACGAGACCGTCGAGGCGATCATCATCACCGAGGCGGCCGTCTCGGGCAAGGGCGAGCCGCTGGTCAAGACGCGCGAAGCTCCGCCCGCCCCGCCGGTGGCTCAGCAGGCGTTAGGGCTCTGTTCTTTTGATGGGGCGGGACCTTTCGAGGACCCGCCCCCATGCCTTTTTCCGATCACCTTTCGCGACGGATCGCCCGAGCCTACATCGCCCGGAGTGAAAGCCTGATCCCGCACCTGCTCGTTCGTCTGAGCATGGAGCACCCGTCGGAAAAGGCCCTGAAGAACTACCTTCACGAGCACCCGAATGCCGACAAGTCCAAGCACCACGTCAAGGAGCATGACGACGAGGGCGGGCACGACGAGCACGGGGAGAAGGAAGAGAAGAAGAGCTGGAAGGACCGGCTGAAGGACCTGTCGGGCAAGGCCAAGAGCTTTCTCGACAAGGCTCCGAAGGTCGCCAAGCAGTTCGTCGAAGATCCGGCCTTCCGCCGCAAGAGCCTCATCGAAGCCCACGACAAGCTCGAAGCCGCTCCGGCCGCGATGGTCAAGAGCCTCGTGAAGACGGTGAAGGAAGAGGTCCACGAGTTCAAGGAAGCGGGGCAGGGGATCGCGGCCGTGATGAAGGGCGGCAAGATGACCCCTCACCAGAAAAAGGCCCTGAAGACGGTGGCCTTCCATGTCGCGCTCACGGCGGCGGCGACGGCCCTCACCGTGACGGGCGGCCCCCTGGCGGGTGCGGCGGCCTTCGGCAAGTCGATGGCCAAGCACGTTGCCATGAAGGCGGCCTCCAACGCCCTCGGCCACCTGCACGTCCTCGAAGAGTTCCACCACATCGGCCACGGCCTGCACCACGTCATCGAGAAGCTCGCGGCCGAGGACAAGCTCGACCCCGAGGAGGTGATGACACAGTACGTGATGGCCCTGGTCGCCAAGGAGATCCGCGACCTCGACGACGATGGGATCGTCGAAGCCCTCAACGCTTCCGACGAGGAAGGCGACGACGAGGGCGACACGAAGACGGCAGCCATGGCCCTGCGCATCGCTGCGGAGTACGGGAAAAAAAACTCCTGAAAACGGCCGGGCTGGCTAACGACTTCCGCCAGCAGGTCGAAAAGCTCATCCGGGACGGCGAGAACGCCAAGCAGTCCGACTACAAGGACCTCGCCGCCTGGGCGAAGAAGAATCTCCACTACGACGTGGCCCGGACGCCCAAGGGCCAGGCGAAGAACAAGGCGAACGTCGCCTTCCTCATGGGCATCATCGAGAGCTTGGCGGAGCGACAGCCCCCCTTCTTCAACCCGGATGCGGTTCGATCGAGTCTCGGGCAGCTTCAGATCGCATGGTCCCACGTCGAGCCGGAGCTGGACAACATCATCCGGGCGTTCACCTCCGAAGGCGGGGGCAAGCTCCCCACCCTCGAAAAGAAGATCGGGGGTAACACCTACGTCAACAAAGTCGGTGCTTCGGACAAGGCCATCGACCAGATGGCCGCTACGATCGAGGGGGTCTTCGACACCCTGAAGAGCTGGCGCAAGAAGGCGCTCTCGGGCGGGGTCCGGGTCATCCTCGCAGGCGCGGCCGACTTCCGCGGCACTTCATCGGGCAAGTACCGCAGGGAGACCGATGAGTTGTGGATTCGGGCGACCACGGGCGGCCGGATCGAGAAGGCCGCGCCGGGCTCGTATGGGTCGCTCAGCTACGTGATCGTTCACGAGCTGGGGCACCGGTATGAGGCCAAGAATCGGGTCTCGGTCGACTTCGACCGGCCCGAGTGGTGGACGACGAGCTACAGCCGTAACGAGGGCGAGAGCTTCGCGGAGCTGTTCGCCCTGACCAACTTCGGCATGGTCTCGGTCGGCCGGGGGAAGTGGGAGGAGAGCCTGAACGACCGGTTCGAGGCCGCAGTACGGGGCAAGGAGGACGAGCCGGGGGCGGAGTTTCAAGACCTCCTCTCGGGCTTTGCCTCCACGCGCGAGAGCCTGCGTCCGGGCGACGTTCCGGGCCTGCTCTCGAAGGCCCAGGCCCTCGGCAAGCTCGCCCCCATGACCGACTGGCTCCGGGAGGGCCGTCTCCAGAGCGGCACCGAGATTGCTCTCGAAGCCTGGCTCGAAGAGAACGAGGCGGCCTAAGTCCCGCTCGACCACGATCCCCGGGGTGTCGGCGAAGGCTTCTTCGGCGCCCTGGAGAGCGAGGGGGACGTAGCTCCGCCGGTGGATCGCGCAGAGCCCCCGCTCTTCGATCGCCTTTCGGTGCTTTGGGCTGTGGTAGCCCTTGTTGTCGCCGAAGTCGTAGCCCGGGTACCTGCCAGCCGCTTGGCCCATGGCCCGGTCGTGAAGGACCTTGCCGATGACGCTTGCGGCCATGACCGCGGGAACGTGGGCGTCGGCGTCGGGGAACGAGAGGTGCGAGACCTCGTCGAGCTTCACCTCCCCGTCGAGCACGACCAAGGCCCCTGGCCGCGCCGAGAGAGCTTCCTGGACGGCTTGAAGGAAGCACCGGCGCAAGCACCGACCCACGCCCTCTCGGTCGATCTCTTCGGCCTCGGCCGTGGCCACGGCGTAAACGATGCTCGGGAGTCTCCGGAGCCTGGCGTATAGCTCCTCGCGCTTTCCTTCCGACAGCTTCTTCGAGTCGTTCAGCTCGTGCAGTTTCCAGCCTCGGGGCACGGCCACGGCGCACACGTAGAGGGGCCCGGCCCACGAGCCGAACCCGCACTCGTCGGCGCCCACGAGAAAGTCATGAGGGGTCTCGGCGATCGTCTGGAGCCCCGCGGCTGTGCGGGGCTCGATCTTCGGGGTCTTGGCCATCCCCCGAGACTACACCGGTCACGCCGGGATGAGGTCGAGCACCAGCTCGTACGCCTTCAGCTCAGCCGGGGTGCAGCGCAGACCAACGGCCCGGGTGATGCGCTTGCCCACGTCCTCGGGGGCGTAGCGGGCGATCACGGCCAGCTCGACGAGCTGAGGGGTGACGGGAACCTCGGTCGCCTCGCCCCGGAACGAGGTGTAGGTAGCCGGGTTTTCGAGGTAACCGAGCAGCTCGAAGGCCCGGTCGATGAAGAGGTCACGGTTCTGCTTTTTGGCCGACTCGCTCATCTTGTAGTCGGCGAAGCGGAACTTCCAGGTGACCGGCGGGCTGTGATCGTCGCCGCTCCCTTCCTCGAAGTTGAAGCCCCCGTCGACAGGGACGAGGGACGAGCGGGCGATGCCGGTACCGCGGCATCGGAAGCACTCGCCAGCGATGACGTGGTTGCAGCTCTGGACGTAGCCGTTGTGGCAGCGGGGGCAGCGGGCGGGGAGGCTCAGCATGGGCCCTAGACGCGGAGCCCCGGACCTTTTTTCCGAAAAAGCCGAAGGGGTCTTTACGTTCTCGGGGTAGGAGTTCTGACAGCCACCATGGACAAGCACCCCAACCCCGCCGTTCTGCAAGCCATCCAAGAGCTGAAGCAAGCCCATCGCGAGACGGCCAAGTTCTTCACGCAAGACCCCGATTGGACCTTCGACTGCCTCGGCCTTCACGAGGAAGCCACGCCCGAAAGGACGGTGCAAGGCGTCGAAACCTACCGCCGGATGGTCGAGAAGTCGCACGCGACCTGGCTGGGGAAGGTCGACGCCCTTCTCGCGATCCTGAAGCCCGAGCCGGGCTCGGGGGTGTAAAGACGGCCATGGCACCCACGATCCGTAGCGCTCGCCAGGAAAACCTTCCCTTCTCCTTCTCGCGCTGGACCGACGTTCCCGCTGCCAAGTGGGCGTGGATGCGTGAGCAGTTCGCACAGGGCCACGTCATCGCTTTCGACCCCCGTACGGGCGTTCCGTCCCGCTGGTCGCTCGACCCGTCCGAGTCGGTCGGGATGGTCTTCTGGACCAAGGACCCCCGCAACCTGACCCGCGACGCCGCGCTCGTTCAGGGGCACAAGATCCAGGTCCATGTCACCCTGACCGGGTGGGAGGAAGTCGAGCACGGGGCGCCTGACATCGACGTAGCGGCCAAGGCGTTCGTCGAGGCCGCGTGGGCTTTCGGGCCCGAGAACGTGTTCTGGCGCTTTAGCCCCGTGCCCCTCGTCGAAGACGTAGCTCAGCGCTTCGCTCAGCTCTGCCACCTGATCGAGCCCTCCGGGGTCAAGTCCGTCTATCTCTCGTTCCTGCAAGAGAACGACCTGATGCCCGAGACGCGCTCGGTCGAGGAGCGGCTCTCTCTCATGTCCCGGCTCGCGGCCATCGGCGCTGCATTCGGGGTCAGGGTCCTGCTCTGCAACGAAGACCGGTCGCTTCTCGGGGGCTCACCTCACGAGAACCTGGGGTCGGGCGTGTGCGTGAGCCCCGGGAGCTTCCAGGTACCCGGCATCGAGGTCCCGCCGTCGGAGGGGTGCGGCTGCGTTCTCATGCTCGACCCGTTCACGATCAACGAGAGCTGCACCATGGGCTGCACCTACTGCTATGCTGCGGACAAGACCCTGGCCCAGAAGAAGCGGAACACAACCCGGGGTCTGCCGGTGATCAAGTGACGGAGATCGAAGTAGAAATCGAGGTGCTCGATGAATCGGGCGCTGTCGTAAAGGTCGTCCCGGCGAGGGTCGAGTCGATTCGCGCAAGTCTCTGCTTTCTCCAAGGCGAGAGCGTTCCTTACTGCCTCTCGCCCGACGAGTGCGAAGGCTACTGGTGCTGCGACCCCTCCTCCGGCGTCCGGCTCTCGAAGGCGAGCGTCGAGGCGTGCCGGAAGAAAGAGGCTCCCTGATGCGCCCCCCGCTCCTGCCCGAGGACCTCGGCATCAACCTGGAAGAGGACTCGGAGGACGTGACCGAAGGGGAGCTGGCAGCGGCGATCGAGACCGACAGCCTCCAAGACTTCGCCGACAAAGCTCGGGTCTTTGCCGGGTCGCGTCCCCAGGGAGACGAGATCGGCTACGCCCTTCGGCGGAAAGGCGGTATCCTTTATTGCCGCCTCTCCTGTACCGGAGCCACGCAGCTCTTTCGGCTGGAGTGGCTCAGAAGGATGACCCCATGAGCGACCCTGACTACGAAGACGAGACCCCGCAGCCCTCGCTCTGCGACGGAGATACGACCGACAACTACTGGTTCGAGCAGGGCGTCTGTATGCTCGACCAGATGGACCGAAGCCAGGTGACCTACGCCCTCGAACGGGTCGAAAAGGCCCGCATCGACCTCAAGCGTGTGACCACCAACCAGGAGCTTCACGACCTCGTCGACAACGTCCCGATGCTCCGCAAGACGACCGAGAGCGACGAGGCGATGAAGATGAACAAGTCGACGCTCCCGTACTACACGATCTTCCGCGGCAACCTGAACAACATGTGAGCGGAGCGATGAGCCACGCCCGTAACCTCCGCCGTCGGGAGCGCCAGAAGCCCTCTCCCTCCGCAGCCCTCGCGGCTCTCCTTCCCTTGGCCGAGTCTCTCCAGAAGTCGGCCGAGGGGGTGCAGGAGGTCGCCAAGGTGGGGGCCCTCACCGCCGAGCTACACGAGGCCATCGAGGACGCCCGACGGGTCGTCTACGAGGTCGAGAGGCAGCGCTGGGTGTCGCTCCGCCTCATCGCCACCATCAACCCCGTCGAGACCCCCGACGCCGCATCCGTCCTCGCTGTCGAGGAGCGCTACCGGGCCGAATATGACGGACTCGTCCTTCTCCAAGCCACCCTCACCCTCCTTTCCCTGCCGTGAGCCATGACCCACCGCCCCCGCCACGCACCCGGATCTCCCTCGACCAAGGCGACGACCCCCTCTTCCGCACACGAATGGGCCCACCTCCTCCAGCTCGTCATCCAGAAGGCGGCCGAGAGGGAGGACCCGAGGTTGCACTCCCTCCGGCAGGCAGCGATGGACGGCCGGGCGGAGAGCTGCCTTCGGAAGATGGCCATCATCTGCGAGACCGACGTGATGCGGGAGTTCCCGCCCCTGCCTCCGAAGTAGACCCGGCTGAGGCGCTCCTCCAAGCGTTCGTCGAGGGGGACCCTTCGAGGGCGTACGAGGCGGCCCTGGGGCTGGTTGCCGCGTACGATCGGGCCCTTATCGATGCGGCAAAGCTCCGGTTTCAGGTGAACTTCGGAACGGCGGCTTGCGAGAGGTGCTCGGGCCTGCAAGCCGGGCCTGGTGTGGCCGCCACCTGTTTCCAAGTCCGGCAGTGCAACTTCAAGAACATTCGGGAGGGGGAGGCTACGGCCAAGCAAGCTCGTATCCTCCATGCCCTGGGTCGGAAGGGGGCCTTCACGAAAAAAACGACATGACGCCCTCTGTCGGGCTTGCATCCATAAAGAGGAGGTTAGATATTCGGCTGGCTCGCTCTCAAAGAGGCCGCCCCGTCTCTCAAAGAGCCGACCACCCCCAGATGTAACAAGGATGCAGGACAAGATGGCCAACAACGACTTCTACCGTTACCTCCTCACTCAGGTTGCCGCGACGAAGGCAGCCTACGATCAGGCCCAGAACGCGCTCGCCACCTACGAGGCGAGCTTCGGTCGCATCGAGAACACCCGACCCCAGAACACGCCCCGCTTCCCCGAGGTCAGCGAGCCGACGCGATCCGAGGAGACGGCCAGCACGCAGACCCGAACGGCTGCCAAGGCCCAGGGCAAGAAGGCCGAGCGAGCGGCGGCGAACCGAGCTGCGGCCAAGCCGGCGAAGGTCACGAAGAAGAGCCAGGCGAAGACCAAGGCCGAAGCCAAGCCCAAGGCCGAGACCAAGGCCCCGCAGGCGGAGGCCAAGACCAAGACCGGGGGCGAGCCGAAGAACGGCAAGGCGGTCCACGGCAACCGCAAGAACGCTGCCGAGGACAGGCCCTCGAACCTCGCTGCGTCGATCGCGGCCGTGATGGGCAGCCACGAGATGACGGCCGACAAGGTCTACGCGGCCCTCCAGGCGAAGGGCTGGCTGCCGAACAGCAAGGACCCGCACGGCTACATCCGGTACACGCTCAGCTCGCGCAAGGACCTCTTCGCTCGGGTCGAGGGCAAGCGAGGCCACTACGTCCGCGCCGTCGAGAGCAAGGACGGCCAGACCGGCGGCTCGAAGGGCAAGGGCGGCACGAAGGGCAAGGCCACTTCGCAGTCGACCGAGACCGTGCAGGGGGCGGAGTCGACCCAGACCATCGCGACGCCCGAGCCCCCGAAGCCGCAGGAGTCGCCCATGGACGATGTCGAGAGCCTTCTGAAGGACGTGGGGCTCAACCTGTCGGAGGGTGGCAACCCCTTCGAGTCGAAGGCGACGACCTGAGCAGAACCTCGCCGTGACGAAGGGGCGCTTCCGGTGCAAACCGGGGCGCCCCTTCGGCTTTTGTGGTGTCTTAATCTGACGATGGAATCGACCGAATCGCTGTACGAGAGGACGTTGGTGGCGGCCGTCCGGACGCTCAAGTCCAGGATGCGCTCGTATATCTACGAAGCTTCCGGCCCTCGGTGGGAGGCCATGCTGCTCGTCGAGGAGCGTTTCGCTCGGCCGGCGGAGAAGGAGTGGGCCGAGGTGCTCCACGAGTGGAGCAAGCATGACAAGGCCCAACTCCGGCCGATCGTGGGCCAGGCGATCTTGACCGCAGCCACCGAGGCCCGGTCAATCTTCTCCGAGGCCGAGGTCGCCGCGGTCAACCGGCTCCTCGCCACCTACCAGCGCGACTTCTCGTTCGAGGAGTTCATGGAGGAGCAGAAGTCATGAGGCCGGGAGACCTCATCGACTACGAGGGGGCCCGGTACTACGTGCTCCGGCTCGACTCAGGGACGCGCCTGGCCATCTTGCTGGGCCGGGACGGGGGGATGCGTGAGGTGCCCGACACCCTCGACCAGGACGAGCCTGAGACGTGCAAGCTCTTTGCGCACCCCCCGGACTGGCCGATGGTCGCCTGCCCCTCGAAGAAGCTGACCACCGGGCCGCTGATCAAGGTCGCGGTCCCGGCGGGGCTGGCGAGCCGGGGGCGGGAGCTTCGGCCGTGGGAGGACTGGATGCAGGCCGACCCTCTGCGGGCGGGGGGCCCCCTCTTCTTCAACCCGGCGCTCGGTCTTCGTCCGGGCGAGGTCCTGATCGGCACGTTCCGCAACGGCTCACTCGGGCGGATCACCATCCCCAACGGCTTCGGTACCGTCGCCGAGCGCGTGGCCCGGGCCCAGGCCCCCGGACCCGAAGCCAAGCCCCTGCCCCAACCGGTCTCTCGCTTCACGCGCGAAGCCGATGACATCGTCGGAGACGACTGAATGCCCCCGAAGCGCCGTTTGCCTGTGCTCGTTGAACGATCGATCGCCGCCTCCGAGGTCCTCCGAACCGACGCTGGGATGCGGTTCGAGATGGCCGCGCGAGAACGGGTCTCGAAGGCCCGAGAGACCATCACCTGCACGCCGGGCTGCGCTTCGTGCTGCTACCACCCGGTGCTGGTCTCGATCCTCGAAGCCATCGGCATCTACCGCTGGCTCTTCAAGCAAGGGGTATGGACCTCGCGGCTCCGAAAGAAGCTCGCCGAGGCCCAGGAAGCCCAGAGCGGCGTGACCTTCCAGGTGTGGCTTCTTTCGCTCACGCCCTGCCCCTTGCTCGACGAGAAGAACCTCTGCGTCGCCTACGACGCCCGGCCTTTCGTCTGCCGAACCTACTTCGCGACGAGCGACCCGTACAACTGCCACCCCCACCGGCTCGGCCCAGGTACCCGGCTCGTGCCGCGGGAGGAAGCCGTGGACGACTACCACGCGAAGCAGGCCGTTCTTCTGAAAGAGCACGGGGTTCGCTTTCCGGCCATGCCCATCAGCCAGGCCCTCCTGCTCGCCGAGCAGGTCGAGATGGGTAAGCTTCAACTCGACGAGATCGATTCTGTCCTTGTGCAGGACTACCTAGAAAAGGGATAGAATCGAATGCGTGTGAGCTGCTCGATGTGCCGCCGAGAGCGTGACAAGGCGACGTGCCGTGTGTTTGCCACGACGGCCGAAGAGCGCGAGACGCTGCGGGCCATGGGCGAGGTCGACCCGCCCGAAGAGTACGTCTACTGTCGCCCTTGTTTCCGGATGCTCGAAGACCCCGAGCGGGCCGCGAACCTGATGAAGGGTGTGGTCGAGGTACAGCTCCGTTCAATCGGCGTGCCGAATGCCGGGGCTGTGGCCGAGAAGTTCAAGCAACGCCTGCTCGCGCAGGCCAGATCGAAGAATCTCACAAAGAGGACATGAACATGATTCCCGGTATGCCCCCCGGCCCGCTTCCGCCCGAGGCCGAGAAGATGATGATGGAGGCGCTCAAGGCGCAAGTTCCCGGCCTCCAGACCCAGGCCCAGCTCAACGCCTTCATGGCCGCCTTCGACGCCCTCCGGTTGCACCTCGGGCACATCTTCTCCTCGGCCCCTGCCGACCAGAAGACCCAGTCGTACGCCGCCCTGCTCTCGTCGCTCGACGTGGCGCAGAAGGTGACGGACGTGGTCGAGCGGCTGCGAGAGGTCCCCGAGGCGGCGCAGGCGGGGGGTGCGGCAAGTCAGTTCGTCGATCCTCCGAAGCAGTTCGGCGAGTACGACACGCAGAAGCAGCTCATGATGGAGCTGGAGACCATCGGCACCTACGAGAACCTCGCCACCTGGTACGAGGCGAACCGAAAGCGCATCGATGAGGTGGTGAGTCCGCCGCTTCGCAATGCCCTGCTCGATGCCATCCGAACCAAGCGCAACGCTCTGAAGGGGGGCTGACCGTGCCGCTCCCTCTCGACGCTCTGCGGGAGGTCACGACGCTCGTGACCCACGACAACTGCTCCGACGGCCTGGCTTCGGCCATGCTCGTCAAGGACGCAATGCCGCACCATGTGGAGATCGTGTTCGTCTCCTACGGAACGCCGGCCTACCTCAATCTGAAGGCCGAGTCCGGAATGCTCTTCTGCGACATTGCCCCTCCCGAGGCCCGGGCGCAGGAGTTCGTGGACGCCGGGGCTCTTGTGCTCGACCACCACAAGACCCAGCGCCACATCGTCGAAATGTTCGGCGAGCGGGGGGTCTTCGGCGACGAGACCCGAGACCCGGGCGTGTCGGGCGCAATGCTCGCCTTTCTCGAAGTCTGGCTGCCGATGAACGGCGGGCCGGCAATGAGCCTGAACATCATCAAGGGCGTGCGCCGAGTGCGGGAGAGCTACCGCAAGGCGGGTATCGATACGTCGAAGGACAGCCCGCCGATGGTCGAGGAGCCGGGTCGCCCCTCGTACGCCTTCCCCATGGCCCTTCTGGAGTCCCCGAAGGGCCAGCGAGTCTACCACTTCGCTCGCCTCGCGGGCGTCCGAGACACCTGGCAGAAGAACGACCCGCTTTGGGACGAGGCCCTCGTGCAGCACTCGATGCTCGCCTTCTTTCCCAAGCACATGTGGCTCACCGACAACGTCTTCCCCGAAGACGAAGCCTGGTGGCAGGAGAGACGCATGGTGGGCCGCCTCGTCAACGAGCAGAGGCTCGACCGGGCGAAAAAGGCCATCGAGGCCGGCTACCGATTCTCGGTGAGCGGCATCAACGTGCTCGTCTTCCAGGGGATCTCCGAGACGAGCGACGCGATGGAGATGGTCAAAGACGAGGTCGACCTCTTGATCGGCTTCCGCTACAGCGTCGTCTCCGACAAGGGCCCGGCCCTTCAGCTCTCGTTCCGGTCGAACGATAACTTCGACGCCAGCGCCTTTGCGAAGGCGACGGGCCTCGGGGGCGGGGGGCACACGAAAGCCGCAGGCACCAACCTGAACGTGTCGGTCGACGACGAGAACCCGTACACGTTCATCCGGAATCTCGTCGAGCTGTACGTCTACGCGAAGCCGTGACCATGCCCGAGTCGCCTGTCCTTGGGGCCTACGTCGTTCGTCGCCCCAACAAGCCCGATATCGTCGCCCAGACGTTCAAGGAAGCGATCGAGGGACTCCTGAAGGTCGAAGGCCCCGCCCGGGTCTACAGCCCGGACGGGGTCCTCATCTTGACGCGCGGGACGATGCCGAGGGACTAAGCCGACTTCGGCAGCGGGCGCGGGGGTCAGGTTCGCCGAGACCAGGATCTCGGGGATGGGCCCCCGCTTGTCGCCCTTGGCGTTGATGGCTCGCTTGGCGTAGACCGTGTCGATCTGGAAGTCCCGGTACAGCTCCCGGGTTGCGGGCGTGTCCGAGTTCGACAGGAGCACGCCAACCCCTCGGTTGGCCAAGTCGGCGAAGACCCTGGCGAGTCGTTCGTGCTTCGCCATGTCGAACCCATCGACGACGTACTCGGCAAATCGGGCCGTATCGCTTCGGGGCAAGTACGGCGGATCGAAGTAGACCACGTCCCCAGCCTCGGCCGTCTGGACGATTTGCTCGAAGTCTGCCTGCATGAACGTCAGCCGAGGGTTGCGCAAGGCTTCGGCCACCTCGCGCAGGTTGTCCTCGTCGCAGATGGTCGGGTTTTCGTAGTCGCCGAAGGGCACGTTGAAGACCCCCATCTTGTTGACCCGGTAGAGGCCGTTGAAGCACGTTCGGTTCAGGTAGATGAGCCAGGCTGCGCGCTCGGCTTCGCCCAGCTCGTGCGGCAGTTTCCGGCGCATGTCCTCGAAGAACTCGCGCGTGTGGGGGTAGCCCTTCAGCAGCTCGACCACCCGTTCGACCCCATGGGCCGGGCCGGCGAAGAGCCGGTAGGCGTTGGCCAGCTCGGGGTTCATGTCCCCGACCACGGCTCGGTCGAAGGCGTCCTCGGCGTCAAGGGCCCAGAAGAGCGCACCACCACCGAGGAAGGGCTCGTAGTACGTCTTCATCTCCGACGGAAGCCGCTGGAGAAGGGCGGGGAGAAGTTGCCTCTTGCCGCCAGCCCACTTCAGGAAAGGTTGTGCTCTGCTCATCTTCTCTCCAAGACACCGGATCGCAGGGTGAACCCCTGAGGGAAGGGTGTTTCCCTCAGGGGTTCGATCGAAGGATTACCGAGCGATCCGGGGCTACCCGGAGAGGCTACTGGACCGTACGAAAGACCCAGCGCGAGACGGCCTTGTCACAGAAGACCCGCAACGTACCCCCCTCGAACTGGTAGGTCGATGCGTCGAAACGAAACAGCTCCCCGCCTTTCGGCTGTGTCACTGACACGACCATACGGGAGGGAAAAAAAGCATCGCCCCGGGTCTGGTAGAGCGCAACGCGCACCGGACCGAAACTATCGGCGTCCCACGGGCCCGCTTCAAGAACCCGAAAGGTATCCTGCAAGACCAGCTTTTTCCGCACGAGCTACCTCCTAGGCGCTAGCAGAACCCACCAGGGTAGTCGGGGCCAACTTCCCCGTCTAGTCTTTCGTGGCTCAGATCGCCTGGACCGTCCGGTACAGGTCAAAATAGCCGCAGGAGCACCGGAAGTGCAGGTGCGGTTTACCCCGGTACTCGCTGCATCCCTTGCAGAGGGAGGTGTCGAAAGAAGCGATCATGGCGCCACACGCCGGGCAGTGGGACGGCCTACCCGATAGGGGTTGCCGCCCGGGGGTAGGAGCGGGCGTAGGCGCCGGAGCGGGGGCCGACGACCTGGGGGCTGCGTCTCGGTACGAGCCTGCCTTGTCCGGTTCGCCTTCGAGGGCCGAGAGCCGCGAGGTGGCTTCGGCGAGGGCGTCCTCGACCCGGTAGAGCCTCCACCCGAGGTAGGCGACGAGGCTGGTCACTAGAAAACCGAGAAACACTAGCCAGATCATAGGATGTCCCTGGGCTTGAACCGCCCGTAGACGGGCAGCTCGTTGTTCTTGGCGTCGAAGGTGTCCGAGGGAAGCTGCCGAACGATCACGTCCTGCACTCCCCCGCGGAAAAGGACCTCGGCGAAGACTTGGGCCTCGTCCCTCGTCCGGTAGGTCTGAAGCTTCATACCCCCACACACGTCGGACGCATAGGCCACGGTCCACATGGTCGTGGGCTCGGCCCGGGGTCCCGGAGGCGGGGGCAGGCGCAAGTAGCCGTCGAGGTCGTAGAGCAGAAGCCGGGTGAACCGAGACCAGGGCTTGTCTTCCATGGCAATGGTGAGGTTGTCGCACTCCTTGCAGAGGTAGTGTCCGTCCCCCAAACACTCGCCTTCGGGCATGGGCTCGCCAGGGAGAAACAGCTCGCACGGGCTATCGAGCGACCGCAGCCCAGAAAGGCCGTCCGGCTGGCGCGGGATCAGGGGGAGATGGACCCGGTTCATGGTAGGGTAGTCGCTGATAGTCCTGCTTTTGACGGGCTCTTGGGCAATGGCCGACCGATGGGACCGAGCGAGAAAGCGGCGGGAGCTTCGGGCACGAGCCGTCGCATACAAGGGCGGTCGCTGTCAGATTTGCGGCTACGACAAGTCCCTGTCCGGATTTGACTTTCACCACCCCGACCCTCGGCAGAAGGACTTCAATATCTCAGCCCGGCAGAAGTGGGACGTGGTCAAGGTCGAGCTGGACCGCACGGTGCTCCTTTGCTGCCGATGCCACCGTGAGGTCCACGAGGGCCTGCATCCAGGCTACCTCGTGCTCGAAGGGGAAGACCGGGGCGGGGGCTTCTACGACGAAGACCCCGAAGAGTAAGTTGTACTCCTGGCTGCCCTGGAGCTTGATGCCCAGCTTCTCGGCCACTGACTCCATCAGCCGCGCGAGCGACGAGGCCACGCTCGTGTGCTCGTCACCGTAGATGATGAGGATCGTGTCGTCGTCGGTCTGGATGGACGGAGGGCTGCAATACTCCGAACCCGTGACGAGCTTGGAGAGGACCTCCTGTTTTTGCTCGGGGGTCATGGCCACGGTCGTGCAGAGGTCACGCGACCACATGTCCGAGCCGATGACGCCGCCATCCAGCTCGAACGCCGCGATGAAGGCCCGGATGGACGGGTCGTTCAGAAGCTCGCGCGGGAAGTGGTGAACGGCCGAGCTGCTGTTGGTGATGAAGCTCGTGTTGATGGAGAGAAGGAGAGGCATCAGATCACCTCGTCGTCCTTGAGGACGCGGTCGTGGGCGGTTTCGGGGGTCACGTCGGGCTCGCGGAGCGGCGTCTGGTTGTGCTGGGCGAAGGCGCAGACGAAGTAGTGGAAGTCGTGGGGCGTCGCGCACCTCGGCCGCTGGGCGCAGTCGTAGCAGGCGTCGCCCCGAGGGCTGGTGTGGCTCCCCCAGAGTTTGTCCCACATGCTCTGCGAGCTGTGGGTGAAGACCGTAGGGCGAACCTCGTCGTCGCGCTCCCAGTTGAGGCCCCGGTGGTCGAAGCTCGATACCGCGATCCGGCCGCGCGTGTCGAAGTAGCACGAGAACTTGCCCTCGACGGCCATCGCGAACTTCGTCTCGACCCCGAGACCGGGGCGCGAGAGGAAGAAGGGAAGGAGCCCCTCGCTGAAGGCAATGTCGAAGCCCGAGACGCGGGCGAACTTGATCGCCTCGGGCAGGTCCTTCATGTACGTACGCTTGGCGAGGAGCCGGTCCATCGACGCCCGGCCCACGTCAGGGTAGTAGGCGAGCAGGACGAGCCGGAGCCGCCCGAGTTCCTTGTACCGGGAACAGAGCGCGAGCAGGTTCGTGGCCACGTCCTTGTCAGCGATGAGGTGGACGTTGAGCTGGACCTTCAGCCGGTCGCGAAGGGCCTGGTAGTGCGAGACGAACCAGTCGATGCCCTTGAAGCTGTGGTAGGTCATGGCGACGCCGCCGCAGACCTCGTTGGTCGCCTCGATCACGTCCTCGCGGATCTGATCGCCCGCGGTCGTGTAGTTGGGTACCGAGCCCAGCTCCCGTGCCCGCCGCAGGATGTAGGGCAGATCAGGGTGAAGCGTCGGCTCGCCGCCGCCGATCGCGACCTGGTAAGGGGCGTAATCGAAGCCTTGGATCATCTTCTCGACCAGCTCCTTCGGGGCGTGGTCGCGCTTCGGGCGGCTGTCCTGGTAGCAGTAGGTGCAGCCCATGTAGCATTTGTCGGTGATGGCGATGTCCACCAGCTCCGGCGAGGGCGAGAACGGCCCGTGGCGGTAGCCGTAGCGTGCCTTCCACGCCTTGTCCTCGTCGGACTTGCCATGCACATCCCACGGCGAATCGTACCTCTCGCCGATCTCGACCGCGCGGACGAGGTTGCCCGTCGCTGGGTCGAAGGTCGAATGGTAGAGAAGCTGGTCGTTGAGGCGGAGTTCCATGGAGCGCATCGTGCCAGTCTCTTACACCGGCTCTCACGATGCACAGGAAAAGTACGGGCCGGGCGCGGGGCGGTGTAACCAGGGGGGCGATGAACGCAAAACGCCTGTTTTATGTCGTCGGCCTGCTCGTCGGGTCGCTTGTCGTCTTCTATGTCGCCGCCCCCGCGATATCCCTCGCCTACGTGCGAAAAAATCTGGGGCCTGACTTCCAGGTCGAGGCGCTCTCGGTCGGGCAGAAGGGGCTTACCCTCCGCGGCGTGTCGGTGACAAAGCCCTGGGTCCAGGGCCGGGCCGAGAGCGTCTTCTGCTCCTGGGACAAGCACGTTGTGGCCGAGGGGGGCTCGTTCGTGGTCGACCCTGGGGCAAGGAAGGCGGGCTCAGGCACCACGGCCAGCGGCTACCAGGTGACAGCGCGGGCAATGACCGTCACGGTCCGCAAGGACGGCGCCGAGGTGCGCTTTCAGGGCGTCGCCTACGAAGAGGGCCGGGTCTCGTTCGAGGGGGCCAAGGTCCTCTATCCGCCGCTCACCGAGCACGGCTACCAGACGGTTCTCTTCGGCGAAGGCTGGGCCCGGACGGACGGCACCGAGGTCGTGCTCACGACGGCGCTGGCCATCGGGCCTGGGGTACCGATGGTCTCCTCCGCGGACGTACGGGTTCTGCCGAAGGAGCGGAAGGCCACCGTGGGGCAACTCTCGATCGAGAACCGCCCCCCGAGCCCGAAGGTGCCCTACCCCTTCGCTGCCTTGGCCGAGGAGGCAACGGTTACTGAGGAGGGGGGCCAGCTCGTTGCCGTGGCGAAGAGGGCCACAGTAGAGAGTCCGGCGCTTTCTTCCGAATCTCTCACGTCCCACGATCTGCGGGTGACCTTCGATCCGGCAGGCAAGCTCTGGGTCGAGCGGGCTTCGGTCCGGCTTGCGGTTGACGCCAAGGCGAAGACGGTGGAGGCCGCCGGGTCGTGCCAGGACTGGCTCGGGCTTCTCCCGGACGAGCTGAAGGCCCCGGCCCCCTTTGCGAGCCTCCAGCTCTCGGGCGACATCCGGGCGAAGGTCGACGCCGGGGAAAAGCCCAAGCTCTCGCTCGACATGACGTGCAAGGCCGCCTGTGCCCCCTTGGGCTTCGCCCAGACGCTCCGCAAGCGCTTCACCTACGTGGCCTACGACAAGGGAGGGCAGCCCTTCGAGCGTACGACCGGGCCCGCAACGGCCGAGTGGGTACCCTTGGGGGACGTGAGCCCGACGATGGCCATGGCGCTCACGAATACGGAAGACCCGGGCTTCTTCGTCCATCGGGGTTTTATCCGGCAAGCCTACGAGAACTCGCTCATCGAGAACGTGAAGGCGGGCAAGGTAGTGCGTGGGGGATCGACCCTCACGATGCAGCTCGCGAAGAATCTCTGGCTTCGGAGGGAGCGGACGCTCGGGCGCAAAGCTCAGGAGGCGTTTCTCACCTTCGCGCTCGAATCGTGCCTGACGAAAGAGCAGATCCTCGAAACGTACCTGAACGTGGTCGAGTTCGGGCCGAACATCTACGGGATCGGGCCCGCGGCGAAGAAGCTCCTTTCCGAAGCCCCTTCCCAGATCACGCTCGTCGAGGCCCTCTACCTGACCACGCGCCTTCCGAACCCGACCAAGGGCGGATCGCTCGACGATACCCGGCGGGCTCAGCTCGCGAAGATGGTCGCCCGGCTCGTGAAGGAAGGGCGGGTGCCCGAGGACATGGCCGCCATCGAGGGCGGGGACGAAACGCCCGTGGCGCTGCCCCCGGGGCTCGACTAAGTCCTCGGCGCTGAGGCGATCGTACCGAGTCGGGAGCCGGAGGTAGGCCCGCTGCTTGTAGCGGATCTTGCCTTCGGCCTTCTCCACCTGCTTGCGGGTCGGGGGCACTCGGTGGACGCGGAGGGCTTCCCACGAGAAATCGTCGTCCTCGTCGCGGTGTTCGAGAAGGGCGTGGGCACCTTCGGGGAGGTCGCCGAGCCGGCAGGCTTTCACCTCGATCTCGACGTACTCTCGAACATCGGCCTTCTTCCGTCGCTCCATCACGAACTTCTCTAGCGGCCCGCGAATCGCTCGGACGTACCGGGCGGAGCTTTCGGAGAACCGGAGGCGGTAGCGCTTCTCGGTCTGGGCTCGGGCTTCGCGGCGGTAGCTTCGGAGCCCTCGGGAGGGAGGGAGCACCTCTTCGATCTCGACGCCGTAAAGGTTGCCGTCGGGTGAGCCCCAGCCGTACTCGGTCGGGACCTGAATGACCAGGGTGTCTCGGGGGAGCGCTTGCTCGACGAGCTGGTAGTCGCGGCGCATCAGCACGGTGACAGAGGACATGGGCGGGGGTCTCCGAAAGGCATCGGGAGGGACGGTTGGCCTTTCGTTGCCCTGACGGTGTCTAGGAGGCAACCCCATGCCTGAATACCAGATCGAGATGCTCTGGCGCTGTCCAGCCGAGGGCCACGTCAACAAAGGCCGCCACAAGGAGTGCCAGAAGTGTGGCCGGCCGAAGACCGAAGAAGACGGCTTCTTCATGCCTGACGATGATTCGCCTGCGGCGGCCGTGACCGACCAAGAGCAGCTCCGCCACGCCAAGGCTGGAGCCGACTGGAAGTGCAAGTTCTGTGGCTCGATGCGCCGGAAGCTCGATGGTACCTGCGAGCAATGCGGGGCCGACCAGGACATGAGCACGAAGGGCAAGAGCATCTCGGGCACGGGGGCCGAGGTCAAGGCCCAGCTCGCCGGGGACCCATTTCCGCCCACCGGAGGCTACGGCAAGCCTGGCCGGGTGACGCCGGTACCGAAGTCCGCCCCGAAAGAAGAAGAGAGGCCACGGTTTCAGGTTCCAACCCCACCCGAGAGGCGGAACTGGGGCCCGTTTCTTCTCCTGCTCGGCTTCCTCTCCATGTGCGTTGGGGGCTACGGCATCTTCATCCGGCAGCGGGATGTGGTGGGCGTGGTCTCTGCGGTCACCTGGCGCCACACGATCCATGTCGACCGCTGGAAGGTCTTCCACCGCGAGGGCTTCACGCCCGAGGCGGGGTCCTTCAACGTCCAGAACCTCGGCAAGCGCTACCACCACAGCGACCACGTTCTCGACCATTACGATACCGAGCACTACTCCGAGCGGGTGAGGTGCGGCGAAGACTGCACCCCCGAGATCGCCCCTACGTGCGTGGACGTACCGAGGACGTGCGTGACGGTACCCCCGACTTGCACGACGACCCCGAGGAACTGCACAAGCAACAAGAACGGCTACGCCTCTTGTACGGGAGGCGACCGGGTTTGCTCGGGCGGGGGCCAGCAGTGCAGCGGCGGGGGGAGGCAGTGCTCCGGAGGAAGGCCGAGGAGCTGCACCCCCCGGTACTGCGATGAGCCGAGGACGAGGCAGGTGCCCCGTTACCGCGACGACCCGGTCTACTACGACTTCTTCGGGTGGGACGTGTGGGGGTGGGGGCGGCAGAGGAGCGTGCCCGTCTCAGGGGCCACGACCGAGACCCGCTGGCCGACGGCCGAAGAGGTCCGCCTGAACGAGGGGTGTGTCGGTGAGGAGCGTGAGCGGGAGAGCCGCGAAGCTTTCTATCAGGTCACCTTCTCGGACAAGGACCACAGCTACACCCACCGGCCGAGTACGGTCGATGAGTTCGGGCGCTACAAGCTCGGCACTCGCTTTCACCTGAAGACGACGCTGGCTGGGAGCGTGGAGGTGGTCGGTCCAGAAGGGACCAAATAGGACCAGATGAGGATCGTAGGAATCTCGGGGCCCGCCGGGTCGGGCAAGGACACGATTGCCGACCGGCTCGTCAACCACCACGGCTTCGCCAAGATCGCCTTCGCTGACCCCCTGAAGCGCTACTGCCGCGAGGTCTACGACTTCAGCGAAGAGCAGCTCTGGGGGCCGTCGGAGCTTCGGAGCGTGCCCGACCTGCGCTACCCGAAGTGGAAGGTGTGCCCCTGGTGCGCCCAGGCGGGGGTGAAGAGGGCCCCGGAGCACATGGTGCTCGAACATCTGGAGTACGAGGGCCTGGCGTGCCCCAAGTGCCATCTTCGCATGACCTACCTCACGCCGCGCGAAGCTTTGCAAAAGTTGGGAACGGAATTTGGCCGAACCTGCTTCGAGGATACCTGGGTCAACTACGCCTTCAACATCGCCCGCAAGGTTCTCTCGCCTGGGGGGAAGTACGGCTACCACCACACCCAGGGACTCCTTCAGTGGCCGTACGATCGAGGCGGGTACGAGACCCCCAAGGGTATCGTGATCCCCGACATGCGCTTCCGGAACGAGATGGGGGCCATCGAGGACGAGGGCGGACAGACCTGGCGCGTGCTCGCCCCTCCTCCGAAGAAGAACGACGAGAGCTGGAGAAGCCACGCCTCGGAAGCCGAGTCGACGGGCATCCCGGACGAGGACTTCGGCCACCTCGTGCGAAACGAGATGAACGGCCTCGACCCGCTCTATGGCCGAATCGACGCGCTCGCTCTCGGTGTCTTAGGACGCCATGGACGACTCCACCGACAAGGTCATCAAGGCCGTGACCCGCTGGCTCGAATACCGCCAGCGCTACGGCATGTACCCCGACAGGGCGCACCGATTCGCTGTGGACCTGGCGCACTCGCCGCTCTTTCAGCGCATCCTCGAAGGCAAGACGGTCTACCCCGACCCGCCGCCGGTCTCGCACAGCTACCCTTGGTACGATCTGGTCGAGACGGGGGAGGGAGAGCCGATCACGGTCTTCGAGGACGGCCACGGTTTCGGAGGCAAGAAGGGCGAGCACCTCTGCATCAACCAGAACATGTGGAAGATCGTGGAGAAGCGCGGGCCCGAGGAGTGGGTCGTCCAGTATTATATGCCCGACGCCGAGGCCATCTCGAAGCTCTCCGATGACGAGGCCCGGTTCAAGCGGCCCCAGAAGCTTCATCCCTCGAAGTGGCTCGTCACCTGTACCGGTCAGCGGCCCGGGTGGGAGAAGAAGCCTCAAGACTCGTTCTCGAAGTTCTGGAAGATCAGCCGCCTGCCGGAGGAATGATGGAGAAGCTCAAGCACATCCTCAGCGTCGACCAGTTCACGAACGACCACATCAAAGAGGTCTTCACCCGCACGCGCGAGATGGCCCAGATGGTCACGCGCTACCACAGCTCCGATCGGCTGCGGCGCCGGGTGCTGGCGTGCCTGTTCTACGAGCCCTCGACCCGGACCTCGTCGTCGTTCATCGCAGCCATGACGAGGCTCGGGGGCTCGGTCATCCCGATCACCCAGGGCGTGCAGTTTTCGAGCGTGACCAAGGGCGAGACGCTCGAAGACACGATCATGACGCTCGGCCAGTACGCCGATGCCATCGTGCTCCGGCACCCCGAGATGGGCGCGGCGGCCCGGGCGGCCGAGGTCTCGCCGGTGCCGGTCATCAACGCAGGTGACGGCATCGGCGAGCACCCGACCCAGGCCCTTCTCGACCTCTACACGATCGCGGCCGAGAGGGAGTCGCTCGACGGCCTGAGTGTGGCGTTCGTCGGGGACCTGAAGAATGGGCGCACGGTCCACTCGCTTCTGAAGCTCCTCAGCCGGTACAAGCTCCGGTCCCTCTACCTCGTCGCCCCCCTGTCTCTCCGGCTGCCGGACGAGTACCGCGATCTTCTGCCGAAGGACATCCCCGTCGTTCTGACGAGCCGCTTCAGCGACGCGCTCGAATACGCCGACGTGTTCTACATCACGAGGGTGCAGAAGGAGCGCTTCGCCAACGAAGAGTCCTACGCGGCCGTCAAGGACTCGTGCAACCTCACCCTGCCCATGGTCCAGTCCATGAAGCCCGACGCCATGATCTTGCACCCGCTGCCCCGGGTGAGCGAGATCGACAAGGCCATCGACCAGGACCCCCGGGCCCGGTACTTCACCCAGGTCCAGAACGGGCTCTACGTCCGCATGGCCCTGCTCAGCATGGTGATGGACGGGCTCTTAGGCGGCGAGGCGCTCGAAGCGGGAGGGGTAGACGGGAAGCTCCGGAATCGACCCCAGGATCTCCTCGTCTAGCTCCGCCGCGATCTTCCTCGACAGGTCCTCGAAAACCTGCTCCATCATCGACTTCGGAGGGGCGTTCGGGTCACGCTCCTCCCTGTGCGGCTTCGGGAACGGCCGAAGGAGGGTGAAGCGCCAGTCGTGCTCGATCTCGTCCGCGAGGGTCACGGACGCCGATCTTACAGGATATCGTCGCCCGAGGCGAGCCGGTCATGTCGCGTGGGCCGTGAAATCTCTGCCTGTGCCTCTTGTTCGGCTCGTTCCCGGTTGCGACGCATAGCCTCGGCCAAGGCATGTTCGAGTTCGGTTCGAGGTGGCCGGCCGGCCTTGACCTCTTCGATGGATCGCACGAGCGCGTCCCAGGTCTCTTCGGTCGTCGGCATGGGCGGGGTGATCCGAACGGGCAGCAGCGTGGCGGAGGAGGGCATAGGAGCGAGCCGGCCGATGTGGGTCAGGCCAGAGACAGGGACGGCCGAGACGCGCCCGTCTGGGGTCAACCAGGCCGTCAGGCCGCCGTACTCGGGCGGACTTGACGGCAAGGCGCTATCGAAGTCGAGGTCGGGCAAAGGACCGAGGGTCGGCATCAGAGCACCTTCGCGACCTCGAAGTGCATCCCGTCCGGCCTGTTCGGGAAGTGCCCGCCCCAGAAGAAGCCGTGCTCGTTGGCCAGGGGCACGAGCAGGCGAACCGACCCACGCTGACCGACGAGCGCCGGCTCTTTGCCGAGGCCGTTCCAGGTGGCGTTGATGTCGAAGGCCGAAGCGTAGGCGTGGTTGCTGAGCACCGTACGGCTGCCCCGGATGAACCGAGGGGCGTACGAGCCTGCCCACGAGAGAACGCGGCCCATGAGCCCGGCGTCGTCCCACGCCTGAAAGAGGCTGACGAGCTGACCCGCCGCGAGCCGGTGAAAGAGAACCTTGCCGTCCGAGGGGGCCCCAGGGACGCCGACGAGCTGGGGCACCACGACCGAGACGAGATTCTTCTTCGCCCAGTCGTCGAGAAGCTGGATGCCCTCGGGGTTGCTGTCGGTCGGAGCCGGCTTGAACGAGAAGGCGCCGAACACCTCGGCCCGCCCCTGCGCCGAGAGAGCAGGGAAGTCCGGCTTCGGGGGGAAGGCGGGGGACGCCTGGTCCGGCTGTGCATCGGTCATCTCGCCGAAGCCGAGAAAGACGGCTTTTGCCCAGGTACCGCGCCCCACGACCCCGTCCGCCACGAGGCCGTTGTTCTTCTGGAACATCTTGGTCGAGTCGGTCGTCACGGCGTCGAACTCGCCGGTGGAGCACAGCTCCAGACCGAGCCCTACCAGGAAGTTCTGCCACTGCGTGACGAGGTCGCCCGTGTCGCCTTCCCTGAGTACCTGCATATCTCAGGGAAGGCGATAGACAGCTTACCGCTACGGGCCCGGTCGAGGGCCATCAGCTCCCAGCGCAAGGAGGCGCACATACCCTGTACCTACAACGCGCCTGACTTGCGTAAAGTCCCCGACTTGACCCGCGGCGCAAGCGGGGCATTTTACGCAAGCGAGCCCAGCCCTTCTTCAGGCACTCTTGGGCTTTGGAAAATAGGCGCGGAAGTCCTCGAAGAGATTCGCCCGGTCTTCGTTCGAGAGGGGCCCGAGCCGGGTCCCCGGGGGCGGCCCGGGTGACCAGCGGTCCCACCTCGGCCCGGTGATCATGATGCTGAGGGTGGGCACCTTCGGGGCCACGTAGTGCCATCCGTCGGCGCTGGTCATCGAGTAGATGGTCCCAGGCGGGAGGTAGAGGCGGCTCGCCACGATGGGCTCTTCCTGGCCCTTGCCGTAGCCCACGCCCATGTCGTAGCCCCCCGAGACGATGAGCACGATGCTCGACCACGGGTGAGGGTGGTAGAGCGGAACCTGCCCCTTCGGGATGGGATGAAGCCGGTGGAGGTAGAGCCGGCAGTCGCCCGCGAAGGGGCGGAAGAGCCTCTCGACCCGGGGTGGCTCGTAGGTGATGTCGAGGCTCTCCCACCCGCCCGTGTCGTCGAGCATCGCGGGCATGTCGGTGAGAGCTTGGTGCAGGAGGTCCTGAAGTTCCTGGGGGCTTTTCATGATTGGCTCTACACCGTCGCCTCGGCCGGCGTCCCCTCGGGAGCCTCCTCGTCGTCTTCTTCGCCCTCTTCGCCGTTCGCCCACTCGATGTCCGAGGGGTCCACGTCGAAACCCGCGTCGGAGGCCATCTGGATGAGGGTCTTCAGAGGGTCTTCTCCGGCCTCGACGTACTTGGCGATCCAGGCGACAAGGCGCATCCCGTCGGCCTCGGCGTAGCGGATCATGTTCCGGTCGGCGCCCGCTTGCAGAAAGGAGCGTGGGTCGGTCCACTTCTCCCAGCTCTCGACGGCGCTCTTGTGGTCTTCGAGGGCGCGGTTGTAGTCGCGCTTTGCCTCCCACGAAGCGTTCGGAGGGAGGGGCTCCGGAGGCTTAGGGCGCGGGGGCCTCTGGTTCGGCTTCTCCTCGTCGAAGCCGTAGATCCGGTTGAGGTTCCGGGTCTGGTCGAGGGAGAGGACGATGTTGCCGGACCGTAGCCCGGGGCCAAGAAGGCTCATCAGGCTCACAGTGCCCGGGGTAGTGGCCGTGAACATGGGATTTCCTGGGCGGACGATGGGCTTGCTCATGATAGCTCCTTTGGATTTACGATTCGTTCTTGGGGCGCTTGGCGACGATCTTGCCGTCGACCTTCACGGCCGCGAAGCCGGCCGCGAGGGCGCCTGAGACGGCCTCGTCTTGCGTCCGGTAGCGCTTCGAGGAGGTCTCCCACGTAATATGCTGGTCGGTGAAGTACCAGCCGAAGGCGGGGGACAGCTTCACGGCTGCGACGGCCGAGGGCTCACGAGCCTTCAGGCGTTCCGGCTTTATCTTCTTCATCGGGTACCGTCTCTTCTTTGGGCTTGAAGTCCGGGTCAGGGCCGAGCCGGATGGGCAGGGCGGGGTAGATGGACCGCGTGGCCCATCCCCACGCCGCCTGGCCGTCGTAGAAGCGCCGGGCGCCTTTGAGCGCATTGGTCATCCACATGCCCTTGCCTCGCTCGGCGGGGGAGTCCTTCGAGATGTACTGATCGAAGATATCCTGGACGACGTAGATGTACCCGTCGCCCTCGCCGGGCCCCGGGTCCTGCTTGGCCCGCCAGATGTCGCGGGCGTAGGTGCTGATGGCGTAGAGCCGGCCGAGCCATTTGAGCGTGGACATGTGATCGGGGTCTACACCGGCCAAAAAGCGAAGGCCCCCGAGAGGTACGCTCCCGGGGGCCTTCTTTTTCCGATCTAGGTTCGATCCGATGCGGGTCCGATCTAGATTTTCTGTTCGACCTCTTTCATCTCGACCTTGGCCTCGACCGTGCCTCCGTCGAGCGCGAGGGTCATGGTGTTCTCTTCGATCGAGGAGAACTCCGAGAACCAGACCTGGCCGACGACCACGCCGAACTTCAGCCGGGCGATGTTGTGCAGGAGCGCCCGCACCCACGTCGTCGTGGCCTTGGCGTTGGCGTCGATCCACGCCTCGAAGAGCTTGTCCTTCTCGGCATCGGACGCCTTCTTGTAGCCCTCGGAGGCGAGGAAGGTCTCGACGTTGTCGATCGCCGGCTTCATGAGCTGGACGGAGGCGGTGACCTTGCCCTTGGCGATCTTCTCCTTCGCCTCCTTCAGCGAGGGGATGGTCGACAGGCCCTTCAGGCTGACCGACAGCTCCTTGGCCATGTAAACGTCCTTGGCCTCGGCCTGCACGACCTTCGGGCCGAAGCCCGAGTAGTCGGTGAAGCCCTGCTCCTTCAGCCACTTGGCGGCGTCGGCGCCGTACTGGGTCTCGAAGCCCTCGCTCTTGCGCGGGAACTTCTCCTTCTTGATCGTGTTGTAGACCTTCTGGGCGCCGCGGGCCTTCGCCAGCTCGTACTCGGCCTCGAAGAGGGTCTTGGCGCTGACGGCCTTGGTCATCTTGCGGTTGACGACCGGGAGGATGCCCACGTTGATGACGTTCGGTGCCGCCCAGATGTCCGCCGGAGCCCGCCCGTCCTTGACGGCCGCGTCGATCTTGGCCATCGAGTCGGCCGAGAGCTTGACCGGCAGACGGTCGATGTTGCCCATGCCGTCCTTCACAACCGCGTAGTTGCGGTAGATGAAGGTCGGGAAAACCTCGGGCAGCTTGCCCTTCAGCTCGGGGGTGAGGCGTGAGCTGATGTCGACCGTGCCTGTCTTGCGCACGAGGAAGCTGATGTTCGGCCGCTCCTCGTGGAAGTTGAGCGACGAGACCGAGTAGCCGTCGGGTGCGGGGGTGGCGACGAACTTGAGTGCCTCGCCCTTGCTGGCCGTGAGGGCAGCGAGCCGGGCCGACAGCTCCTTCACCTTCTTCGCGTCTTTCTCGCCGGCCATCGCCTTCTGGATGGCTTCCATCTCGGCCGTCTCGGCTGCCGAGAACGTCTCGGAGGCGTCGACCCTTCCGCGGCCGATGGGGTTGTACTTGAACGCCGGGTCGTCGAGCAGGACGCGGTTCTCGTCCGTCTCGGTCAGGATCTCCAGCAGATCGAGCACGGTGAAGGCGTCCTCGCGCGGCACGCGCGAGGGGTCGTAGCCCTTCGTGAAGCGGCCCTTGCCGAAGGCCGCCTGCTTCGCGAGGTCCATGAACTCGCTGTACTTGGGCTTGCCGAAGCAGGTCGAGAAGCGCTCGATGAACGCCACGTCGCCGAGCGACTTGAGCAGCGGGTAGACCACGTCCGGCTTCATGCGGACCGAGAAGAGCGAGACGGCGGCGTAGGCGGCGTTGATCGCCCCGTGCTCGTCGCTCGCCGGGCCCTTGGCGATGGTCGTGATCTCGCCTCCCCGGGTCCCGCCCACCATCGACGGCGAGAGGTAGTAGAGCCGGGAGAGGCCCTCGGGTACCGTGACCTTGCCGCCTTCGACGGCGTAGGTGATGAGGTCGTTGTCCACGAGGGCGTAGACGAAGCCCCCGACGGGGTCCCCGCCGATCGCGACCTCGACCCGCTTCGCCCCCGCGGGCTTCTTCTGGAGGGCCCCCTCGAACGCCGGCACGTAGGAGCCGAAGTCCCGGGCGAAGATGAGCGCCCCGCCGGCCTTCTCGGCCATCTGGGCGAGCAGCGTGCGGTCGGCGTAGTAGCCGTACTCGACGATCGTGGTGCTGGCGAGGCCCTTCGCGGCCTTCTCCATGGCCTTCAGGATGTCGGGGCGCGACCACTGGTTGTCGCCGCCGTCGCTCATGAAGATGAGCGAGCAGACGGTGCCCGGGCGCTTCTTCGCCACCCGCTCGGCCACCTGGGCCACGTCCTCGATGGGCTCCTTGAAGCCCGTGAGGCCCACGCAGTTGATCCAGCGGTCGATGGCCTTGTTGACGTTCGAGAGGTCGGTCAGCGTCGCGACCGGCTCGGCCTCGATGAGCACGCCGTGCTCGCCCCTGCCCGAGAACCAGATGATCGAGAGCGTGTCCTTCTCGCCGATGAGCGACGGCAGCCGGTTCTTGAGCCCATCCCGCAGGCGGGGAAGGTCGCTATACATGCTGCCCGAGCAGTCGATGCAGACGATGTGGTTGGTCGGGGGAGGGGCCGCGGGCTTGGCCTCCTCGGTCTTGCTGACCTGCTGGCTCACGAGAAAGAGGTCGCTGGCGACGGGGTAGTTGGTCGTGGTGGGATCTGCGGGTGACTTGCGCGTTGCCATGGGAGGCTCCTTGCGGGGTCTTGTTGCGTCCGGCGCTGATCTACACCGCGATCTCTGAGCGGCCTAGGGATTTTGATTGTCCGCCCTGACATTGTCTGGGGTGGTGTAGGGGGTGGGTATGTCCCGCCGCTACCACGTCATTTTGGAGATCGAAATGCCCGACGACACCACGGCCGAGGATGCCGCTTCCTGGGGAGCTTCGGTGCTCGAAACGAGCTTCACGAAGCCGAACCCGAAGCACGGGCCGGGCGAACCCCGTCGGGTACCCATGCCCGCGAACGAGCATCCCTACCGGCCAAAGGTCCTCAAAGCCGAGGAGGTGGCCCAGCCGGCCCCCCGCCGGCCTTACTAATCTCCTGTAGTCCGGGTGATCGGCAGGAGAAGCACCATGCCGATCACGCCCGAGCAGGTCCGTTGGGGTAGCTACCTTCAGTATTCCGGCCCGTACTGGCACGGGTCGATCCCGTACGTCCTCCCCGCCACGCCCCGGTGGGAGGACAAGCTCCTCTGGGTCGTCTCGCGGACCGAGGGAGGCGCCCTCGACGCTGTGAACATGTACGACCGGATGATCGCCACGGTCGGGGCCATCCAGTGGGGTGAGGCAGGGATGTACGGCGTCTCCGACATGCTCGGGGTGGTGGCCGAGCGGGACCTCAGTTGGATCGCCAACGTGCTTGGGCCCGCCATGGCCGCCTCAGGGGCCGAGTTCCGCAAGACGGCCCGCGGTAAGTGGCGCTTCCACTTCCAGGACGCCCGCGGCGAGGTCGACCGCATTCCCGAGCAGCAGCAGCTCTTTCTCGACCAGTCCGACGGGATGATGTGGGACGATGCCTCGAAGGCCCACGCGAGACTCTGGGCTGCGTGCCTGGCGAACGTGTGGGAGTCGCCGACGGCGCAGCGAGCCCAAGTCGACTTCACGGCCCCCCGGATGATGGGCTTTCTGATGAAGGAAGCTCGGGCCCTGCTCTTCGGGCCCGGTAGCCCCCCGGACAACGAGGGGCTCGCCGGGGCTCTTCGGGCCGGGTACATCTCGTTCGCGGCCAACCTCCCGGCCGTTGCCTCGAAGCACCTTCTCATCGGCGCTTCCGGGTCGAAGGCGCAGCCGTGGTCGAAGACCTGGTGCATCGACGTTCTGCGGCAGCTCACGTTCGGCCCTGAGATCGCGATCTACCCGGGCCGCTACAACAAGATCCGTCCTGCGCTCGAATCGCTCTTCGGCGTCGACCTGCCCGACTTCGCCGCTGAGCTTCAGACCTGGCAGGATGGGCTGCCCGAGGTACCGAAGGGGCTCACGCTCCTCGACTTCGACGAGGTGGAGGAGTACCAGCGAGCGCTCATCGCCGAGGGCTACGACATCGGCCCGTCGGGCGCCGACGGCAAGATGGGCGCGAAGACCAAGGCGGCCATCGTCCAGTTCCAGCGGCGCTGCGGTCTTGTGCCCGACGGTATCGTGGGCCTGAGGACCCGCCAGGCATTTCTCGATGCGGCGCTGAAGCGGGCGGCCTGAGCCGAGCTTCGGTGTAGGGCCTGTATGGCCCGGGAAAAATACACCGAAGAGTTTTTCGACACCGTCATCGCCATCCAGGACCGCGCCCGTAGCCTCCAACGAGCGGGGTACGTGGTCCTGGTGAGCGTCTGCTCGTGCTGCCAGGGGTGGGCAGGCTACACGGCGTTCACGAGCCCCGACGATCCCGCCCGCCCAAAATTTCTGCTTCGGCTGACCAAGCAGGCGAACCTCGAAGGCGCCAACCCGCAGGCGATCTACCAGCCCAACTAACGCCAAAGGCCGGGAGCCCCGATGGAGCTTCCGGCCTTCTTTGCCCGGCGGCGGTCACGAGAAGAGATCAGCCTTCGCTCTTCTTGCTCTTCTTGCCGGCCTTCGCCTTGGGCTCCTCGGCCTCGGGCTCTTCGTCCTTCTCGTCCTTGACCACCTCGCCCTCGGCCTTCTTCTCGGCTTCGGGCTCCTCGGCCTTCGCAGGCTCCTCGGCCTTCTCTTCGGCCTTCGCGGGAGCCATCATGGGGGCCTCGGCCTTCGTGGGAGCCATCGCAGGTTCGGCCGCCATCGCGGCCTCCTTGTGCATGGCCCGGCACTCCTGAACCTCGGCGATGAGGTCGAGGAGAAGGTGGGCGGCGTGGCCGATGTGAGCGCCGGTGCCTGTCGCCTTGACGCACTGGCTCTTGAGATCCTTGAGTTCCTGGTCGGAGAGCTTCATGTTGACGGCGGTTTCATAAGAAGAACCGCCGAAAACAGGTCACCTGCGGCTGTCGAAAAAGGCGAGCGCGAGAGCAACGCCCCCGATGAGCAGGACGACCCCGAGGACGACCGCGTAGCCGAGCCAGAAGGGCGCGAGCACCCAGAGCCACGACCAGTCGATCACCTTCCCGAGTTTCAAGCCGATGAAGAGCAGGCCGAGTAGGGTCGTGAAGGTGATGCCGCCAGATGCAGAGGAAGAGCTTTTGTCGGACATGCCCAGAGGGTACACCGCTCAGGGCATGAGAGCCGATGCGACCGGACTATCTTCGTCCGTCTTCGGCCGAAGCAGGTCGATGATCTCGGCATCGGCCATCGGAGGGGCCTTCTGGGTCATCCATCGGATCGCAAGGTTCATGCGGGCCTGGCTCTCTTTCGAGCCCTTGCTGCACGACCCGCTTGCGTACGCCCGGAGCCTGTCCTGGACGGGCAGAGACCGGCACGCACCGAACGATCGGCGCATGATGTGGAGCCCCGCTCGGAGGCAGTTCTTGCGGTTGCCCTCGCCCACGAGGTCCTCGCCACCGAAGCCCTTGTCCGGGTCGTTCGTGAACTCGAAGCCTCCGTCGCTCGTCAGCACGATCCGAAGCGGCGTCTTGCCGTTCGACGGCCTCGCCTTGCCGAGCTGAATCTGCACAGGGCACCACGACTTGCCGCCGTCCCCCTTGGCATACTTGCCCTTGCCGAAGTCCACGTCGCGACGGAGACGAGACTCGAACGTCGCAACCGCGAGCTGGGTCAGGGCCGTGAACGCTCGTGCGTTCTTACCCCCGTAGAGGGGCTGTTCGTCCTCGTCGAACGCAACCTCGACGAGGTCTCGTGCGAACGATTCGTACCGGGCTTGCCGTTCTTCTGCCGTCTCTTTCGCCTCGGGGATGTACGAGGGGGCGCCCAGAGGGGCGACGGCGATCATGATGCTCACAAGCCAGTTGATGATGGTTTCCAAAGGAAAACTCCTGTTGGGGTTGTTGTTGGATGGCGCCAGGGGCGTGAAATCCGCCCACGGGCGCCCGTGGGGTGGTGCTGCGTGGGCACGTAAGGCCCTGTTTTTCCGGTGGTTTTTGTCGATGCCGTGCGTTAGAATCCTTTGTGAAGGCGGGGATAGTTATGTCAAAGCCTGGGCCCGTCAAGCTGAAAAAAAGCTGAGGTGGCGGTGTATGTCCTTCCTCAAGGTCCCCGTGAGGACGTACTTATTCGAGAATCTTAGGCAGGATGTCGCAGGCATACCGAATCGCCTCCAGGTACCGTGAGCGCGCCCAAGCCGAGAAGATCGCGTCAATCTACCGGCAGGGTACCCAGCTCGCACCGACCACGCCGCAGCACGTCGCGGCCTTTCTGCGGAAGAAAGGCTTCGAGGTCGGCGAAGAGGGCGTGCAAGTCGAGCGTGGCCCGAGGGGATGGACGTACGTGGAGGCGGTCTATTCGGTCGAGGGCGCAGGCGACTACGCGGAGATGACCCGCAGGATCGTCAAGGCGCTCGAAGAGGGGGCCTACGAGGTGCGGCTCGGTCCGGGCGGGTACGCCGAGGGGATGGTGTCGGTTGTCGAGCGGGCCCAACCGAAGACGCCTCGCTTAGGCGTAAATCACTTGTGCCTCGCAGAGGGGCATGACCCGCAAAGTTGCTCGTTACGGTTGGCGCCCCGACACCCCCGACGTTCGAGACTACAAGTTCTCGGCCCCGTCCCGCCTTCATGGTGTGCCGCTTCCGTCGAGGGTCGATCTTCGCCCTGGCTGCCCCCCGGTGTACGACCAGGGCCAGCTCGGAAGCTGTACGGGCAACGCCATCGCGGCGGCCTACGAGTTCGACGTGAAGAAGCAGGGCAAGAAGGACTTCCTGCCCTCGCGCCTCTTCATTTACTACAACGAGCGGCTGATGGAGAACACCATCCAGTCGGATGCGGGCGCCGAGATCCGCGACGGCATCAAGTCGATCGCCCAGTACGGCGTGTGCCCCGAGAGCTACTGGCCGTACGACATCCGAAAGTTCGCGAACAAGCCGCCGAAGACAGCCTACAAGTCGGCTCTCCTGCACCAGGCCGTCACCTACCGGCGCGTCTCACAGACCGTCGCCGACCTGAAAGCGTGCCTCGCCTCGGGCATCCCGGTCGTCATCGGCTTCTCGGTCTACGAGTCGTTCGAGTCGGATGAGGTCGCGAGGACGGGCGTGCTCAACATGCCCGCCCCCGGCGAGCAGCTTCTTGGGGGCCATGCCGTGCTCGTGGTAGGGTACGACGACGCCACGGGCCGCTGGCTCGTCCGCAACTCGTGGGGCTCGGGCTGGGCGCAGGCCGGATACTTCACGATGCCGTATGCGTACCTGACCGACTCGGATCTCGCGGCCGACTTCTGGGCCGTGCAGACCGTCGAAGGATGAGAGACAACACCCCAAGGGAGCCCGGCTATGACCCAACGTACTGTCAAACGCATCGCGCTCGGTTTTTCTTGGCCCCTTGGGGTGGTCTGGCACGGGTACAACAACCCCTGGCCGGGGCCGGTACCGTGTCAGACCTGCGCCGCCACGGGGTTCAACCCGGCGACCAAGCAGCTCTTCGACCGCTTCCGGTCCTGGGGCTCCAAGCCGACGAAGGACGAGGTCACACAGCTCCTCGAAATCGGGCACACCGAGGAAGAGGTCGAGCAGCTCCGCGAGCGAGGAATGCCCGACCTCTCGCCCATCCTCAAGTATTCGCTGGTCGAAGTTCGGGCGAAGCGCAAGGGCTTCTTCGGCTTCTGTCCGGAGTGCGAGGGGGAGGGCTTCGTGCCGAACCCGAACCCGGCGGTGGCGAAGCTCTACGCGAGCGTGAACCTCTACGACGAGTGGGCGCCGATGGAGCCCCCCGAGGGCCCTGGCTGGCAGCTCTGGGACGACCCTTCCGAGGGGTGCCCGCTCTCTCCCGTCTTCGCTACCTCGGAGGAGCTGGCCGCCTGGTGCGCCAAGAACTTCCGCAAAGAGAAGATGACGGCCGAGGAGTGGAAGGCGTGGATCGAACAGCCCCGCGCCCCTGAGGAAGCCCCTCCGCAGAAGTCTCCGATCCGGCTGACGAGCGAGCGGCTCCGGGTCTTCGAGAGCGGGCAGCCGAAGAGGCTCGCCAACTAGCCATGAACAGCGCGAAGGAGCTGAACAAGGCTCTGCTCGGCGCGAGCCTCTTTCTTTGGGTGATCGCGCTCGCGCTCGCCACCTCCCGGCTCCGGTGACGGTACCCGCCCCCTGCCCTCTATAGTGCAGCTATGCGGCCGGCTTGGGGTGGAGGTGCCGCACATGTCTTTCGTCCGATGGCTCAGCGTCCAGGTCCACCGAAGCGATATGGTTGGGGACCTGGCGCAGCACGTTCTGGCCTACGATCGCTACCCGACGGGAGACGACCTCCAGGGCTGGAGGGTGTTTCTGGCGATGCTCGACGCCACCCCCTATGCCCAGCAAGCTCTCGTCTCCGCCCACGCCGAATGGGACGCTACGAGGCACCTGCCCGTGGTCAACATGACCGTGAGCCCCTGGCCCCGGCCGTCGTTACCCGTGGGGGTCCTACACCGGTTCGGTGTAGAGAAGCCTGCCGCCATGACCCCGAGCCCACACCAGAAGGCGCTTTACTACGCCCACCAGCTTCTCTCCTCAAAGGCCCTAACCGAGGCCGAACGAGTCCTCTTTGAGGCCGAAGGGGAGAAGCGAGGCTTCTCTTGTCGGGCGCGTGACGAGGACAAGACCGACGCCACGCTCGTGCTCGGTCTCTCGTTTGCGCTTCGCTACCAGGGGCCCATCTTCTTTTTCGTGGCCCCGCTCATGCGAGACTGGACGCTCGAACGATCCCGAGCCCTGCTCGCGAGCGCCGAGGCCCTCGGGTGGGAGGGCGAGAAGCGAGACGCGCAGTTCCGGTTCATCGAGGGGGGCTTCGATCGATTCAAGGGTATTCCCCGGCCCTGGCAGGTCCCGAACGAGCCTTCACTCTGGATCGCGAGCGGCTTCGACAAGACCGACCTCTTTTTGCCCCCGTGGCTGGGGCCGAGGCTCGCGTGAAACCCACGCTCGACGCGATCGAGCGGGCGTCGAAGGAAGACCCGGGCTTTGGCACCGAGGAGTTCTGGGAAGACCTCCGAAACCGGCCCGCTCCTCCACCTTCGGCGGTGTTGCCCCCGGAGCACGACGACTTCGTTCTCTACGACAAGGCCCACCACGCCACGGTCGAGGAGCTGAAGGCCAAGTTCCAGCAATACGACGGGCAGCCTGTGACGAGCGAGATGCTCGCCGCCATGATCTCGGCCGGGGCCTCGACCTTCTTTGTTCAGTGGAAGAAGGCGCAAGCGTCCGAGGCCCGCGGACTCTTCGGCTGCCTCATGGCGAGCGCTGATGGGATGACCCCGGCGGAGATCCAAGCGCTCGTGCGAGCCCTGCCCCGAACCCTTCTCGACCGGTCGCTCGCAAACCTCTCCGGTGTGATGCTGGGCTACCACGGGCTTCTCGCCCTCGAAAGCCATCGACGCGATGGTAAGCTCGACAACTACCGAGTGGTCCGGGAGGTAGACGGCCGGATTGCGGTCGACTTCTACTCGCCGCAACTCCGAAAGCCGATGCGCTTCTTTCTCGATGAGACGCTTGGCCCGTTATGCCGAAGCTCGACGTGGAGGACTACTGGGAAGACCTGCGGGGCGCTCGGCCCTTTCCTTCGATCATCGAAACGGCCGTCTTGCACGAGACGGTGGCGTGGTCGCGAAGGATCGGCGAAGGGTCTCGGCCGTTTCTGCTCGTTACCGGTCAGCAGCGAGATCGAGACGCACTCTACCAAAGGGTCGCCCGGGAAGAAGCCATCTTCAGCCCTGGGACTGTGGCCTTCTTCTCGGCTGACCCTTCTTGGAGAGGGCGCAGCGCTGACTTTCTGACAGCGGCCTTTCGGCGATGCCCGGTTCCGATCGAGTGCCGCGAGCCCGAGTCCTACGTGGCAGGGCTGCCCCCTGGGATTGAGGGCTGGCAGCTCCTCTGGGGCCTCGGGGTTGTGAACCACCTTGCCCGACCCGAGCAGCTCTTCGACCTCGCGGATCGACGACACTCGGTCTACGCACAAGCCATGGCCTTGCTCGGGGACCTTCGTTACGCCGTGGCCATGGGTGAGCGGGAGCAACAAGCCGCGCGAAGCACCTTCGAGACCTTGGTTCGGTGGCTGCAAGGGGAGGAAGCGCAAGCGCACGACGCGATTCTCTCGGGCCCCCTCGACCGCCTCGACGACGGAGACCGGATCGAGGCCCTGCTCTTTCTGCTCGCCCTCGCGAGACACAACCGGCTGATCGGGTCGCTCGTCGTCGTGCTCGACGGGCTCGAAGACATTGAGGCCCGCAGAGGCATGGACGACCTCTACGTACTGCTCTCGGCCGCCTCGAAGTGGGCCGCGCTCGGGAGCCCGATCGGGCTAGTGGTTGGCTGGCATCGGACAAAGACCGAGGAGAAACGGATCAAGCGACGCTGTCCGCCACTCGTACGTCTCCTCCAGGACGCTTGATCTGGGGTGGCTTGTGCGGAGTGCCAGGCCGGGATGTTTGGTCTGTCTGTACGACGACTTCTGTATGAGCATCCACCTGGCTCTCGATGAGAGCCTCATCACAATCGCACCCACGCTCGACGATATCGAGCCCATCCTGAAGATCCGGACGCGCCATCTGTCCTTTCAGGAGAATGAGGGAGGGGCCGACGGGGTTCTCTACCAAGTCGGCAAACGCGGCCGTAAGGCGCTCCCCTTCACGCCCGACGGAGAAGGCAGGGCGTCCCTCCACACGAGCTTGCCGGCGAGACACTGTCGAGTCGGCAGTGAGCTGGAAGTCCGCACCGTCTGCCTAGCCGGAGGCGTAGGCGAAGTCTTCTACTGCTCTGACCGCTTCGTCCGTCTCTCGCCTCGCTGGTACGGAGAAGGGGACCGGTACCTGGAGCTTCGCATCCAGGTCGAACCGGGGGCAGAGATCGTGGCCAACCGGGGGATGGCTCCGCTCGCAGGGCCCGGAGAGGTGTTCAACTACCTGGGGTCAATCCGGAATGGGGGGTGGGTCGAACTTCACTACGACAACCACGCTCATACGGGGCTTTCGATGAGCTATCACCCTTCAAGCGACCCCTTCCTGACCTGGCATCGTAAGAAAGGAGAAGAAACCTCAAGTTCGTTGCGTTCGGAATCGGATCGGTGGAGCAAAATCCTCAACGATGATTGAAGGTCCCGGGGTATAGACCCCTCATGGCAGAGGACATCGGACTCGATCTGGACCCGGACCTGGCACACAAGTTCCCCCGGCTCCTCCAGCTCGTTCGGTCCCTGAGTTCCATGCTTCCGGGTCGGCGAACCGACCTCCCGTGCCCCGACTGCGGGTCTATGTTGACCCTCAAGTCCGGAAAACACGGCCTTTTTTACGGTTGTTCTCGGTGGGAGGAGACTTCGTGCCGGGGCAGCGTAGCCGCTCTTGACGATGGCTCGCCGGTAGGCACTCCGGTCGACGCCAGGACCCGAGCGCTCCGAAAAGAAGCCTACAAGCTACTTGTTCCTCGTGTGGCGTTTGCCCCACCCGAGGACCGCGACCCATTCGACGACGAGGCCGTATCCGAGTCGAGGCGGTGGTTTCTCGACTGGTGTTCCCAGGAAGCCATTCCTCAGGCGCGGTGGAGTTTGGGCTCGTTCACGGCCGAGGAGTGTGTTAGGCTGATTGCCGCACTGCGGCACGCCCACGGTACCTGGACCCGGATGAGCCGGGTTCTCGAAAGGGATACCCTCTAGTTGGTCGGACCCTTGCCCTTTTTGCTCGGCCCTACCGAAGGCGTAGGCGTTTTGGAGTGGCCCCGCAGATGGTCCCACATCTCCGGATTCTCCTTCATATCCTGCAAGGACCGAATAACGACACGGCCCACGCGCATCATGCTGGCACGCCACTTCATATGGGCTTGAAGGGCAGCCTGAATGGTCTCGTGGAGGTCATCGGGGACCACCGTATCGGACTCCGACGCCGCATCGACAAAGAGCCGCGCCAGCTCGAAGACCATCTCGGTTCGGCGCTCGGGGTCGTCACACGCCTCGGCCTGCTCGAACAGGGTGATCATCTCATCAGTGAAAGGGCTGTCGTCGATCTCGCTCCGGCAGACCTTGCAAGGGCGCTTCGTCATACCCCTGAACCACTCTTCAGTAGTTTCTCGAAAGCTTGGGGGAGGGGCGATCTGTGCCGTAAAAATACGATACGGATCGTAACAGGACGGGCAATGCTACCAATGGCCCCAAACGTGCATAACGCCCGGCCGGTTCGGTCGGGCGGCACGCTCCTTCCCACCTGACCGAAGAGGGAATATGCAGAACAAATCGAAGACGCTGGGTATGGCCGTGTGTCCCGAAGTGGCCGCTTTCGCGGTGGTCATGGAGGCGAAGCTCCAAATGGAGGGCTACGACGATCCGGCCAACTGGGTGAACCTCCCCACCGAGAAGCTCGTGAAGCAGCTCGAAGCCAAGGTTGCAAGCCTGAAGGAGACCGACCCGGTGACGAAGCCGCACGAGTTCTTCACCAAGACGGTGATCATCGGCAACCTGGCGATGATGCTCGCCGAGAAGGCGACGCGAGCGAAGATGGGCGAGGAGACGATGCCCCTCATCGGTCGACCCGCCGAATCGGGACCGGTGCCGGTGCTTGCCCAGGTCATGCCGGAGAAGGACTCCGAGAGGGCTGGTAACCTGTCCAGTGCCAAAGCGCCCCATGAGGCAAACATGCCCCAGCAAAAGGGCCTCAGGGCTACCGGGCGAAAGCTCTGCACTGTCGACGAATCCTTAGCGAAGTCAGGAATCCGACGATGCAGGGGAAGGGACCGTGGCGAGCCGGATGAAGAGCAAGTCCGGCTCGTGCGACGGCCTGAGCCCCCGAGGCACCCAATCGAGGATCTCGCCCTTGCGGAACTGCTCCTCGGCCTCGAAGAACTCCCGGAGCCCCTGGTTGAGGTGCGAGGGGAGGCGCATCAGGACGTAGTGGAGATCGTCCCCACGGAGATCCCGGAGTCGCCCGCGGAGAGTACGTGCCTCTTCCGTCGTGAAGGCCACGTAGCCCGCGATGCGCGCCGCTTTGACGTGAAGCTCTGCGATACCCCTCAGAGTATCGGCCCCCTGCGGGCTCATATTGACGAGAAGGTCGCGGTAGTTAGGCTCGCTCATGCGAAGCCCCTACACCGGCTCAGGGAGAGACGCCGTGCGTCTCCTGGGCACATCGAAGACCACGCGCGAAGCCGACCATCGAGGCCAGCGAGTCGAAGACGT